ATTTCTCCACCTTTAAAAAAGGTGGAACCAAACACCTTATTATTTTTTGCGGGGACACACCGCATACACCCATTTAACCATTCATTTTTATTCACCTTTAATAAACGGGCGAAAACACCTTATTATCATTCATTTAACCCTTTATTATCCATTCTTTTCAGTACAATTTATAAATTTTTTGTTATCTCATTTTTCACTTTCATATTAAAAAAATTGAAATGCTTTAAGGATGTAAAAGGAATTTAAGATCATTTATTCATCAATTCTTATCATTATTAATCAAATATGTCAGAATTTAACCTTGAAGAATTCATTAATAATTTATCTGACGATACTACAAGTATTGATATATCAAGTAAAAAACTAACTTATTTGCCAAATTTATCAAGATTTACAAATTTAGAAGTATTACTTTGTTACAATAACCAATTAACTCAATTACCTGATTTATCAAGATTAACAAAATTAGAAGTATTAATTTGCTATGAAAATAGATTAATATCTTTACCTGAATTTAATGATAATTTATTGAGATTAGATTGTAATAATAATAAATTAACTTATTTACCTAAATTTAAAAATAACTTAAAAATTTTAGATTGCAGCAGTAATGAATTAACTTCTTTACCAGAATTAAACGATAATTTGGAAATATTGAATTGTAGCGATAATAAATTAACTTCTTTACCAAAATTTAACAATAACTTAATCATGTTACATTGTAGCGATAATGAATTAACTTCTTTGCCAGAATTAAATCATAATTTAGGAATATTGGATTGTAGCGATAATGAATTAACTTCTTTACCAGTATTAAACGATAATTTGGAAATATTGAATTGTAGCGATAATAAATTAAATTCTTTGCCAGAATTAAACTATAATTTAAAAAGGTTAATTTGTAGCAATAATAAATTAACTTATTTGCCTAATTTTAATCCTAAATTAAAAAGTGTAACTTGCAATCACAATGAATTAACTTATTTACCACAATTAAACAGCGATTTAGAAATATTAAGTTGTATCAATAATAAATTAACTTCTTTGTACGGGGAAATAAATGAAAGGCTTAAAAATGTATGTATTTATCAAAAATACTTAATAAATATATTAAAACAAATAACGTCGTCACTCAATAAATTTCGTTATTTATTTTATTCATTAAAATTCAAATCTAAATTTCGTAGTTTGTTATGGGAAAAAATAAGAGAATCAAAAATTAGAATAAAATATCATCCTATGCATTTGATAAATAATTTAGGCGAAAATGACAATTTAGATAATTTTTTAGAAAAATGGCTATAAAAATATTTAGAAATAAATAATTTTGCGGAAGTATGCGAAAATCTATATTTAAAATTCAAAAAAAGACCCAAAACAAAAAGAATAAAAGATGCATTCTATCCTAACATATACAATAGAAAATAATAGGAAGAAATTATATCAATCGTGATAAGAACAGATGTAAAAACATTAAAAAAGGTATTCAATTTATAAATTTTTTGTTATCTTATTTTTCACTTTGATATTAAAAAAATTGAAATGCTTTAAGGATGTAAAAGTAATTTAAGCAATTTATTTATCAAGTACAATCATGAATTCTTCTGTAAACAAACTACTATTGATTAATTCACTTAACATTCCTCCTGAAATTCAAGGAATTCTTAAGTCATTCATATTTATTGACAAAATCACTGCTCAAACTCGAGAAAGACAAAATTTACTTATGCAAGAATTTTATGAAGATGTCGCTTATGAAGAAAGTGTTGACAACCAACCATGGGGATTATTTTACTCAAAACTTGAAATGCAAGCAGTCAATTGTACTCGTTGTGGCGAATTTCGTTCTTTAGGAAGCACTACAACCTATTATCATATGACACCTAATGCTATATGCAGATGCAATAATGGTATGTTCATTCAACATCATACCATATTAAGACTCAGACCTATTCATATGATAGGATGGGTTAACTAAAATTATTATTACTTTTAATATTACTTTGCTTTTCCTTGCCTTGCTTTTACTTTTAATTTAATTTAATTTAATTTACTTTTTTTAATCTACAAAACCTCATTAACTAATACAATATTTATTAAATTTATTTATAAATTTTTAGTTAAAATGTTTTTCACTTTAATATTAAAAAAATTGAAATGCTTAAAAGATAGTAAGGTTTATTTAAGCAAATATATATCAATTAATATGGCAGCGACTATTCCTTATTTTGACAGAAGACAAACTTTCTCGACAGATGTACTTCAAAACAGCATCATTCAAACTTATATGGCTCTGTTTATTTCTAAACCAGAGTTATATAAAGATATTTATGCTTTATATGAAACAGACAAACAGTCTTATTTCTTTAAAAAATTTAGACTGTTTCTTCTTAAATATCATCATTTCAATATCGACAAAGATTTTGACATAATGAATTACTTTTGCGACTTACAAATACAAAAAAAAGGAAGCGTAAGCGTCTGTGGTGGAGGTGATTTTTCAAGAAATGCAAAAAAAAATGCGCGCAAAAATTACAATAAATCTGTCGAAAATGACATGAAAATTATCGAATATTTTCAACAAAAATATAAAATTATTATTAACGCTGAATTAGACGAGAGAACATTTATTGGGCATAGATATATTTGGAAAAATCCTTCTCCTGAATTGCTAAAAAAAGACAAATGGGAATGGGTAACAACTCAATCATACGACGATTTATCGTTTACAAGTCCTCTTCCAGATACTCTTGACAAATATTTAGTCCCTTTAGAAATAAGAAACAAAGCATATCAAAAATGGAAAAATTCAAGAAATAAAAATATCTTACAAATGAAGACGACCGGTGAGACAGATATGGATACTGCTGAAGAGACAGAGAGTGAAGATGAAACATGCAATCAAACTGCGAAAAAAGAAGAAGAAAATATTCCTAAATTGATAATTAATGAAGATTTGATGAAGGAAATTGATGATTTATTTTGAATTATTCTGATTTATTTTGATTTATTTTGAATTTAAATTTATTGTTTAATTATAATTTATTTCTTTTTTATTTATATTACACATATTCATCAACGTTAAATTGTTCCATATTCTTGATAAGTATTTGTTATTTATAACTGTATATATTTGTAATACTTAAATTACATTTCGATTTTTTATAAATAGCGTTCTAAATCTAAATGTATAAAAATGTAAAATACTAACTCAAATTATTTTTTATTAATTCTGTTATAGTATCATAATCTTGTTTATCATCTTTTGCAGATATTGTAATAATATTATGATCACTTTTTATGCCACCAAATGAAAATACAAATGTCCCACTAATATAATTGTTACTCATATATATATAATATGTGCTTGGATATTTTATAATTTCAATAATATGTAACTTATTTATTACACGTGATGATAAATTAATAAAGTGACTCATATTTATTATATTAACGTAATGCAATATCTTTATATTTTTACAATAAAATAATTAATTTTACACTTAAAATGTATAAAAACTTTTTAAATTTTATTGTATTAGGGATATATTTTATAATATTATAATTTTTATTCTAAATCTTCTAATAACCCCCAAGAATTCCATTTATTCGCATTTATTGGATGAAACCTCTCTCTCATAAGTTCTTCTTTAAAAGATATTTCATAACCTTTCGGAACAAAATGCATTCTTAACTCAATTGCCATATAATCAATCCTATCATTTATTTCATTCGACTTCGAATTATTGTTATTTATATATAAATTATATAGAATATCACCTGGTTTACTAAATCTTAATTGTAAAGCGCCATTTATAATTTCGTATTCATCTTCACGTTCACAATACATAAATGGTCTATATAATTGTATCAATCGTATAATTTCTATATCTATATCATAATCGTTTTTTGCAAAATTAAATGCATATTCTAATAATACATTTATTTGTAATGTGTCATAAATTACTGTATCTAGCAACCATTTTGCTAGTTTATATTGTTTGTGAAAAAGAGCAAAACGAAATGGTAAAATGATATCGATTTTTTTATCCATTTTTTTCATTGTCTGTAACAACCAATCCGCAAGATGAAGATGACCATTTTCACAAGAAGTAGCAAAATAATTATTATCTTCATTTTTCAATATCTGAGGTTTAATTTGGACTAACCATTTTGCTACTTCCAGTTTTCCATTACTACATATATTATAAAATAAATTAATTAAATATTCATTAAAATATTCTGTAAATTCATGTGAATTATTTTTAAAATAATTATTGTAAATCCATTCAGCAATATCTTTGTATCCTCCTTTACAAGCATAATCAAAAGATAGTCTTTTGAAAATAATACAATTTGTATCACGAATAAGATTAGCAATTTCAATAAATTTACTTTCTTTACATAATTGTCTGAATATTTTCATTGTTGATTTATACTTATTATAACGTGTGATTTCAAGTTGAATTTGAATTTCTGACATTTTGAAAACTTATAATATTTTACTCTTATTTATTGTAAAAATGATTTCAATTTTATTTATAAATTTTTAGTTCAAACATTTTCACTTTGATATTAAAAAAAATTGAATTGCTTTTTATCGTGATATCTAATTCAAACTAAACTTATCTTCAATTTCAAAATATGAGTATGAATACAGATATCAACGCTGATTTTATCGAAGGTTTTTATAATGTTAATTATCTTAATAATGATAATATTAGTGATATTGAAACAGAGCAAAGATACTTTCTCGATGAATTTATCTATTTAGATAAATTAGAAAACAATACAGGATATCGCATATTACAAAGTCAACCCGCAATAAGTGAAAAAATATTTATATATATTTGTATACAAGGCGAAGAAGAATATGCTAAACGTATATATAAGGCTTGCATCCATGAAAATGTAGAAAAATTTTCAAATTTAAATATTGATTACTTTGTATCATTTATATTGTATAAAGGTCATAAAGGTATATTTGAATGGTTAAATGAAAATAATATACTAAGTAATAATGCCATAAATATAGCTAAATGTTGCTGTAATACATTAAAAATCATTCATCATGATGATGATTATAAATTTGTAAAATGGTTATTGGATACAATACTTATATGTAATCCAAATGAAATGTGGATGTGTGTTGAATCAAATATAGATTCAATGGAATCTTGTTTCAAAAATGCTTGTAATAAATGCAGTATAAATTTTGAAAATATAAAATTAAAAATTATAGATGTTCTACAGATATATAGACCATTCCAATTTTGTTTTAGAAACGATGTATATATGATAAAAAATAACTGTTTACAATTATATTTTGTTTGTGATAGATTGTTTTTGACATGTTATGAAATATCTGAATTCATAAAAATTGCGAAAAATCCAAATAAAATTAATTATGAAAAAATAAAGCGAAGAATGGATTATATACCATTAGGTTGTGAAATATCATTGAAAGAAGAAATCATTCGCAATCGTTTTCATCCAAAATATATTGATAAGTTGATAGATTGGGGACATCTTGAGCAAGCAGATTTTGAGTTATAAATTTAAATATAAAAATATAAATATAAAAATATAAATATAAAATGATTTGACAATTTAAATATAAAATTTATTTTTTATTTTTTAGTAATAAAAAAAATTGATTTATTAATTTGAATACTTAATTTATAATATATAACTTATAATTATCAACAAATAATGTTTACTCCTGAATTTATTATCAATGAAAATACTGAATGGTTGTATTTATCAGAAAATCCAAATGCTATTCCTATATTAGAACAAAACCTCGATAAAATATGTTGGAGAAATTTATCAAAAAATCAAAATGCAATTCATATTTTGGAAAATAATATAGACAAAGTACATTGGGAATATTTATCGCAAAACCCAAATGCCATTCATATTTTGGAAAAAAATCTAGACAAAGTGGATTATAAATATTTATCAATAAATCCAAATGCAATTCATATTTTACAAAAAAATATAAGAAGATTAAATTGGAGTTTATTATCACGAAATCCAAATGCAATTCCTATATTGGAAAATAAATTGAATAAAGTACTTTGGTATGGTCTATCATACAATCCAAACGCTATTCATATAATTGAAAATAATTTTGAAAAAGCACATTGGTTGGGTTTATCATATAATCCAAACGCTATTCATATAATAGAAAAAAATTTAGATAAAACACATTGGTGCGGTTTATCATTTAATCCAAACGCAATTCATATTATAGAAAAAAATATAGACAAAATACATTGGAATAGTTTAGTTTATAATAAAAATGCAAACCATATATTAGAAAAAAATCTAGATAAAATAGATTGGTATAGATTATGTGATGCATGTTGTGAAAAAAGAAATCCAGATGCTATTAAAATAATAGAAAAAAATATTGATAAATTAGACCATAATTGTTGGGAAGTATTGTCCAAAAGTCCATATGCGATTCATTTGTTATTAAAATATGATTATGAAAAAATGAGTAAAAAAACGTGGCAATTCAAAGAGGAATTAATTAGATATATATGCAATCCAAAACGTATATTGAATATTTGTCAGTTGTATGATATTGAGTTTGATGAATTGATGGAAATGTACCAATTGTTATAAATTTCTTTGAAAATAAAATAAAATGAAATAAAATAAAATAAAATATAATATTATATTTTATATTTTGAAAAAATTGAAATAAAATTATTCTTTTTTATTTCAATCAAAATAGTATCAATCAAAATATTCAAAATGTTAAATCGCCCTATCTACACAGCAAAATATCCAGAATATATTAAACGCAGACATAGTTTGACATGTGGAATATGTGAAAATCATAGTCCAATTGCTGCAGCAATTATAGAGCAATTCAAATTATACTCGGTAAACAAACGTTACATAATTTCCATAAAAGAAAAATTATTGAAAAATCCATATACATGGCATATTGTGTATAAAAACATGCAACTATATGATACAGATAAAATGACATTTGAAAAACCATATCAATTTGCCGATTTGTTATACGAAAAACCATTTAATTATTACGATATTCATTTATTGGAAAAAGGTTTTGACCCAAATAATATAGATTGGTATAGACTATCTGCTCAACAAGATGCTATTGAGATTTTGGAAAAATATCCAGAACATATAATTCTGGAGGGTTTGTTATTAAATATAAATCCAAAAGCAATGACTCTTACCAAAAAAATATTTTCCTATGATGAAATATTTGGTGAAATGTTTAATATAATCAAGATAATAGGAAATCCAAATGGTATTGAACTTCTAAAAGATTATCAAAAACCATTTTATAAATATTCAATATTTCCAGAGATTGCTCGCAAACCAAATCTATTACATTTATTATTTACTTGGGATTATAAAAAAATGACACAAAGTAATTGGAAGTTCAAAGAAGATTTGATAAAATACATATTAAATCCAAAACGTATATTGAATATATGTAATTTATATAATATTGAATTTTATGAACTCATGGAGATGTATCTAATAATATAGATTTTATAAAAAATAAAATTCATATGATAAATATTATATTTTATATTTATTATAAACAACTTTCACAATAATCATAATCTCCATCACCAAATTTACAATTGTTATAACAACCATAAGCGTAATTTTTTCCATAAGGACACCCTTTACATATTCGTCTATAAGCGTATCTACATCGATAACATAAATCTACATCTCTTTTTGCGCATTTTTCATGAAATACTTTATTATCATCATCGTCATTTATTTTGACCCAATAATGAAATTCAGGAAATACAAAATTATAATAAAGTCCATCATTTTCATCTTTATTACAATCATAACAAAAATATTCTGGAAAACAATTCTTATGATAATATAAACCGTTATTCGAAAAATAATCAACATCAGAATCATATACACGATCTATTAGTAAAGATACATTATTTCCTGATAGATCGTGTATATGTATATGATTATATTCTGATGATAAAGTTGGATCGTTTAAATTAGAACAAATTCTATAACCATAATAATCACATTTATTACAACAATATAATTTTTGCTCTTCAACGTATTTATCTAAACATTCTTTATGAAGTTGTATATCTTCTATTTCATTTTCTTGTAAATTTATTTTTTTTTGAATTGTTATTTCATATATATTACCATTTGCAAAATCAGAAAATGTAATATCTTTATTACAATATGGACAATTACTTAATGTAGGCATATCTGATTATAATAATTTGTACTATTTATATTGATTATTTAAATATAAATATTATATATAATGGTAAGAGTTTTCTTTAGAAAAGTAAATTCACCTCAACAAAGTATCATTACAGAATCTATGTATGATAATATATCTTTAATAGAACATAAATTAGGTGAAACTTATTGCTATGGTATTGATAACTTTGATAATAAACCACCCAAATTTGTTGTTGTTATTGCTCCAGACGATAATATAATATATAAAGGAAGAGTAATTATACCTGATGATGAAGATGAATTATTATCTTTGGACCCACAATTAACAGAAAATCAAAAAACTAATATTGTCAGTAACAATTATGTTATTATAAAAGAACCACCTGATGAATTTGGTGCAGAAACAGATGATGAGCAAGATGGAGGAAAAAGACGCAAAGGTAAAAATAGCAAAAAAAATAAAAAAAGCAAAAAGAGTAAAAAGAGCAAAAAACATTTAATAAAAAATAAAATTTCACGAAAAAATAAAAATAAAAATAAATTTACTAGAAAACATTCAAAATAAAAATTTGTTTTATAAAAATATAAGGTAACACTCCGATGTGGGGGGGGTGCACATGTGTACTCACCACATATTTTATCTAAATTTGTTACAATTTATATAAAATGATTGCATATATGCCTTGTTTATCTTTTAATTTATTTTCACTATCAAAATCAATAATTTCAACAATTTCACATATTTCTTTTATGTATTTATTTATTTTTATGTAACAAAATGAATTAAGAAAAGATTTTGGAATAAGATATACAAGTATACCGCCGTTTTTTAGCATTGTCAAAGCATGTATAATGTATAAACCAAAAATATTCATTTTATCTAATACATAACCGCGCGGTGCCTTTAATGTATGTTCTTTTTTACAAGCAATGTTATATAAATTTGTTATTATTATTAAATCATATAATACATCAAAATCAAAATTGATAAAATCGCCATTTATGATATTTACATTATTTTTATTTTTTAAATTATTATTTTTATTTAATTCTCTAAACACATTAAAATCATATTCTATTGCATCTATGTTTATATTAGGAAAATAATGATCAATATATTGAATAATATGAGATGAACCACAGGATGGTTCTAAAATTTTGTCAATATGTACATTTTTATCATTTATTGTATGTAAAATCATTTCGAATAATTCTTCAATAATTAATTTTTGTATATAAAATAATTCATAATTCGTATTTTCTTTTTTTATCAATTTAGAATCAAAATCTGAATACTTTTCCATTATATATCTTTATGTAAAATATATATTTATCAATATAGAACAAATATATATCAATTTTATTTTATAATTTTATTTTTTATACTTTTATAATATTTTATATTTACTTTGTTTTGTTTCTTATAAAATTCTTACTTAAATGATTTAATGGTATTAAAGCGCTGTCATTAATAAAATTATTTTTATTTAGATTATCTGTATCATTTACATAAATTATATTATTAGATGCTATATCACTTTTATTTTGATTACTTACAATTAAATTCTTATTCGTTTGTTCATTTTTAACAACATTATTTTGTTCAGTTTCTTTTTTATCAAAACTATAAATACTTAATACTTCTTTTACAATTTCACTTCTCTCAATATCACGGTCATTAAATTCAACTATTTTAATATTTGATGATACTGTAGTATTTGCATAATTATAATATGTTTTAAATTTGTCTATAAAATCGTATAATCCATTATTAATTAATCTATCACTTTGTTTTAAGTCTCCTGTAATAACTAATCTACTATCTATACCTACTCGTGTAGATAACATCAACATCTGATTAGGACTGCTATTTTGCATTTCATCACCTATAATAAATGAATTTTTAAATGTCCTGCCTCTCATAAATGCTAAGGGCGATATTTCAATAATATTTTGCTGAACCATAAGTTCTATTTCATTTTTTGAAAAAAATTCTTCAAATAAATCAAATATAGGTCTTGTCCATGGATCCATTTTTTTTACTAAACTACCAGGTAAAAAACCAATATCTTCTTCTACAGTAACAGCGGGTCTAGTTATAACTATTTTTGATATTTTGTTATGTTTTAATAATTCAATTGCTTTTAAACAAGCAAATAATGTTTTTCCAGTACCTGCTGATCCAGACGCAACAATAATTTTTGATTTTTCATCATTTAAAAAATTTACATATTTTTTTTGATTTTCATTTTTTGCTTTATAGTTAATATGAATTATTTTATTCGTTTTTTTCATAGAAATAAATCTCAAGGATGTTTTATAAATACTATTTTTAAATATGAATGAATTAACATTTAATAATAAAAATATAGGTAAAAAATTTAAAATTTTCATTTATTGTAATAATAAGTTAAATATTTAAACTGTTATTCATTTATATAAATATAAATATAAACATGAATACATCGTTCAAAGATAGTATACCATTCCAAAAAAGATTTGAAGAAGTATTAAGAGTAAGAGAAAAATATCCTGATAGAATACCTATTATTGTTGAAAAATCTAAGTATTCTAAGGCACCTTTAATCGATAAAAATAAGTATTTAGTTCCATGTGAATTAACAGTAGGTCAATTTATATATGTAATAAGAAAAAGAATGTCGTTAAAATCATATGAAGCTTTATTTCTTTTTATAAACGGTACAATTCCTTCTACATCTCAATTTATGTCAGTTTTATATGATCTATATAAAGATAATGATGGGTTTTTATATATAAATTATTCTTTTGAAAATACCTTTGGTAATCTAAATACATAAAGCGAATTTATTATTATTTTTACAATAATTGAAATCATCAAATAATTATATAATGAATTATCACAAGTATTTCTATTATAAAATGAATACCAAAATATTACTGACGCAAATATATTCCAAATAATAGCACATATATTTGTTATAATTGAAAATATAAAACAAACTGATGAATTATAGTATATATATAATGTTAAAAGTAGTATATTCATTAATCCTATACTGAATGATACATATAAGTATATATTAACTGTTTGTTCATAGTAATTAACAATACATAAATTATCACATAAAACATAATAAATATCACAAAATATAAATGGTGTAAGAATCAATATTGATATGAGAATATAAATAGTATGTATTACTTTATATTTATCATAATATTTCATGTTTTCATTTTCTGAAATAATATTTTCGTTTTTTTTATTTTTTAATATACCCTTTAACTGGTTATTAACCCTATTTATGTCTATATCATTATTTTTACTGTTATAGTAAAAATTATAATAATAATAATCGTCTTCTTCATTTTTGTTCTCTTTATCTTGTATGTTTTCATAAATACTTGGATATGTAAAAGGTATCAAATTAATTCTTTCGTATAATGAATTATCAATACATTCAAAATCATTATTGTCTACAATATTCGACATTATAATTGTATTAAATTTTTTCTATATTGTTACTAATATTATAATCATTATCATTATCATTATATTCAATTTTTTTTATATCATTATCATTATCATTATCATTATTGTTATTATTATCATTATCATTATCATTATCATTATTGTTACTGTAATTATTATTTTTATTATCAAAATATTTTTTTTCTATCTGAAAAAAACGCTTATATTTTTTTATCCCTTCTAATGTATATCCATCACTTTTTCTGATTGGTTTCATCTGATATCCATAAACATTTAAAATTTGTCTTATTAAATTTAACAAAGGCCATTTTTGAGACTTATCGGCATTTTTTTGTAAACTCGTCATAAAAGAAGAACTGAATATTTTTTTTAGTTCAGGTATTAAGTATTTTATTTCATCATATTTAGTATCCGATAAAAGTTGTTCTCTTGGGAAAAAAAATCCATCTAATTCATTTAAATCACTAAAATGTATTCCGACAGAAACTAAAATTTTTTTACAAGTTTCATCCATAATTAAAAAAATTATTTTTATTTATAGAATTTAATTTATTATAGCATTTATTTTATAAATTATTGTAAATATATCAAATAATGTCAAATTTATATCAAATATTAAACTCTGGAATACTATATTGTTCACCATTTTTAACATATTTTGCAATAATTTTTGGATTCAATTTATTAACAATAATATCCTCTGCTTGATATACATTTCCTGTCTTATCAATATAATAAATAATACCTTGAATATCTTGTGCCCAAACTTCAATTTTTTGAGTGGTTGTTTTATTATCTTCTTTATCATCTACTATACCATGAGGTGTCCCTTTCATATGTGTACCACAGTAGTCGCTACCCTCTTTTTTTCGCCTTGTACACTGCTCATTACTAGCGCGTTTTGCGCAACATCTATCAAAGAAAGGTACTGAATTTTTTACCCTTTTTCTTTTTTGAAAATCAATTTGAACTAATGATAACCTTTCGTAATCATAAATATATTGTAATAAACTATTTATTTGCTCATTTTTTGTTAATCCTAATTGTCCTGCTTTATCACGAATATTATCCTTAAAATTACTAATATAAGTTTCAATCTTTTTATTCAAACGACGTTCCATTATTCTCTTTATGTTTGTTTTAATATAAATAAATATATTTAGTTCAATTTTTTTTATATTATTTAAATGAATTTAAAGAAAAAATCCATTCAAGATAATCATTGTTATAATTTTGGATACTGATTTGGAAGTATAATTATCGAAATAATAATAAAAATATAAAATATAAAATAATAACCATAAACTTCTGGTCCTATCCCATAGAATTTAAGTATTTGAGATATACTATAAAATAATAATAAAGATATACCAATTAATGTTATTGTATTTGAAAGATTCATTTATATAATATAAAGAAATATATTATATACATAATTTCATAATTTAATTTTTATACTATTTTGTTGTGCTATTTTGTAATACTATTTTGTAATAAAATGTAATCTACATTATCATATAATCTTTATCATCAGCATATGTATTACCTAGTAATTTTTTATCAATATAATGATAACTTAACGGAACTTGTTGTTCATAATTTTTTACTACTAAAATAGGTGTTTCCTTTAATTTTTCTCCATTATCCAACTCAATAATACCAATTTGAACACTATCATACATATCTGTCCATTTTCCATCATAATCAGATATTCTCATTGTTAATTGTTCAAATTTATTAGTAGTCTCATCATTCAACTTTATTAATTTAATCTCAGATTCATCAATTATATCATTTGGATTGTTCAATTTTACTAGACAATTACCTTTAAATACTGCAAATCTAACGATACCTCCTTTAATATATTTACCATTTTTATCTGCAATAACCTTGCCATATTTAAATTCTTCTTTTTTGCTTTTATTCCATGATCCTTGTTTAATTGCATTATTAAAATTTGTAAAATAATAATATGGACCTAAAATTCCATCTTGATTTTTACTTTCTCCAAATACAAATGTAAAATTTAATAAAGATTCTTCTTTGCCTACATAATAAACATAAGGTAATTCGTAATTATTATTACTTGAATCTTTTAAAATAATAAAATCTAAATTTCTTATATTGAAAAAATTAATGATATTTTCACTAAATTCCATTCCACAAATGTATGGTTGCTCTCTCATAATCAATTCAGTTCCTAAGACAAACCATATATTATTCATTTTATAGATATCATTTAACAATAAATTACATTTTGTAAAATCAAAAAATATATATAAATTACCATTATAAACATAATAACCTTTGTATTCATTTTCTTTTTCAATATTTATTTCTTTAAATAACATGTATAAATAACAATGGATAAAGGATACTAAACGTTCAGTATCAATGTTTTTATAATCTTTAATATAGAAAGAAGGTAAAGATAAAATATCACCATATGAATCCTTATGTAATATATATTGAACAAATGGTTTATATCCAGTATTATTTATAGAATAACATAGTAAATATGCATGACTAAAATTATTATTTTTTAATATATCATCCATATTTGTTTCAAGATTATTCATTTTTTCAAAAGTATAAAAATTTGGTTCAACATATGTATAAGTATCATTTTTTGTTTCATCACTCTTATAATTATTAACTATCATTATTATTTAATTAATATTGTCATATCTATTTATATATTTTTATTATTATTTATTTTTCAATCTTTCTTTTTATCGTCTCTTTAATTTGTTCTTCTCTACTATCTAAAACATGTTTTGTTAAATCCTCTGCTAATTTTGGTTCATTTTTATAATAATTTTGTAAGGCACTTAATAATGTTTTACCATTAATTGGTTTTTTTACTTTGCTTTTTTTATATATTAATGCACCACCATTTATATCAAAACAATCAATAGAGTTACTTTTCATAACATTAACTAAATCAGATGTTAATTGCTTTTTTTTATTATTTCTCTCTTTAATTTCATTTTTTAATTGCGCTATTTCTGTATCAAATTTAATCCATTCTTTGATATTGTTGACTAACTGTTCCTTTGTGTCCATTAATTAAATATAATATTTAATATTTATATTTATATTTAATATATTTAATTTTGTTGACTAACAAAATTTTACTTACTGTGTCTTTTACATAAATTATTTTCACAAATTTTTTGTCCACATTGTTTTCCCTTATTTACTCCTTTTGTCAATATTTTGACACAAAATATAGTATTTACATTATCATTCATACTATCATCCAATACATAGTTTTCATCTGAAATATTATTGATTAATAAAACAAACTTATTTGTTGATTTATTTTTATCTTCTTTAATCTTCAATTTTTCAGCAAGTTTTTCTTCTTTAATCTTCAATTTTTCAGCAAGTTTTTCTTCTTTAATCTTCAATTTTTCAGCAAGTTTTTCCTCTTTAATCTTCAATTTTTCATCTTTCATTTTTTGTTTTTTATCATCTTTATATTTTTTAATTATCATTTTTTTATGTTCATAACAATATATATTATCATCATCAAAATTCACATCAGACAATATTATTTTAGAAGCATACATAGAAGAACAATTTAAAAATTTGACGTTCGTTTCACTTTCTTCAATATCTTCATTATATAACAAATTCATAATTTTAAAACAACACCTAAATTGCTTTGGGTTAAAAACTTGAATATAATTCACTCCATTAATTTTTGGTAAATTTAATTCTTCATAATAAGGAATAATACCTTTTTGTATATTTCTACAATACGGACATCTTATTTCATCATTCATTAATCTTTTATGAACTGATTCCATAAGGTTATATTTTGATTTATAATTAACAAGATCATTATACAATGGAACATAATTAAAGGAATGACCACAATTTAATTTTACATATCTATCTATTAATTTTTCGTTTGTAATTAAACATATATTACTATTTTTTGCATTATTTGTTTCATCACATTTATTTTCAGGTTCTTCATCATCTAATGATTTAAATAATTCAGAATAAAAATCAATATTTTCTTCCAAAATATATTTATTCATTTATTTTTAAGTTTAATTATGAAATATCTTTATATTTTTTATATTAATTTAAAATATATTATGCCACCACCACATATTTGGGGACCACCTACATGGACATTTATTCATACGTTAGTGGAAAAAATAAACGAAGATGATTTTAATAAATTATTTCCACAATTATTTAATAAAATCAAGCAAATTTGTTCTTTTTTACCTTGTCCCGAATGTTCTATGCACGCCAAAATGAATTTAGGCAAAATAAAGACACATGAAATAAAAACTAAAACAGATTTAATAAATATGATGTATCTTTTTCATAATATGGTTAATGTTATGAAAAAAAAAGGACTATATAACTACGCTGATATGAGTAAATATAAAAATATTAATATTGCTGTTGCATTCAATAATTTTGTAAATGTTTATCATACGAAAGGCGATATGAAACAACTGTCCGAAACATTTCAAAGACAACTTGTAATAAATGACTTGCGTAAATGGTTATTACATAATATGAAGAGTTTTAGTTAAATTCACATAATCTAAGCACTATTTGTACTTCCTATCAATTCACCATTTTTATATACTTGACATTTAAATGTTTGTTGCTTTGGAACAGAACACATTACCTTGTTACTCGCGACTTCATTAAAAAATAAATATTGACTAGAACCGCCTGCATACATCAATGTTACTATTAGCGCTGCTGACGCTAGACCCAATAAAACATTTAAAAATAAGTCACTCATTTTGATAATACATTTTTTATAAATTTTTAAAAATACATCAACACAAAAATATATAATCAATCCAGAAAATATCCAAAAATTTGGTGCCCCATTTGAAAACATCGGAAGTGATAAATACATTATTGTAAATGCAAATACAAAGGAACTAAAGGTTTGGTTACCGTATTTTGTAAACTGGATTGATGTACAAATAGTACCATCATTTTTTACAGGTTCTGAACCTATAAATAAATAAACAAAATTCCTTATTAACACTACTCCCAATAAGTATGCTAAATAGATAAAACCCTTAAAATTTTGATAAATAAAGGATAATGAAAGCATTACAATAGAAAGTATTAAAGGTGAATAAAATGTTAAAAAAACAACAATGTTAAATGGTTGAAATAATAGCAATGGAACATTAGGCACACCTCCTCTCAAGTAAGAAGGATTCATTTGACTCGCAGTATTGTTCATATAATAATAATGTATATTATTTTTATTATATGATATAATATAATTCAGTATAAATATTCAAAAATATAATTCAGTATAAATATTCAAAAATATAATTCAGTATAAATATTCAAAAATATACAATAAATTTATACATCTAGAATTAATTTTAAAACTTCATCAATGTGATTTATAGAATGGAATTTAATGCCTTTTATAATGTCTTTATCTTTATATTTCTCCATGATTTTATCAAAGTCATATTGGTTTTCTTTTGGATAAATAAATTCTTTAATTCCAGCTTTAATAGAATGAATAATTTTTTCTTGTAATCCACCAATTTCTGTTAATTGATAATCAAAACTAGTTTCACCCGTAATTCCAAAATAGTTTTTAATTTTTATATCATTAAATAAACTATAAATTAAAACTGTAAAAGCAGTAGTTGCAGAAGGTCCGTCTTTTTTAGTACTTATGTTGGGGCAATGTATATGTAGTCCAAATACATGATTGTTTTTAGTATCATTATATTTTTCTATTAAATACATTTGTCTCTCTTTACTTGTTAAGTTCCATGCGTTTGTTAAACTTACGCTAATAGACTCCTTCATAACGTCACCCATTGATCCTGTCAAAGTTAAATCTAAAAATTTATTCGAAGGTATAAAACTTACTTGAAGTGGTAAGACACCTCCCTGTGACATTTCATTTGCCCAAAGTGCATTAATTAACCCTACTTTACTTTCATCATGTATCTTGTGTATTTTAATTTCTCTCTTATCTTTAAAATATTTATTCTTAATATCTTCTATTGTAACGTTTATAGGAATCAATATATCTTCATCAATATTTTTTAATATATTTAAATTTATTTCTCCAACAATTTCAAATAATTTTTCTTTCAGTTTTCTAACACCTGGTTCTAATGTATATTCTTCAATAATAAATTTTAAAACATCATCAGAAAAATAAATCATGTCCTCTAATCCAATCTTTTTATATAATTCAGGCAATAAATGGGTATTACATATAACTATTTTATCCTCAATAGATAAACTATCGAATTTAATTCTATGGACTCTATCCAATAAAATTTTATCAATCGCAGTAACGTCATTGTACGATAATATAAAAAGTGCTTTTGATAAATCAAGTGGTATTCCCGAAAAATATTTATCTTCAAATGTATCATTTTGTGTTGAGTCTAATAGATGTGTTAAAATACCTATAATCTCTTTACCATTTTCAGTGCGACTTATTTTATCAACCTCATCAATTAATATAATTGGATTCATACATTTACTATCAATTAATATTTGTACTATCTTACCATAATTGCTTCCTACATACGTATAAGAATGACCTATTAGAGATGATGCATTTGAATCACCACCAATTGCAATTAATGAAAATGGACGTGATTTTCCATTCTCATCCTTTAAACATTTTGCAATTCCTTTTGCTAATGTTGTTTTACCAATACCTGGATTACCCTCAAAACCTAAAATATGTGATTCATTGCTATTACCATCACCATTAATCCATTGTCCAAAAACTCTCTCTATTTGTTTTTTTGCTTTATTATGACCATATACAGATTTATCCAATATTACCTTTACTTCATTCATATAATCATTTATTTTTTTCAATTCAGTGTTCAATACATTTACTTCATTCGAAATACATGATAAATTATTTGGTAATTTACTATAATAATTATTTTTATATAACTGTTTTATTTCTAAATTTGCTTTCATAATGTTACTATTTTCTTCATTATTTATCATAAGTAATTTGTTTTTTATCAATTCTTTTATTTCATCTTTTTTCAAAGATTGATAGTTATTTATTTTAAATTCTTTTAAATTATATTTGATAAGTAAATCATTAATCATAGAAACATTTATTAATAACTTATTTTTGTCGCCAGTAATAAAAAATTCGATTATCTTATTTATATCATTCACGTCTACAAAAGTATCTATTTTTATTTTTTTACAATACTTTAAAATCTCAATACTTGTATATTTTTCTTTAAATGGTATTTCAGGAAATATTTCGCAAATTTTATTTTTATTCAAAAAATCATTAAATTTATTTTTTATATTATCCATCAATTTTAAAATAGGTTCCCTCTTATAAATATTAAATGGAATTTTTAATAATCCATCTAAATACTGTCTTGCCTTTGATCCGGAATCTTCAGATTTAGCTTTTACTTCTTTCAATTTCATCATTGCTTTTTCTTTAACAGAATCTGATGTTTTTAACAAACATATTTGTTGTTCAAGTGGTATTTTATTCATCTCAAAATTAGATAAGTCATTTGTATATTGTATAGTCTTTTTCATAGCATTTTTAAAATATTGTTTAACTACCCAAGGCAGACTATCAAACAAAGCAGTTTGTTCGACAGTATCAATATTTCCATTTGAATCATTAGAGAGAAGGTCATACAATAAATATGCTAAATATTGGTTTTCATAATTAGACGGTTTAATTAACAATTGAATTAATGTCATTCTTTTTGAAAATAAATCATCTGAAACAAAATCTTTTACAATTTGTGATATCGCCTTTTGTTTTAAATTATTTAAATTACTAACATAACCAGCATATTTATTTATAATTTCAGTAGGTAATGTGTATATTAAATAATCCTTTAAAATTAATGATGATATAAATTTGTCACATACATCTAATTTTAAAGTTTCATCTTGATACTTATGATTATTTAACTCATTATGTATATTATTTATAAATTCATTATTTAATATCTTTATATTTACATCATCTACTACTCCGTAAATTAATAGACCCTTTTTTAAAAAATTATTATAAATATATAACTTAATACCATATACTTTTACATAATATTGTTTATACTCACTCGATATATCAAAACAATCTAAGTTATTCATTTTATCTTCATTATCACTCATTTTTACTTTTTTTTTATTATCTTCTTTTTTTCCAATTACTTTGTAACTAATAGGATGAAAATATTTTTTTAAAAGTTCAAATTTGTTATATTCCTTATCACTATTTGAAATTTTTGAATTATTTCCAAAACAAATTAATAATAAATCTTCTAAATTTGTTGTCCCATAATTTTTAAATATAGTTGATAATTCATTATTTATTGTTTGTAAATTATTTACAATCATTTCAGTATTGTTAATATTCATTAGTGTCAATTCATTAATCTTAATATCAATATCTAATAATTTTTCTACACACAAATTTACATCATTTACTGCTAAAATTTCTAACAATTTATTTTTTTGAACATGTAAAATCGTTTTTTGAATAATATCTTTAAAAAATTCGATTTTTTTTTCAACTAACAATAATATATCATCTATTTTATTTGTTTCTTTTTTTGTGTTATTTGAATTTTTATCACTCATTTAATATTTATATATATTAGTTTTAATTATAAAATTTATTTTACTAAATTTATAAAAATAATAAAAGTTTATACATTAAATATGTAATTATGATCAACAACTAATTTATATATTTTATAACTTATAAAAATGTAGGGTATTTTATAATATATTATAACATATTAAATACAATACATATTATATTACATATAACTTCATAATGGGAATACCTAGTTATTTTTCATATATTGTAAAAAATCATGCAAAAATTATAAAAGAATTCAATAACAATCTAAAAATAAATAATTTATATTTAGATTGTAACTCAATCATTTATGATGCTGTTCATAATATTGACTTTTCAAATTTAGTTGATTCTGATATTAATACTATTATAAAAAGTGTTATTAAAAAAATTGACGAATATATTTATCTCATTCAACCTGACACAAATATATTTATCGCTTTCGATGGTGTTGCTCCAGTTGCTAAACTTGAACAACAAAGACAACGACGCTACAAATCACAATATCAAAATAGAATAACAAAAAGTATTTATAAAGATTCAAAACCAGATCCTTGGAATACAACTGCTATTACACCAGGCACATTATTTATGAGCAAATTAAATGAACATATTAGAAAAACATATAATAATCCGGATAAATATAATATAAAAAATTTTTTATTATCGCCTAGCGATAAATATGGTGAAGGTGAACATAAAATTTTTGATTTTATACGTACATATCCAGAATATCATAAAGATAGCAATACTGTGATATATGGTTTGGACGCTGATTTAATTATGCTTTCTATTAACCATTTACCAATTAGTAATAATATTTATTTATTCAGAGAAACACCACATTTTATTAAAAATATTAACTCTGAACTAAAACCTGAACATAACTATATTATTGATATACCTGAACTTGCCAAAATTATTACTCTTGATATGAATAATAACGAAGAATTAACTACTGAACAACAAAAAAATAGAATTTATGACTATATTTTTATGTGTTTTTTCTTAGGAAATGATTTTATGCCACATTTTCCAGCATTAAATATACGAACAGGTGGTGTAGATAAAATGATGATGGCATATAAAGCAACTATAGGTTGTACTAATGAAAATTTAACAAACGGAAAAGTTATTTATTGGAAAAATGTAAAAAAAATAGTAGAATTTTTAGCAAATTTAGAGGAAGAATATATTTTAAAAGAAACAAAGTTAAGGGATAGACAAGAGAAAATCTTTATACCAAAAGATACACCTGACAATGTATTTAAAAATTTTGAGTCAATTCCTATTAAAGAGAGAGCATTAGAAAAATATATTAATCCATTTAAAAGCAATTGGGACATAAGATATTACAAATCATTATTTAATATAGATATTGATGAACCTAGAAGAAGACAAATATGTAGTAATTATTTAGAAGGTCTTGAGTGGACTATGAAATATTATACGACTGGTTGTGCAGATTGGAGATGGTGTTATAATTACGCTTATCCACCACTATTAAAAGACTTAGTCCATTCTATTCCATATTTTGAAATAAATTTAATAATTGATTTAAAACCAAATCCTGTTAATGAATTAGTTCAATTATGCTATGTATTGCCTAAGGAATGTTTATATTTATTACCAAAAAAATTATACAATAAATTAATTACATGTAAATCAGAATGGCACAAAAGTGATTGTGAATTCATTTGGGCATATTGTAAATATTTTTGGGAATGTCATGTATGTTTACCTGAAATAGATATTGATGAATTAGAAGACTTTGTTGAAGAAAATAAATGAATTTTTATGGTGTAGTATTTAGCATAAAATAAGTTTTTATATATCTAATATGATAATAAAATATTAAATAAACCTATATATTTTATTATCCTCCGTAAGGGCAAGATTTTCACGTTTTTTCATTCTAATTTGAAAAAAGGCAAGTAAAAAATGGACAAAAAAAATGTCCAAAAATGAAAACCCCTGAAAGACTTTTGTAAAAAGCATGGATTTACAGCATATTTTAATTTTAACGTAAGGTCGCCAAAAAAATAATTTTAAATTTGTGACGATAAATTTTTTATTTTTTCGTTAAAAAATTATTTAGAAAAAATTATAATACTTATATATACTTATAAATGACTTACCAAAAATCCCCAAAAATCCCATTGTTTTATGAATGTAAAAAATGTAACTATAATACGTGTAATAAAAAAGATTTTGTGAAACATATGCTTACCAAAAAACACTTAAATAGCGACAATACTTACCATTACTTACCCGGAGGGGATAAATCCCCAAAATTTTCATGTATTTGTGGAAATACATATAAACATAAACAAAGTTTATATAATCATAAAAAAAAATGTAATGAAATAAATATAACTATAAATCAAAATTCTAATTTATCAATTACACCTGAATTAATTATGGAATTGATAAAAGACAATAAAGATATGAAACAGATCATTTTAGAGCAAAATAATACAATAAATAATTTAGTTAATAGTGGTATAATAAATAATTCACTTAATAATAATAATATAAATTATAATAATATCAATAGTAACAATAAAACATTTAATTTGCAGTTGTTTTTAAATGAAACATGTAAAAATGCTATGAATATTATGGATTTTGTTAATTCAATAGAATTACAACTAACTGATTTGGAAAAAGTAGGTGAACTTGGTTATATTGAAGGTATTTCAAAAATAATAATAAATAATTTAAAATTACTCGATATTACAGAAAGACCTGTACACTGTTCGGATATGAAACGAGAAGTGTTATATGTTAAAGATGATAATAAGTGGGAAAAAGAAGAAAATGAAAATCCAAAAATGAAAAGAGCAATTAAATGCATAGCAAATAAAAATATATCCCTAATTCCAGAATGGAAACAAAAATATCCAGATTGTAATAATAGCAATTCTAGAAAATCGGATATAATTAATAAAATTATAATTGAATCTATGGAAACAGATAAAGAAAAAATAGACAAAATTGTAAAAAAAATTGCAAAAGAAGTTGGTATAGATAAAGAAACACCACAATAAATAGGTCAAATTATATTTGATATTTTATTTATCTTCAAGATTTAATTCTTTATTTTTTTCATAAATAGAATGTATATTATACTCAAAGTTTTGTAACTCTTTAATTTGATCTTCTAATAGTTTTCTTTTTCTAGAATAACTTGTGCTCAAATTTAACCAAATATCTTTAATTTGATCTGATAATTTTTGTAATGTTGTATCATTTTCAATAATGAAACTTATTATATCATTCTCATAATTTAAAACTGCTTCAATTTGATTAATTAACCAAGATGTAATAGGCGTACCACCTGTTGCCATACTATACTTTGTATTCGACATAATATATTTTTGTACAAATTGCCAATGACCGTTTCGGAATAAATATACCTCATCAACTATTTGTAGTAAATAGATAAGTCCCTCAATATTATTTGTCATTTTTAGATAATTAAAAATATTATGTTTATTGTTACTGTAATATTCACGTAAATCTTTAAAAAAATCTTGAATACATTTGGGACGATAAGAACGAAGGTCTAATAAATATTTTGTTAATTGATTATCCGGATAATAATCTACAATACCAGTAAAAATATCCATCATAGGAATAATACTGTCTTGAGCACCCGTTTGTCCTCTAAAATATTGCGGTTCGTCATTAAAGCAATTTTCATAAATTAACCCATTTGGAAAAATATCTTTATTTCCATTTATACCCATTATAAAAACACGAAAATCATTATACCTTTCATATCTAGATGCTGTCCACATTTCTCTCCTTCTATTATTCATATCCTTCATAATAGTAGAACATTTTTGTAAATACTCGATATTTAATGATTTACCATAATCTATTACTGATTTTACAAGTAATGGTGATATTTCATTAATATATACATGAACCATCATAAAACCAACTTCATCATTTGATCCATGAAATTTACACACCATATCTAAATTAGACCAATGCAAACCACCATCAGATAATATTTTGACGTAATTTCCTGGACCATAAGCGTAAAAATAATCTAACCAAGGATATGCACCTATTTTGTTGCTTACATAAACAAGAGGTTCAGATAAAGTTGCAGGTAAAAAATCGCGCGCTTTACCATAATTACCACTTTTTACATATTCTTGATAAGATAATTCTAATGTATATGCAGACGTTAATATTGTGTATGTCCTAAATAATGCTTGTAAATAAAATATATCAGTTTCTGTTTTAACAATATCAATAAAATTTGGTAACATATTTATTTCCTCCTTTATCTTATCTGGAACAGATAAAAAACCTTTAGAATCGTCTTTTGATATATATAAATTATCAATTAAATATTGTAATTTATTGTATCTTTCAGGTAATTTATGTAACGGGTCTTTAATGGGTAAAAATCCGTTTTTATTTAAATCAAAAAATCCATCAGAATAATCATTTTCATAATAGTCACACATGTTTTATGATATACTAAATATTACTACTTCTAAATATTTTTAATTTATATCTTATAAATTTAGGTATTTTTATATATTATATATTTTTTATATATTTTTAGATATTTTTATATACGTTTTAACTATATTTTTGTTTGTATTTTAGATATAAAATATAAAAAATATTATATAATGAGTAAAAAAATTATAAGTGCAATAGAAAATAGAGACGCTTTTTTTCATTTATTAAATAATAATCCAGGTCTTATTATTATAAAATTAGGTGCAAGTTGGTGTGGTCCTTGTTCAAAAATAAAGGATGTAGTTCATGGATTTTTTGCAACTTCTCCGACAAATGTAGTTTGTGCTGATATTGATGTAGATGAATCATTTGACTTTTATTCATTTTTAAAAAGTAAAAAAATGGTAAATGGAATACCTGTTTTGTTATGTTATAAAAAAACAAATCAAACATATATACCAGATGATAGTATAACTGGAATAGATCCAGCACAACTTCACGCATTTTTTAAGCGTTGTGGTACTCATTTAATGCAAGCAATGCGAGATAAACCAAAATAATTCAATTTATAGTGCTAAATTTTGAATAAATTGCTAAATGAACAAATCCAACATTTATTCAATCCTTTTGAACTCTTTAGTAATTGTTGTTTTTAATTTTGTATCAATTAATTTATATTCGTATTTTTTATAATATTCTGACTGTAAAAGGATACTATAAATATTTTCTTGAATATCTTCTTTAATTAAACCTAAATCGAGGCAATCAACAACAAATTTAGTAACTTTTCCTTTTGAATTATCGTTTTTAAATTTTTCAAATAAAATAACCAATATGTTAGATAAATATTCTAACCTTGTTTTAATTATTCCAATTTTAGGTAATAATAGTCTATTCGTAATTTCACTTATAATCCTTTTATTTTTACCTTTTTTTGAGGTTTTGCCTAAGAATGATGGAAAATTTATTTTAGATTTTGAATAACAATTATTCGTTGCTTGAACACAACTCATAGCAACATAAGGCATTATTTCCCAATTATGGACTTCAACTTTTGATTCTATTAAATCCATATTAGAAATACAATCACTTGAGTAGGATACATTTTCTAATAAAGTTGCTTCACATTTATTTTTTATAATATTATTTACATAATTTTCATGTACCATAAGAGGTATTATATCATTTTCAAGCCAAAATAATTTATATTTTTCATTTAAATCGTTTGATTTTGAAAATGTTCTATTTGCAATATCAAATAAGTTTAATTGTGTATTATCTTTATTTTTATTTAATACTTCATTATTGTTACTTTTAATACGAGTAATCGTATATAATTGAAGTGTGTTTAGAATATTTCTTATATCATTATTTGAATTTTCAATTAATTCCAGAATTTCATTTTGATTTATATTTATATTTTCTTTTTTTATAATATTATTTATAAATTTAACAATTTCATTTGTAGGTGGTTTTGTAAATTTTACATCTATACAGTAGTTTGTTAATGTTTTTAAATTTTGATTATATCTGTCATTACATGTACAAATAATGGGTATTTTTGTTTCTTTTATACATTCTACAATTGCTGTTAAAAATCCATAATCATTACAACAATCTAAATCATTTACAACAAGTATATTTGATTTATTAAATACAGTTTTTTTTATGTTTAATGACTGCTTAATATTATTTTGAATATACGATTTATCCCTTTCATCGTCTGTATTCAATTCAATAATATTAAATTTTAATTCTTTTAATATAATTTCAATTGATAATGTTTTACCTATACCGCTATTTCCAGAGATAAGAGCACATTTATATTTGTTATTTTCATTCCACGTATTAAGCCATTCAATTAAATTATTTATATTATTTTTATTACCAATAATATCATTTGAAGATACAGGTCTATATTTTTGTACAAACATTTAATTTATTATTTATAAATATTTAGTTTAGTTTAAAATTTATATCAATTTTATTATTAATTTATAATAAAATGGACAAAATAGACTTAAATATTGACAATTATGATTTAAATGACATATTAAACTTATTTAAAATATCAAAAGATTTTAATGAAGAAGATTTAAAACATGCAAAAAAAATTGTTTTAAAAACGCATCCTGATAAATCTAATTTACATCCTGATTATTTTAGATTTTACACAAAAGCATATAAAGTAATATATTCAATGTGGGAATTTAAAAATAAAAATATTAAACAAAATTCTAACACGGTTTATGATGATTCAATATATTTTAATGAGGAAAAAAAAGAAATATTAAATAAATTCTTAGAAAAACAACAAATGAATAAAAAGGGTGATTTTAATAAATGGTTTAATGCATATTTTGAAAAAAATAAGATAACAAATAATTCAGAAGAGCATGGATATGGTGATTGGTTAAGATCAGAAGAAGATTTAGATGAAAATAAAATAATAAATCAAACGCAGATGGGTGAAGAAATCGAGAGAAAAAAACAAAAAATAAAATCTCTAATTGTCTATAATGGTGTAAATGAATTGTATGCATCTTGTCGAGGTTATGAACTAGGAAGTGATGTTCCAGGTTCATATTCTTCAGATTTATTTAGTAATTTACAATATGAAGATTTAAGAAAAGCACATACAGAAACAGTTGTTCCAGTTACTGTAGATGATTATAATAATGTAAAAAAATTTAAAAATGTGAATGAATATAATAGTTATAGAAGTTCACAAGATATAAAACCATTATCTGAACAACAAGCATTGGATTATTTAAATAAAAAAAATCAAATAAATGAGTCAGAATCAACTATTCGCGCTTTTAAATTAGCGAAACAATTAGAAGAAGTAAATAATAAAATGGAAAAATCTTGGAGTAATATGAGATTATTGAATGATAAATAATTCACAATAAATAATCGAATAAAATATAATAATATAATATATGAAGTCATTTCCACTTACAAATTATGTTATTCTTTTTTTAATCCTCGTTATAGCAGGTATATTATATAGAAAATTTGAAGACAAACGAATACGTGAAGAAAATAGAGATAATTATGACGCCATCAAAAATTATTTATTGGATGATGTTACTTTAGCTAAGAGTAAAAAACCTATTTTATGGATTCATGTTCCTTATGAGTATAATTCAAGAAAATGGTTAAGTTTTTATTCTAGAAGTTCATATGATTTAAATCAACCATATCTTTATTTAACCGTGAAGAGTATTTTAAAAAATTGCGATAACTCATTTACAATCTGTTTCGTTGACGATAGTTCTTTTAAAAAATTAATTCCTGGATGGAATATTGATATGACAAAAATTTCAAATCCTATTTCAGATAATATGAGAAAACTTGCATTAATGAAATTAATATATATTTATGGTGGTATGATATGTCCTATTTCATTTTTATGTATGAAAGATTTAATCGGATTATATGAAAAAGGTATAAGAAATGATAAGATGTTTATCTGTGAAAATGTAGATCGCAATATAACATCAACTTCTTTTAATTTATACCCGGATTTATCATTTACTGGTGCAAAAAAAGAAAATGAAACTGTAAAAGAGTTAATAGATTTTATGCAAAGAACAATATCAAGTGATTATACTTCAGCATCTATATTTTTGGGTGAATTTGATAGATGGTGTGAATATAGAGTAAAAATAGGTCAAATTAATATGATAAGTGGTTTAGATATTGGTACAAAAACAATTGATGATAGACCGATAATTGTAGATGATTTAATGTCGCAAAATTATTTAAATGTTGGTACACAATTATATGGTATATTAATTCCTGCAAAAGAAATATTAAACAGAAAAAGTTTTGAATGGTTTGTGAGATTATCTGAAAAGCAGGTTTTAGAATCGAATACTATTATAGGAAATTATATATTGCTAGCAACAGCATCTCATATGTCGCCTAGTATTCTTGAACCATTAAAGGTACAACCAGATAATTGGGTAAATTTTTGGAAAGTACCGAGTGGTGCTCCAGTTTGGGGCAATAAACCAAATTTTTTGGGTGATAATTTGATTACTTTGAAATATCCTGGACGTTAATTTGTATTCAAATTATATATATTTTAAAATAGTTTAAATACAAAATAAGATTACTATTTAACATAATGAGTATTATTCCTGATTGTCTTGTTTTAAAAATTGAAGAAATCGATGATTCAATTAAATATAATGATATTGATTCGACTATTTATATTATTTATGATGTACATGAAAAATTATTTATTGTGAGAGGAAAAAGAAGATCTACCCAAGAAATTAACTCTCAACCATATTCATTTACATGTAATAGTGCGCATGATTTAGCAGATTTTTTATCAGTAGTTATTTGTAAACGCAACTTGAGATCATATACATTATTAAATTATGATAATTTGCCAGACAATCATACAGATATTACATATAGTTATTTAGAACAATATGACGAACCTGCATATGAAATATGTGGTTATGATTATTGTAGACACAGTAAAAAAAAATTACTAGAGTTTTTAAGGATGTTACGTAATGTTTACAATAATTATTATGAGTTATAAAAGTAATTATTTTAGAAATAAACATAAAATAATAAAATTATATAAATAAGTGAAAATTATAAGAATCAAATAAATAAAAATATAAAAATCAAATAAATAAAAATATAAAAATCAAATAAGTAAAAATATTATAAATAAATTAAACTATTTATTTATAATTATGAGTAATGATGTAAATTCGTTATTATTAGCGTCAACAATTTTAGGAATAGGAGGGTTAGGACTATATCTATATGGTTCATCTTTTGAAAAACAAAATGATGAAAGTGATTCAGAATCTAATGAAAATGAAGTAAATGATGAATTAAATGAAACAATCGAAGAAATAGAATATAAAAATGAAAATAGGCACATAAAATCTAAAGGAAATAAAAATTTAAAAACTAAAAAAAATAAAAAGAAACTATATTCTGGAACAAAACGAAGATACTAAAAATAAACGTAGTAATTGATGTCATATTTAGATTTATCATATTTAATTTGTGATGTATAAGTTATTTTATTAAATTTACATATTTGTCTTAATATTGTATTAAAACTATTGTATGTGAGTTTTTTTTCTAAATATTTTTTTTTAGAATTATGATAAAATGGTTTACAATCTTCAATAAATGTATTGATAATACCATTGTATAAACCTTTTTTAAATGAATTATTATTAAAAATATAATGTTTATCATTTTTAATACATAAGTTTTCTAATAAATCAAATAATAATTCATTTGGAATATTTTTTTTAAATATTTGATTAGACATTATATAAAAAAGAATATAAAATTATTACAGTTAAATTTTTTGTAAAAATATTTTTTACAAAAAAAATAAAAATTTTATCTAAGATTGTAATATATTTATTAAATTATTAGTAAATAATGCTAACTCTATTTCGTCTTCATGAATATTGTGAAATATTGTAATGTATTTACAAATTATAGGTATTATGTCATATTTTTGTTTTTCATCTAGACAATCAGTATTTTTAACAAATAAAAAATAACTATCTAAAATATCCATAACAGAATAACCTTTATCATAAATTTCATAAATTATTTTAATTGCATCATTTAATTTTTGATTCTTTATTAATAATGTATAGTCTTTAAGTTTAATAAAACTAATATTTGTACATAATTGCATAGCTAATTCGATATTAATTTTTTCATTTAATAATTTAAATTTTTCCATATAATTAAACAATATTTTGGCTGCATTATTAGAAATATTTAATATAAAATCGATTGATTCATTATCAATTTCAATATTTTCACACTCTTTTATTTTATTCACTATTTTTAGTAAATTTTCATTTTTTAATGGTTTCATTTTAACAATTATTAATCTTGATTGCAAACTTTCAATAACTTTTTGTGGATTACTACATGAAGATATAAATTGAACATTATGACTATATTTGTCTATACAGTTTCGAAATACTTGTTGACTTTGTTCATTAATTAAATCTATATCATCTAGAACTACAATTTTTTTTTTATTTTTTATTGAAGAAGTGGTTTGACAAAATGTCTTAACATCTATTCTATAATAATTAATTCCTTGTTCTTTTAATGTATTTATATATAAAATATTATTTTCATAATCTTTAGGAAGAATATCCTTATAATATTCTTTTATAAGAGCATTTAATATTGAAGTTTTACCTGAAGCAATATCACCAATAATTAAAATATTTAATTTATTAATTAGTATTAATGTATTTAAAATATTTATAATTTCATTATCCATTTCAAAGTCTTTAAAGTATAAAGGTTGATATTTATTCACAAACAAATTTTTATCTAATTCCATAATAAATTATTAGTTAATAATTATTTAAGTATATCTTTGTTTATATTAATTAAATGTCAGAATCTTTTTATAATATACTTGGCATAAACGAAAACGCAAGTAAAGATGAAATTAAAAAGGCATATAGGAGTTTATCATTTAAATATCATCCCGATAAAAATAATAATAGTCAAGAATCAATTGCAATGACACAAAAAATAAATGAAGCATATGAAACATTAAGCGATGATGAAAAAAGAAATGAATATGATATGACAAGAAATAACCCATTTATGAGAATGCCTAGTTTTGGTAACAGTGGAATGAATAATCATTTTAATCCACATGATATTAATGATATATTCAATCATATGTTTGGTAATCCTTTTGGAATGCCAGGAATGCCTGGAATGCCAGGAATGCCCGGAATAAAAATACAAATGTTTAGAAATGGTGTTCCTGTAAATATGACAAATAACTTAGAAAAACCATCACCAATTATAAAAAATATAACAATAACTATGGAACAAGTTATGAATGGGTCAAATATTCCTGTTGAAATCGAAAGATGGATAATTGAAAATGGTAATAAAATATTTGAAAATGAAACAATATATGTAAATATACCTAAAGGTATTGATGATAATGAAATAATTATCTTAAAAGATAAAGGAAATATTATTTCAGAACATTTAAAGGGTGATATAAAAATATTTGTAAAAGTTGAAAATAAAACAAACTTTGAGAGACAAGGTCTTGATTTAATATATAATAAAACAATCAATCTAAAAGAATCATTATGTGGTTTTACATTTGAATTGAAACATTTAAATGGAAAAATTTATACATTAAATAATATTAATGGAACTGTAATTTATCCAGGTTTTAATAAAATTATTCATAATATGGGATTACAAAGGGATGAACATATTGGTAATCTAATAATAAATTTTATTGTAGAATTTCCAACAACTTTAAATGAAGAAATAATAAATAAATTAAAAGCAATTTTATAATATTTATAAAAAAGTATTTAAAGACATATATTTAATATTAAATGGTGATAATAAAATATTATTGCATCCATTAATATTGAAAATAATGTATGATTGTTAGTAAATATTATTAGGCGTCTTCCTGGATGAATTCTATTACTAGATAGAATACGGCAATTATGAGTTGATTTTTATAATATAAATGTTTATTCTTACATTTATGTGCCCACGGGACGGGGGTGTGGAAATGAAGAAATAGCATATACCTTATTCTCCATAGGTTTACCCATGGAGGATAGATGTTAAGATTATAATTATTCGATTTAAAAAAAGTATTAGACTTTTAGAGTTTAATGTAAAACTTTCTAATTAAATTTATTAATTAGGTTTTGCCGATTAAAACATACAGTAAAACCTATATCTTTGTCCAATATAAAAATGTTTTACTGTAATTTATTTTATATCACCCAATACGAAAAAAATCGTATTATGCCTCTTTAGCTCAGTTGGTTAGAGCAATCGCTTTGTAAGCGATAGGTCCAGGGTTCGACTCCCTGAGGAGGCTCTACTATAATTAGGTATGTAAATACTTAATTATATATTTTGTTTTGTTAAATTATTTTTACTTTATATATATAAATGGCAGGAAGACCAAAAAAAATCAGAAGTATTCAATCTTATATAAATAATATTGATAATAATACAGCATCTGGACCAATGAAAATAGGTTTACCACCTCGTGTAGGTGTTACTAGAAATTTTTGGTACAATTATCAAGTAAATTGTAATCAAATTGCAAATAAACCAAAAAAAAGTTATGCTAATATGGTTTTCTTAGCAATTAATCCAGCACAAACTCCTGTTCCTGAAGGTTTTACACCAACAGCAAACTATAATTATTCATATAATGCACCGCCAGGAGTAAATTTTTATGACGCTAATGCTAAATATGATAATCATTATTATAGACCTTACAAATAAAAAATACATAAAATATGTAAAATACAAAAAATCATAAAAATAATAAAAAATAATAAATAAAATGTTTTAGTAAGGATAATTAGTAGCAGGTGAAACAAATGTTACAACTTGTTGTCCATCAAATTGTGATGGTGGATAAGGAAAATATCCATTAGGATTACCTGTATAATTATCATACCTACCTAAATAAGTATAAAATTGCCCACACGTATTTTGTTGACATATAATAGCGAGTCTATTTTTTGCTCTTCTATTAGCAATACTAGATGCCCCAATACCACCAGTACCAGGTTTATATTTATTATAAATATATTGAGGTGAATTACATGTAATATTTCCACCTGCAGCAAATTTAGTAGATCTTCTACCTCCTACACCAGTATTTTTTTTATATAAAAAACCAGGGAAATTAATGCTTCTTCCATACCAAAATTGACCATTTGAATTACTACCGTTTCCAAAACCTTTATTATGTGACATATATAATTATATAATATATTTTATATTCTATAAACCAAATAATAATTCACCATCACAATATTTTTTACAAATATTGCAACTTTTTTTCATACCAATATAATGATCATAATTATTATAGCAAATATCACAAACCATGTAATCTTTTTTAATCCAAAAATTTTCCAAATTATCTAATTGATTAAAAGAAATATATCTATATCTATATGCTAAATCTTTTATATCAAGTCCCATATTTGATCTACATAAAGGACAATTTAATGTACAATTAGGATTAGATTTTCTTTTTACTTCATAACTTTTGAATAGGCATTTTTTATGAAACGAATGTCCGCAACCCGTCAAATAAGCGTTTGACTTTGTATATATTTTATCTAAACAAATACAGCACTCTTCACCTGGTTTTATATAAACTTTTCTTTTAAAATTACATTCTATATATTGATTACCAATTGTTTCAGGTATAATCGGTAAATTAACCTCATTACCATTTTCATCATGTTCAAAATAATTATCCTCTTCTAAAATATTATAATATCTATTATTTCTTTCATATAAAAACAAAACATCTTCAGCAGTTGTCATTATAAATTTTATTATAATGTTTAATTTATTAATAATATAAATCAATTTTATTAATAAATATTTAGGTGATTTTTCTTGTAGGAATATCACTTGAAACTAAATAAATTGAATTTTCGGTAATAACAATATATTCTGTTCCACTTTTATAAAATTTAGCAATAGGTGATGTATATTCATCTTCAGAAAAAACAAGTAGTTTTTCATTTGTTTCTTTAACACCGATAAGTGCCTTTTTATCAAGTGATCTAGTCCAATAATCAAGCATTACTGGTTTATCTTCGACAATAGAAAGTTTAGCAGCGTGTCTCAATGTAACATCGGAAGGTAATCTGTAATTTTGTTCTTGTGGTTTTTGTTCTGACATTTATATTATTTTAATTTAAAAGTCTTTAAATACTTATTATTTTATTATATTTTAATTTAAAATCATGAAAATATAATAAATTATGAACATAAATATGTCAAGTATTGATAATACTTATTCTTTAAATAATTTAGAAAATTATTATGAAGATTTAACCGTTAATGTAGTTGATATAGTAAATAAGTATATTGAAATAAATATAGAATACCTTAATTTTATAATTGAAAATATAAAAATTAAAAATAAAAAATATGTTAAATTTGTTATTATAAGAGGTATACAAACAATTACGCATGTATTTATGCATATTTTGTATTATACAAAAAATTTGAACTTGACTTATTTTTATTGTCAAAAGGCATTTTATTTTTATGTCGAATTTGTAAGTCAAATAACAGAAGAACAAAATATCTATTTACAATTAAGTTCACGTGATGCAACTAGTTATGTATATAAAAAAACTATATTTGAAATAAATCAAAAAATTAAAAAAACTCTTGAAAAACCAAGTGATGAATCTTGTGATAAATTAGAATTAATAAATAAATATATTGAAATTTATAAAATTATAATGAATAAATTTATTAATAATATTAATTTTGATTTTTTAAATAATACATTTTCAGATATTAATAAAAATAATGAATTTATTAAAAATACTTGGAATAATATTTTTGTAAAAAATTTTGAAAAAATTTATAACAAAATTAATTACGCAGAACTAAAAATATATGAAGTTAAAAATTTTTTATTATTGATTGAAAAAATAGATAACAAAATAGATGATAATGAAAGATTTACAGAAATATTATTAAGTTTTATAAAAAAAATTAATAAAAATTCTAAAATATTAATAAATATAGAAAATAAATTATTTGATGAAAATATGGATTTATTATTAGAAGGAAATTTGGATAAATTGTTAGTATGGTTATTTGATACATAAAATCATTATTAGTTATTTTATTTACAAGTTAAACTAATTGTAATCGTCTTTCTTCTTATTTTCTTTTTTTTTATATCCTTAACATTAGTCGATTCATCATTTTCTATAATTATATTATTATTATTTCGTTGACATATTTGTTTAAACTCATTATTCAATACAATTTTTAAAAATTCATAAATAGATATTAAAACATTTTCATCACATTTACCTACTATTAAAACACTACCTGTTCGAAAAATCATAAAGGATACTTCTTTTACATTATTGTACAAATGTTTATTTTCTTTTGAAATCTGTATTCCTGTCTGTAATTCTACATCAGGATTATAATAAAATTTACATTGAATACCAGGATAAGAACATGGATCATAAATAGATTGAATTTTATATTTATATGTTAAAATATCATACAATATCTCACGATTTATAAAGAATCCACAATTAAAATTCGAATTTATTAATACTGTTTCGCTTGTGTTTTCTTTAAAATATAATTTTTCTTTAATATGTGGTTGTAATGTTTGTATAACTTGATTTAATATCAATTCAAATACTTTTTCATTTTGAATTCCTGGTATTTCTAATTTACCAGTATTAAAAACTTTTACATGATATTCTCTATAACTTGTAATATTATTTTGCTCTATTTTTAATCGTAATATAAGAACAAAACAATTATAAAAGGCACTCTTCTTTTTACTTCTGTAACTCATAATATCTTTTTTAGAAATTCCAATACTTACTTTTCTAATATCTTTAAATTTAGTTCTACCACTAGGATTATTTATACTTGTTATAACATATTCTTCATAATATACTTCTTTTGCTAATTTTTCTTGTATTTCATTTAATTCTTCAATACATGTAGAATTAAATTTAATTTGTTTTTTTATAACACCATTACATGGTTTTGCGTAAGGTATTATAGGTACACTCCAAAATATAGTTTTTAAATCAATTGGTATATTTAAATAAGCAATTTTAGTTTTAGTTGAAATATAAATATCAGAGGCTTTAGGGGTTTGTGAATCAAAATCAAATGTTAAATTTGCAGAAAGAATTTCATTTATAGAATCATCCATATTATACTCATCATCGGAATCTGCTTCATCATAATTAGATGACATAAAATTTTCCCATTCTTTATTAATATCATAATTTTCTTTAAGTGATGAAGTCATAATATTTTTAGTAGTTTGCCTTTATATTCTTTATATTAATTTTATTTCAATTATTTTCTTTAATATATAATATAAAGAATGTTATCAAGTTTACGCATCATTCATGAAAGAAGCATATCAATTAACAATAATTTTATTTTATCTAATGAAATAAATAAATGTAATAGTCCATCAAATGAATATAGTTTAAAACAGAATTTTTTTGACCCAACAAAAAGTTCTCCACCTAATGAATTTATGAAAAAATTAAAATATAGAATGTGTCAATTTAATGCTTCGCTAATAAATGATGACAACCTTGATAGTGAATAATATAAATAAATTTTGTTGTTATTGTCTTGTGAATGCATCAAATTTTCTACAAAATTTAAAAATTTATTGTTTACTATTTTGTTATGATATCGAATAATATAATTTAAAAAATTTTTTATTATATTTTTTTTATCAATATTATATTTTATACTTATTTCATTAATAAATTTAATAATAAGTTCTATTTCTATTTTATTTTTTAATTTATCAATTAATTCTAACCATACATTATCATCAATTATATTTAAAAATAATTCATTACTATTATTATTGAATCTTTTAACAATATCTTGGTTAGATTGCATAAAATTTATCATACTTCTTATATCAGATTTATATAACTGTTGGATACCATGTAACATTTTATTAGTCATGTTTAGTTTTTCAGATTCTGATATATTTTTTAAAAATTTAATTATATCTTCTTTAGGCAACTGATTAAATCTTAATCTAATAAATTCATTTTGAAGACCTTCATCAATTTTACTAATATAATTGCAAATCAGACAAAAACGTACTGAACTAGTATAATTTTGTAATAAATATCTTAGCGCTTGCTGTGCATTTTTTGTCATATAATCAACCTCATCTAAAATAACAAATTTCATGCCATTATTAAATATAGGTTTTGAATTTACAAAAGAACTTATTTGATTACGAATAATATCGATTCCTCTCTCATCAGAGGCATTTAAGTGTATGATTAAATCTTTATTTTTATTACCGATTTTCTCTTGATAAACATCAATTAAATTTATTATAGTAGTAGTTTTACCTGTACCTGGTGGACCATAAAATAACAAATTGGGAAAATGAGAAGTTTCAATTATATTTTTTAATATTTTTTTATTAAGTGGTTCAAGAACGATACTATCAAATTCTTTTGGTCTATAAGCCTCCATCCACGGAACACATGTCATTTTAAATTATATTAAACGTAATATTTATATTATTTATATTATTTATATGAATAATATAAAACAAAAAATATTTTATATAATTGTAATTAACAAATAATATTTAAAGGAAAAAATCATATTATTATAATGATAAGTGAATTTGGTGTAAATGAAGTCATTTTTAATAATTTTGATAAAACAAACTATTATATAGATACAATTCATTTTAGTACACCTATATTTAATGCAAGTGGATGTTGGTGTATAAATGGAGAACAAATTATAGAATTGGATAATTCAAAATTAGGTGGCATTATTTCAAAAACATGTACACTTTTTTCCAAAGAAGGGAATCCTGAACCAAATTATTATTGTGATGAAATAAATAATTTACATTTTAATTGTAAAGGTTTACCAAATAATGGATACAATTATTATAGAAATATGACAAATCATGTTAAAAAACCATATATTCTCTCTATTTCTTATGATGATGAGGATAAATTAAAGACAATTTTAAATGATTATAATTTGTTTGTAAAAAATAAAAGTTTAATTGAAATCAATATAAGTTGTCCAAATATTAATAATCGAATACCTGGTTATCATCATGAAGATATTGATAAATTATGTAATTTTTTAAGAATAAATAGTTTTAGTAATTTGTGTTTTGGACTTAAATTACCACCATATTTTGAAATTGAATTTATAAATGATTTAGCAGTTGCTCTAAATAAATACACTGATATTATTAAATTTATAACAGTATCAAATTCCATTCCATATAGTCTACCTATTTATAAAGGTTGCAATATTTTACACCTTTTAACATTTCAAACGCCGATTTTTATATAGTGAAAATTATATAAAAATATTACTTTTATATAAGTATCAAATGGAACAACTAATTAAGGAAAATCAAGAACTTAAAAATGAAATTGATAATTTAAAAAAAGAACTACATAAATACTCACATTCTCAAAAGGAATATTATGAAAACAACAAAAATAAATTAATAAAGAAATCTAATGAACGACTTAAAAAAATAGCAGAAGAAAATCCTGATAAAATAAAACAATATAGAAGAAATGCTTATTTGAAACAAAAAGAAAAAAAGAAACAAAAAGAATTAGAAAATAAAAATAATGAAATAATTTAGGAAAATTAAATAATTTATAAAAGTATTTAGAAATATTTTCTTTTGTATATTTATAGATGGAACTTCCAAAAGTTAAAAAGAAGAGGAGTGATGTTTCCAAAAGGATTGAAGGAAATAAGGATACTGATTTTGTGTGCATTAAGATGTCTTGGAATAGTTTATGTAAGAATAATTATTTGAAACAAGGAATACAAGAGATTGTTTATAATATCAACAAAATTAGTTTCTTATCATATAAGTTGTTAAATTTTTATTTTACAAGATTATTAGAAGACAATAAGGAATTACCTGAACTTACACAAAATCTTTTTTACAATGCTTCCTGTTATGTTTCTGTAATGAAAAATAGAAAATCTACGATTGATAAAGAAGATGAAATGTATAAATCTTTTTCACAATTTTCTCATTTACTCAAAGACTTACCTTTCAGAGATAAAATGGGGGCATTAATAAATAATTTGAATAAACAACAATTTACTATGACGAAGAACCATTTGAAACTTAATTTTTATAAGCGTTTTTCAAAATATTTAGAATTGAGAACTGGTGAAACAAGGAAAAGCATTATTTATAAATGGTGTAAGGATATTTATGATGAAAAGTATAATGGAAAAAATTATTTTATTCTTTATATGAAACAATGGTTAAAATATATTCCTACTGAAACTAATATCGTTAAACATTCTTCTCACTTTATCAAAATATATCATAAGATATTGAAAGAATTTGAAAAACATAAAAATACAAAAGGAGTAAGAGTATTTAGTTTATTACCAAATAAACACTCATTTACAATGGATAATATCCAAATATGCTCTACTGCTCTTAATGATATTATTTCTTATTTAACCAAAGAACAAAATTGTAAAAACTTTGATGAAAAGAAACGAGAATATTGGTTAAACTTATTCAATATAGAAAAATATGAAACAGAGAATAAGAAGTTTCACTATACTATTTTTACAGATGGAAAATGTGGAGTGATTACAATGGATAAACCAAAACCAAAAGAGGTAAAAACAAAAGATATCAAAAATATTGATTACAAACAATATGTGGGAATTGATCCTGGCGTAAGAGCATTATTTACTTCTTGTAATGAAAATGATGAAATATTACAATGTTCTACAAAAGAATATAGACATAATAGCAAAATGATTTATGCTTGTAAGAAAAGAGAAACTTGGTATAAAGAATGGCAATATTATGCTTTGTGGAAAAGTATTCCAAGTTTCAAAGTAAGCAATACAAAAAATATGTTAAGTTATTTTGAATACATTTTACCAAATATAGATACATTTTTTCAATTTCATTGTGATAAGAATTTTAGAGGTTTAAATTTTAGTTCTTATTGTAGAGGAAAAGCAACATTAGAAAAAATATGTAGAAATATCACAAAAGATAAAAAGACCCTAATAGGGTTTGGTGATTATTCACAACAACACGGATTAGTCAAAAACCATCCGACAACTCCAATTCTAAAATTAAAGAAAGAGTTGAAACGATTTTGTGATGTTGTGGATATAGATGAATGGGGAACAAGTAAGACCTGTCATAAATGTTTTGAAAGAATTAATCTTTACAGAAATAAAAAATTATGTAAGGGAAAAGCAAGAATGTCTCAATACCATAGCGTAATCCGTTGTAGTTCCAACGAGTGTAAATTATGTTGTATGGATAGAGACATTAATGCTTCCAAGAATATTTTACTTCTTTTACAATGTGAAAAACAAGGAAAAAGAAGACCAAAATGTTTTAGGGAACAAAAAGAATAAATACCTACGATACTCCTTTAAGGAAGATAAGTATGGTAAGGCGTGAAATTCGCCATTATTCCTTTTTATTTTTTATGCTGTGAAAATCGGCGTTTGAAATGTTAAAAGGTGTAAGTAATATATATGGCGGTTTGTCCGGTAAAATTAATAAATATTTTACATTAAGTAATATTTATACAATCAAAAAAAAATTAAATAAAAATATTAAAATAATGGGTTGTGGAGGAATAGAAACAATTGAAGATGTTAAAGACTATTTAAATATTGGTGCGGATTTTGTTCAATTAGGTAGTTTATTTTATGATAGTGCCATAAATAAATTAGATGTTGATAAAATAAATAATTTAGTTGATAAATTTAATGATTTACAAACAATAAATAACTATTAAATATAATAATTAAATTTAAAATTGATTACCATTTAAACATTAACAATATAGTTCAAATAAATAATGTTGTATAAAAAAGATTCTGCTTACCTCGAAATTATATTAGGTGGAATGTACGCTGGAAAAACATCAAGAATTGTAGAAATATACAAACAATATAAGTTTTGTAATATTGAAGTAGCGGTAATAAATCATTCAATAGATAATAGGTATGACAATGAACTATTATCTACACATGATAAAATTAAAATCCCTTGCATTAAAACTACAAAAATAAATGATTTATGGATGAATGGTACTGGTGGATTAAAAGATGCAAATGTAATTTTAATCAACGAAGGTCAGTTCTTTGATGATTTATATGAGTCTGTATTAGATATGTTAAAAATGAATAAAAAAATATATGTATGTGGATTAGATGGAGACTTCGAGAGAAAAAAATTTGGTCAAATATTAGATCTGATTCCTCTGTGTGATAAAGTATACAAGTTAACATCATTATGTAGTATTTGTAAAAATGGAACACCTGGAATATTTTCAAAACGTATAACAAGCGAAAAAGAACAAACTGTAGTTGGGTCTGATAATTATATTCCGGTTTGTCGATATTGTTATGATAATTAATACAAGTCTCACAATATATTTAATAAAACAATTTAAATTAATTATTATAATGTTATAAAATGACTATGAAAAATGATATTGCTGAAAATAATGAGGTTTTAGGACTGACACCTGTTAAACAAAAGAGGGGTAGAAAACCTAAAAAGGAATCAGAAAAAAACGAAAATAATATTAATTGCAATATAATTGAAAAAAAACAGTTTGAGGCATCTGAAAATTTTTTTAATGGCACGTTAGATAACGATTCCAAAATAAACGTAGATAATACTACAGAAATAAATTTTATTATTGATGAAAATAATAAGACAGATGATACACAAAAACTAGTAGCAAAAAAACGTGGTCGTAAACCTAAGGGAGGTAAAATTATTCAACAAATAGTATCTTTAAATGATAATAAAGAAACCAAACCAAACGTTATTTTACATCTTAAATGTTCACTCAAAGATTTAGTTAATAATTCTTTATTGAATTCTAATATTGAATCATATAATTTTTATAAAAATAACAATACAAATGATTTGCCATATGAAATTTTTTCTTCAAATGAAAATTGTGAAAATAATAGTATTAATAGTATTAAAACTGCGTATAAAGAGTCAGAAGATAATTTAGTTAATAATAATTATGATTATGAGGAAGAAAATAAAGATTGTGAAATAAAGGAAATATGGAAAAAAATCAAATCTCTAGAACATAACTTACACATTAATAATATAAGTGATAAAAAATGTGCATGTTTTTGGGATACATGTGAATTTGATAATCCTCCTATTTATATCCCAAAACATTTTATAAACAACTCATATGAAGTATATGGTTGTTTTTGTAGTCCCGAATGTGCCACATCATTTTTAATGAATGAGCATATTGATAGTTCAGCAAAGTTTGAAAGATATCACTTATTAAATCATATTTACGGTAAAATATATGGTTACAATAAAAATATAAAACCTGCTGCAAACCCATACTATATTTTAGATAAATATTATGGTAATTTAAGTATTCAAGAATATCGTTCTTTGTTAAGTAACGATCGTTTATTTTTAATTGTAGATAAACCTTTAACTAGAATTTTACCAGAATTACATGAAGATAATGATGATCTTATTATAAATAATAAAATTATACCATCAGGTACATACCAAATTAAAAAAAAAATGCAAAAAAAAACACAAAGTAAAAATAATATTCTTAATGAAAAATTTGGATTAGCGCAGTAATTATAATTTAAGTTTTTTATATTATATTTTTTATTCAAATATAATATAATGATTAAAGAAACTATTAGAAAATTTGTTAATGATACAGATGTAAATATGGATAATTTTTTATTTGGGGATATTAAATTTGTATTAAATTATATTGTAAATAATTATATACAATTCATTCTTTTATTATTCGTTTTTTTTATAATTTATATAGTTGATTATATTAATAATGTTAATAATATGATAGGATTACAATTTTCACCTCCATTTGTAAAATCACAAAATAATATAATTACAAAAAATATAAATTTAAAAAATAAAGTAAAAAGTAAATAATTTATTTGTTTGTTGTCTTATTTTCAGATTCTTTTAAGTTTTCAATTACCTGATTTATGTTAATAGGATTTTTATTATTATATTCTCTCAACGATTCATCTAATTTGTATCTAATCTGTTTATATATTTCCTGGTTTATTGATTTTATTTCAGATTTTTTATTTTGTGGTATTCCAAAATAATCTTTTATAACAAATAGATGATCATAGTTTGCTTTTATTAATTTTTCTCTCGCAATTTCTTTCGAATAATTTGTTTGTCTTAATATTATTTCAACCTTGTTATCTATATCATTTGAACTGAATAATTCTTTATGTTCTGTCATATATTTTAGATAAATTATTTTTTAAATCATATTAAACGAATAACTATATGATATAATATCAATACTAATAAAAAATGTCTAATAATAAATTAAATTTTAATTCAGATAATTTATTAAATGAAATTAATAAAATTATTAAAATAGGATTAAATGATATTTTAAACGAATTTATTGTAAATTATAAGTTATATGAAGAAACACATAAAGCAGTAATGAATTTACCAAGTGTAAAAAAAGAAATAAATAAAATAATGAATACAAAAAATGTTAAGACTAATTTATGCAAAATTCAACAAGATGATATTTCATATAATTCAGAAAGTACCTCTGAATTTGGTTCTGATTCTGACTTTGAATCTGAGTACGAATATGAAAAAAATCTTGAATCAGAATCAGAATCAGAATCAGAATCAGAATCAGAATCAGAATTAGACTTAAATTCAAATAAAAATATTAGAACTAAAATATACGAAAAATATAATAAAAAAGAAAATTTAAATGAAGAACCATCTATGTTTGTTAGTATTAAAGATATGGCAACTGATATAATAAAAGACGAAATCAACATTCTTGATTTAAAAATGAATAAAAAATTTGAAGAAATTACAACTAATAATTTTGTCTATTTGGAAAAAGTTTTTACACAATTAAATCAAATATCTAATGAATTAAAAATATTAAAATCTGGTAAGGTTATTCATGATTTAACTTTTGATAATTTAGAAAATAATAGACAAGTAATTATAAAAGAAGAGATTATTGAAAAAGACATGGTTGAAAAAGAGAATATTAAATTGGAATTAGAGGAAACACAACAGAATGATAATATGACATATATAAATGAATTAGAGTATAATAAAAACATAATTGATAATATAGTTCATGAAAATGATAATGATACTGATATTGATAATGAAGATGATACTGATGATAAATCAGAAAATGATACAGAATATGAATTAGAAAAAATGTCAGTTAAAAATGAAAATTTTATCGAAGGTAAGGAGTTAGATAAAAATGATGATATAGTTATGGAAAATGATAATGTCAGTATCGAAACAGAAACTGATGAATATGAAGAACAAGAAGATGCTGATGAAGAACAAGAAGATGCTGATGAAGAAGAACAAGAAGATGTTGATGAAGAACAAGAAGATGCTGATGAAGAACAAGAAGATGTTGATGAAGAACAAGAAGTTGCTAATGAAGAACAAGAAGATGCTAATGAAGAACAAAAACTGGAAGATGGAGAAGAAGATGAAGAAGATGAAGAAGATGAAGAATATGAGGAAATAGATATAGACGATATTACGTACTGTACAAATGATGTAGATAATGGATTTATTTATGAATTAAATAGTGATGGAGAAGTAGGTAACAAAGTTGGTTATTTAAAAGACGGAGAACCATTTTTTTACGCCGATGAAAAATAATATTTTATAGTATGGCAATATATGAAAAATAAAATTTAAATATAAATATATTATAAATAATGATAAGTTTATGTGCACCTGCTTTAATATACATTATATTTTCAATATCTCAAATACTTATTGACACATTTAAAGGGTTATATAATACAGCACTTATGAAAATAATTGTTATGACAATGATAACATTTTTATTAAATGTTTTATGTGAAGGTGGTTTAGGAATTATATCATGGATAATTGTATTTATTCCATTTATATTTATGACTGTTATTGTAACTTTATTATTATATATTTTTGGTTTAAAAGCAACAACAGGCACCTTAAATGAAAAACGAAATACATATAAATGTAGTGATAATGTTACCATTGATTCTTCTGGTAATATAATAATTTATGATCCATATTATGATATAACAAAAAATCAAGTAAAATATGTTTCACCTAATTTATACATAAAAAATCCATTATTAAATAAAGAATAAAAATAAATTATTTATCAAATAATTTATTTAACGAAATAATTTAAATATATAAACTTAAATAAGTTATTATTATGGCGTTGATGAATATGTTTAATTCTTTTGCTCAAATATATCTTATATATAATTTAATAAATTATACTCATAATTTTATTATAAAAAATTATGACAATGAATATTTTCAAAATATATTAATACATATTTCATATAAATTAATTTTTTATTATTCAACATGTGAAATGTATATTAATAAATATAAAAATATATTGAATGATTATATTAATTCAAATGAAGAATTTAAAAAAATATTTAAAATTATAAATTCTTTAAAAAATAATTGTCGTGAAGAATTTGAATTTGTAAAGAATGGAAATGTAGTTATTAAGACTACAAAAAATAATCTTTTAAATCAAATTGATAATATTGACTATGATTATGACTTTATAATATACTCTGATTATAGTAATGAAAGTGAAACTATCAATAAAGTATTATTTTATAATTTAGAATCACTTAAACAAAGTTACAATAACAATAAAATAAATTATGATATAGTAAGTTATAAGTTTATTATGTTTGAAATAATATTAAATAATATTCCTATTTCGATAAACTTAACAACTGAAAAATATAATTATCTTATTGATAAAAATATAATTAATCAAAATTTTATAAAATATTTTATAAAAAAATATAATTACAATATATTTGATAATTTTAATGATGAACATTTTTTGTCATATAAAATAAGAATAATTGACAATTGTATTAATGTTTTAGAATTTGACAATAACCCTTTATTAATAAATAAAACTAAAGGTATTTCATATTTAAATGAAGATAAACAATTCGATAAAGAAATAGTAAAAGACATAGTGAAAGAAGTATATGAAGAAATAATAAAAGAAGTAGATAAAAATATTGAGAAAGAAATAGTAGAATTTAAAAATAATAAAGAAGTTTTAAATGAACAAGATTATGATTGTGTTGAATTAGAAAATTATAAATATAATTAAAACAATATAAAAAAAATTGAAATGTAATAGTATAGATGATGACTCCGCAAACTACGATGACATTTGAAGCATCAAATTTGGAGGAATTTCATAAATTATCTGATAAATGGACCTTATGGGCTCATTTACCTCATGATACTGATTGGAGTATAAACAGTTATAAAAAAATATTTACAACTTCGACTGTCGAGGAAACAATTGCTATTGTTGAAACATTACCACAAATTTTAGTTCAAAATTGTATGTTGTTTATGATGCGTGAAGGTATAAAACCCACATGGGAAGATGAAAAGAACCGAAATGGTGGTTGTTTTTCATATAAAGTATCAAATAAAAGTGTTTATGAAGTTTGGAAAGATTTAAGTTATGTTGTTGTCGGAAATACACTTAGTAATCAGTTATTATTTGTAAATAAAGTAACCGGAATTACCATCTCACCTAAAAAAAATTTTTGTATCATAAAAATTTGGATGTCTGATTGTTCAAATCAAAATCCATCTGTTATAACAACAGATTTAAAAGGATTACCATCACAAGGTTGTCTATTTAAAAAACATGCACCAGAATATTAAATATTATAATAATTTATATATCATATCAATAATACTTAAAAATAAATTATAATAAAGTATAATGAAATATCCTTTTGTTTTATTTTATAGGTTAGAAAAATATTCTGAAATAGATAATTTTTTTATTGATAATAATAATTTAAATTGTACAATAACTTTTATATCAAATATTGAAAATTTAAATGGTTTATTTAATCCAAATAATCAAATACTTATGACATATGGAGATAATAAATCTGAATATGAAAATATTTTTGAAATAATACCTCATAGATTTAAAAGTAAATGGATACATTTAGAAATGATACCTGATATTAATGTATTAAATAATACGATAAATAATTTATATATATATAATTGTTTAAATAGAACACAGTCTAGACCTATTTTTTCTATATTTACTTCAACATATAACTCTTATAAAAAAATATTTAGAGCATATGACAGTTTAAAAAAACAAACACTAAATGATTGGGAATGGGTAATAATTGACGATTCTCCAGATGATGAGCATTTTACATTTTTAAAAAATATAATGATAAATGATAATAGAGTTAGATTATATAGAAGATCAAGTAATAGTGGAAATATTGGTAACGTTAAAAATGAAACTATTTCATTATGTCGTGGTACATATGTTCTTGAATTAGATCATGATGACGAAATTCTAAAAGATTGTCTACAAGATGCAGTAAATGTATTTGAGAGTGATAAATCAATAGGGTTTGTATATATGGACTTTGCAAATATACATGAAAACGGAAATAATTTCAGTTATGGTGATCATATTTGTTTTGGTTATGGAGGTTATTATTGTCAAAAATATAATAATAAATGGGTATATGTTTATATAACACCTAATATTAATAATATAACATTGAGTTATTTAATTGCTTGTCCAAACCATCCTAGAATATGGAGAAGAGATTATTTGTTAGATATAGGCAATTATTGTGAGCATTTACCTATATGTGATGATTATGAAATATTATTACGAACTGCAATTACTACAAAAATAGCAAAAATACCAAAATTAGCGTATTTACAATATATGAATGATTCAAATAATAATTTTTCACTTATAAGAAATAGTGAAATTAATAGGATTGGTCCAAACTATATAAGTCCTATTTATTATAATATGTTAAATATTGAAAATAAAATGAAGGAATTAAATGCACATGAAGATGTAAAATATAAGAAAGGAGGAATGCCTTTATGGTTAAGAGAAGAAACATACGAACATAAATATTGTAATAAAATAATTAATTTAGATTATGATTGTCAGTATTGTATAGTTGGTTTAGATAGTTTATTAAAAAATATGGATAGAATTAAAGAATTGTATAAAAATACAAAAAACGATTTTATTGTACTAGAAAATAAGTGTTCAATTGATTATTTATCAAATAAAATTGATTATTATGGTTTTGATAGAATGAAAATATATACATTTATGAATGTAAGTTATGAAATATTGATAAAATATTTTAATTTAATGTATAAAAGTGTAGAAAATTATGAAATAATTAATGAAAATATGGTAAAAATAAAGTATAATACAGAATTAAATAATCGCCATGATGTTATCAATTATAATTCATCATCATCAAATAAATACCTAGAAATAGGTGTTGAATATGGTATAACATTTAATAATGTTCATTTTAACGATAAAACAGGAGTTGACCCTGATCCAAAATTAGAAAATCTAAATATAGTTAAAAAAACTTCGGATGATTATTTTTCATATTTAAATGATGAAAAAAAAATAAATATTTTAGATAACAAATTTGATATATGTTTTATTGATGGTATGCATCATTGTGAAAATGTAATGAGAGATTTTAATAATTGTTTAAAACATTTAAATAATGGAGGTAAAATATTTATAGATGATATTCTGCCTATTAATTATGATGAACAATTACAAATACCTCATAGACACTATTATGAAAATAATATTTTAAAATATGGTGAACCATGGACCGGAGATGTTTGGAAATTTATATATTATTTATTAAAACACCATGAAGATAACATCATTTTAAAAATTTTTAATAACATTAATTATAGAGGTATTTGTTTAATTGAAATAAGAGAACATTTTGATATTAATGAAATTTTTATTGATAAAATAAAAAAGTATGATTATTTTAATAATTTTAGTGATTATGTAAATATTTTGAATAAATACATATAAAAAATTAAAAAATATATAAAAATATTATTATTATAAAGGAACAAAAATGAGACAAAATGTATTTGTAAATTATATTTTATACAATAAATTTTATTTTATAATAATTTATTATATAAATAAAAAATAAATTAAATTTAAGTTAAATTAAGTTAAAAGTAATTTAATAATATAAATTATTAAATTAATGGATACAGAATATAAACAAACTATTTGTTTAAATATGATTGTAAAAAATGAATCTCATATAATAGAAAGTACATTAAAAAGTTTATGTGAAAAAATAAAGTTTGACTATTATGTTATTTGTGATACAGGTTCAACAGACAATACAAAGGAAATTATAAAAAACTTTTTTGATATGAAAAATATACAAGGTGAATTATATGATGATGACTGGATTGATTTTGGATATAATAGAACTAAAGCGATAAATTATGCTTTTGAAAAATCAGATTATCTTTTAATATTTGATGCTGATGATGAAATATGCGGTGATTTTAAATTACCAAGTATGTTAGATAATGATGGTTATTTTTTAAATTTTGGAAATAATAATGGTATTAGTTATAAACGTATCTTGTTAGTAAATAATAAAATAAGATGGAGATTTCTTGGTGTATTACATGAATATATTGATTGTCTAATATCAAATCCAAAAATTGGAAATATTGAAGGAAATTATTATACTGTTTCTGGAAGATCTGGAAATAGAAATCAAAATCCACATAAATATTGGAATGATGCATTAATTTTAGAAAAGGCGCACACAGAAGCATTAAAAAATAACGATAAATTATACCTTAGATACGCTTTTTACTGTGCAAATAGTTTTTTTGATTGTAAACAATATGAAAAAGCAATAGAATGGTATAAAATAACATTAAAACAAGATAATTGGGATCAGGAAAAATATGTTTCATGTAATCGCTTGTATGATTGTTATTGTGAAATTAATCAAAAAGAATTGGCATTATATTATCTTGTTGAATCGTTTAAATATGATAAAACAAGAGTTGAGTGTTTATATAATTTAATAACACATTATTTATGGAATAATATGCCAGATGTCGCTTACGGTTATTATACTAATTGTAAAAAATATATTGAAAATGAATATTTAAATGATATGAATAATAATAATAATAAGTTATTTGTAAATATAGATAAGATTGAACTTATGGTACCATTTTATATGATTTTAATAGCAGATAAAGTTCAAAAATTTAAAACAGTATCTAAAATGTACGAAATTATATTAAAAAAAAAATATAAATTATTTACTGGTAATTGGATAGGTAATATTTTATATAATTTACAATTTTTTATAAAACATTGTATTAATGATATTCCAAATTTTATCCAATTATTAAATGAATATTTTATTTTTTTAAAAAGTAATAACTATAATTACTCAAAATTACAATTTTTAACTTTTTTAAAAGATTATGGCGTCAATATTGATTATGACGAGATTGAAGGAAAACCACGATACTCAACAGAAGAATGTAAAGAAAGTAATATTATTTTATTCTATACTGGTTATTCTGACATTTTATGGAATTATTCATACAGCAATAAAAATGCATTAGGTGGTTCTGAAACTGCTGTATCACAATTATCAAAATATTTACCAAAAAACTATAAAATATTTATAGCAGGTGATGTTGAAGAAGAACAATTTGATAATATAATATATATACACAATAGTAAATTAAGTGAATTAATCAAAAAAACTGCGTTTCATACTATTATAATATCAAGATATGTGAGTTTTCTCGAAATTTATAAATATTTTTCAGCATATCAAATTTATATTTGGGCACATGATACAAATCTTTTACCGTATGGTTGTGATTTAACAGATACAGAAATAATAAATAAATATGAAAATAAAATTGATGGTTGTATTTGTTTAACAGAATGGCATAAAAATGATTATATCCAAAAATATCCACAACTTAAAGATAAGATTCATATAATTAATAATGGAATTAGAAATGAATTATTTACATATAATTTAAAAAAAAAGTATAATAAATTTATTTATAGTTCGCGCAGTGAAAGAGGTCTTCAAATTATTTTAAATTTATGGCCTTTAATATTAGAATATGTGCCAGATGCTGAATTAGTAATTTCTTCATATATTGATTTTCCAAAAAATGAAGATGATGAAGAAATGAAACGTATTATTGATTCTTTTGATAACATAAAACATATAGGAAAATTATCTCAATCTGAATTATATAAGGAAATGTCAACTGCTGAATATTGGTTATTCCCAAGTATATATCCTGAGACATCATGTATAACTGCTTTAGAAATGTTAATGTCTGAAGTTATTTGTATATACTATCCATATGCTGGTTTATCAGATACAATTGGAGAAAATGGTATTCAAATAAAACCTGGAAATGAATTACAAAATTTATTCGGAATTACTATAGCAAATAAAATAAAACTAAAAAAAAATGGCAGAAAATATGCAGAATCTTGCTCATGGGAAAAAAGAGCAGAAATATGGAATAACTTATTATTTGAAAAAAATACAAATGAAATAATTGAAATAAACAGTATGAGGAACGAAATAAATGAATTAAACAATGTAACAAATGAAACAAACAAACCAAATGAAATAAACGATATAAATGAATTAAACAATGTAACAAATGAAACAAACAAACCAAATGAAACAAACGATATAAATGAAATAAATGAATTAAACAATATCAAAAACGAAACAAACGATTCTATAAATAACAATTATAATTGTGAAAAATGGGTTTTTTACAGTAAACCAGAAACATTAATATATTATGTGATTGATGATTACATTAAAAGTCTACAAACGATACACAAAATAGAATATACTGAAGATATAAATGATTTAATAATAAAAAATCCGTCAAAAATAACATTTGTAAATGAAGTAACAGATATTGTAAGTGACAATTTTTTTAAATATTATTTACAAGTTAAAGAAATAAGTTATTTAAATCTTGAACCTTTAAATCTTAAATTTAGACTTATTAATCTATTAAAGTCAATAAATTTATTAATCAAAAATAATATAAATTTTACAATATATGATTATAGTCTGTCTAATATTAAAATATTAAATGATATGAATATTCACAATACTAAACACTTACCGTATGTAATTACTGATAATGAAACGAATTATTTAAAAAATTTAAATTTTGAAAACATTAATAAAATATATGATTTTGGAATTATTACTGGTTGTGGTGCAAATTCTGATTCAATTGACGACTTATTACCAAAAAGAAAAAATATTGTCAATAAATTGATTGAATATGGATTTACAGTAAATATTATACGAGGATGGGGTGAAGAACGAGACAAAAAATTAGCACAATGTAAAATTATTTTGAATATACATGGTCAATTACCTTCACAAGAAAGTAACATATTTGAACATATACGTTGTGACAGATTATTACATGCAAACTATAAAATACTTTCTGAAGAAAGTTTATATTTACCAGATGAGTTTGTTGATCTTTTTAAAGATAATTTAAAAATTATCCCATATTATAAATTTTTTTATATTAATGTAGATAAAATTAATAGTTTATGGCCAAATACTTTTAATACATTAGATATAGATGATATCAATAATAGAAATAAAAAAAATAAAATTAAATCACAAAAAAAAATTGTTGATTGTTTTATATTTTATAATGAATTGGATATTTTAAATTATAGATTGAATATACTAAATAATATTGTTGACTATTTTATTATAGTTGAGTCAACATTAACTCATATTGGAAATAATAAAAAATTATATTTTGAAGAAAACAAGAAACTATTTGAAAAATTTAAACATAAAATAATCCATATTATAGTAGATGATTTTCCATTTTGCAATAAAAATATTGATATTACAAAAAATCAGCAATGGGTAAATGAACAATTTCAAAGAGCATGTATTAAAAGAGGTATCGAAAAATTAACAAATAATTTGAATAATTGTGATTTAATTATTATTTCAGATGTAGACGAAATTCCAGATCCAAGAACATTAAGTAACATTAAGTATTCAAATAAATACATTGAAATTAATCATTTAGAGCAAGATTTTTATTATTATAACCTAAACAGCATAAGAAATGAAAAATGGATTCATCCAAAAATATTATCATATTTAAAATATAGAGAATTAAATTGTGATACAAATATGATTAGATTTTATAAATGTTTGCCAATTAAAAATGGTGGTTGGCATTTAAGTTATTTTGGAACATCAGATTTTATAAAAAATAAATTGCTTAATTTTGCTCATCAAGAATATAATAAAAATGAAATAACTAATATAAATAATATTCAAAATAAAATAAATAATTGTGTTGATTTATTCGATAGAGAAACAAATATGAAATATATTGAAATTAAAGATAATGTATATCTGCCACCATACTATGATATATACTTAAGTAATCATTTTAAAAACTCCAATTTTGATATAAATGAGAATATAATTGATAATACAAATAATAAGGATATTAATAAAAATAAAAAAAAATATTGTTTTATTCATAGTTCAACATTTATTGAAAATAGTAATGAAAGACTAGATTATTTGATAGATAAATTAAAAAGTTCTAATTGTATTAACATTTTTGATAAAATCATAATAAATAATATTGGGGAAAAAATATATAAAAAATTTGGAAATAACATAGAAGTTATTAATTTTTCTGATAATGTAAAATTATTCGAAACATGCACAATAAACAAATTATTGCAATTTGCGCAAAATGAAAAAGACTCTTATATTTTGTATATTCACACAAAAGGTATAGGTTACGATAAAACACATCTTCAATATGAATATGTTAATGATTGGATAGATATGATGTTATATTTCTTAGTTGAACAACATAAATTATGTATAGAATTATTAGATAATAATTATGATACTGTTGGTTGTAATATAAGAGGTTCTAAAACTATTCAATACGATTCAGTACCACTACATTATAGTGGTAACTTTTGGTGGGCAAATAGTAATTATATAAGTACTTTAAGTTTTGCAGAAGCATTACCTGATATAGTTCAATGGTCTAAAAATGTTGGCGAATTTTGGTTGTTTAAAAATAATCCAAATTATTATATTATACATGATTCAAATGAAAATCATTATTATTCAAGATATCCAAGAAGTAAATACGCTAATGTTCTTGTGCCTTTCAATATAAAAAATACATAATTTGATTATAACAAAAAGACAATTGCATAATTATAATGACAAAATTAAATAAAAGCATAAAATAAATAATAATATAATTTATTATTATTTATTAAAATATCGATTATTGTTTATAATAAAATTTCAGATTTTTTAATGTCATATAAATCTATAAATATTTTGTTAACATGATTTTTCATTAAAATATCAATTACATAACTAAATGTTGAACCCATATTATAATTTTTATGATGTTGCCAATTACCAATAAATGTTCCATCACACTTTGTACTTAATAATAAATCCATAATTGCATGTGGTACTCTATCTTGAAATATATTTTTTTTTGTTGAATAAAATTCATAATTATTATCCATTAAATATTTTATTACATTATTATTTAAATCATATGATAATATATAAATTATATCATTTTTATTAAAATATTTATTGATAAGTTCAATATATTTTTTTTCTAATTCATTAATATATTCATTTTCATCCATATTATTATGAAGTGACATATTATAAGTAATGTCTTTTTCTAACCTTAAATGAATTACATTTATTTTTTTGTCCATAATATTAACATGATTTATATGTAAAGATGAATTATTTTTATCTAATAATACTAAATTATTTGACAAATTATAATATTTTTCCACAAATCTTATATTTTGTAATAAATAGTTAAATAAATTTCTTTCATTTATTATCAAATTATCAATTTCATTCCAAGAATAAACTAATTCAGGATTTTTTAAATTTATAATTACACCTTCATCTAGAGATCCACTATATTCTTCAAAATAACTAACTTCATTTATTGTATAATATATTTTTAAAGTTTTATCGAAATCTTTATCAGGATCTCCTTTAATATTATTAAGACAATAATGAGAAGGTATTTCTAATTTATAGTCGATATAAAATGTACTTGTAATATCATTTGTTATCTCATAATATCTTTTATCAGTACCATAAGTTACTTTCGTTATATAAAAATTAAAATCATTAATATCAAATATTTTTAAATTAAATTTTTCTAAAACACAATTTAAGTAACTAAGGTTTAAAATATCACTTATGTTGCACATATTATGTGTAAGAGGTTCCAATCTAAATTTGTCAATAACTAATATTTGTTGATTATTTTTAATTGCATTAATTATTCCCCATATAATAAAAAAAATTTGTTTTGATAATCCAGTACCATACCAATTTGGTTGAATATAAGAAATTTTTGACATTTTTAATATAAAAAAATAATTAAAAATATTAAAATAAACTTATTTATCTTATTTATTTTACTTATTTTATTTATTTTATTTATTTTTTATAAAATATTATATATTTTTATCTTTCAGTCGAAAAAAAGAATACTTGAAATAATCGTCCATTATTAAGTGAATCACCAAAATAATCCATTGACATGTGAAATCTCTTTGAATTAAATAAAATTAATCGATTAAATATGTTTCCAACACTATCAACTAATTTCCATTTTGTAATATCCTGACTAAATATATCTGTTTCAGTTTTAGAACTATTAAAATGCATATCTAATTCATCATAAGAACCATCATAAAACTGATAAAATCCTGTTCCAGACGTTAAAGGGGCATTTGGTGTTAAAAATAATACACCAGCCCAGTTATTCCAGTGGTCCATATGTATCCATGACCGATCTCTTGATGTTGTATATTGAAAAGACCCATTATAAACCTTTTTTGCATCTAAATCATCTTTTGGTATCGGAAAATCTATTATTTTACCACCAAACGGTTCAACATATTTTTGAATGGTATCTTTTAAATGTGTATTTGCGTAAGAAATAGTTCTTTTTCCTGGAAAATTACCTGTGACCATGAATTGTTGCTTTAAGATATATTCACGTGTTTCCATAGCATTATTGTAAAAATTATCAATTACTATTAATCCACACTTACATGGTTTTATGTTCATTATAATATTAGTATTTTTATTATTTTTATTCACATCTATTTTTTCATCTAAATTTTTATCATTATTTAACTTATCTACACTAATATTGATTATATTATTAATATTTTCTTCTTTATTTTGTGAATTATTTACGTATTCCATATCCATTAATAATGTTTATTTTTTATATTATTTTTTTATCATATAAAAAATTTTAAGGTATAGGAAAAGGTCTTTGATTTTTTTGAATAACAAGAGGTTCAGGTATATATATAGGTTCTTTTTCAAATATATTTGTAGATTGTAGTTTAACTATTTCTGGAACAAAACATGGTGCTGGATTAACTAGATTTGTTGAGTTTATTCCAAATAAAAATGACTCTGTATCTGCAGCATTATATGATAATTTATTCCAAGGAATTTGAGCAGGATTTAAACCATTTCCGGGTAATCTTGTATTATAGGCAGCGCCATACTGTGAATTTGGATATAATGTATATTGTTCTGAATGTTTAAATTCACGTTGTTCTAAACAATAATTTCCAGGAGTATTTTTATTTCGTGTAGATGCCATATATAATACTTATTTATAAAAAATTATAATATTATACTGTTTAGTTTTTTTAAATTTATTTCTGAAATTTTTTCTGATTCTAAAAATTCACATATACAAGGATGTGAAACATATAAATAATCAAATGTAAATAATACCATAAATCCTAATATTAAATCATCTGACATAAAAAATCCTGCTAATTTTTGTATTAATGGATTTAATTGTTCAGAATGTTTAATTTTTTCAAATAAAACTAATATTTTTTCATTTAATAATTCCTGATCAAATTCGTCAATTTGAAAAATATTCAATATATCTTGTCTATATAATGCATCTCTAATAAATTCTTTATCATATTCACTTATATTATCTTGATCATTAAATACATTATTTTCATTATAAGTACAAATATATTTTGTGTTATACATTTTTATACTAATATAAATAATTATATTTATATTATAAATGTAATTATTTTTATATTTTATAATTTTTTATAATTTTTTTTTTATAAATTTTTATAATTTTTCAATTATAAAATGGTTAAATATATTGTGTATTCGTATGTTTATTGAAATAATCAGTGTCACGTGTTAATTCACGTGAAGGTACACCACCTCTAATCCATCCCTCTGATGCTACACCTTCTACACAATTGACAGGGTTTGTAACTTTATCATGTATACTTTGTAAAAGAGGTGTATGATGATATTTTATATAACTTTTTTCACTTAAATTACTGACACTTTTTTTATTTACAATAGTCTCACCCTGTTGAATTTGTGATTCGATAATAGGGTTAACAGAACCTTTTCCTAAAAATGGAACAGTTGCAAAAGGACGTTGAAATAGGTCAATACGACATTTTGGATGTGTCTGAATTGTTCCAATAAGTAACTTTGATGAATCATTAATGTTACATCCGCCTGATCCGCTTCCGTATCCTCCATTGTACATAATTCCAGGTTGTGTTGTTGCAAGATCAATAGGTGATTTCATACTACAATCAGAAGCAAAAAAATTTTGAGTCATATAATTACATGATGCCATATTTTGAATTGTATTTTGATCAATACAACAATTATCATTGCCTATTCTTGTAAGATTATCAAAAGTATAACTAGAAACGTTTGACATTTATATATATTATACATTATTTTTTATTAAATAAATTTTATTAAATATGATTTTTGTTTCAATAAAGTATTTTATTGGGTTTATATTTTATATTTATTTTTGTTATCTAAACTATAATTTTTATATTGCAATAAAAATTATAAAATAATTTAGTTTTATTCAAAGAGTTTCTTTATCAATTGTAACTTCTTTTGCAATTTTCTTAACAATTTTATCTGTTTTTTCCTTATCTGTTTCCATTGATTCAAGTATAATTTTATTTATTATATCTGATTTTTTTGAATTACTGTTATTGCAATCTGGATATTTTTGTTTCCATTCAGGAATGAGAGAAATATTTTTGTTAGCAATACAATTAATTGCTTTCTTAATTTTTGGATTTTCAGTTTCTTCTTTTTCCCATTTATTATCATCTTTAACATATAATACTTCCCTCTTCATATCAGAACAATGGACAGGTCTCTCGGTAATGTCGAGTAATTTTAAATTATTAATTATTATTTTAGATATACCTTCAATATAACCAAGTTCACCAACTTTTTCCAAATCAGTAAGTTGCAATTGTATTGAATTAACAAAATCCATAATATTCATAGCATTTTTACATGTTTCATTTAAAAATAATTGTAAATTAAATGTTTTATTATAACTATTATTATTGTTAGTAATAGTATTATTAGTATTATTAATTCCATTTTTACAAAGTTCTAAAATTAAATATTTTATTTCACTATTATCTTTCAAAAGTAACTTCATTAATTCTTTATCAGAATAAGTATTTTCTTTATTATGCTCATTTTGAATATGATATTTTTTTTTATGTTTCCATAATCCACTATTATTTACAAATATTTTATTGCAAATAGTGCAAGCATATTTTGGGCATATTTTTGTTTCCAAATATGCCTTTTTATTTACATTTTTATGCTTAAACGATAATAAATGATTGTCATAACTACTTTTCTTATTTGTATTGTAGTCACATTTTATACAAGAATATTTGAAGCATAATTTGGCATTTCCAAAAATTTCCAAAGTTTCCATATATAAGGCAATATATTAATTTTTTATATAAGTTTTTCCTTAAAAATAAAAATTTTATCGTCACAATTTAAAAATTTTATTTTTCACGACCTTACGCTAAATTTAAAATATGCTGTAAATCTATGCTTTTTCCAAAAGTATTTCAGGGGTTTTCATTTTTGGACATTTTTTTTGTCCATTTTTTACTTGCCTTTTTTCAAATTAGAATGAAAAAACTTACTTTTTAACAAATTCTTTAAGTATTTTATAAAATATATTTACATAATTTTGAAAGAGGTATCTAATATAATATATACCTGTAATTGTCTTTTTCTCTCTGTAAGTTGCCTTCTGTTGTAGATTCCTTAGCTGAAGGCATATCTCCATATAAAAATTTACCAAATGCGCCTTGATCATTGCAAACCCTTGTATTGGCAGTTGAATAAAATACTCTATTACTTTGATCTAATTCAAAATTATCCCAAAGTGAAGAATATAATTGTTTATTTGTGTTATTTATTCCAGGATTTAACATTTGTACACTCTTTTTGACGTTTTTTGTTATATCCTCTTCAATATCTGGATTAAATGATGGCGGCGCTGCTTTTCTGTCAGGTTCATCGTTAATTTGTGTTAAAAGTACATTGCTAAATGGGTTTTTTTTATCACCTTCTTTAAATTCTGTTTTTACAATATTATCAAGAGTTACAGGATTTGTTATTGAATTATTTTCATATGATTTAGTATCATAATTATTCATTTTTACAGTAAACCCTTCTTCCATTATTTCTTTTGTTAACTTAGGTTTTTTCATTTTATAAAGTAAAAAAATGGCAATGATAGTAATAATTCCAACAATTAATATTCTTATAGACATTGTTAAAATATATCCTAAAATAGTTATTATAATTATTAATCTCGTTATTGAATTCAGTTTTTGTTCATAACACATATCTGATGTAGGCAATAATTCCATTATATAATCTTTGTTAAATAATATAGATGGGTCATTTATCCAAAATTGAGTTATCATTATATATATAATGACACTTATTTTTTTTCATTTACTCTAATTTTTGATATTTTCATAAAAAAATAAAATATCAAAAATATCTATCAATAATTTGAAGATTACTATCGTTTGAAGCATCAAAAAAATGTATTATTTCATGATATATTTCATTATATTCATTATCATTATCATATTCCCTGCATGTATAGAGATCAAAAGATAAATGCTTCTTTTCTGGAAATGAATGAATTGATATATGTGATTCTGATAATAAAAATAAAATACTATGACCTATTGGGATAAACACGTGCGATAATTCTTTTATTATTCCAAAATTATGTTTTTTACATATTTCTCTCAATAAAAATATTAGATCTTCACTCGAATTTAATTTATTTAAGTTTTTTATACCCTTTATATCACAAATCATATGTTTTCCAGATGAAGAGCGTTCAGTAAACATTATTATATTATTTCACTAATATTTTTATATTATTATAATAGTTATTATATTTTTACTTATATTTTTATTCTTGTTATTTTTTATTCTTTTTATTTTTTGTTTTTGAACTGGTTGTTTCTTGTTTTTGAGATCGTGGGGTTTTTTCTACTTTTTCACCTGTGCTAAAGATAGATGCTATATGTTCATCTGTAAAATTATTATTTATATCACTAATATGATCATTATTATTAGGATATTTTAAAATTTGTTTTTCTTTTGAAATTCTGATAGCTTCTGCTTTTGCTCTTATTCTTTCTTTCATCTGAGCAGATTTCATATTCCTATTTAATTGTGCCTCCATAGCTCCCATATTTACTTTACCTCCCTTTCCCATTCCAGACATTCCCATTTTATTTAGCATTTGTTGGATATTTCCCATTCCGGGCATATTTTTCATTTTATTCAATATATCAGATGCTTCAGACATTATTTCGCTTTCTTTTATTTCACCAGATTTAATTCTTTGGTCAAGTTTATCTCCAACGGTCTTAACAAGACCCATTAATTTTGTTGGATTTTTTATTAATTTATTAAATACATCTTTCATATCTGTTGTATTGTCCATATCTAAATTTAAATTATTTGCTGTTTCTTCTGCAATTTCTTTTGCTAACATTCCTAATTTTCCATTTAACATTCCAGAAATATGTTCATGGATATCTTCTGGATTTGGAATGTTTTCCATATTTATCTTTTCATTTAACGCATCATTATCATCTAAATTCATATTACCACTAATATCAAAAATATTCTGCATTTGTGATAATGTTTCTTCTAATTTAGTTTTAAATTCGTCTTCATTAATTGCTTCGAATAACTTTGCTGAGTCACCAAATGCTTCTTTATCATTAATTGAACCAATTATAGAAAATAAAATTAATTGAAGATACTTCCATATGGTATCTCTTGTTTTATCACTTATGTCAAAATTCCATAAATTCTTAAAATGAATATGAGGTAAAAATTCTGTATCTGCATCAGAATCTTCTTTAAAAATAGAATCATTTTGATATAATATTTCAAAAAATCTTGGAGGATATTTTTTTTGACAAAATTTAAATAAAAATTTAATGGATGTTTTTCTTGATTCATTTATTTTTTCTTCACGTTCTTTCTCATCTTCAATATAACTAAAAAATTCATTTGATTTCCACCATTTATTAATTAATCCATCTACTTCAGGAAAAGTTGTCTTTATATCAGAAACAAAATCTTTAATAATTTTTGAAAACTCTTCTGGGATTATTAGTTCTTCACTCATTATATGTTTGATATAAATTTATTTTTTTAAATCAAACTATTATCAATTTATTTAATTTATTATATTTTAATTATTTTAATTTATTATATTTTAATTCTTTTATTCACATAAAGCAGATAATTTAGTCAAATTTTGAATATACTTCATTGTTTTTAATTGATTTTCTTTACTCATTTTGCTAATTGGGTCACGAAGTCTATTAATTGCTTCCATTATTTTATCCGAATTTTGCGCTGTTTCTAAATCTTGTGAATAATCTTTATTAATAAAAAATGAAATATCACCTTTTTCAATTTCTGCTTTATATTTACTGACAATAAATGTATTCCAAATTTTAACTATCATTTTAGGATTTGCCTTTCTAATTGCCAAAAGCGAATTTTTAGCAGTTAAAATATCTCTATCTTCCGGAAAAACATTTTGAACATCTGTTACAAATTCCACAAAATGATCATTAAATACAGATAATATATTCATATTTGACATATTTATTTATTTTATATTATTATTTTTAAATGGGTTTATTATTTATATTTATATTTATAATATATAAACCATAAATCATAAATCATATACATTTATACAAATATCTAAAAACTCATTGGAGGTTTATTTCCCGTTATGTTTCTTAAATCTGCTTCTCTTTGTTCTTGAATACGTTTCATCATATCTTCTGTTGAAGATTCTGCAATTTTATTTGCATTTTTATATTCAGTATCATCTGTAGGCGTATTAAATTTGTCTATATAATTTAAATCTACATAATTATGCATTTGCCTCATTCCGCCATTACCCTTCGCGGATAGTGAATCAGAATCTTGATCTAAATAACTATACTGATCTGATACAATGTTAGAATAATTACCACCACCACTACAAAAAGAAAAAGCCATAGGTTCTAAATTATTATAAGTAGCTTGCTTAATTGCCATTTCTTGTTTAGGTTTTAAATGATTTAAAATAGATTCACCATACAAAACATTATATCCCTGATTTAATAAAAGTAAAGCAGGAACACGATTTACATTTTCTGGCATAATAATTTTTTGTCCGTTTTCTAAAACAATAAATATTTTTCCATTTGAATCTTTTACTCTTTTGTCAATACATATGTAATGTATATTATTTGAAATATTTGCCTTAGAAAGTGTTTGCAAAAGTTTTTTAGAATGTTCACAAAAATTGCTATAATATAATATTGAACTCATAGTAATCTATATTAAGTTAATCGTATTTAATATTTAACTTATTTTTTAAAAAAATTGATTTATAAAATGAATATTAAATATATACTATTATTAAATATAATGAATCCTATCGTTGAACTTAAATCGAAAAAAACTGATTCAATTGAATATGACACAATTGAATTTACTTTAAGTGGTGTAAATGTAAGTATTGCTAATGCTATTAGAAGAACAATATTATCTGATATTCCATTAATTGTTTTTAAAACATCACCATATGAAGAAAATAAATCAAATATTATTGCAAATACAAGTCGTTTGAACAATGAAATAATTAAACAACGACTAAGTTGTATTCCTATCCACATTAAAGATGTAGAATCATTTCCTATTAAAAATTATTTATTAGAAGTTAATGTTGAAAATTTAACTGATAATATAATATTTATAACAACTCAAGATTTTAAAATTAGAGATTTATTGTTAAATAAATTATTAGATGAAAATAAAACACGAGAAATATTTCCAGCAAATGATTTAGGATATTATATTGATTTTGTTAGATTAAGACCAAAATTATCAGATGAATTACCTGGTGAAAAACTAATTCTGACTTGTGAGTTTTCAATCGGTACAGCAAAAGATGATGGTATGTTTAATGCTGTATCAACATGTTCTTATGGATTTACACCAGATGATGTAAAAATAGATATTGAACTTAAAAAGAAAATTCAATCTTGGAAAGACCAAGGCAAAAATGAAAAAGAGATTGATTTTGAAGCAAAAAATTGGAAATATTTAGATGGAATGAGAATAACAAAACAAGATAGTTATGATTTTATAGTCCAAACTATAGGTATATATACAAATTATGAATTACTCGATATGGCATGTGAAATAATAAATAAAAGATTATATCAAATAGATAATTTAATTGAAACAGATAAATTAATAATTAATAAATCGCAAAATACATTAAAAAATTCATATGATATTATTTTAGAAAATGAAGATTATACAATTGGAAAAATATTAGAATATGCATTATACAGTAAATTTTATGTAGGGTCAAAAATACTAACCTATTGTGGTTTTAAAAAAATGCATCCTCATGATCCAGATAGCATTATTAGAATCGCATATGACCAAGAGGAACCCGTAACACTAGTGAAACAAAATTTGAAAGAATGTATTACTGATTTAGTAGAAGTTTATAAAAAGATCAAAAAGGAATTTCTTAAATTTGTTAAAAATTAAGTATTTATAATAATTTTAATAAAAATATATTGAATATTATTTTTATAAATAAAATATAATTATTATTTTTATTTATAATTTTGTATACTTTATAATTTTGTATACTTTATAATTTTGTATACTTTATGATTTTGTATACTTTATGATTTTGTATACTTTATGATTTTATACTTTATGATTTTATATTATTTATTTTAGTTCTGATTCAATTTTCATTAAATCTACATTACGTTTTCGCATTTGATAATTTAAACAATACATTAACAGACTAGGATGCATTTCATTTACATATTTAATAACAACTGTATTTGATACAAATAGTTTTTGTTCTCTCAACTCATTTAAATATTTTTGATGAAGATTAAACATATGTGTTCTGAATTGCTCAGGATAATTAATTAGAGGTGATTCTTTTTTTATGTAACACGATAAATAATTATTGTATAAGGTATTTGTAAATAAGTGAATCTGATCTCTAAAATATGAAAACTCACTTTTATTTTCAGGATAATATTTTAAATAACTTGAAACTTTTCCTTCTTTTCTTAAACATAAATATTGATACTGTAATTTTGGTTGATTCCCTCTCAATTGTCTTACTTGTTCATAAACAGGATTTCTAATTTTTGTTCTTTCACCCGTCTCATTATTATATAGAACTACACCTAAAATATCATAAGGTGTATTCATAGATGAATACTTATTAATTAATGATGAATAATCACTACATTCATATTTTTTTGGAAATTTTATAGTTGTACTATTCCAATTATATAATTTAAATGAATCTATATGTTGTGGTACAACAAATAGTTTGTCTTCAGATTGATAAATATCATATATTGATATTAAATATAATTGAGGTTTATTAATAGGAACAACAATTCTATTATTTGGATGTTGAAGAACAAAACTATAACAATATCTTCTATTTAATAAATTGAGATTTAGATTATTTTCTTTTGCTGCCTCAAAAAACATGTCTCTGAATGTAAAATTATTATTTTTATAATATTTATAAAAACATGATGTTGCACCAACAGTATTTCTTGTAGCAATTTCCCAATCACCATATAAACCTATATTCTGATCCCAAAATACATTAATCATCGTTCCTTCAACAAACTCTTGCGCTACAATATTTTCAGTTTTAAAAGGATATTTTTGGATAAATAATTCAGAAGAAATTGATTTAGGCGGTGCAAATGAAACAACTTGGTTAGTGCTATTTACTATAATTGACCTACATAATCCGAATGTAGAAATTAATTCATTATTTAATAATTGTTTATCATATACAATAACCTTATACTTTTGATTATTATTAGTTTTACATTCAATTTTATTGAGTTTTAGTATTTTTGTTTCATTTACATTATCATTATTAATTAAATCATTTAATCCAGGAATATCAGATAAATTATATTGTCTAAATAATCTATTTGAAGATGAATACATTATATTTATGTTAATAAATTATGTAATAATGTCTTTAAACTATATTTTTAAATGAATTATACTCAGTATAAAAATTTCTAGCAATAATATAGAAACAAATGTCATTAAATTTAAAAAGTATTAATAATGTAGAAAATTTGACAGAAAAGGTAATTGAAAATGAAACAATAATAGAACTAGAATTAGGAGATGTAATTAAAATATATGATAATTCAAATGAAATATTAAATCAAAATACATTTATAATAGATTATATTGATTCAACTAAAATAAAATTAATAAATGTTGATACATTAAATTTAGTTCAATTGAAAATACATGAAAATGGTGTAGTCGGAGATGGTACTATAAACAAAATATCTATCTTAAGTAGAAGCGAAACACCTGGTTATGCTAGACAAAATAATTTATTACCAAGCACTTGGATTAATATTTATTTTGGAGGTGATATCCCTGTAATTTTGACAGGTGAAATTACTAATTTAGAAGGAGATATGATTGAAATAAGAACATATCCAGATAATGATATTATTTATATTAATTTTGATTATAAAGGATTACCAGAAGATTTACCTATTGAATCAATTGAAATTAGAGATAAACCAGAAACACAAAAAGAAAAAATAATTGAGAAGGAGGAATTGGAGGAAACTGAGATTCCTGAACTTGAAAAAGAAAAGAGAGAAATTAATTTAGAAAAAATTCAAACAAAAATCCCTGTAGAGGAAGTAAGAGCACAATTTCGTGAATTTATAGTTAATGCTGACCAAATTAAATTCGGTAATGAAGAGTTAGGACAAATTACACAATATGTGGATGTTGATATAAGATCACAAAGATATAGTATTGAAGTTCAAACCTCAGATTTATTGGATGATTTATTGTCTACAATTCCTAATATCAAAAGAACCAATAGAGTTTTAAATAATATTCATATGATGATAGATAGATTTAAACAATTGAGAGAAAAATTTTCATCATTTGATGAGTATGGTAATGTTAAAGGGATAAAAGTATATGAGGCTGATTATAAACCATTAATTGAATATTTTCAAAAGTTTAATAAAAATTTATATTGGATATTGCCTGTTGTTAAAAATATAAAAAAAATATATAATGTTAGTGAGGTAAATGGTGAACAAATTCAAGTAGAAAATACAATGGATGATATTACAAATATATCACAGTTAATAAATAGTTATAGAGCAAATGAATTGAATATAGATGAAAATAAATATGTTTCACTTTATTCAAAGTTAAATCCTTATTTTACACCATTTAATGATTTAAATGATGAAAATTTATCAGATATAATATATGAAAAAGATGTTGAGGAAAATATAAATTTAATAATCGATAATTTAGGTGATCTTTATTCTACTGTTTTTGCAAATAAAAACTTAAGAAATCGTAAATTTTTAATTCAAAAATATAATTTGGGTTTAAGTAATCTTGAAGCAACGAATTTAACCGGAAGTCGTATGATTTCACAAAGAGTTAAATTAACGAATCCTGATGTAATGTATTTAAAATCAATCATTACATTACCAGAACCGACAATTCGTTTTTCACGTGTTAATTTACCTGGATCAAACATTCTTGATAAAGCAACATTAAATGAACATTTTTTAAATTATTGGCAATTATTGAAAAAAAATACTAAAATAAGTGATATATTGATTAATAACTTTGATGATTATATTGAATATAATGAAAATAATTTTGTAAATAACATAAAAAATTATATACTTAATACAAGTGGAGATTTGCAAAAACAATATTCAAATGTTGAATTATATCAAAAATTTATAAATCATATAATACCTAAGACTAGAATTTTATTTAATTTGATGAAAAAATATATAACCGGTAAATTATCTATTGTAGATGTTGTTGGATATTTGGAACCTTTTTTAGTGTATAGTGATAATCTTACTTACATGCAGTATAAAGAAATAGCAAATTTTATTAATTCCAAAATATCAGAATACAACAAAAATTTTATAAATAAATCAAAGGTATTTTTACAACTAAAAAGATTACCAACAGAAAGATATGCACAACAAAACATATTTAATTTATTTAATATTATAGTAAATGCAGAATTAAAAAATGAAATTACTGATTTATATAATTTAAGTAATCTAGAGTATGTCCAAGGTAAATTATATACTAATTCTGAAACATTAACAAAAATAATAAAAGAAGATTGCGGTAAATTGTATAATAGTGCTCTCTCTGTACAATCATTACCATTAATGTTTCCTTTAGAATTTTCTCATATTTTAGATGCAGAACGTGATAAAAATAATAAGATTATTAACGAAGAAGAAAATAAAAAAACATGCGAAAATATTGTAATTGCAAAATATTATACTAATGAGACACAATTATTAGATGATAATGAAGTAGATATTTATTTTGATAAAAAATATGATACTACAAATTATAGTATATTAGATGATTATGAAAAAGAAATATTGAATATGTCTCCAGAAAACTTCCTCACATTTTTAATGAATAAGTTGAGAGAAAAATACAAACTATCAGACGAAGATTCAGAATATTTAGCAGATACCTTGATAAATGGTCACAAAAGAGTTGTTAATGGGCAATATGCTGTATTATATTTAGGTATTCAATCAGATGAACCTTATGATTATTATGTTAGAAAAAATAATAAATGGGAATTAGATACAACAATTGATAAAAAAACATCGACAGATAATAGTAATTTGTTATGTAATTTACAGAATAAATGTATTAGTGCAATTCAGAAAGATATAAAAGAAGATGATTGTGAAAGTTTTGAGTTAAATGAAAAAAGATTGCAGAATAATTTATTAAAAAATATAATAGACGAATTCGACAACAACTATAAATTATCAAAAGAACAACTAACTCAAAAAATAAAAGAAGAGTTTACTTATAATGTATCAATAATGCCTATTTTAATAAGTATGAAAAATGAAGCATTATTAAAATATAATAACCAAAAATATAATATAGGATATGTACTAGATGAAGAATTTAATACTATTATAGAATCACCATATTTAAAATTAAGGGATTTAATATTGATGCAACAAGATTTCGTAAAAAAACAGAATGATATTATTCGATTTGTAAATTCATTTACAAGAAAAGCATATGAGGGAATTGGTCCATTAGGTGAGGAAGAATCAGAACACTGGTTATATTGTCAAAAAACAAATACAAAATTACTTCCTATTTTTAAATTTAATATGGCATCTGCATTTATTAATGAACCTGATAGATACAATGAATATGTTGAATTATTAATAGCAAAAATAGGTAAAATAAGTGACGATGGAAATTATAATGTTGATATTCATAGCGGTTGGACAATACAAAAAATAGACTTTGATACTGAAGAAGGTTATGAAGAAGGTTTTAAGATATCATCAAGGGCAATATTAGAACAAGATATTGGTAATACAATTATTATATCTACAGACACTACAGAAACAATAACAAAAAAAACATTATATAGTACATCTGAATTAATTATGATTAATAATATTATAAGTGCATTATCCGGTTTTATGGGAATAAATATTGAAATTCAAAAGGAATTTATTATGAACGCTGTTACAGAAATGGTTAGAAATACTATGCCAAAAGAATCAGATTATAAAAAGATAGTGAAAGATATGCTTAATAAAAATAAAACGATTCCAACATATGAAGAATTATATTTTACTGCTCTACTTTATAATACATTAGGTATGTTTTTAATAGCAATACAAACAAGTATACCTTCAATAAAAACTCGAAGAACATTTCCTGGTTGTGTTCGTTCTTTTGTTGGTTATCCGTTTGAAGGAACAGGTGATTATTCAAGTTTAACCTATATAGCGTGTGTTGTATTTAAAATAAAGAGTAAGGATAAACCATGGTATGTATTAAAAGGTAGATCACAAGAATATATTTTTAATAAAATTAAGACAATAATTGATGGTACTGAAAAAACAAGTGGTCTTATGTCATTACAAGAAGTGAGAAGAAAATTTGAAGAAAAAACAGAATATTTATTATTGAATCCACAAAATGAAATACCAGAAGAACATAATATATTAAATTGGAATCAGTTTTTACCTCCACTTATACCATTTAAATTAAAAAGATTATTAAATATATCACCTGAATTTGAAAAATCATTATTAGGAGATTTAAAAAGCGGATCACCTGAGCAGAGAGAAAAAATACTTGTTTTATACTCAAAAATTATTCAATTTTCGCTTGCTATTCAAGAATCTATAAAAAGTGTAATTGAAAAGAAACATTTAATTTTAAATAAATCAAACAATGAACCTTATTTAGAAAATTCTTGTTGTAATGAAAACAATAAATTAACAACAATTAATTATTTTGAACATGAAAATAATCATATAACAGAATATAATAATATTGTAAATAATTTAAATAAAATAATTGTAGACATTACTCACTATTCAACAGCACAATTATATCAAAGTTTAATAAATACAAAAAATATTTATCCATCTTTATCATCTGATCATAGCGTAGAAACAATATATTTAGCATTTATAAAATATTGTCATTTTAATTCACTTATACCAATAGATGAAGATTTATTGCCTATATGTAGTGATAAACCAACGTTATTTGAAAATGATACATTACCTGAAATTATAACCAAATTAAAAAATGATGGAAGAAATTATTCAAAAGAGTCGTTTTTAAGATTATTACAAATAATTAATAGAAAAAATATTATTCATTTAAATTTGGAACCATCAAAAACTTCATGTGTATCTATATTAATAAAAACATTAGAAAATATAGATGATGAAAATGACGATGTAGTTGAAAGATCATTAAGAGAATTAATAACAAATGCATTAGATACATTTGATATAGCAACAAATAAAATAACAAAAGAGACAAAAAATTTAAATGATTTTTTGATTAAAAATATCGAAAAAATGAAAGGTGAGATTATAAATTTTGTAAATAACAATATTGATTCGAAAGTAACAAAAAAATCGTTAAAAAAATTTACTTCCTACATTAATAATTTAGGAGAATGGGCAATTCAAAAATCTCAACATAATATAGAAAATAAGGTTTCAGATGATTCTTTATATACAATAACAAATTTTATTAAAACTTCAATAAATTATATTGTTAGCGTATTTCCAAATATAATACTTAATAAAGTAGATTATAATAATATTAATGTACCAAAATATTGGAAATTATCTCAAAGACATTCATCAGATATTAAAAAATATATTAGTGAATTTTATGAAGTTTTAAGAAATTATTATGATGATACTGTATTATATAATATTTTAAGCAAAATTCAAATATCATCAAAAAATATTATAAATCTTTCAAATGTTTTTCCAAGTTTTTCAACAATAAAATATGATGAAAAAGAGTTAAAAGCAGTATTTGATGAAAGAACAACAAAATATTTATTTGAATATCTATTACTTCGAGTATTTATAAATTATATAGATTTAACAGATGAAAATGAAATGATTGTAAGAGAAATACCCAAAAAACAGGTCGTTGAAGATATATTTTCTACTGAGTATCTTGAAAATAGAGAAATTGTTGCAGATGTAGAATATGAACCTAGTTCAAGTTATGGTAAATATGAATTAGTAAGTGGTAATAAAAAAAAATTAAAACAAAGAGTTTCAAATTTATTCATTTCTTATGCAAATATTTTAGATAACGAAAAAGATGTTATAGATGTTCCATATGAAAAAATCCAAGACAGAGTTTTTAAACTTAAAGAAAAAGAAAAGAATTTAGTAACAGATAGATTAAAAATCATGACAGATGAAGAGAGAAATGCAGACACAATATTAAAAATTAATAAACTAGGACCAATATACAGCAAGGGTCTTCAAAAAAGTTTAATAGAATATGATAGAGACGCTTACGATGATGAAAGAGAATTTTTAGAAAAAATGATGGTTTTTGAAAAAAATATATCTAATAAAACAGGAGCAACTGGTGATGAATTAGAAGATTTAGTAAATGATTATTTAATTGAACAACAAATATCTGAAGAAATAGATGAGGAAGTATATGATATAAGTTATTTAAATGAAGATTATATGGATGGAAATACAGACCAGTATGGTTTTACTGAATCAGAAAATTATGAAGATTATGAATCATGATTAAATTATATTCACTTTTCACATATAAAAAAATATATAAATATAAAATAAAATATTAAAAATATAATTATAAAAAATTGTTTATAATTATATATAATATGTATCGAAATTATATAAGAGAAAACGTTACAGTAGTATCTATAATTTTATTTATAACAATATTTGTTTTTATTCAGATAGTAAAACCTGCTTTTTTATATAAAAGTGATGGTAGCATTAGAGAATTTGGGATTGGATATAAAAATAAAACAATATTGCCAATTTGGTTATTATCTATCATTTTAGGAATTTTATGTTATATTTTTGTTATGTATTATGTACTTTATCCAAAATTATTTTAATATAATAATATATTTTTGATATATATTATTATAAATTTATAAAATATATAATAATATAAATTTTACGTCTATATTTTATTATGGAATCAGATTTTATATTTACAAGATTACCAACGGATATTATAAATAATATATTGAATTATACAGGAAAAATATATTATTATAAAGGTAAATATATAGGAAAAATAGATAAAAATAATGATAAATATAATAGTTTAATGAGGGTTCCTAAACCCGTAAAAATATCTCGAAATAAATATAATTTATATTTAATAAATAAAAATACTTCGTTAGGATATATACTACAATATGATATAGATTTTATAAAAAAAACTATAATACTTCAACTTATGTTTAAAAAAGGTTGTAGTTTTATGGGTGATTTAAGAACAATTGAATGGTATATTATGCCATCAAATATTTATTCAAAATGGAGAAGAGTAACAAGTTATACAATTTTAGAAATATAAATATAGATAATATTATTTGATAAAATTAAATACATTAAATATAATTTATTTAATGTAAATAAAAATAATAATTAAATATAAAATAAACCTTGTTTTCAGTGTTTGCTTACGATAGTGATGAAATTACAAAATATATTTAACTGGAAATAGTGTATGTAGTATTATTTTGTTTTTGTGTTTTTTCAATTTCTTGTTGTTGTTTTAAATACTCTTGATAATTTTTTTCCATAGTTTCTGGATTGCTTTTACAACCTTGTGATGTTATTTTAAGTTGAACTAATGATACTAATAGTAATCCAGTATAAATATACCACATAGCTTCACCAACATTATCTCTAGTTACAACAAGTTCAAATAGTTCATTTTTTTTATGAATAGTTTCAGGTGAGTCAACTTGATATTGCGATTTCATTAGTGGTTTTAATATATTCCAATATTTAGTAAAATTATCAGGAACAATTTGATTGATTAATAAAGATGTGTTACCACAGATTTTTACTATGGCATCAGCAGCGTCTTGTAGTGCCTTTTTTTCAGTATCAGAAGAACCTGAGTTATCGATAGTTTTTTGTAATTCTGGATTTATGAGTAAATCTGTAAGTACTTTATTTGCTGAACTAGATACATAAAAATAACCTATTACATCAGAAAAAGCGCTTTTAAAACCAGGAAATACGATTAATATAATAATAACTACGCCAAATATTAATATCCAAGGAATAAATGTAAGTATGCCTGCACTACCCATATTTTCTGATATATTTCCTCCACAAGTATTCGAAATAATAGAAGAGTTAACTATAAATTGAATAATTATTACTAACAATAGATAAATACCTAAATATATATAATTATTTTTTATGTATGATTCATATTTAGTAGGATCAATTAGTATTTGATAAGATAAATTTGGTTTTAAAGCTAAGTAATAAAATACAGTTGTTAATATAAATGTTATAATATTTGTATAAGAATTCGTCATATAGATTATTAGGATAAATTAATTTACTTTTATAACTATATTTATTATGGATTTTGAAGATTTTACTAAACCAAAATTAATAGAACCAGGCATAAAATATTTTTTAAGTGAAACACTAAAACAATGTCATATTAATAAAAATAAATACTATAATATTTTGATTAATACAGGTTTATTTTTTGGATTTATTGTAATTTTAGGAGTAATATTATTAGTAAAGTATAAAGGAAGATTAACTAACGCTGAAAAAGAGGCAATAAATAGACAAAAACAGCAATATATTTTAACAAAAATAAAAAATTTACAAGAAGCCAAAAGAAAAATGCATCAAGAATTAATAACAGGTTTACCTAATTGGGATAATGAATATGCAATGATACATAATAAAATAAATTATAATTAATAAATAAATAAATAATAGTAAAATATATATAATGTTAGAATACAAAGAAGCAATTGATAATTACTATAAATTGAAAGATAAGTATGATAAACAAATTAAAAAAGTAGTTTCATCAATAAGTAATAATATAAATTTGAGCGTAAGAGAAAAAAGAAAAGAATTTTTAGAATATAAACCGAAATGCATAAATTGTTTAAGACCTGTTGGAACTATTTTTTCATCAAAATTTAATGAAGATGAAGGATGTAGGACATTAATTGCGATGTGTGGTGATAGGGTAAATCCATGTTATTTAAATATTAATATAAGTGCTGGATATGTTGCATTATTACCTGAATTAATAAAAGAAAATGAAGATATGATAAATGAAAATAAATATGATATAATAAAATATAAAAACTCATTATTGTTTGGTTATTTAAGTTCAGAATTAGCAGTTGAAAAGTTTGATAAACTAAAAGAAGAAATAAATGAAGATACTAGTTTATATGAATATTACTTTAATTTATATAATGATTTGATAGATAATAAAGTAATGAATGAAGAATTAAAATCAAATATTGTATTAATAAATTCAACAATAAAATCAATAAAAAAGTCAATTCAAGATTATAATGAAACAAATGATAAACAATTTATAATGGATGCGGTTGAATTGTATGTACATAAATTAAATGGTGCAAATGGTTTATTAAATAAAGTTAAAAACCAAAAGTATAAAATAAATATGATTGAATTTAATGAGGATTCAAATACTTATCATCTTATACAAAAAGAAGTTGGAATAGAAAATTTAGAATATTATATTAAAGATCAATCTATCTTAAGTTATGATATTGGTTACGGTAAAAGTAGAGGTAAAACAATGAAAGAAAAAACCGTTAAATCGAAAAATATTACAAAGAAAAATCGTAAACCAACTCTATTAATAGAAGAACAAGAAGAAAAAGAACAAGAAAAAGAACAAGAAATAACACCTGAAACAATATCTAATACATATATAATTGAAAATAGTGATGTAAAATGGAAAAATTCTGAATATCAATATATATGGAATACATTAAATCCAAAATATAAAAATGCGCTTTTAAAAGACCCTATGTGGATGCAAAAAACATTAGATTCTTTTGTGAATAATAAAAGAGAAAAAAAACCTAGAGAATTTATTAATCCACCAAATTTAATCATACCACCTCAAATGATGAATGATGGAATATATAATTTTGGTAATGATACATATAATGAAATATTTAATTCAGCACCAAAATTACAAAAAGATAACTTGTTGACAATGTTACCTAAAAATAAAAATGATATTATTAATAATAAAATGTTTATGGATGCTTTATCTCTAATAGTTTCTAATAAATTAGGATTTAGTAAATTTTAAAATGTTAATTATTATTATATGATATTGAATTATATTTCGCTTCCGGTATTTATTATTAGTTTCGCTATTGGTTTATTTTTTGTTTATATAATGGGAACAGAAATGAAAACAGTATATATATATCCTAACCCAAACATAGTTGATAAAATATTATTAAAAGATAAAGCAGATAACTGTTTTAATTTTGTATCACAAGAAGTAGAATGTCCTAATGACAGTTCTTTAATAACAAATGTTCCGGTTCAAGCATAAAAATATATAAAGTAAATAAATGATAAATTTTTATTATTTAATAATTTATCTTAATAATATAAATGGTTCATTTTGGTAAATTTGTGCATAGTCAAACGGGAAAATATGTAATGTCTTTATTATTAGGTTTTGGATTAGCTTCATTATTTAGAAATGTATGTAAAGATAAAAATTGTATAATATTTCATGCACCTGCTTTAGAAGAAATTAAAAATAAAATATATAAGTATAATGATAAATGTTACAAATATAATTTTGAACAAAATAAATGTGACTTAAATAAAAAAATAATAGACTTTGCGTAATTAATATAATCAATCATTCTTTATTATATTTATGAATGATACAACAAGTATTTTAGACTTACCGACTGATCCTGTTAATGGGGGAAGTGTAAGTAATAATAATATTGTATTACAATCGAGTGAAATAAATACACAAACGAATAATCAAAATTCTAATGCATCATCGTTTAGTTTAGACCAAACAACAATTAATCAAATAGTTAGTGGATTACAACAAGCAAGTGCTACAGGTGCAACTCAATTGCCTTCAAGAGATATTCCTATGACAACAAATAATTTAACTCAAGATCCAAACATTCAACCCAATTATATTCCTCAACCTCAAATAACACAAGATTACATAAAAAACGAAGAAACGACAGATGATATAATAAATAAATATAATAGAAGTTTAAACAATTCAAATTCATTAGATGATATGTATAATGAAATTCAAGAACCTTTATTGATTGCTATATTATATTTTTTATTTCAACTTCCTTTTTTTAGAAAAAATTTATTTAATTATTTACCCATGCTTTTTAATAAAGATGGTAATTATAATATTCAAGGATTTATGTTTACAAGCATTTTATTTGGAATGATATTTTATTTATTAAATAAAATAACAACACATTTTGGCACATTTTAATTTTTTTCGTTTATTGAGTATTTTAGTTAATAATATATTTATTTAAGTATGATAAATAAATATATTGATAAACTTATAGAAAATTTACCCGATGAAATAAAGAACAATAAAAGTCCATTAATAATAGATTTAGTCTTAGATGGTGGTTTATTTAATGGAAGTTATTTGTTAGGTGCATTATATTTTTTAAAAGAGATGGAAAATAGAAAATACATTAAAATAGAAAAAATATCAGGTTGTAGTATCGGTTCTGTTGCTGCATTTGTCTATTTATTAAATTCATTAGATTTAATGTTAGAATTATATAAAATCATATTAAATAATTTTAAAAAAACGTATACTTTAAAAAAAATAAAAAATTTAAAAAATTATCTAAAAAAACATATACCTGAAAATATATGTGAAATTGTGAATAATAAGTTATATATTACATATTACAATATCCATAAAAATAAAAAAATAGTTAAAAATAAATATAAAAATGTTAATGAAATTATAGAAACTATAATTAAATCTTGTTTTATTCCATTTTTAATAGATGGCAATTTACTTTATAACAAAAAATATATTGATGGTTTTAATCCTTATATATTTAAAGAAAATAATGGTAAAAAGGTATTATTTTTAGATTTATTTGGTTATGATAAAATTAATGGATTGATCAATGTTAAAAATGAAAAAACAAATCATCACAGAATATTAAGTGGATTACTGGATATTCATAATTTTTTTATAAAAAAATCAAGTACTTCTATGTGTAGTTATGTTAATAATTGGTCAATATTAAATAAATGTTTTTTTAATATAAAATTACTTATTGAAAAAATAATTGTATATATTATTATTTTTGGTGTTTATTTAAAAAAACGGTTCAATTATGATATAAATGACAATGTATTTTTAAAAATTATATCAAAAATAGTTTATGATTTATATATAATTTTATTGGAAACATATTGTTTATAGTTTATCAAGATATAATTATTAAATAGAATGATAAAGTATAAAATATTATTTTGAAACATAATTTTTATTTAGTTTTTTATAATCCTTATTTTTAAGTTTTTTAGTTTTTCCCCAAAAATTTAAGGATAATATTTTTTGTTTTTTATTATTTTTTTTTGTTTTTTTATTTTTAACGGGTGTTTTAGTTTTAGTTTGTTTATTTTTTTTGTTATCTTCTGGTCTGTAATTTAAAAACCATTCTTCATATTCTTTTGAGTTCTTTTTATTTTTTAATTCTTGATACTTTTCTGCTTTTTCTGCTCTCATTTCTTCAACAGATTCTTGATGTCCTATACATGTAATACTAAATCTTTTAAGCAAACCCTTTTGTTCCAATCTATTTTTTTGTTGAACATCAAATAAAAACTTTGACATACATAATATTCTATCTGTAAATTCTTTAAAATAATCTTTACCTGTATATAAAAATGCCAAATAAAAACTTAACATAGTATCGATTGTAGCAATTTTTACGTTTTGTCCTTTAATATGTATAATATTATAACTATGACAAGCAACTGGTTTATATATAAATGCTATAGTATCATTATCAATTTTAATTTCATAATGTTCTGGTATAATTTCTCCAATAGAATCTCGTTTTATTATTTCAACATTTTTTATATTAATATCTTTCAATCTCTCTTTTACAATTTCGGCTGTTGTTTCAGGTTCATTCGAAAGAACTTCAAAATCAGCAATTTTATTTAATTTTTTTCTTAATTTATTAGGCATATATTGAGAATATAATGAAATTGCATACCCACCAAAAAATACAACACTCTGGTTTATAAAGGTTTCTCTTACAACATCATAAATAGTTTCTTCATTAGATTTATCAAACATCTCTCTCTGGATTTCTACATTATCACAATTTATAGATGTTAATGGATAGTTTTTATTTAATAATGTTAATCTTTTTAATACCTTTTCCCATCTTGAAGTGTCACCTGCAGGTCTAGATAATTCAAGGTACATTGACATTCTTAAAAAATTAGGTGGTGCGTATAAAATTCCGGCAACTCTTATGGAATCTCTATTTAACGCTTCAAATATTTCTTTTGGTAAATGTGTTATATCTGCAACAGGCATATAATTAACATAAACCTTATAAGTACCATGGTGTTGTCCAGATTTCGCCTCCACATCAGTATAACCTTTATCATAGTAAATATTTGCAAGTTCTTTTGCATCATCTAATGCATTATGTGAAAAAAAATCATAGTCTGGAATTTCTACATCTTTATTGTAAAATTGTTCTTCTTTTGGTAATAAATTATTTATGGCTGTTCCTCCATAACAAATTAAATTTTTTTTTTTAATAAAGTTTTCTACTATTTCAATAATGTCTTTTACATCTTCTGAGTTAGCAATTCGTTTACCTATTTTTTCGCCTGCTTTATCTACAGCAATACGCAATATTGCTAACTCACACTCATTAAAATTCATAGATTTGCTACATATTTTATCTTTCATTATATATATTATTTATATTAAAGCAATAATATAAATAAAATTTATTTTATGATTATTTAATCATTATTTGATAACTTATTTAACAATATTATTTTATATCCAAATCCGCGATAGATGTATAAAAATCTTTTTTATCAAATATTGTGTTGCAACCATTACATTGGCATTGTGTATCATTAATTATATGAAATCTACCTGCTAAATTTGGCAACTTTCCTGTTTTTTTACATTCAGGGCAATTTGCATTAACTTTATTTTGAAAATTAGATTGTGATTGTCCCATAAATTATTTAACTATACAATTAATGTATGTATTTTTTTAAGTGATTTTACATTATATTGTAATCTTTTTTCAAATAAAATTAATAATTAAAATTATAATAATCAGAACTCATGTTACGTGTAGCGTAAGATAACTGAGGATCTTGAGGTGTAGGTGCAGGTATAGTTACAGGTTGAAATCTCAATTTATCTGGTTTTAAACAAAATGCGTAACCACAATTATCAAAAAATGTTTTATTTTCTTTAAAAAAATTATCAATATACTGATAACGCATTGCCACAAACTGACAACCTGCATCTCTACAAAATAGTCCACTAGGATTTGTAGGATTTATTCCATTATCCGGAAATACTATAGTCATATCTCTTTTATTAAATTCTCTCAATTCGTTGAGGTCTGGATTGTTTTTAACATCATAATAATTGTATCCTCTCATAAATACAGAATTGCTAGTCATATTTACATATTCTAATAATTGTTTATTTTCTAAAAATGTTGTGTTACTCTTATCAACAATTAAAACAATCTTATTCATCAATTTAATTAACGGTACACTTCCTAAATTATTTCCATAATTTTCATAACTATATTCTTTACCTAACATTCTCGATTCATATGATTTAAATATTGTTGCCAAATTTTTATACATTTCTTGATTGTTACTCATAAATCTAATATGAATAATAATAGGATCTTTATAATTAGGAGCAGTGCTTCCAGAAAATGCATAATTTTCAATTACATTCATAACATCAGTAAACAATACATAGTTATAGGTTTCTTTTATGAAAATATTATCTGTTGTAGAGGTAGCAACAACCGGTTGATTATCAATAGAATATACTTCAAAATCAAGACCACGTACACCTTGTTTTAATATATTTTTTAAATTACATATATTTACAAAATCGTTTTTATAACTTCCTCCATTACAACAATTATATGCTGTATTAATATAATAATCAAATAAATTACCACTACAGTCTGGATCATTTGGATTAATTGAACGTATTTTACCATTTAATGTACCGTATAAGTTATCCATAAAATTACACTCAGAATTTTGTAATCTTGATAAGTAAATTAAGTAAATGATAAAAATTATTATTATTATTAAGATAAATGCTAAAATCATATATGAAATAAAATCTTCTTTTAAATTTAAAACTGAATTATAAGCATCTTTTATAGGATTTATTATTTGTTCTGACATTCTTACTTATAATATATTATGTTTTTAAAATATTATAATGGAATTAAATTAGTTAAAATAATAATAGTTATATTATATATTAAATATGGCAGGTGGTCTAATGCAATTAGTTTCAGAAGGTCAACAAAATATTATTTTAAATGGTAATCCATCAAAAACTTTTTGGAAGGCGACATACGCTAAATATACCAATTTTGGTCTCCAAAAATTTAGAGTCGATTTTGAGGGATCTAAAACATTAAGATTAACAGAAGAATCAACATTCACATTTAAAATACCAAGATACGCCGATTTATTGATGGATTGTTATATTTCTGTTGAATTACCAAATATTTGGAGTCCAATTTTACCTCCTCAAACTTTAACAAATTCTAATGGTTCAACAATATATACTAATTGGGCACCATATGAATTTAAATGGATTGATAATATTGGTGCACAAATGATAAATAGAATTACTATAACTTGTGGAAATCAAAAATTACAAGAATATTCTGGACAATATTTATTGTCTGCTGCCCAAAGAGATTTTAATAACACAAAATTAGAATTATTCAATGAAATGATAGGCAATATACCAGAATTAAATGATCCAGCAAATTCTGGAGCTAGAACAAATGTATATCCAAATGCGTATTATACTATTAATCCATCTGGTGCAGAACCATCCATTAGAGGCAGAACATTATATATTCCATTAAATGCATGGTTCAATTTAAAAACCCAAATGGCATTTCCACTTGTTGCCTTACAATATAATGAATTACAAATTACTGTTACTTTTAAACCTATAAATCAATTATTCAGAATTCGTGATGTTCAAGATTATATAAATAATTATCCTTATATAGCGCCAAATTTTAATAATCCATATCAACAGATGTATAGGTTTTTACAAACACCACCTGATACAGAAGTTGGTCTAAATTCTTATATAGATTTAAGAGGCGTTTGGAATGCTGATATACATTTGAATTGTACATATTGTTTTTTATCAAATGATGAGCAAAAACTATTTGCAGCAAATGAACAAAAATATTTATTTAAACAAGTAAATGAAAATATTTTTTATAACGTAACTGGACCAAATAAAATTCAATTAGATTCGATTGGTTTAGTAACTAGTTGGATGTGGTATTTACAAAGAAGTGATGTTAATTTAAGAAATGAATGGTCTAATTATACAAATTGGCCTTATAATTATATTCCGAATGATATTATTGAAGCACCGACTGCTGGTTCATATCCGAATCCATTACCACCACCAGTAACAATTGGACCTGGTGTGAATCCAAATGGAACACTAACAGGTTTATTTTTAACGGGAGATTATAGTATTCAAAATGTAAAAAATATTTTAGTTGGATTAGGAATATTATTAGATGGTCAATATAGAGAGAATATTCAACCATCAGGAGTATTTAATTATATTGAAAAATATATTAGAACTTCTGGAAAGGCACCTGAAGGATTATATTGTTATAATTTTTGTGTTCATTCATCTAATACAGATTTACAACCATCTGGTGCAATCAATATGAATAGATTTAATACAATTGAGTTAGAATTTACGACTATTGTTCCACCATTAGATCCATTGGCACAAGTGCTTACAATTTGTGACCCCGAAACAGGTGATATTATAGGAATAAATAAACCAACATGGAGAATTTATGATTACAATTTTAATTTAACAATATTTGAAGAGAGAATAAACATGATAACATTTATTGGCGGTAACGCAGGTTTAATGTATGCTACATAATAATAAAATAAATTTAAAAATAAAATAAATTAAAAATAATATAATGGTTATGAATATTTATTTAACAAGCATTTTACTTTTATTGACTAATTCTTCATAACTATCAAATTCAATTTTTTGATTTTTATTTGATGTTATCAAATAATATGTATAAAAAAAAATAGAATTTACATTTTCTTTATTCATATTTAACATACATAAAATTGTATTTCTCTTTTCTTCACATAATATATCGTTTAAATTTAGTCCAAAGTTTGTACCTACATAACCTATAAATATTTTTAAATTTTGAAAATAATCTAATAATTTTGTTTTTGGAAAATAATTTGAAACAATTACTGCTTTAGATTCTTCAATTTCTTTTTCTAATTCTGGTAACATATTATATTCTATATTTGTTGAAATATAATATTTTAATGTCTGACCAGTTGATTCGTTATAGAATATAAATAAATGAGGTTTTAAATATTTTGGACAATTAAATAAGTACCTAATTTTTTCTTTAATATTAAAAATTTTATTTTTATATTTTTTATCAAGTTTAATTATAAATTTTAATTTCATATCATTTTTTTCACATTCATTTATAAGATTTTTAATAAAATTTCTATCATAATTGTTAATATCAAATTCCTTTTTTGTTTCACATATGCTTCTAGGTTTTGTATCAACAAATATAAATTCTTTTGTAAAGAAAAAATCTTTTATTGGAGAAATATGCGTTCCTGCTCCAACATATAATATTTTATTTATAAATTCATCATTAATATTATAAATGTACATTATAATTATATATTAAATTATATTTTTTATATTACAAAAAATTAAAATATATAAATATATAAAATTATTGTACGTAATATGTTTAACTTAAATACGCATTTGAAGCTAATGGTCCTTCATCAATAAAAATGCCAGTTGTCGTATATTTTGGCATATATGATGGCATGTATGTAAGTTTATTAGGTTTGTATCTGTTATCGAATAATTTTCTCTCAAAATTGAATTTATTACTCCATGTGTCTAATCCAAAATTTGCCTGAGGAGATTTTTTGTCTTTATTATTATATATAATTTTTGATTGTGTTCCAATATCAGTTGTTAGTTTTGAATATGTTGGGGTAACTCCTACTGTTAATTTACCAGCGTCATTATTTCCAGGCACATTATTGATTTTACTTGGTGGTAATGGAGGAACATATGGTTGACAACCAGGACAATCAATATCAGTAAAACATTGTTGTCCTGTAATGGAACATCTTGATGTAGGACCGCAAAAATTTGTACAACTATATGTAGTAGTTAAAGGTAAATTTACAGTATGATTTGTTTTAGGTCCTTCTCTAATTATTTGTTGTGTAAAATTTTCTATATTTGATATTATATAATTATTTAAAACTAAATAATTTATCCATTTAAAAATTATAATTAATAAAATTAAACTAATTAAAGCCAATAAATACACAAAATAATTATTATATACTTTCATATATAATAATTAAATATTTTAATGTAAAACAAAATTATTTTATATTTTATTATTATAAATGTCAAGTAATGATGCAACAATAATTGAACAAAAGAAAAATGAAAACGATGGAACAAATACGTCTCAAATAAATATAGGAAATAAAATAAAAAACTTCATCATTTCCGTTATATCAATTATAATTATAGTAGTTATTTATTTATTTATAGGAGGATTCACATTATATGGTTGTAAAATAGGTCAGAGTAATATTCTTCCAACAGATTTAAATTGTATGCCATATGGAGGTACAGAACCAAATATACAACAAATACAAACAAATATTTTTGTAACAAATACTGATCCACCATTATCACAAAAATTAAGTTTTCCATATAATAAATATAATTCTAAAAATAGTATAATCGATATTCTAAGAAAATATAAAGAATCACCTTCTGTAACTAGTATTTCTAATTATTTAATTTCAATATTAGAAAGTTTAATAAGTTTTAACTATTCATCAATGAATATTTTTTATAATTTATTAAATAATCTCCCTGAAATGTTAATTTTATTAGTTGGACCTATTGTAACCATATTTTATGTAGCATTTATATTTATTATAGATCATATATATTTAATATATTTATGGTTTTACAATATGTATTGGTTATTTAAACAAAATATAAATAAAGATAATAATAACTCCCCTGTATGGGAAGATATTTCTTTTAATAAACCTTTTGAATTTGGAATAAGTATAATTTATGTTATAATATTTTTATGTTTATTTTGGTTTTTCTTAATGGGCATACCTTTTATAGCATTGATAATATTATTATGGTGTATTTTTTCAATTATATCTTATAAAGGAGTATTGAATATTCAAGAGACGAATGTAATTTCTATTATTATAGACGTTTTTAAGTACAATAAAGTTACTATAACAACAATAATAAGTATATTTGTAATCATAAGTGCTTTTAGTAATTTAGGAACAATATCAGGAGTATTTTGTATTTTAACTATTATATTAATATATTATGGATTTTTATCGATTGATTTATTTAAATCTGTTGATGAAAATAAGTTATCAAAATTAGTAAGTTATGATCAAGCAAAAAAAACATGTAATAAAATGAAAACTGATACATATAAAAATTTATTGAATAAATTGCCATTTTTTTCGGGAGGAGGTAATTTATTAGTAAATGAAATAAAAAAAATTAGTAATTCAATAAAAAATCTAAAAAAATAAAAATATTACAAAATAAATCTAAATAATTTATATAAAATTGATATAAAAGATACTTTATAAATTATATTATAATCATGACTAATAAAAAGAAAATGCCAAAATATCCTATGGTTAGTATATGTACACCAACATATAATCGTAGACCATTTTATCCTATGATAATAAAATGTTTTGAAAATCAAAAATATCCAAAGGATAAATTAGAATGGATTATAATTGATGACGGTACTGATAAAATAGAAGATTTAGTTGCACATATTCCACAAGTTAAATATTTTAAATATGATGAAAAAATGTATTTGGGAAAAAAAAGAAATTTAGCACATGAAAAGAGTACAGGCGATATTATAATATATATGGATGATGATGATTATTATCCTCCTGAACGTATAAGTCATGCAGTTGAAACATTAAGACAAAATCCTAAAGCAATGTGTGCTGGATCAAGTGAGATGTATATATATTTTAAACATATTCATAAAATGTATCAATTTGGACCATATGGACCAAATCATGCAACTGCAGCAACTTTTGCTTTCAGAAAAGAATTATTATTACAATCAAAGTATGATGATAACGCTGCGGTTGCAGAAGAAAGGGCATTTTTAAAAAATTATACTATTCCATTTGTGCAATTAAATCCTTTAAAAACAATTTTAGTTTTTTCTCATATTCAAAATTCTTTTGATAAAAAAACATTATTGGATAGTCCTAATCCTATGGTAAAAATGACTGATAAAACAGTGGATGATTTTGTTAAAGAAAGTGATGTAAAAAAATTTTTTATGGAAGATATTGATAATATATTAAATAATTATGAACCAGGTAAAGTAGAAAATAAACAAGATGTAATTCAACAAATAAGTGAATTAAAAGAACAACGAGCAAAACAAGCAGAAGAAGACTATAAAAAGAGGGTAGAATATGATAATACAATCAATAAAATTCAATCAGTATTTGGCGCTAATAACAATAAGATCAATGAATTAAATATTATTATACAACATTTACAAAATGAAAACATACAGTTGAATGATAAAGTTAAATATCTAGAAGATAAAATTAAAACATTAATTAATGAAAAAATCCAAACTTTAAAAAGTTCTAGTAAAATGACTTAAAGATTTAATAAAATATATAATTAACAATATGGAGTATGATGATAGATTTGATGCTGCACGTCCTAATGATATTGACGATTCAAATAATGTTGATCTAAAAAAAATGGATAAACGTTATTTAAAGATAACAAAGAATATATCGGTGGGTCAAAATCGTTTTAAAACAGTTAAAATTGAAATGTATGGTTCTGGAGATGTCGGATCAACAATTCGTGATGCAGAATCTGGACATTATTATATGGGTAATATTGTAGGTTCAAAATCTGAAGATGCATTTTTTAAGACGTCATATACTTTAACACAAAATCGTGAACCACTTATGTTGTATTATTTAACTCCAGAACATTATGAGAGACATCTTTATGTAACTCTTGATACTTCTATCAAAAAAAGATGGTATAATAGAATGAATTCAAATTTCAAAGAAAAAGACTCACAATAAAATATTTTTACAATAATTGTTTAAAATATAAATTTTACTAATAAACTAATTCAAAAAAATATATAAAAACAAAATATTATTTAAAGTATATAATGTTTTGTTTACTTTTTAGTTTATATTTTATATAATTTTTTATATAAAATATTACATCTTTTATATTTGAAATTCAATTTCAAATTCAAATTTTTACAAAAATATTAGTAAATATATTTTAATATTTTCTTGTTCTGTGTTTTCTATATTTTTTCCTCTTTGTTCCTCCCTTGGGTCGTGATAATAATTGTGTTATATTTTCATCATCTTCAGACGCATCATATAACCTTCTATTTACATTTATTTCAAAATCACTTAAAGATGGATTCATATTGCTTAATCCAAAACTTAAATCCATACGTTTTAACTCGTTATCATTCATATTAATTATTCTATTAAATGTAGGAGATATTTCGTCAAAACTACCACTAGTAAAACCTAGGCCTATTAAATATATATATAAATTTCTGTATTTTCTATCAAAATTAATATCTTTTGCAAAGATTCTTTCTTTAATTCTACACAAATTTTCTGCAGAACTTTGTATAAATCGAATTTTTTGTGATCTACTAAGATATCGACTAAGACCCTCAAGTTTACTATTTATTACTGAAATATCAGGTACTGATAAAGTGTTTCCCTCTAAACATGTTCCATTAAATAATTTTAAATCAAAATCAATATCTTTATATATTTTATTTTTTTTATTCATTCCAATTACTTCTTTTATTCTACTCCACACCTTTTTTATGGGTTTTTTTTTCTTATGTGTAGTTGCTATAACTTTTGATTCAGTGTTAGTCATTTCTGCTTGAACTGCTGGTTCTTCATCAACAATACCTTCAACAGAAATATAATTTTTTCTAAATGTGGATGGTCTACCTGTTTTTGTTTTTAATGGTTCAACACTCGTTATAAATGATAGATCATCCGCAGTAGTTTCTTTCTCCATTCCTCCACGTTTTATAGTCTTTCGTCGATGTTTTCTAAACTTACGTGTTTTGTGATTTTTCATATATATATTTTATTTATATAAAAATAAAATATTTTATCAATCCTTAATACATTTATTGTTTATATCATTATATATTTTGAAATGATCTGTCTTTTAGATTTAAAAATGTATAAATTTACAATATAATGAATAATTTTGAATACTAATCTTCATCACTTTCACATATACAATTATCTTCATTTTCATCTGTTACATTTTCCTTTGTATACTTTTCAATATATCTATAAATTCTATTAATATCCAATTTTGTAATTTCATAATTTTCAAATAACGTTAATAACTGATTATCATTATATTTATTTTTTATTTCAAGGAAAAATGCAAATAAATCTTTTTTATCTATACCTAATTGTTGACATAAATTTTGAATAAATAAAGAATTATTGTATTCTGTAGAATACTTAGTTAATACTTTTGTAAATCTAACTTCTGTTGGATTAAATTTTGGTTTCTTTATAAAATAATCATGATACAATTTATTATTTTTAAAAGTTTTAATCAATGAACTCATTTCATTAAATTGCCATATTTGTTTTTGGAAAGTTATTCTATCAATATAGTCTGAAAAACATATATTGTCTAATTGTTTCAAATAAAAAGGTATTGAAATATTTTTATCAAATTTATTTAAAACATCAATTATATTTTCATGCCATAACAATCCTACTATTGTTCTATCTGTTTCATTCATAATTGTATTATGTTTATCAATTGAAAAATAATTATTAATTAATTTTTGTGTTATTTTTTTTGTATCATCATTATAAGACTTTAATTGAAATATATTTTCTATTGTACTATCACTAAATATATTTTTATTATTTATATATATATCATATATAAAATTCAATTTTCGTAAGTCACCTTGAATATAGTTAATCAATTTATCAGTAATAATTTCATCTAAATCTGAAAAATATAACTTTATAATATTAGATATTTGTATTTTATTGGGTGTTTTTAACTCAATTATATTACATACTTTCATCAACTCTTTTATTTTTTTATCAATATGATAGTTTCCGATACATATAATAGGTATCATAGATGTCTCTTCAAGTTTTTGTTTTTTTGTTTTTTTTGGTCTAATTAATTTTATTAATGTATTTATACCTCCTTTATCTCCATTATTCATACCATCTATTTCATCCATAATTATTGCTATCTTTTTTATTTTTTTATTAAATAAACTTAATACATTTTTATCTGACATATTATGTTTTGTAATATTATCAATAATAGATTTATTTCTTATGTCTCCTGCATCATATTTTATAATATCATAATTCATTTCTTTTAATATATTTGTTATAAAAGCAGTTTTACCAGAACCAGGATCACCATAAATATATATACCCTTTTTAAATAAAAGATCATCTTTATTCATTTCAAAATTTTGTAAAATAGTTTTTATATTTAATGCTTTTTCTTCTCTATTTAATATCTTATTATAATTTAATTGTTCCATCTTATATGTTTACTAGTATTTTTTTTATGTTGATTTTTACATAAACCATTTTCTTGGAGAAATTTATTTAATACTAAGCGACATTTATTTGAATCATGATATAAACAAAAATCTTTTAAAAAGTATAAATAATTAGCATATAGAGTATTTTTGTATATATACTGTTTAATATTCATCCAATGCTTTATATTTTCATTAATTAATCTTTCAAATACAAAATTATGATCCCTTACAATGACATTTCTTATATAATTTTCTATATTAAATTTTGAAATAAATGGTTTTAATAAATGATGATATTTTAAATAATATTTTTTTTGTACAAAAATCAATTTATAAATAGGTATATATTGTTTAATTATTTCAATAATTTCATTTGGTAAATTCGTTATTGATGTAAATAAATATTTTTTTTTTAAATTATCAGACATTTATTAATATATTAAAATATATTTATAATGTTTTGATATAAATTTTGAAAATATTTATTTACTACATGGATTACCTACACCATATGTAATACCATCCCAAGCAACATTACATTTATTTGCCCATGTATATTTTGCACAACTTGAATTTGAACCTGAAAATACAGGTGAATTAAAATCCATAACTAAGTATTTTTGTCCAGATGGCGCAGGACATATCCCTAAATTTTGTACATTAATGCATTTGGTATTATTACCAGAACCATCTATTGTCCAATAATCAGGACAATCTGGCACTAAAGGTGGCCAATTTTCTTTAGATTTGGCAAGTGATAATGCAATACCAACAAATATTAGTGAAATAATTAAAATTATGATTGCAGAATACAAAACTATTTTTTGAAATGTTTCCATATGTATATAAAATAAATATATATATTTTTTTCTGTTGATTTATATAAATGAATAGTTTAAACGGTAGAGTTGATATTAAATCGCCTAATACTTCAAAATTATTTCAAATGTATGATAGGATACCAATCAATCAATGTAGTACATTTAGAAATCCGACTGAAGGATTATGGGATGAAACTATTTTATCAAAAGCATTTTTTTCAAATGAAAATATACAAATATTACAGAATGGAATAAGAGCAGGTATATATAAAAAATCAAACGGACAATATATAATTGGACCACAAGATTGTGATTCATTAAAAATAATAATGAGAAGTGTATATTTACAACATGCTGCAAATCAAGAAAAAAATATAGTTGGTCAAATTAAACAACTAAATAAAATAGTTTTAGATTACTGTATTCAACAAGTATATAGTGAAGCACAAGGATATATTAAATATATAAATGATGTAAGTACATTAGCAGTTCCTATAGCGCATCCTGTTATGGCAAATAATAACGATAGACAATTATTACTAAAATCATGGTTTTAGTTATCTTCTACAATAATATTCGTTGCTTTATTTATTTTTTTAATTGGTCCTTTAGTTACAACCTTCTTTTTTTTATTTTTCATATTATCTTCACCATTTATTTGTCTCTGTCTCTCTTCTTTGTATATTAAATATACATCTTTAAGTTTATTTAACTCATTTAACCACATATTATTAACTGTTGTAGTTTGAATATTTTCTAGTTCTATTTCCTTATTTTCACGTTCTTTAAATAATCTTTCAATATTTTCTTCGGTAACTGAATCCATAGGCATTTTTACTAAATATGTATATTCAATATCATCATCAATTGTATCATATCCTTTATTTTTTAACATACTAATTACAGTTTCTTTTGTTTTTCTCCTTAAATCAATTGTTCCATCTATATTTTCTTTTATATACTTTGCCTTGTTTGTTAATAACTTTACTTCTTTATTTAAAGAATCTATCATATATTTTTTTCTAACTTCATATAACTCTAACCTTGTTTCATAATAATCATCAATTATGTCTTTAATAGTTTCGTATTTTTTTAATTTATCATTTGAATTAAATAAATGCATATTTGTTGTCGTATTTGTTGTATATAATTTCAATAATTTTTCAAGACCATTACAGTTATATTCGCCTTTACTATTTTCAAGTTCATCTAATTTACCTTTCATAAAAGTGATTGTAAAGTCTATATTTGTATCTTTACTCATATCATCATAATCTTTTACAAAAGATATATTTTTTTTACCGTCTTTACTTTGTGAAGGTTCTATTAATTCTTCTAATAGTTCTTTAAAATCTTCTGTCCAATAACCTACCGGTAATTCCGTTACGCGAATAGTATCATTACTAATTTTTTCATAATTACCTTTTATTAAGAATTTACTATCTGTAATTTTTTGTATTGTTCCGTGAAAACCTTCATAATATGGCACAAATTCAAAATCTTTTATTAGATCTAAATTATTGTTAAGTTTACTCTTTAAATATTGAATTATTTGTAATGGATCATAACACATAATATCAGTACTGAAACCTGTTCCAATACCTTTTGATCCATTTACTAATACCATAGGAATAATGGGTGCATAATATATTGGTTCAACAGATATTCCATCATCATTTAAATAATTTAAAATATTATCATCTTCAACTTGGAATATAATTCTTGTAATTTTATTTAATACTGTAAATATATATCTTTCAGAAGCACTATCTTTTCCCCCTTGTAATCTTGTACCAAATTGTCCATTTGGCATAAATAAATTTATATTATTTGAACCTACAAAGTTTTGTGCCATACCAATGATTGCGGCATGTAAACTTGCTTCGCCATGATGATATCCAGAATGTTCACCTACATAACCACTAAGTTGATTTACTCTAATTTCAGTTGTTAAATTTTTCTTAAATGCACAATACAATATTTTTCTTAATGAAATTTTTAATCCATCCATTAAATTAGGAATACTTCTATCACAATCATATTTTGAAAAGTGAATAAATTCTTTATTAATAAATTCATCATATGTGACAGACATTTTATTAGTATCTAAATATGAATTACGATCATAATCTGCTAACCATTCTTTCCTATCATCTGCTCTTTTTTTATTAAAAACCATATCAATTGCTTTTATGGAATTTTCACCATTATGCTCAAATCCAACTAATTTTTTTTTCTCAAAATATTCGCGAAACTCCTTTCCTGTACTCGTACCAAGACCTTTATAATATTTAATTTTCCATCCTTTTGTATCATTCTTATCTTTCCATTCTGTATACTCGCCTTCATTATAAAATTCTAATTCAGCATTTCCTTTTTTTGCCTTTAAAATAGGTGTATTCATAAATCCAATAAAACCTGGAATTTTTGTAAGTGAAGACCATTCTGATTCAAATAAATTGATCCCTAAACCTTTAATGTGACTACCATCTAAATCTTGATCGGTCATAAATAATACCTTACCATATCTTAAATTTTTGTAGACATCCTCAATTGTATTGTAATTTTTTCCTGTTTCAAGACCTAATATTTTTTTAATTTCTGAAATTTCTTTATTTTCTGAAATTTTCTTTATATTTTCACCTCGTACATTTAATATTTTACCTTTCATTGGATATACACCAATAGTATTACGATCATCAGATGATAATCCAGATATGATACCTGCTTTTGCTGAATCACCCTCACAAAATATAATAATGCAATCCTTTGATTTTTCTGTTCCTGCCCAATTTGCATCTGTCAATTTAGGTATTCCTCTAATACTCTTAGTCTTTGTACCGTCAGTTTTTTTTGCTGCTTTATTTTCTTTAACTTCTGTTAAAGCACACGCAGCATCCATAACACCCATTTTAGCAATTTTTTCAATAAATTTATCACTGACATCGCATTTTGATCCAAATTTAGCAACAGGTGTATTCATAAAATCTTTCGTTTGACTATCGAATGCAGGATTTTCAATATCACAGCGAATAAATAATATTAACTGTTCTTTTATGCTATTTGGATTAACCCTAGTCTTTTTTTTCTTTTCGATATATTCAACTAATTTTCTAGTAATCTGATTTAAAATATATTCAACATGTTTACCACCTTTTGCTGTATGTATACCATTTACAAATGAAATTTGGATAAATTCATTTATAGGTGTTAACGCAACAGCATATTCCCATCTATCACCATTTTCTTCATAAACCCTTGGTGAATTAGTTTTATCACCAATATACATATCAATATATTGTTGAAAATTTTTAACAGGAATTAAATTCGAATTATATTTTACTTTTAAATTTTTATCAGTAACTGCAGCAACATCATAGACCCTTTTTTTAAGTAAAGCAATCAAATCAGGAGTTAATCCATTTATCCCAAGACGTTTATAATCTGGTTTAAATGTAATTTTTGTATAAGGTTTATTTTTGCATTTAGTAATTGATGGTTTACAAATTTCATCTAAATTATTTTTAAATTCTTGTATATATTTTAATCCACGTATATGATCAACAGTTTCAATTGAACCATATGTAGACCAAATTAATACAAGTTTGAAACCAAACCCATTTTTACCACCAACAATTTTTTTTTCATTTTTATCATAATTTGTAGAAGTTCTAAGATGACCAAATATTAATTCTGGTATCCAAATTTTATATTCTGGATGTTGAGCAACATCAATACCATTTCCATCATTAATCATAACTATAGTACCATCTTCTTGAATTGAAATATCAATATAAGAAACAGGAAGTGAATTTTCTTGACCATTAGAAATTGCTTGTTGCATTCTAATAACATGATCTCGACAATTTACAATACCTTCATCAAATAATTTAAATAGACCAGGAATATATTTTATATTTTTTTCAATTATTTTGTCTCCTGAATCATTTAAAATCCATAAATTTGAATCAACTTCTTCTACTGAACCGATATATGTATCTGGATTATCCAAAATATGTTGCTTATCAGTTTTTTGCTGGTATTTGTTAGAAAGATTTATATCAGTAGAACTCATTGTAATTTATTTTATAGACATGTTTTTATTTCTTTTTTATTTCAATTTTTATTTTAAATTTAAATAAAATAAATATATAATAAAATATGTCAAAATCTAAAAATAGTTTTACACCAGGTAAAAAAGCATTTTCTTCAAGAATGATACAATATAATGCCGTTTATAATTATCTTAGAGAAAATTTAAATAATAATCCTACAAATCCTGTTTTTTATTATCCACCTGAACAACAACAACAAAATATTATATGTAATTGTTATAATGATCAATTAAATAAATTTACATCTCAACAATCCTCACCAAATATATCTTCAAATATAAAAATATCACAAACTATTAGAAGAACGACCGGTGGGAAAATTCAATTTGGTAATTATTATTTAGGAGAGCAACAAAAAAGAAATTATCTTGGACTTTTTGAAGGACAACCAGGAGGTAGTGGTGTTCAAAATAAAAATAAATTTTAATTAAAATGCGTTATAATAAATAATGATTTAATTTAGTAAAAAATATATTTTTTCTCATATAATTTTATATGACACGTTTTACAAAAAGTGCAAATGGTAAATATCTTGTAAGCGGACATAGTTTTGATATGTTAATTGGAACACGTGCACAAGTTTGGCACGGTACTGCTTATAAAACATCTGGTGGTTTAACAAAAAAAGATTTAATTCAAAATAAAGCAGGTCGTATTGTTTCTAGAGCAAAACATTCTACTGCTAAAAAAGAAATGCGTTTAGTTAAAGCAGGTTATGGAACACAAAAAGGTAAATTTGGTTATGTTAAAATTGGTAAAAAATCATCCAAATCAATGAAAGGTGGAAAGAGAGGATCACGTAAAATGCGTGGAGGAATGGTTAATTTACCATTAAGTCCTTCAAATTACGATGGTAAAGGTGTTGGTACATCGGGTGTGAATCTTCAATTTATTGCCGGTAACGCTAATTAAATTTTTAAATCTAAAATTATATACTATATACGGATATATATAGTATATAATCGTATTTTATATACTTTATATATTTTATGATATAAATATATAAAATTAATTGTGTAAAAACCATTTAGTCTCAATAAATTTATCATATACTATATGTTCTTTATATTTATGATTTAAAAATTTTTCAAAATATCTTTTACTTACTACAAATTTTTGTAAATTTATATTACATTTTTTATAATAATAATTATATGCTTCATCAAAAGAAATAAGTAACAATGATTTATTTTCGTTTAATTCATTTTTCAACATATTTAATGATTTTAAAATATCATCTTTTTTATTCCACAATTTTGATGATATATTTAAAATATATTTATCTTCAATAATATTTATATACGGAAAAAAATGCTTCAATATTTTTAGGATAGTTTCATCACTTAAATTACCATTAGAAATTAATGTTTCTTTTGATTGTTTGTACCAATATCTAAATAACATACATAATTCATCAATTTCTAATTCTTCGATAATACAATTTAATTCTTCATATGATTTTTCACTATAAATAACTATATTATCATTCCAAAATTTCATAAAATCAATATGGATTGGTAAATATGGACTCGTATAATTTGTTATGCATTCATTAATAGTATCATAATTATCACCCAATATATCTTTTAGTAACAATTTTAATGTATTTGAATATATCATATTTGGTAAATATAAATTTGATAAATATTGTTTCCATATAAAATGCAAATTTTTCCATTCTATTTTATTATATTCACTTGAATTATTTGTATATTTTAATGTATTACTGATAAAATTTTCAACAATAGTTTTAGGTTTATTATTTTTTAAATAATATACATATGATTTTAATTCTTCATCTGCTTTAATATCTAAATAATTGTCAGAATTTACATAACGATTTGAATAATGAATAGCAACACATAACAAATCCAACCCAATATTTTTTAAAGTATCTTTCCATATATCAGTACAAAATGTTTCGTTTATTTTAATCAATCTAAAATTATCATAACTGTGATTTTCATGATATTTTGTCATAAAATTATTTGTTATATTATTATAACCAATTGACATAAACGCTATATCATCTAATTCATTTAATAATTTTCTAGTTTGTTGTGTAACTAAAAAAATTAAATTTTGGTTTTTTTTTAATATATTATCTCCTATAATAGTTAAAAAATATTTAGCTTGATTTTTTGTTTTAAAAATAGATGGGTAAATAAAATTTAAAATGCTTTGAATAGTAAATGTTTCTGGGATTGTGTTCAATAAACTTCTCTCTTTTATCTGTTTTAATATAATAAATTTTGTTTTATGTTTCCATTCCATTAATTTGCGTTCTTTTGATATATTCGATAGTAGTTTATGTATAATTTCATCTTCTTTTATAATAAAATATTTTTTATCATTATACTCATAAAAACAATTGTTATTTGATAAATAATAATATTTATTTTTACTTAAAAATACTTGAATAAATACTTGTTGTTCATTCAATAAATAATTATTTCTTATAATTCGTTTATTATGTATTTCGTATTCATAATTAAGTGTAGCAGGTAAATATTTATCAATATGATTATTTATTCGTTGTAACATATATTCATTATCAGCATATTTATCAATTATATTAGAAATTTTGCTATAACATATATTTTTTAATTCATAAATATTTATATTAGACATTAAAAATGTTAATAATATATTTTTAAATAAGTTTTTATATATAACTATTATAATAAATGAAAATTAACATACGTTATTTACCATTAAAATTGTCACGATCAGATAAGAAAAAACAATATAAAATGCTTTTAAAATCTAGAAAACTATATAAAAAAGGAAAATATTTTACAAGAAAAAATTTAAAATCGTTTAAATCAAAAAAATCTCAGCATATAATTAATGCAACAAAAATATATAATGTTAATAAAATTGGTGCTACAAATGAATTATCAAAAGCATCCGGTTGTTCAAAAAAAGCGTTACAAAAAATTATAAATAAAGGCGAAGGTGCATACTATTCTTCTGGTTCTAGACCAAATCAAAGAGCACAATCATGGGGAATTGCTAGATTAGCAAGTGCATTAACTTCAGGAAAAGCATCTGTTGTCGATTATGATATACTCAAAACAGGTTGTAAATCTAATAGTAAAGCCTTAAAATTAGCAAAACAAACTATCAAAAAATACAGTAGAGGTTTAAGAAAATCACCAAAAGTTAAGGTCTACTAAAATATTATAATTAAATTAACTTATTATTTATAGCAACGTGTATTTTAATATTTTTATAATTTTCAGTTATTGTGAATGCTTTACATAAAAAACATACATTATTTTCATGCAATGAATCATTCGGTAATTTTACGAATAATATAGTAAATGTATTACCACATGTAAAAGAATTTATATAACGAGTAAATTATTTTAAAACATAAGTATTTAAAGATATAAATCAAAAATTAATTATAAATGACTAATTTTTTAGATAAACATAAAAATATTTCTACTGAAAATAATGTACTTACCATTAAAACTGTACAAATTGCGCCTTTCAGAACATTAATGACTGCTTTAAAGGATATATTGCTAGAAACAAATATAACATTTCAACCTGATGGTATTCGAATAATTAATATGGATAAATCACATACAATATTAGCACATTTATTTTTGGCTGCTGAAAATTTTGAATTTTATGAATGTAAAAAAGAAAAAATTATTATTGGTGTTAATATGTTTCATCTTTTTAAGTTAATTAATACAATTGATAATGATGATACTTTAACTATATATATTGAAAATATTGATTATATTGATGGTATTGTTTCTCATTTGGCTTTAAAATTTGAAAATGGCGAAATTAAACAATGTAAAACTCAAAAATTACGTTTGATTGAACCTGAACCAGAAGAATTAGAATATCCAGATGTTAAGTTTTCATCTATTATCAATTTACCATCATCTGATTTTCAAAAGATTATTAGGGATTTATCGTGCATTTCGGATAAGTTAGAAATTAAGTCTGTTGGGAATGAATTAATTTTTAAATGTTCTGGACAATTTGCATCTGCTGAAATTCATCGTGCCGAATCTGATGGAAGTATGGGTTTTGTATTAAAACAAGATTCATCAAAAGTTATTCAAGGTGAATTTTCTTTAAAAAACTTAGGATATTTTATTAAATGCACAAATTTATGCTCTCAGATTGAAGTTTATTTGGAAAATGATTTACCATTAGTTGTTAAATATGATGTTGCTTCACTTGGTAGCATTAAATTATGTCTAGCAGCATTACCATCATCATAATTTTCTTTTATAAAAATTAAATAAGTTATTATGGTTAATTAAATGACATATTTTATTATTATATATTATTATATGTCATTATCAAAAAGTTATGGACAATATTTAGGTTCAAAAAAATGTTGTGACAATAGAGGATTAGGACCACAAGGTGCAGATGGAGCACAAGGTAGTCAAGGATCTATTGGACCACGTGGATATTCAGGACCACAAGGTTTTACAGGTGCACAAGGTGATACAGGCGCACAAGGTGATACAGGAGCACAAGGTGATACAGGTGCACAAGGTGTTACAGGAGCACAAGGTGATACAGGCGCACAAGGTGATACAGGAGCACAAGGTGTTACAGGAGCACAAGGTGATACAGGCGCACAAGGTGTTACAGGCGCACAAGGTGATACAGGCGCACAAGGTGTTACAGGAGCACAAGGTGATACAGGCGCACAAGGTGTTACAGGAGCACAAGGTGATACAGGCGCACAAGGTGTTACAGGCGCACAAGGTGTTACAGGAGCACAAGGTGATACAGGAGCACAAGGTGTTACAGGAGCACAAGGTGTTACAGGAGCACAAGGTGTTACAGGTATACCTGGAACAGGAGGAGTATTAGGATATTGGGGGTCATTTTGGTCAACACAAACACAAACCAATAACCCTGTATCTACAATAAGAGCAATGACTTTTAACAATACTGATCCAGACAGTTTTGGTGTTAGTATTTCTAGTAATTCACAAATTACATTTGCAAATGCAGGTGTTTATAATATTCAATTTTCAGCACAGTTAGAAGATACAAATTCACCAGGAGACAAATTAGTTTCAATTTGGTTCAGAAAAAATGGAATAGATATTTCTGATTCAAATACAAATGTAAATACAGATAATCAAAATAGTTATTATGTTGCTTCTTGGAATTATATGATTAAATTAAATGCAGGTGATTACATTCAAATAATGTGGTATTCTGATGATTCTGGATTTCAACTTTCTTATATAAATACACCAATTTCTGGACCAAGTATACCATCAGTTATTGTGACAGCACAACAAGTTATGTATACACAAATGGGTGCAACTGGTAATACAGGTGCAACTGGTAATACAGGAGCAACTGGAAGTACAGGAGCACAAGGTAATACAGGGGCACAAGGTAATACAGGAGCACAAGGTTTTACAGGAGCACAAGGTTTTACAGGAGCACAAGGTGCAACTGGTAGTACAGGAGCACAAGGACTAAATGGAACGAGTGGTGGTCTAGTTTTATATATGAATTATTCAGAAACTACAGTTACGCCATTAACTCCTTTAACAGCAGCACAAATACAGACAATAACTGGTCAACTTATGCAAAGTCCAAGTAGTATAACATATAATCCAACTCAAAATACAAATATTAGTAATTTATCTACTAGTATAAATTTATTACTACCACAAACGACCATTACTTTTACCACACCAAATAGTAATACTGTTGATGTTCCAGTTGTTCAATTTGCAGTTAAAATAAGTGATTTAAATTTAAATTCACAAATTATTCCACCTGGTATATGGGAGGCGAATATATACGCAAAAGCAGATTCTACTAATGACATTAATAAAATAGGTTTGAGATATTATTTAATTGGTTATAACAGCGGAACCAATACATATGTTAACTTAGTTGCAAATGGATCAGATTTAAATTATTTATTTGATTATGTTGCATCACAAAAAATTAGTTTAGATTTGATAATAAATAATCCAATAGATATAAGTAATTACAATTATTTAATTGTAGTTTTAACATCAAGAAATGTAAATTCAAATAATCATACAGCAGAAGTTTATTTCCAATCATCGAATACATATTCACATATACATACAACATTTGGTGTTGCTGGTGCACAAGGTGCGACAGGTGCAACTGGACCACAAGGTAATACAGGAGCACAGGGTGCAACAGGTAGTACAGGAGCACAAGGAAGTACAGGAGCACAAGGAAGTACAGGAGCACAAGGTAATACAGGAGCACAAGGTAATACAGGAGCACAAGGTAATACAGGAGCACAAGGTAATACAGGTGCTACTGGTGCTCAAGGAGCTACAGGTCCTTCAGCAAATTTAAATTTAGCTGCAGTTCTTGTTAATGGTAATAACGCTGGTTCTAATGGTATCAATATGAATAATAATAATATTAGTAATGTTATAGACATAACAAGTTCTATAAATAGTATTAGTATTAAACCTACCACAACAGGTACATCATATTTAAATTTTTATACGGATGATTATAATACTATTGGACAAGGAAATGGTACAGTTATACAGTTTTTTGCTACTCCATCATCACCAAAAATATTAGGTGATATTCAATTTTTAAATAACAATGTAGCATTATCTGGTAGTTCATATTTGTTTCTTAATGTCGCTAATGGTTTAGGAAAAACAGGATTATTGTATGGTGTTCCTAGAGATACATCAGGCAACGCAGATATTTATCCTCCTGAAAATTTAGTAAATCTTGGTGTATTCGGTGGTCAATGGAAATCTGTATCAACATATTCAGTTAAAAACTTTAATTCTTTAACAGATTTAACACTTGGAGTAAATAACAGATGGGTTACAATTAGTCCAGGAAATTTAGCTGGTGCAAATTATCCAATTGAAGCATTTAATACCGCATCAATGTCTATTGCTTGGAATTTCACAGCTACTCAAGGAGAAACATGTTTTTTAAATAATTATGGAGGTGCAGGTGCTTTTGATTTCCGTGCAAGAACAGGCGCATCTACTAGTCAATTACTAGCGCAATTTAATTCAAGTGTAGCGTATATTGGCAATAATTTTGGTAATTTTTTAGTAGAAACAAATAAAACCTCTATATATGCATCCGGAACTGCTCCAACAAATATAGGTGTTACTTCATGGAATAATCAAGCATTTACTATATTTCATTCAGTATCATCTGGTTTATCAGGTAATTCACCTGCATTTGGTATTTCATGTAATTCAACAAACGGAACGAGTTGGTTGTTATCACTTAGACCTGGTATAAGCTGGAATCCTTTAAATGTTAGCGCCAATACAGCAAATTGGTATTTTATAGGTTTGCCATCAGCAATATTGAATTCTACAGGAGGTTGGGCAGTCGTAAGTGATACAAGAGAAAAAAAAAATATAGAAGATTTAAACACATCAAAATCACTTCAAAAAATTATTGCTTGTAGTCCTAAAAGTTTTAATCGTATTACATATGAAGATGATATAAATATTCCAGATGAAACAAAAAATAAAAAAATGATTGGTTTGTTAGCGCAAGATGTTTTAGAATTTAACCCAGGATCAGTTGGAACATGGAATAATGAAAGGGTAATTAAAACAAATTCAGATGATGGATCGCGTTATAGTATAAATTATACTGATTTTATAATTCATCTTATAGGTGCTGTAAAAGAATTAAACACAAAAATAGACAATCTTCAAACGCAAATAAATGTACAAAATGAAACAATTTCTTCACTTCAAACTCAAATTAATGCATTATCTTAAATATTACACCTTTGGATTTACATATCAGAATTTTATAATTAAGTACTTTTGAATTAAAAATTGTGTATAGTTTATGATATAATTATTTTTATTTATATAATTTAAAAAATGTAATATATAAATAAAATTATTATATATATAATAATGGCATTTACAAGATTTAATTATGATCCATGTAGAACAAAAAAACAATTACAACAATCTACAGGTCCAGGAAGATGGATTTTAGATGTACCTGGTAACGGTTCACAACCTTGTTATATGGAAGATCCACAAATTATAATTCAAAAATGGGGAGCAAATTTAAGAACAAATACAATTAATCTTGAAAGCGATTTACTGGGTGTAAATAGACAATTAAGCAGAGATTGTTTAGGAAAAGATAATTACTTAAATTATAATGTACCTAATGAACCGATACAATACCCTTCATGTAACAATTTATTTACTGAACAATCAAGAGCAACAAATCCTGCTTGGTGGTATCGTGATCTAGAGCAAGTAGATTGGTATTACCCACAATTAAATCCACAAGAAAATACATGTTTACCTTTTCAAAATAATTTAAGTACAAGAATTTTAGAAAAAGATTATTTTACTCCAAAAAGAGATTGTGTTATAAATGAATTAGATAATGTAGAACAAAGTTTATCAAATACTTTGATAAAAGGAAATTATGTTGGTGGACCTAATTTATGTAGTCAAAATAATACATGTTCATATTTAAAAAAATAAATTATTATTTTTAATTTTTTGATGTTATTTGTATAAAATATTAAAGAAAGAAATCAAAATAAAGTTAAAATGATTAATTACAAAAAATAAAACAATAATAAATTTAGATCAATATTTATATTTATTATTTATTACTTTGAGAAGAGAATGAAATTAAAAATATAATACTTTATATATATAAATATGGAAGTTGCTATACCATTAATTGCATTAGGTGGAATGTATATAATATCAAATCAACCAAATAAAAAATGTGATAACAAAGAAAAAGTGACAAAACTTAACAAAGAAAATTTTACAAATATGGGTAAAAATGTAAATTATTTACCAAATACTAATATACCTCCACAAAACTTTCCCGTATCAAATATAAATCAACTAGTAGATACTGTTCAAGAATACCCTAATCCAAATACTGCGACTGATAAATATTTTGACCAAAATTTATATGAAAATAAAGTAAATCAAGGAAAAAATGTTGGTCAAAATCCACAACAAATTTATTCTTTAACTGGTAATTATTTAGATTCAAATCAATTTAAACATAATAATATGGTTCCATTTAACGGAGGTAAGGTAAAAGGTTACACATATGACACAAACATTGCTGAAAGTGTATTAGATAATATGATAGGTTCGGGATCACAATTAATAAAAAAATTGGAGCAAGCACCTTTATTTAAACCCGAAGAAAATATCAGTTGGGCATACGGAACACCTAATAATTCTGATTTTTATCAATCACGTGTTAATCCTGGAATGAAAAATAATAATGTTAAACCATTTGATACTGAGTATGTTGGTCCTGGTTTAGATCAAGGTTATTCAAAATATGGAACAGGGGGTTTTAATTCTGGAATGGAGTCGCGTGATAAATGGTTACCTTATACAGTAGATCAAATGAGAGTTGCGACAAATCCAAAATTAGAATATGAATTAGTTAATCACGAAGGTCCAGCACAATCTATCATTAAAAATGTAGGAATTTTAGGTCGTGTTGAAAAACAAAGACCAGATACTTATTTTATAAACACACAAGATAGATGGTTAACTACTACTGGTGCAGAAAAAGGTGAAAGATTAAGACCTGTAGAAGAAATGGGAGTGATAAGAAGACCTGATTGTGCATCAGATTATATGGGACCTGCCGGTAATGATCGTCATACAAGTTATGCTCCAACATCTTTTGAACCTTCAAAGCGTAATGTTTTAGATACATGTGATGTTCCACATTCATCTGCGCCTGGAAGAGGTCCTACAACAGATGGTGATAATTTTATTAAAAGTCACACTAATTATGTAAATCATAGATCTACTGTAAAACAACCTGAAACAATGAGAAGTGGATTTAGTGGTGCTATTGGTGCAGTTATAGCGCCACTTATGGATATATTAAGACCGTCAAGAAAAGAAGAAACAATTAATAATGTTAGAATTTATGGTGAAGCAGGTACAGCAGTTCCTAACAGTTATGTATTAAATCCAAAAGATACGACACCTACAACCGTTAAAGAAACAACATTATATTCACCAAATTTCAATATAAATAATCAAAAAGAAAGTATGTATGTTAATAATTATTCATCACCGGATTTAACTCAACGCGACACTACAAGTTGTAGTTATAACGGACCATCTGGAGGTGCAGCAACACAATATGGTGATATGAACTATGCCGCTGCTTATAGACAACACAATAATGACATAAAATCATCTACTATTGGTAATAGACCAAATATAGGTGGAACCCAAATATTTAATCAAAAAATGAATGTAAATTGTAATAAACAAGATACAAATAGGTATGATTGTCGTGTTAGTCCTGCTGGTTCTGTGATTCCATTACCTCCATCTATTCAAACATATGGAAAAATGAATGCTCCACAATATTATAATGAATGTATTGGTTGCGATCGTATTCAACCAGATATATTAGATGCATTTAGGCAAAATCCTTATACGCATTCTTTAACTACTTCTGTATAAAATATAAAAATAATATATTAAAATTAATTTAAAGTTAATATGTTATAATTTTATAGTATTAACAATAATGCTTGCCAAAACAATAAATTATCCAAGATCATTTAAGGATTTTTATACCTTTATAAAAAGTAACATTAAATATGAAACACTGTACTATAAAATCGGTATTCCACAACCTTTTGATGTAAGTTTAAGAGATGGTTTACAAGCGTTAACAAAAGACCAACAAACATTATATGATATTGAAAAAAAGAAACAAATATATTATGATATATATTATAATTATAGACCACAAAATATAGAAATAGGAACAATTGGTTCAAATAAACTTTTTCCAGTATTTAGCGATACATTAGAATTATTAAAACATATAGATAACCATCAAAATATTTTAAAAAGTGATTATGATTATTTATATCCAAATACAACAAATAATTATATTCTTATACCAAATAGTAAAAAATTATTAGATCCACAAATTTTAAATAATGTATTAATACAAAATTATTCATTTATAACTTCTGTATCGAATAGTTTTCAATATACAAATACAAAAATGAATTTAAAAGAGGTTGATGAGGATATCTTAAACATGATGTACATTTTAGATGATAAATTAACGAATATACCATTTCAGGTAAAATTATATGTTTCTTGTATAAATGAATGTCCAATTGAAGGTAAAATCGATTTGGATTTTATTGTTAAAAGACTATTAGAATTGAATAAATTTAAAATTGACAATTTATGTTTATCTGATACGTGTGGTACATTAGAATTAGAGGATTTTAAATACATAGTAAATAAATGTATTGAAAATGGTATACCTAAGAGAAAACTATCTTTACATTTACATGTAAGAAAAGATAGAGAAAACATTATTGAACAAATTATTCATTATGCACTAGATTGTGGAATAGTTGAATTTGATGTCTCTGTTTTAGAAACAGGTGGTTGTTCTGTTACTATGAAAAAAAAACAATTAGCACCTAATTTATCATATGAATTATATTATAAATCATTAGTTACTTATTTTATTAATAATGCATAATTTATAATACATAAATTATAGTGAAATAAAAATAAATAATTATTATTAAAATATAAAAACATATTATGGATAAACAATAAGTTTTATGATATTAAATATACATCAATCAATAAAGGAAAAATTGGAATACTTTCATTCAATATGTAAAATTCCGAATATAATATTTCACGGACCGTCAGGTAGTGGAAAAAGAACAATTGTAGATGAATTTATACATACTATTTATGAAAATGATAAAGACAAGATTAAAAATCTTGTTATGTATGTTAATTGCGCTCATGGTAAAGGTATCAAATTTATAAGAGATGAATTAAAATTTTTTGCAAAAACAAATATAAATTCAAATGGGGGTGGAATTTTTAAAAGTATCATTCTATTAAATGCAGATAAATTAACTATGGATGCTCAATCAGCATTAAGAAGATGTATCGAATTATTTTCACATAATACTAGATTTTTTATAATTGTTGAAGATAAATATAAATTATTAAAACCAATATTATCAAGATTTTGTGAAATATATGTGGCAGAACCAATTATCAATGAAAAACCAATAAATATTTATAAATATAATTTAAATGAAGTATTTAAAATGAAAGATATAAAAACACTTAGATTAGATTGGTTGAAAAAAGAATTAATGAAGATTGTAATAAATAATATAACTATTCAAGAATTAATGGATTTATCTGTAAAACTATATGAAAAAGCGTATAATGGAATAGATATTTTAAATTTATTAGAAAATACATCATTTTTAGAATGTCATATAAATATTGAAAAAAGATATGAATTATTAATAGCATTTAATAGAGTAAAAAAAGAATTTAGAAATGAAAAACTTTTAATATTATTTATTTTAAATTTTATTTTTTTGAGTTCAGATTTATCTTTAGAAAATATTTCATTTATTTAAATGGATGATTTTAATGTTAATACACTTCACGAATCAAGAAATGAATGGGCTTCTAGATTAATTACAATTTTAACTCCTTTAATAATTGATGGTTATAAATCTATATTAGATGAAGCAATAAAAATATGCAAAGACAATAATGAATTTGACAAATATTTAATGACATTTCAAAATTATATTTCAAGAATTCCAAAATGGAATCCAAACATTATTGAAAATGAAAAAAAAAGAATATTAGATAAATCTGGTTGTTCATATTTAGAAGATTTAATAACTTGTGTTCACATTATTCAATTAAAAGCGTTAACTGCAATGCGTGTTGGAACGAAACAAAAAAAAATAGATATAAATATACCCAAAATTGATGATTTTATACACAAAGTTTATATTAATGTTGCAAGGAAACTTTATAAAAATGTTTATTTATTTGAAATAAATATACCTCCACTTCAAATTCAAAAACATAATAGAGAACTTGAAATAATAGTTCAAGAATGTATTTTAAATACATTAAGAGAGAGCATTCCAGTTGAATCTATATTAAAAGCATATATGGATGAAACTATTGAAGAAGATGTAGTAGAAGAGGTTAAAGAACAATATATAACAGAACCTTTAAAAAATAATGATACAGATAATATTAAAAATAACAATAATTCAAATTTTAATAATAAAGAAAATATTAGTAATTCAAGTAAATTGTCTTTTAATGATATTGATTATACTAAAGATGAAAATAATAATATTGTTCAGATTAATGCACCAAAATCAATTGAACGATTAGAACAAATAAGTGAATTAAGAGCAAATCAAAAGAGATTAGAAAATGAAGATGATGAAGACACTATTAGACTTAATATTTCAGACCAAAATATTTCATTAGATAACTTAGATTTACATGTTTTAGATGAACAAAAAATAGATATTTTACCTGATTTATTGATTGATGATATCGAAGTTTTAGAATAATTTTATTTGCGTTAAATTAAAAATAAGAATCTGACATAATAATTTAAATGGATAATATGTTTATGATAGCAACTATAATATCTATAATTTATTTAGTTTCAAAATTTATTGAAATGAGATTTTTTGAAAAAGAAAATAAACCATTAAAAATATTAGTTAGAGATACTTTATTAGTATACTTTTGTGCCGTTTTAGGATTTTTTATAATAGACCAATTAAAACCTATAATTAATGACGTAAGTAATTCAAATTTAACTACACCAGTTTTTATAGATAACCCTGAATTTTAATATTTTATCTATTTTACCCTTTTATTTTTATAGTTATATTTAGTGTTATATTTATTATTACACTTAGTATTATATTTTATATGAAGTCCTTTTTTATTTTTTATTATTTTTTTTAATTTTTTAGTTTTATTTTTTTTTGCGGTATATTTTTTTCCAATCGAAATATATTTTCCACCAAGATAATCTTCCATATCATCTTCTTCTTTAGTATTAATTTTCATAATTAAATTTTTAGTATTATATTTTATATTACTTATTTTGTAAATTAAATCTATATAATCATTTATCAAAAATAAATTATTATAAAACGAATCATTACAAATATTGTTTGGACAATTTATTTTTATTAAATTATTTATTTTTTTAAATATTTTTGATATACTATCGTCCATGTTACAATCCACAATTTTTAATATATCATTTGTAATTCTAGAAATATTTGGTATATGATTCACTATAATACTTATAGGCATATTTATATACTGTTTCATCTTTTTAATGTCATCTATATTATTTTCAGCATAAAACCCTAAACTATTATACCATGAAATACCATTTGTCAATAATTTTATTTTCATTAAAGATATAGATATAAAGGGTTTATTTGTAAATTGAAAGTATAGTTGTGATTTATCTTGACTTATTATCATATAATCATATTGATTGTTTTTACAAAATTGTAATAAACACATTATATTAAACTTACCACTTGATAATTCATTATTACATTTATGTATTCCTTGTGTTTGTAAATAATATTTATCATTTATTTTATAGCAGTAAAAAAATATACAGTCATTGTTGTTAGAAGTTACAATATATGCTTTAACATTTGTATCTATTTTTTCAACATAAGCATCTAAATCATCTAATGTAACTTTATAATTTTTTATTTTTCCATTAGAATTAAAAATTTTCTCAACATTTTTTATAATAAATTTTTCATCTAATTTTTGTTCCATTATATATTAAAGTTATATAAATAATTATAATATATATTATCTACCAGTCCATACTTTTACAACTAACTTAGGTAATATACCTTTGTTAATATCATTTAAATAATCAAAATATGAATAACCCCATTTTTGGTATTTATAAATATTACCAAATAATGATATTATTTTATATAAATTTTTAGACTCAGTATAAAATATTATACCAAAAATTCTCTCTAAACAGCATCTGTCTGACCTATTATTTACATTATTCATAATTGAAAATAAATTATACTTATTAACTATTTGACAAAGAAAATTATGGTTTATAAATGATTGAACACCAAAACATCCAAACCATTTAAATTGATTTAAACCAAGGATATTTAATTCATTCATAGTTATTTTTTTTTGGATATCTATTGAATTTTTTAGTTTTGAAGAAATTTTTAAAGAATTTATATAATTTTCTTTATCAGCGTCAAAATGCCATAAAGGTAATATTTTTATGTTAGATTTAATAATATTTTCAAAGTTTACTCTTTTATGAAAAAAAACACTATCATGAATAATTACTGCATTATCAAAATAATTATATTTATAATAATAATAGTATGGTAACAATTCGCCTCTTTTAGGAAATTCACTATTAATAATTTCAATATTTTTATAATCATAATCTGATTTTACATATTCCTGATTACTATTATCATCTATTATAATAATTTTTTTTAAAGGATAACAAATCCTTAAACATTTTATACAATTATTCCAATATTTATTTGTAATTTCTGAATTAACATGTCTTGTGACTATAAAACCAAAATTATCCATATATATATATTTATTATTCTTTATATTAATAATAATAAAACTTATAATTTTTTATTATAAAATTTACACATATATTGGAATACTATCAATATCTATTACTTCTTTTGGTAATTCTGATTTTATATATAAATATTTTTTAAATTCGTCCCTTTCTAACTGAGCATTAGGTGTATGATTATGTACACACCTAGCAATCATTTTATACAATTTAAAATCAGGATATCTATCAGCGCCATTATTTTTATAGAGTATATTTATTCCTTTATCGTCTTGACACCATTCTATAATTAATCGTTTAACTGGATCACACTTATCTAAATTTTTAATTTCAGTTAAATCATCAATAACATAATCAAAAATAGAACACGCTAATCTACATAAATCAAAACTATAATTAGGTTCTAATCTCGGTTTTTTATCATTAAAATATGGTTCAGTATTATATTGTGTTGCTGCATCTCCTCCTATTTGAAAACTATCACTGCAAAATATATTTCCATTTAATTTATAAATGCTTCTTCCAAAATCAATAATTTTAAATATTCTTCCAAATGTTGGAACTTTATAATATTTTTTCTTGTACAAATAATAAATAAATTTTTTATCTGTTCTATTGTACATCACATTATTTGTATGTAGATCATTATGTGTAAAATTAAATGTTTTTTGATATGTAATCAATATCATAATTATTTGCATAAATGCTGAAAACCATTCTTCGTTTGTTAGTTCACTAGATAAAATTAAATCATCAAATGTACTTTCACAATATTCCATACCAATAACTTGAATTGGAAACTTAGGAATTGTTACTTCAATCGTTTCTTCTTCAAAATCATCTTCATCATCTTCATCGTCTTCATCGTCTTCATCATCTTCATTATCTTGATATTCCAAATTATTTATTTCATTATTATCAGCACTATTAGCGTTATCTATATTATCACAATCATCTAAATTCATGTTTACGTTATTTTTAATATCATCATAAGATAATTTATTATCATCAACCGATGTATGTGATGTACGTGAAGAACATGTTGAGGAAGTTTTTAATGTTGTAAATTTTTCTTTATCATTATTTTTATCCAATAAATTAGTGTTAGTTAAATCGACTAAATCTATTGACATATTTTTTAAATCATTCAGATCTATTGTATTAGAATCATTTGTAAATATATTTTCAAATATTTCATCATTAAAAGATTTTATTGATAATTTTGAATTAAATGATAAATTTTTTCCTATTTTAATAGGATCTTTTTTAGTTTCATCTTCAAAATATTTATCATAATCATCAATTGTAAAAAGTATATTTTTATTTTTATTAAAAAATTCTGACTCAGTCAAATATTCAATATCATCAAATACATTTATCTTAAAATTATTTTTAATCGATAAAAATGATCCATAATATTCAACACCATGTATAAATTTATGGTATTGATTTAATGAACTAGATAAAAATATAAAAAAACTGTCAACATATGCTGAATTATTGACGTCTAGTAATTTTTTATTAATTTCTTCATTTAATCCATATTTTGGTAATTTTAATAAATTATCATTTATCGTATATTTTCCTACTAAATATTTAAATGGATCTAGTAATGGCGCTAATTTAAAAAATATTTCCTTATCCTTTACCTTTTGAGTATTTATATTTTTTATTTTACAATTGAATAAATTATTATCAACACAAGATTTTATATTTGATATATACCATAAATGATTTAAGTTAATACTATTATAATTTGTTTCGTTTAAATTAAAAAAACGTTCATATATCGGAATATAGTTTTGTGTATTTGATAAATAAAGACTATCTTTTTCTTCAAAATTTTTAAAAAGTTCTTGGTTTTTCCTTTTTTGATAATTTATGTTAATCATCATTAGCTAAATAATATATTAATTCTATTTAGTTTTAACTAATTTAATTAAATTATTAATAAATAAATTATTATAGTTATTTTATTTACTAAAAAGTATAATTATATAAATTTAATATTAGTTGCGTTTATTTAGTTAAATAATTACTATTAATTATTTTATAATATGGCATCATTAGAATTAAAAAAATTTGATATGAAAAGTATAAGTTTCAAACCAAATGAAAATAAAGGTCCTGTTATTGTATTGATTGGAAAGCGTGATACAGGTAAAAGTTTTTTAGTAAGAGATCTATTATATTATCAACAAGATATTCCAATTGGAACTGTAATATCTGGAACCGAGGAAGGTAACGGATTTTATGGTAAAATGGTTCCAAAATTATTTGTTCATAACGAATATAATACTGCTATTATTGAAAATATATTAAAAAGACAGAGAACGGTTTTAAAACAAATCAAAAAAGAAATTGAAACGTATAGACGTAGTACTATTGATCCAAGAGCGTTTGTTATTTTAGATGATTGTCTATATGATAATACATGGGCTCGTGATAAAATGATGCGATTATTATTTATGAATGGAAGACATTGGAAAGTTATGCTTATTATAACTATGCAATATCCGTTAGGAATTCCGCCGACACTTCGAACAAATATAGATTATGTTTTTATATTGAGAGAAAATTATATTGCTAATAGAAGGAGAATATATGAAAATTATGCAGGAATGTTTCCTACTTTTGAGGCATTTTGTCAAGTAATGGATCAATGTACTGAAAATTATGAGTGTCTTGTAATTAATAATAACTCAAAGTCTAATACTCTGACAGATCAAGTGTTTTGGTATAAAGCAGATAATCATAATGATTTTCGATTAGGTGCAAAAGAATTTTGGGAATTATCTAAAGGTATACCCGATGATGATGATGAAGATGAAAAATATGATCCTAACTCTATCAAAAAACGAGGATCTGGACCTAAAATATCTGTTAAAAAAACTAAATGGTAAAACTTAAATAATATAATTTATTATAATTTATATTATTTATAAAATTATTCCTTTTTATTTGCAAACGGACCACTTATCAATTCACTTTGTCCATAATCTGTTTTACCGACAATAATATTATCCCCTTCAAATAATTGTTTTCTAATATCAGCACTTGATATATTTTCTTGTTCTTTTAATGTAAATTCTTGTGTATTAGCGTTATTGATTCCTATTAAATTTCCATTTTCATCAATTGTTTGAGTTAATGTGTTGCCAGATTTTTCTGCATTTTTCATATTTTCTTCAATTGCTTTTTGTTTAGTTTCTTTAATACGTTGGTCAAATGCAATCTTTGCATTCGTTTCATTTTTCTTTTTCTCATGCATTAATTGATTCAATTCTTCTTCCATATGTTCAACCCTTCCGGTTTTATATGCTTCAGGATCCCATGGCATCCAAACACCAACAGGACCAACAAAAACATCATGATAAGGATCTACTTCTCTTAACATTTTACATCTTAATTCTGCCTCTTCTAAAGTCGGATAGTTACCTCTAATTTTAAGTCCACGTGTGCTCGTTTGAAAATTATTTGCAATATTGAATTGCTTTTCAAGTTCTTCTTCCTTATTGTCTAAAAATGTTTTATAATCATCCTCTAAGGAAGATTTAGATAAATTTGCTCTTTCTTCATTTACAAAATCTTTAAAGTCATTTGTTAAATCATCAAATGACATATTATATTTATATGAAACAAAGTTTAAAAACTGGACAAATTTTTCCATCGATTTATTGAATTCCCATTTCTTTAGGAATTGTTCAAAAAAGAACATCTCTTTTTGTTTTAAAATTTTTTCAGGAGAAACAAAAGAAATACAACCAAATTTTTGTCCAGCAATAGGTTTGTCTTCATCAAGCAAATCCACATATTTTGGATTTATTTTACCATGCTCCATTTTTTTTTCAAAACCTGATTTTTTTGAAGATTTATCTTTAGAACGATTCATTTTAATTATTTTATTTATTTAATTTTAAGTTTTTTATCGCAATATATATTTTTTTCTTTTTATTTTATATAATGAATAGTTTAATTAACATTGGTGAACTTGTTAAAAGAATTATTAAGTATCTTGTTGAAGGTTTAATGGTTGCTATTGCTGCTTATGCTATTCCTAAACGTTCTTTAAATATTGAAGAAATTATACTAATTGCATTAACTGCTGCTGCCACATTTAGTATTTTAGATACATATATTCCAAGTATGGGTGTTAGTGCGCGTTCAGGAGCCGGATTTGGCATTGGGGCCAACTTAGTAAATTTCCCTGGGGGATTTTAAATATTAAAACAATAAATTATCTTTAAATCATTTAAACATAAATTGTTTATATGATTTAAATATGAAATATAATTATGAAAAATTAGTTGAATTTTGTAATGAAAATGAAATAAAATTAATAGGAAATTATTCAGATATTAAAATTACAAGAGAATATTATATTACAGGACTATGTAAAAATCAAAATTGTGCTAATAATTTTAATAAATCTTTTAGACAATTAATAAAAAATGGTAATTATTGTAATAAATGTTCTATAAAAAATGGTGTTGAAAAAATTAAAAAATCATTGACCAAATTTACAAATGAATTATTAATAAATTATTGTACAGATAACAATATTGAACTATGTGAAAATTATGATAAAACATCTATTAATGAAAAAACAATCATAAAAGGTAAATGTTTAACAACAAATTGTAATAATATTTTTAATAAATCATTTCGTGAGTTAATAAAACTAAATGGATACTGTAAAATATGTTGCAAAGAAAAAGGGAAAATAAAAATTAAAGAGACAAATTTAAAAAAATATGGTGTTGAATATTGTTTATCTTCAAAAGAAATTAAAGAAAAAAGTAAAAAAACTATTTTTGAAAAATATGGTGTAGAACATATTTCACAACATGAAGGTATTAAACAACAAAAACTAGATAAAAGCATACAAAAATATGGTGTATGTTGCCCTTTAATAGCACAAGAAGTTAACGAAAAAACTAAAAAAACTAACTTAGAAAAATATGGTCACTATAATCCACAACAAAATATAGATATACAAAATAAAATAACTATGACAAATATTGATAAATATGGTTTTAAATTTTATTTTCAAACTGATGAATTTAAAGAAAAGGTTATTCAAACGAATTTAGAAAAATATGGTGTGAGTCATCATTCACAAAATTCTGAAATCGCAGATAAAATGCTTAAAATGTCATATAATAAAAAATATTATAATTTACCATCAGGAAAAATAATGGAATATCAAGGTTATGAAAATTTTGCTCTTGATGAATTATTAAATATAGAGAAAATTGAAGAAGATGATATATTTACAAATAGAAAAGATGTTCCAGAAATTTGGTATTATGATAAACTAAATAAGAAAAGGAGACATTATGTTGACATATATATAAAATCACAAAATAGGTGTATAGAAGTTAAATCAACATGGACAAATCAAAATAAAAATAATGTTTTTGAAAAACAAAATTCTGCTATAGATTTAGGTTACAAATATGAAATATGGATATATGACAAAAAAGGAAATAAAATAAGCGTTTATAATAGTAAAACTTAAATAATTATATTTTTAGATTAACTAATATAACTTATAAAATAATATATTATTCTAATAATATATTATATATGAGAAGAAAAATAAGTCATAAGAGACTTAAAAAAGGAGGTCAAAACAATGACACAATAGATACAAATAGTATGGATATTTCTGGAATTCAGGGTGATGAAGATCACGATTTAGATATGTCTGGAATTCAGGGTGATGAAGATCACGACTTAGATATGTCTGGAATTCAGGGTGATGAAGATCACGACTTAGATATGTCGGGCATTCATGGTGATGAAAATCACGATTTAGACAATAGTTTTGAATCACAAGGAACATTAAATTTAGATGATTTAGAAATGGAAGATAATCAAGGTAATCCACAATTACAAGAATCTTCAATAAATACTACGAGAGATAATTTATCTTTGTCAAATATTTCAGGTACGACATCTTTTATGAATGACAGAAATATAAATGAAAGTGATATGGATTCTTTACATTTATCTGATTTAAATAATTCAGGTATATCATCAACAAACACAACTCAAGAAAACATTTCCTTTGGAGGAAAAACAAAAAAAAATAGAAAACATAAAAATAAAAATAAAAGGTCTAAAAAAACAAAAAAGAGTTTAAAAACTAAAAAAATGTTAAAAAATAAAAAATCAAAAAAGACAAATAAAAATAAAACTAAAAAAATGCGTGGTGGTCAAGACATTAAACCTCAACCAGGATCATTAAGATTATATAAAGATGAAAATCCTCAATTTTAAATACGCTATTTTATTAGGTAGTTGGAATAAATTCCCAGTCTAATTCTTCACATATTTTTCTCCATATATTATCTTGTTCAATCCTTTTCTCTCTATCTTTTAATAAAGGAAATAATGGTAAATATTGTTTTTCATCAAGTAATTCACATAATTTATACGCAGTGTAATAATAATTTAAAAAATTTACGCGATCATCTGGACAGTATTTTGAGTAAGGTGCCTGTAATTCAACAAATAAATTGCATAATGTTTCTTCCAGTTCTTGTGTCATTATAGGTGGTTTAATTCCTAATTTATCTTTAATAAATGGTATATGTTCATAGTATTTATTATAGCCAAGTTTTTTCAATATTTCCTTAGTTTTTGCGTTAGTTATTTGACTTAACTCAATTCTCTCTTTTTTTATCTGTAGTTTAATATTATCAATCACATCTTGTTCGATTTGTGTTGTTTCTTTTCCTTGAAACTGTGCAAGAATTTCTTTAAAATGATTAATTCTTTTATAAGCGTAAAAGCAGACTTCCTTAGGTGGTTCTTTATATGAAGGCTTTTCATTTTCTATTAAATGTGGAATATTTCTATAACAAACGTTACATATAAGAACACCTTCATCTTCAAGTGGTATTAATTCACCTTTATGACAATATTGACATATATCAGTTTGGCATATAAATTGATTTATATCTAAAAAACTATCATCAATATTACTTAAATATTTTTGAACAATATTATTATTTTTTGATTTATTTATTATTTCATTATCATCTTCTTGCTTAATTTTAAAAAATGAATTAAGTATTTTATTTTTGCTCGTATGGTTTATATTTAAATTGCCTGTTGATATATTTTTTTTATTTTCAAAATAATCAAATATAAATTTAGAGTTATCTAAAAAATATTCTTTTTTTTTAATCTTTATTTCTTTTATAGATTTTATAATATCATTAATTCTATCATTTATATCAAGTTTTTGTTCAATAGAAAGTTTAAGGTCGTCTTCTTTTAATTTTAATTCTAGTTCCTTTTTTTCTTGTTTTAACTTTGGTATTCTATCATTCTCATCTTTTGAAAATTCATTTATAAACTCTTTATGTTTACCGTCTAATGTTATTGCATTTTTTTTATTATATTTGATTTTTTTATTTGTTTTTGGTTTAAAAGTTGGCATTATATACTTTAATTTAATTAGTAAGAATTTATTTAATTAATAATAATAAAAATATATTAATTTAAAAAATATCGACACTACAATAATAAAAATATAATAAAAAATTGAAATGTTAATATATAAAAATAAATATAGTTATAAAATGAATCAATAGATATGAATAATCTACTAGATAAAATGTATATTAAGCGATTTTGTCTACCATCTGATATTGATATTGATAATCATAAAAAATTAAATATAAATTCATGTTTGTGCGGCGATTCGAATCATATTGCTTGTACACTAAAAGGTAAAGGAGTTTATGGTAAAGTTAATATTTTAAGTTATGGAATAAATAGATATAAAGATTATGATGGCAAACAACCAAGTATTCACGCTGAATGTGATGCAATTGCAAAGTTAATACCTTTAAAAAGAAAAAAAAAATTAGAATGTATAGATTTATTAGTGATCAGATTATCAAGAATAAATAATTTACAGATGAGTAAGCCATGCATCAATTGTGTACAAACTATGAAAATATACCCAATATCAAAAGGATATAAAATAAATAATATATATTATTCTGATAACAATGGAAATATTATTAAAACTAATTTAAAAAGTTTAGAAAATAGTGAACAACATTTATCAAAATTTTATAGGAATAAACAGCAATAATTATAAAATATTTATAGTTAAAATAATACAATAGTTTTCTTTTTTTAGATTAAATGGATATTAAAATAAATATTGATTCTTTAATAGATACTAATAATAAAAAAGTAGATACAATTAAATTTCAAAAAATGATATTATTGTATAATGCTATGGAAGATGGTTGGTCAATTAAAAAAAAGAATGATGCATATATATTTTCAAAAAATCATGAAGGCAAAAAAGAAATATTAGATGAGTCATATTTGTCAAGATTCATGAATGTAAATTTTGATATAAATAAAATATTAATATAATAAATTATTTTTAATTTAATTATAAATTAATTAAATTAAAATTTCTATTTTTTTTTTCTTTAGCAATATTATAAAATATGGGTGGTGGTCTCATGCAATTAGTCGCCTATGGCGCTTAAACATCACTGGGCGCCAACAGTGAGCTGCTATTATAGGTCGCATATCTCTATAATAGAAAAACAGTGTAAATATGCGAATTGAATGTTATTGATTCAATTATATAACTCGCTAGTGAATCAAATTATTTATTTGATTTGCAAGATTATCAAATTGTCGGGAACTTCCTTAGAGCTTCAGCTACTTCTTATTTATGGTGACATAAATAATACCACAGGGTAATGACCGGTGGCATAGTAAAAACGCTGAAGATTGGATAATCCGCAGCCAAGTATCTTATGTCGAAAAACTGATTTAAATATAAAATTAAATACTAATATGACAGATATAAGATAAAGGTTCAACGAGTAGACGGTAATCGGGAATTTATGATAGTCCTAGTCAGACTTGAAATTTCTTAAGGTGTACTCTGCCCCTTTTAGAAATATTAGGGATTTTTCATCGCAAGATGTTTACCTTACTGGCAATCCTCAAATTACTTTTTGGAAAGTCACTTACAGAAGATACACAAACTTCGCTATTGAATCTATTGAACAAACTTTCAATGGTCAAGCTGATTTCGGTCGCCGTGTTCAATGCACAATTAGCAGAAACGGTGATTTAGCTTACCGCACTTATCTCCAAGTTACACTCCCTGAGATCAATCAACTTATGGGTCTTGGAAACTATTCTACCGGACAAAATACCGGAGTCTATGCTCGTTGGTTAGATTTCCCCGGTGAGCAACTCATTGCTCAAGTTGAGGTTGAAATTGGTGGTCAAAGAATTGATCGTCAATATGGTGACTGGATGCACATCTGGAATCAACTCACCATGACTGCTGAGCAACAACGCGGATACTTCAAGATGATTGGTAACACAACTCAACTTACATTCATCACTGATCCTTCTTTCTCTGATGTTGATGGTCCTTGTGATTCCCTTGCCCCCCGTCAAGTTTGCGCTCCCCGTAATGCTCTTCCCGAAACAACCTTATACGTTCCCCTCCAATTCTGGTTCTGTACCAACCCCGGACTTGCTCTTCCCTTAATTGCTCTCCAATACCACGAAGTCAAGATTAACCTTGATATTAGACCTATTGATGAGTGCTTATGGGCTGTTACAACCCTCAACTGCAACACCAACCCCTACAGTGGCGCTGCTGGTCAATACTCTGTTGGACGCCCTGTTCCTGCTACTATTGCCTACAACCAATCTCTTGTTGCTGCTTCTCTTTACGTTGACTATGTCTTCCTTGACACTGATGAAAGACGCAGAATGGCCCAAAATCCTCACGAATACCTCATCACCCAACTTCAATTTACTGGTGATGAATCCGTTGGATCTTCCAGTAACAAGATCAAACTCAACTTCAATCACCCCGTTAAGGAATTAGTTTGGGTTGTCCAACCTGATCAAAACGTTGACTATTGCTCATCTTTAACTTGTGATGCTCTTCTCTTCAAGGTTCTTGGTGCTCAACCTTTCAACTACACTGATGCTATCGATGCTCTTCCCAACGCTGTTCACGCTTTCGGTGGTCCTGCTTCCGTCGCTGCTGACTCTCGCGCCTTTATTGATGCTCGTGGTCTCTTCCAAGACGCCGGTGCCCTTGACTACAATCCTTACCAAGTCAACCCTGGTCTCACAAATTTCACTGGATACTGGCATGGTCCTTCCAATCCCTACAATGAAGTCAACCTTGGAGGTCCCGAGGTTCCTTTAAATACCACTGGTCTTGACGCTGCCACCATTGCTGCTCTTCAAGAATCTGGATCCCACCTTGAGAACTCTGGTGTCTCTGATGCTGGCACATTCGTTCTCACCGAAACCTCTCTTGATATGCACTGCTGGGGACAAAACCCCGTCGTCACCGCTAAGCTTCAACTTAACGGTCAAGATCGTTTCTCTGAGCGTGAAGGTTCTTACTTCTCTTGGGTTCAACCTTACCAAGCCCACACCAGAAACCCCGACGAAGGTATCAATGTTTACTCATTTGCTCTCCGCCCTGAAGAGCACCAACCCTCTGGAACATGCAACTTCTCTAGAATTGATAACGCCACTCTTCAATTGGTTTTATCTAATGCTACAGTTGAGGGCACCAAGACTGCTAAGGTCCGTGTTTACGCTACCAACTACAACGTTCTTAGAATTATGAGTGGTATGGGAGGTCTTGCTTACAGTAATTAAACACATATATCGAGTGGTTTATTTTTATATATTTTAATAATTAAATACAATTTTTAATTATTAAATTACTTACTAAAAATATAGTTTATCATAATAAATGTTTATATTTATGATTTATATAAATACTTAAAATTATTATATTTTATAAAAATTATATATTTTATAAAAAATTGAAATATTTATAATATTAAAATGAATAGTATAAATAATAATGAGTTCAAATAGAAGACAAACATATTATAGTTTTTATTTTAAACGTTGTTATACATCAGCAAAACAAATCTGGAGATTTGACAATAATATGAGTATGTACGATTTTATAGAACAAGTTAAAATGAAAGCATATAATGAGTTTAATATAGAAAGAACTAATTCTATCGAAATTATTGAAATAGGATTGTTTCCAAATGAAGATGATATTCAAAATGTTGAAGAAAAATATTGTTTAGTTCCATATAATGAAACATTAAAAGAGAGATATCAAAAAAAAAATAAAAACGTATCCTTTTATATTCGAGTATTATAATCAAAAAAATATAACAATTTTGATTATTTATAATTTTTATAACAAATTGTTACAATAGGTATTATAATCCATAAAAAAAATTATTAACTGTTTAAGTAATGTATTTAAAAAATTTAAAAATAAATTATTTTATTATTATAATTAATTTTTTAATTTGAATAAATTATTATGAATTTATGTTTTAATTAATATTTTCAAATTGTCTATAATTAGAACCATCCCAAATTAATTCACTACTATTAAATAATATATTCATATTTATTATTTCAGGTTTATGAATTTCTCTTGTGAATAATTTTAATATATGCTGATCATCCCTGAATCTTAATGAATAGTTTTGTTGAATATTATTTCTACCAACTCGTCCAAGTGCTTGAATGATTTTTTCTTGTGTTAAATCTAAATCTTTACTTAAGTAAGCGTGACAGAATTGATAATTAGTTCCATAAATATAATCGCTTGTTGCTATTATCATATATAATTTTTGAGAATCTGCTAATTTTTTCATTATTTCTGTATAAGTAATATTATCATGATTCGTAAACACACCAATACCCATCATCAATAATACTTTCCAACTGTCATCAATACCATGCAATAGCATAATTTCATTAACAATATTTTCATCAACATCACTTGTAAAAGAATTTTTTGTATCTAAATCTTCTGCCCATTTTTTTAAATGAGCAATTTTATTTGGAACAAATGTATCATTTAATGTTGCAGTTTTTATCATTGATCGTAAAATATTTATTTCATTTGTTATTTTATTTAATTCATTCTTATTTACATTTTCATCCAAATTATCTCTGTTGATTTTTTTTATATCTTTACTTGATTTTGTTCTAGTTCCACTTACATTATTTTTAATGTTTTTTTCGTTTTTGTCGGAAATGTATTCCATTTCTTTTTCTAAATCATTAATTTTTTCATTTAATTTATTGTTATACTCTATTTTAACTAACAAATCTTCCATTACTTTTTGAGGAATATTTGCTTGTTGAATACAAAATTTAGCAATTTTTTCAACATCATTAGATATAAATATTGTCGGACCGTCTGTTAATGTAAATGCATCTTTTGTTGTGACATATATTCCTGGATTCATTTGATTTATATTATTATTTGTAACAATATACTGTTCACTAGATAATCTTTGAATAGGTTTACCTTTTAATGAATTATCGTTAATATTTATTCCAGGACCAACACTTTTGATTTTTATAATTTTATTGCCTTTACAATCTATCGCATCATTATATGGAATTCTTATTTTTTTTGAAGAATTAAAATGAAGATAGATGGCACCCCATGTTCCAGATAATATATTTTGAAGAATTTTTATATAATATATTTTAATATTAGTCATTGTTATGTCGTCTATTGTCTCAAAATATCTATATATTTTATTTTTATTATTAATATAATTATTTTTATTTACAAATACTATAAAATTTACGATTTCATTTAAATCAAAATATCTAGTTAATGTTAAATTTTCCTCACAATGCAATGCAATCTTTTTTATTTCAGCATAATCATCATTTAAATAATGAGGAAGTACAACATATCCATCTTTATTAATTAATGGAATTGATTTTTTACAATCATGACTAATAATATTATAAACATTAGACTTATAAAATTTATTTTTAAAATCAGAAATGGTTTCGTTTATTTCATGTATTTTTGGTAAAGTTGCAGAAGATAAAACCATATTATGAATTATATTATTTTTCCAATTTTTTTTTATGGTTTCATGAAATTCGTGATTATTATAATCTAAAGTTATTGTAGGTTCATCCCAATATACAAGCAAATTATCTATATTATTAAATGCTTTCATATAATACATTGCAGGTAAATAAGACTTCAAATCTGAAATCATGATTTCGACATCATCTCCAATACTATTGTCTACTTTACCTATCCCACCGCTCCTTTTATTTACAGAATATTCTTTTGCGGCATAATAATGTAATCTAATATCATCTGCACTTGAACAACCAAATGCAAACGCTACCTTTTTATGGACAGAAATTGCTGCTCTTGCTAAGGCAAGACCGACATGGCGCGCGGCACATACAAATATAACTTTATATTGCTGTGAAATTGCTAATGGTGTTAATGTTTTACCAGTACCTGTTGGTGCCATATATAATATTAATTTTGGTGATTTATCTTTGCAAATAGTAAATATTTCTTTTTGATGTTCATATAAACATAAATCATTATATTTCAATAAACTAGTATTTTTTTCAATACATTCTACCGCATTTTCTATAATATTTATCATATCGATATTTTCTCTATATTCATCAATTGTTTTATCTATTATATTCAAAATATGCTTATTAATTAATTTTACATTATTTTTTATAAGTTTATTTAATGTATAATAATGAAAAACCATTGATTTATTATTTTCATCAATTTTGTGTTGCTTATTTTTATTCTTATATCTAATTTCATCAGTCTTGCATTTTATAAATTTTTCCAAATGATATATTAATATATACTCATATATATCATCTTTAACAAAAGAATTATTATTATTATCTAATCGTATTTTATCTACACTTTTCAATACTATATTTGAATGTATTTTATTAAGATCAAAATAATTTACGTTATATTTTTCTATTATATCTTGTATTTTTTCTCTGAAATATTTATTGAAAATATAATCTTCGATTTTTTCATTATATTCAATTTTTAAAAATGATAACAACGAATTATTTGAATTGATTTTTATATTAACATCGTTATAACCATTTATAATTAAATTTAAAATATCTATTTCATTTTTAGAAACAGGTATTTCAATAGAGTCCCATTCAGATTTATTGAGTTTTCTTTGATTAAGATCCATAATTGTAATAATTAATTTATAATCTAATATTTATATAATTTAAATTTCAATTTTATTTATAAAAAAAAATGAACATAATAATTCAATAAAAATATAAAATATATTAAAATTAAACATTAAACAATTAAATAACTAAATAATGAGTTTTAAAATAATATCAATTGATGGAAATATTGGTTCAGGAAAATCTACTTTATTGTCTAATTTAAAAGAATATTTTAAAGAAAATTCAAATATAGTATTTTTAAAGGAACCTGTTGATGAATGGGAAAATATAAAAGATAAAAATGGGAAAACAATTTTACAAAATTTTTATGAAAATCAACAAAAATATTCGTTTTCATTTCAAATGTTAGCATATATATCAAGATTAAATATTTTAAAAAAAGCAATCGAAAATAATCCAAATGCAATAATTATTACAGAAAGAAGTTTACATACAGATAAGATGGTATTTGCAAAAATGTTATATAACGATAATTTTATGAATTCTATTGAATATCAAATATATTTAAATTTATTTGATACTTTTGCTGCAGAGTATCCTATACATAAAATTATATATGTAGATACCAATCCTAATATATGTTTTGAGAGAATAAAAAAACGTTCAAGAACAGGTGAATCTAATATTCCATTAGATTATCTAAATAATCTGGATAAATATCACCATAATATGATTGATTTAGATTCTAATGATTGTATTTGTAAAAATAGTTTATATTTAGATGGTAATATTGACATTTATGATAATCCAAGTATAATTGAAAGTTGGATAGAAATAATTAAAAAATTTGCTTACAGTGATTAAAAATATTAAATAACTAATTTAATGATTATATATTATAAAAATAAATAAAGATAAAGTGAATATAATATATTAATGAAGATTACATATTTATCAAATATTGTCAACGTTGCTTTTAAGTATGTTATAGATACAAGTATAAAATATAACATTGATGAATCACATTCTTTAAAGCATAGTATGAATGTATTACAAAATGCAAATAATATATTTAAAAGTGAATCAATTCATAAACCTTATTTAAATGAACAAAAAGATATTATATATGTATCATCTATTATTCATGATATGTGCGATAAAAAATATATGAATGAATTAGATGGAATAAATGAAATTAAAACTCATTTCAAAAATTTTTTACCTCAAGATAAAATAAATATTATATCGTATATAATTTCAACCATGTCATATTCAAAAGTAAAAAGTAATGGTTTTCCAAATTTGGGTGAATATCAAACGGCATATCATATTGTTAGAGAAGCAGATTTATTGTCTTCATATGATATAGATAGATGTATAATATATGGAATGAAACGTGAAAATTTAAATTATTTAGATGCAATCGACAGAGCAAAAACTTTATTTAATGATAGAGTTTTAAATTATATTAAAGATGACTTGTTTATAACAAGTTATTCTAGAGGTGAGTCGATAGATATGCATCTTAGAGCATTAATCAATTTAAAAAATATAGATAGTTTAAAAAACAATATTTTATAGATTTGTGTATTTTTAGTTGTTATTTATTTTATTGAAAAATATAATTATTCAATAAAATATACATTTTTACTTTTTTATTTTTTATGGTTTTGGTAGTTCGTCTAAACTATCTGATGATTTATAAAAAAATTGAATTTTATTTAATTTTTTTTTATTATATTAAACCAACTATGAATACAACAATGAATATAAATTTAATTTCTACAAATAATTGTAAAATACACTGTTCTTATTGTAAACAAGCAGGTCATAGAATTAATAAATGTAATAGTAGCGATATAGACGTTTTAAAAATGTATGTATTAGAAAGAAAAATATATATTGATAATCTTTATGATAATCTTTCAATTGATATAAGAAAAGAAATGTTAAGTGATTGGTTATCACAAAAATTTATTGAAAATGAAAAACTTTTTGAAGCATACGCTGTTAAATGTTTTAAATTTTCAAAAAACCTAATAATAAAACATAAAATATATTTTATTATCAATAAATTATACGATTATGGCATTAGTAATGATATTGTTATAGATGAACAAAACGAATATGAAAACGATTATATACCACCTATTGAAAATCATCAAGCAGTAGGAGATACTATTCCGCAGCAAATTTATACAGATCAAAACCAGTCATCAGATAATCAAACAGAACAAATAATAAAAAATAAAAAACGCACTATAATTAAAATTACTTGCGATATATGTTATGAAGAAAAAAATAAAAAAAATTTCAGACAACTTAAAATATGTAAACATGTATTTTGCACACTTTGTATTTTTAAACTAAATAAATGTCCTATTTGTCGTGAACCATATAATCATTCGCATTGTAAATCATTAAAGTGAAGTTGAATAAAAATAAAATAAATAAAAATGTATTATAAATTAAATTATATTACACCTTTAGACATTTACACCGATTATTTTATAAATTATTTTCTTTTATAAAATTACTTATATAAATACCATTACGAATATGAACATTGCCATAACTTAAATCTTTTCTTAAATATCCATTTTCATCTATATAATTATTATAAATATCAAACAATATATATTTTTTTTCAATACATTTTTCTTTTAATTTTTCGTTAAAATATAAAGCATATTGTTTTCGTTCTTCATCACTTCCCAAATATGGATATTCAGGATTTTCAATAGTATTGTATTTTTGAATAGGTGGAACAACATTATAAACACATATATTTTTTAGTTTAATTTGTGAAATGGATACATTTAATTCAATTGCTTCAAAATAATTATCAACAATATTGTTTATAATATCTTGATATGTCGTTGTTTCTGTTATGTGTTTATGGATATGACATCTACAATCTATTTCACCTAAACAAAAAACAATAGTGTCACCATCTTTAATATTAAAGTTGCGAATATCACATCTATTTAATTTTTCTTTCCCAAAACTATAACATAAAACTGGACCTAAATGATGCTGTATTATTCCAGTCCAACCATTACCTGAATGACTATCTCCAATTGTATGAATTGACATATATATATATATTATTTTTTATTTAGTAAATAATATATAGAATTATTATGAAACATAAAAGCGAAGATTATAAAAATAAATGCTGTTGAATATTATTTACTAGAAAACAAATCACAAGAAGTATTCAAAAAATATACAGAAATATTTGCTATTTCAACAAAAGGAGTATTCGGTTGGGATTTGTATGAAAAAAGTGAAATAAATACAGATAGATTATATGAGTTTTTAGAAACACATATAACAATTAAATACAAGAATAAATTAATTATATTAGATAATGCGAAGTAGTCATAGAAGCGATAAAATTAAAAAATTAGTAAATAAAAACAATAAAATATTATATTCCGTTCCATATCAACATTTTACAAATAGTATTGAAAATTATTTTAGTATGCTAAAATCAAGATTACAAAAGTTAAATGGATTAACACACGAAAAACTAAAAGTAAATATAACAAATGTTATAAAAGGAATATCAAAAGAAAAGTATGAAAATATATTTAAAGGAGCGTATAATAGAGATGTTGTATATGTAAAAAATAAAACAAAAAAGCGAAAATTAAAAAATTATAAGGAGTAACATAATCGGCGTTTTAAATGTCTAAAGGTGTAAATAAAAAATATTAAATATAATTATGTCTACAAATGATTTTCTCTCCAAAAGTAATATTGAAATGATATGGGATGTAATTATGGATGAAGGTATTTATTAAAATAAATCAAAAGAAGATATTAATAGTATAAACAATGATATTGTTAACATTATTTAACATATAATAATATTTTAATATTTTAAAATATTACTTAAATATGTTTATTATCATTATATAATGATGAATAATTTTTTACCTAATATTAAACCTAATCAAACAGATAAATTTATAAAAATAAATAACAATAAAATATTTCCTATAAATACATATGTATTAAGATTTGATGGATGTTGTAAAGGAAATCCAGGAATAGGTGGTTCGGGTGCCGTTATTTATTATAATGACAAAGAAATATGGACAAAAACTCAATTTGTAGGAAATAACACTACAAATAATATTGCCGAATATAATGGTCTCATAATTGGACTACAGGGTGCAATTGATTTAAATATAAAAACTTTATTTGTTGAAGGTGATAGTAAGTTAATCATTAATCAAATGAATGGAGATTTCAAAGTAAACTCACATTCACTTATCGATTTATATGCAAGAGCAAAAGAATTAACAAAACATTTTCAGTATATAACATTTAATCACATTGATAGAAAATTTAACAAACGTGCTGATGAAATATGCAACATAAGCGTTAATAAAATTGTTAAACACGATGATATAAAATTATTAAAAATTTAATACTCCAATAAAGAAATATTTAAAATTTTATTAGGTTTATATTTTAAAATATCTAGTTCCTTTTTTGTTGTTGGAAATTCTGTATTTCCATATATATCTTGTAAAGAAATCCATTCAAACATACCACCCGGATATAAATATACATTATAAAAACCTAATGAAATTAATTGATTATATTTTTTATATATACTATCATCATTACAATTTTTACCATAAATAACTATTTTAATATTTTTATTCCCATTTTTTATTAATTGATTTATTTTACTTTCTTCATGTAAAGCTATTATTGTATAAGGTATTAAACAGTCTTGTTCATTTACATTTAATGTATTTATTAATAAATAATTTTCACTATTTTTCAATATATATTGAATATCTTCAAAATTTACTTTTTGAATTGTTTGATTATTACCCATTATTTTATTAATTAAATTATTTTTAAATCTTTAATGTATTGTAAAAATAATTTCATAAATATATGATTAAATATTATTATACCTTTTTGTCATTTTACACCTTTGGACATTTACACCCTTAAAGATTTAAAATGGGACAACTTACTTAAATATATTATTTTATAATAATATCATGAATCATATTATTTTATCCTCTTCTTTATTCGGTTCTATTTTTTTATTTTCTACATCATTAATATTAACAAATAGGGCACTTTTAGAAGATAAAAAAATTCCAAATGGAATATTTATAATAAATGGTTTAACTATGATTGCGTCTGGTTCTATAATTGTGGCGTATAATTATAGTTTATTAAGTTCGTTTCATTTTAAATCTTCAAGGGTGTAAAACACCCATTTTATTTTAAATATTTTATTAAAAATACATAAAGAATATGATATATATAAAATAATATGGATAATCAAGTTGTATACATTGTGACTAATTATGGATGTAATAGCACACCAAGTGATATGTGGATACCGAAAAGTAATCTTTTTGTAAACTATGAAGATGCGTATTCTTACTTTTTGAATGTAGCTCCACCTTTAGATGATAAATGGAATAAAGCAGAGCAATTCATAAATAGTAAGTATGATGCTAAAAATATAACTAAAGATTATATTGTAATTGAAAACAGAGTACAAATTGCTGGATATCATTGCGACCAAAATAATTGTGCGAAGCGACCTTCAGGTGCTGTTATTTCAAGAATCATCATTAAAAATGATCATTTTAAATGATAAAAGGTGTAATATTATTTATGTAAATAATTTGATAAAGTCACCATTATAGTAATGAAAAATAAGAAAACTAAACAGTCCTAAAATAACATCAATTAAAAGATAAATCCATGAATAATAATTTTTATTTATAGCGTTATATGCAAATAAACCATATAATAAACCATGAATAGGTCTTAAATTATTCCACCATATTTTATCACCAAAAACTTCTGCACCAGTTTTTCTTGAATCTGTAAAATATATATAAAAAAAACCTATTGCTGGTAATATAGCTAAATAACCTAAATAAGGTAAGTAATTCATATTTATATTTTTTGCTATAATGACAAATAAAGATCTAACCAAAATACAACCAAATATAAATAACATAAATCTTTTTTGAATATTATTCATTTTATATTATAAATGTATTATTTTTATTTTATATTATAAAATTAAATTTAATGAAATTGAACAACAATTTCAACCTTTTCTTTTTTTATACTTTTTGTTGCTGATAGTGATAATTCTTCTCTCTTCTTTCGTGTTTTAACGTTATCTGATATAATCTCCTTTCTTTTTGATGTACTATTACGATTATTCATATCTTTTTCGATTGTATCATAATTGCTTTCAATATAATCAACAACTTTATTTTCAAGTGCCCATTTAAAAAAATTTAATTGACCAATTGTAGTTTCGATACACGTGCTCTCTTTATATGGAATACTTATTCTTTCCCATCTACAAAATGGATCAAAACGTTTTTTACTATATGCTTTTAATTTTAATTTATAATCCACATAAACTTTAAATCGCTTAACATTATTATATTGATCCGTTATATCATATAATGTATAATATTTTTTTGCGTAATTAGTCGCAAACCAATCAACAATCCTTAAAGAAATTTTTGATTCACCAGTAATTATTTTTAACATTTTAGTAAGATTATCTCCACAATCATAAAAACTCATTAAGTTTTTCATTAATAGATCATTTTGTGTTGTATAATTTGTATTATTCATTAGTTAAGTTTTTCAATAATTTTTAAGTCTTTTTTCATTTTTATTATATTATTTATATTTTTGAAAATATATTTACAATATATATAATGAATCAGTTATTTACTTATTTTTTCAGTCCATTATCGAAAGAATCTTGCGTATATTTTTTAATAATAAGTATATTCTTTTTTATATTATTTATTGGTTCACTCATTTGGTTGATGATAAAAATTATTAAAGGTAAAAATTTAGGGTTATTATTTTATTTAAATGCAATCGTTATTTTATTAAATAGTTTATTATTATACTTTGTAAATCGCCTATTTTTCTCTATGTGTTCAGGAAGTTTGCATTAAGCATTTTCTGATATAGTCGTAGTTTTCCCTTGAGTTGTATTAATCGGTTTTAAAAATTTATCTCTTATTGAAATATCATCAATATAATTTGTTTGAGTCATGAAAGGGTTTATGCCTATCTGTTGTATTAAATCTCGATCTGCTATTCTAAAATCTAAATCTTCACGTTTATTCGATTGTCTAAATCCATCATTGTAAATACTTTGATTTAATATATCCCATGTATTTTCATCATGATTTAGTGATGTTGTGTACGCAGATTTTTCTATTTCACTTATATCTATATTATTTTGATTGTCAATTTTTTTATTTCTTCGTGTTCTTTCATAATATTCACCTTTTGTCCATTTCCATTCCATAATAATATAAAAAATAAAATATAATTATTATAAACTTAATAATTATAAAAATCTAATAATTATAAAATTCTAATATTTATCTCTAACAATATTTAATTTTTTTGTGAATAAAAATTTGTCAGATGTTCTATTTCTTCTTTTTAAATTACAATCAAGACAAGCTAATACATAGTTATCAATATTATGACCATTATCATTATCTATTCTATCTACAGACCATTGTTTCATTTCTCTCACTAGTTCATATAATAAAAACATTTCACAATCACAATAAAAACATTTCAATTTTGTTTCTATTATTTTATCAATTATATTTTGTATAGTTATAAATTTTTCTTCATTAAATGTATTTTTTAATATATCTTGTTGTTTATAACTATATATTTTTTTTTCTAATTCTTGTAAAAGTATTTTAGATATATTATCATATGAAATATATTTATTGTTACATATATTTTGTAATATAGTAAATTGTTCTTTATAAGTCATGGTATCTTCTGATATATTCCATTTATTACACACAACACGTTTTTTATTTTGTTTATGTTGTTTTAACAATTTTTTTATACAATATCTATTATTTGTACCAGTTATGTTTATAACCTTATTATTTTCTCCTAAATTATTTAACATTTTTTCATCATTGTTCATTAGTATAAAATTATATATTTTATAATTAGAATCAACTTAAAAATTACAAAATAATATATATTTTGTAAAATTGAATTAAACTTATCTTTATATATATATGTATACAAATGGAAGAAACTATTGTTGAAAATATAAATAAAGGAGAAGAATGTATTGAATTAAAAAATATTAAATATAAAACAATGTTATTAAGTGGTGTACAATTAAAAGAAACAAAATCATCAAATGATTTATCAAATTTAGAAAAATTTTTGGAAGATGAAAAAAATAATAATAAAAATGAACCATGGTGTAAATTAGACAAGACATTAAAAACAAAACTATTAATAGAATTTGTAGAAAAATATAAAATAGAAAAACAGTTAGATAATGAAGAAACCGAATTATTAATTTCTTTCTTAAAAAATTGTCTAGACAAAAAAAAATTACAAAGAGTTAAAGATGTTATATATGATAAATCAACAGGCACCATAAAAGAAATACCTGCTTTAACTTATACAAAAAACAACAAACATTTTACACTTAAAAATATGGACAAAAGAATATCTACATTAAAGTCATTAGCGCCAAAAAAATTACAAAGTACAATTAAAAATAAGAATGTAACTTCAGATAAACAAGCAGACACAGACATTTCAAATAAAGACTCTTTTTCTGATAACGAAAATTAAAAAATAATGTATTACTATATAAAAACTATTTATTATATAAATATAAATGATATATTTACATGATTTAAATGAATTAGAAAATATTATTGATCAAATAGAACCAGAAGAATATGAAACAATATTTACCGAAGAAAACACAATCGATTTTGTAGAAACAGCATTATATCTTATGGATAGATATATTGAAGATAACCCTACTGCTATATCAGAACCAGATTTTCATGATATTTTTATTGAAGAAATAAAAGAATTATTTTATGCACAATTTGAAGAACAAATTTACTATAATGAAGAAATTGAAGACGATATTGACGAAGTATTAGATGAAACATTTAAAATATTTTTTACTCTATTTTATAATGAAAGATCATTTGAAAAGAATTTTTCTATAGAAAATACGGATAGTGTTGTATATAACAATTTGATAAAACAAAAATTAGATTATTTACGTAATATTCCTCAACCTCCACAAAGGACAAATGAATGGTATGAATTTAGGCATAATCTAATTACTGCAAGTAATGCTTATAAAGCATTTGAAAGTCAATCAACTATTAATCAACTTATTTACGAAAAATGTCAACCTTTAAATTTAAAAAATAATGAAGAAAAACAACAATTAGTAAATACAAATACGACTTTTCATTGGGGGCAAAAATATGAACCTTTATCAGTTATGATTTATGAATATTTATATCACACAAAAATTGAAGATTTTGGTTGTATTCAACATGAGAAGTATAAATTTATAGGTGCATCACCTGATGGCATAAATATTGACGAAAATTCAAAAAAATATGGAAGAATGCTAGAGATTAAAAATATTGTGAATCGTGAAATAAATGGAGTACCAAAAAAAGAATATTGGATCCAAATGCAATTACAAATGGAAGTATGTGATTTAGATGAATGTGATTTTCTTGAAACAAAATTTATCGAATATGATAATTTTGAATCTTTTAAAAATGACAATAAAATAACTAACTTTATTTTTGATAATAATGAATATGAAAAGTTTACACAAAATATAAATAATATGAAAGGAATGATATTATATTTTAATACAAAAGAAGCAAAACCATTTTATGTATATAAACCATTAAATATTATAGATGAAAATGATATTATTATATGGGAAGAAAATATGATCGATTTATATCAATCTGAAAAATATAGTATGACTTTTATTAAAATTATATATTGGAAATTAGAAAAATTAAGTTGTGTACTTGTTCAAAGGAATAAAAAATGGTTCGAAGATAACATTAAACAACTTGAAAAAGTCTGGAAAATTATAGAAGAAGAGAGAATATCTGGATATGATCATAGAGCGCCCAATAAGAAAAATAAAAAAGAACAACAAAAAATATTTATTGAACAAAATAAAGGATGTTTTTTAAATTTTCAAAATTATAGTAAAAATATAATTGTACAAAAAATAGATAATACAGATAGTGGTAATATAATTTTAGACATGAAAATAGAAAATAATGATAAAGATAAAAATAATGATAACTAATATAATAAAAATATAATGATAACTAATATAATATATTTGACATATTTGTCCTAAATGGCAATAAATTTTGTTCAGTTGTAAAATATCCTACTCTAGTTCCACATTCAGGATCAATTGGAGGTAAAGGTTTTATATAATTTGTCTTTTCTTGATTATCTCTATAAATAGAACCACAAAATTCTGTAGGAGTACATCTTGCAATGTCTGGATTATTTGGATATTTTAAATTATTTGTTATTTGTTCATATGACCCTAACTTAAAGGTTGGATAATGCCACCATATTTTATTTGATGTATCTGAAGTTACTTTAATATTATTTTTTAATGGATAACTATCCTGTACTAATAAATCAGACTCAGAATTTTGAAATGGTCCAATAGCATCTCCTAAATATTTATAAGAATCAAATCCTTCTTTAATAATATTCAAAGACTTTGATATATTAAAAAATAATGGAATAGCAATAGATAACAATAATAATATTAATAAAAATATAAATTTATTCATATATATAATTTATATTTTTTTATATAATTATCCAAAATACTTTATTTATATTAAATTAAATTAAAATATTTAAAACTACATCAATAAATAATATAATGGAAAATAATTATGAAATGAAAGTTAAAAAACGTAATGGAAACCTAGAAGATATTTCATTTGATAAAATTTTGAATAGAATCAAAAAATTAGGTCAAGAAGCAGGTGTTCAGATTAACTATTCTTCGTTGGCAATGAAAGTAATTGATCAGTTATATGATAATATTGAAACTACAAAAATTGATGAATTAGCTGCAGAGCAATGTGCATCCCTATCAACACAACACCCTGATTACGCTACTCTTTCTTCACGTATTGTTGTATCAAATCATCAAAAAAATACTGAAAAATTGTTTTCAAAAGTTATAACAAAATTATATGAATTCAAAGATGTTCATGGAATAAATAAACCACTTATATCACAACAAATGTTTGATTTTATAAGTTTATATTCTGATATATTAGATAAAATGATAGATCATAATAGAGATTACTTAATTGATTATTTTGGATTTAAAACATTAGAAAGAGCATATTTATTTCGTCTTAACGGTATTATTATCGAAAGAATTCAACATATGTGGTTACGTGTATCAGTTGGTATTCATCTTGATTTAAAAGATCCAATGAATAGTCTAAAATTAATTAATGAAACATATGATTTAATGTCACTAAAATATTTTACACATGCAACACCAACTCTGTTTAATGCAGGAACACCAAGACCACAATTATCGAGTTGTTATTTAATTGCGATGGAAGATGATAGTATTGAAGGTATTTTTAATACGCTAAAAGAGTGTGCACATATTTCAAAATGGGCAGGAGGTGTTGGTTTACATATACATAATATTAGAGCAAAGGGAAGTCATATCCAAGGAACAAATGGAACATCAAATGGTATTGTTCCTATGTTACGAGTATTTAATAATACTGCACGTTATGTAGACCAAGGCGGAAATAAACGTAACGGATCTTTTGCAATTTACTTAGAACCATGGCACCCTGATATTGAAGATTTTCTCGAAATGAAAAAAAATCATGGTGATGAGGAATTAAAGGCGCGTGATTTATTTTATGCATTATGGATAAGTGATTTATTTATGGAAAGAGTTAAAGAAAATGGCAAATGGAATTATTTTTGTCCACATGAATGTCCTGGATTAAGTGATTTATACGGAAAAGAATTTAATACATTATACGAAAAATATGAAAATGAAGGAAAATCTAGAAAAACTGTTAATGCTCGTGATTTATGGTTTAAAATTTTAGATTCTCAAATGGAAACAGGAACACCATATCTATTATATAAAGATGCTGTAAATAATAAATCGAATCAAAAAAATCTTGGAACTATTAAAAGTTCAAATTTGTGTGTTGCACCAGAAACATTGATTTTGACAGATGAAGGTTATATTGAAATCCAAAAGTTAGTTGGTAAAGAAATTAATGTATGGAATGGTCAAGAATGGAGTAAAGTTACTGTTAAAAAGACTGGTATAAATCAAAAGGTTATTCGAGTTTCTGTTAATATTGAAAATTCAACTTATAATTTTAGACAATTGCGTTGTACTCCTTATCATAAATTTTATATTAATGATTATAATGATCTAGGTAACAAATTAGTAAAAGAAATAGAAGCAAAAGATTTAAAACTTGGTATGGAATTAATTGGTTTTAATAAACCAACAGACTATAATATAAATAAAGAATTAAGTAATGTATCTTATGATGGTTGGCCGTGTTATAAATATGCAAAAATTACTAGTCTACAAGATTTACATGAAAGTTGTGATACATATTGCTTTACTGAACCAAAAAGACATATGGGTATTTTTAATGGAATAATTACTGGTCAATGTACTGAAATTACCGAATACTCTGATGAAAATGAGACAGCAGTGTGTAATTTAGCGTCAATTGCTCTTCCTTCATTCGTTGATATCAAAACAAAACAATTTGATTATGATAAATTACATTCTGTAACAAAAGTTGTAACTAATAATTTAAATAAAGTGATTGATATTAATTTTTATCCAACAGAAAAAACCAGAAGAAGTAACATGCGACATAGACCTATTGGAATAGGGGTTCAAGGACTAGCAGATACTTTTATTTTAATGGATATTCCATTCCAATCTGAAGAGGCAAAAGAAGTAAATAAATTAATATTCGAAACAATATATCATGCTTCTTTAGAAAGAAGCAATGAAATATCTATTGAAAGAAAAGAAGCGTTGAATAACACTGAAAATGATATCAAAATAACAGAAGAAGAAACTACAAAATTAAAACAAGAACATAAAGGTGCATATAGTTCCTTTACAGATTCTCCAATCTCAAATGGTATATTTCAATTTGATATGTGGAATGTTAAACCAAGTGAAAGGTATGATTGGAATAAACTTAGAAATTCTATTATTTATCATGGAATACGTAATTCACTTTTGGTTGCTCCTATGCCAACCGCATCCACATCGCAAATATTAGGTTTTAACGAATGTTTTGAACCATTTACAAGTAATATATATACTAGAAGAACACTTGCAGGCGAATTCGTTATTGTTAATAAATATTTAATTAAAGAGTTAATTGATATGAATTTATGGAATGACAAAATAAAAAATAATATTATAGCAAACAAAGGATCTATTCAACAATTAACTATGTTATCAGAACATATGCGTAATAAATATAAAATTGTTTGGGAAATTCCTATGAAACATATAATAGATATGGCAGCAGATAGAGGTGCATTTATTTGCCAAAGTCAAAGTTTAAATTTATGGATTGAAGATCCTGCATATAATACATTAACATCTATGCACTTTTATTCATGGAAAAAAGGTCTTAAAACTGGTATTTATTATTTAAGACGAAAAGCAAAGCATCAAGCACAACAATTTACTATCGAACCAGAAACAAAAGAAATTCAAAATAATGATGAACATGATGAAATTTGTGAAATGTGTTCTGCTTAAAAATAAAAAAATAAAATTTAAAAAATAAAATATTCAAAAATTATATATAAAAATTATTATATATAATTAGATAATAAAACAAATATAAATCAAAAATCAATCAAATATAAATCTAAAATTGTTATACTAATAGTTTATTTATTAATCTATTTATTTCATCATTTTCTTCAGTAATATCCTTATCATATTTTATTTTATAAAAACACCTTAAACAAATCAATATATCATTTAATGAATTATGTAATCCATTTGGCAATGAATTAAATAATTTCTCATGTAGTTCAATTAATTTTGGAAATTTTAAATATTCTTTACCATATTTATCTTTCATTTTAATGTTACATATTTCAATAGACTCTTGCATAGTACAATAATATTGTTTTATATTTTTTAAAATACTAATATATGTCATATATTTATCAGTATTTTCTATGGTTTCAGATTGCTTACATAACCTCATTAATTCGACCTTTATCATTTTTATATCAAAATCGATATTATGTCCAATAATATAATCATTATTATTTATTAAATCTCCAATAAACTCTTCAATGATATAATCTATATCATAACCATTTGTTGAAGATATTTCATTTGTAATACCATGTAATTTAATAGATTCGTTACTTATTATAATATTTTTTGGAATTTTTATTATACAATCTTTTATTTTTATAATTTCTTTTATTTCAGTATCATAAATTATATAACTTAATTGAACTATATGTGGCCATAATTGTAGAAATTGTTCTGTAATTGCTTTAGTTTTTGGTAATCCTGTTGTTTCAGTATCAAATACAAGTACACGCATATTTATTTAATTGTAAATTAAATTTTATATTGTTTATTTGATATTACTTTATAAGTGTTAGTATTCAATTTTATTTTTATTGAAAATATTTTATATAAAATTATACATAATTTTTACATATACCAAAAGATCTGCGATGCCATATCGTTATTCCATGTTGTCTTATTCCATCTAAATGTTTTTTAGATCCATAACCTTTATTTGAATCTATACCATAATTAGTTATTAACTCCGGATATTGTTCACACAATTCTTCTATATATTTATCTCTATACACTTTTGCCAAAATAGATGCGGCAGCAATAGAAGAATATTTATTGTCACCACCTTCAATTGTTACATGCGGAATATTTTCTATTTTGTTTGTATTTTTATTTAATATTGTTATTGGATTAAAATAATTACCATCGATTAATAATTTAAAATCATATAGAGTTGTTTGTTTTTCTTTTAATTTAATAATCTGTTGTTTTCTTACTTCTAATATACAATTATGCATTGATTTTTGTGTTGCTTGTAAAATATTGATGTCATCAATAACCTTTTCATCTTCATAACTTACATACCATGCCAGTGCATTTTGTTTAATATATTCTGATACTTCTTCAATTTTCTTTTTTGATGTGAATTTTTTGCTGTCTTTCATTTTTGAATGATCAAAACTATTATCTTTAGGTAAAATAACTGCAGCAGTATAAACTCTACCAAATAAAGGTCCTCTTCCTGCTTCATCAACACCTATTTCATAAATATTAGGATCTTCAATAAAATATTTGCTCAAACAAATTAGTTCTTTTTTTTTTGTTACCTTATTTTGTTTTGATTGTTTTTTTGGATAAATTATAATATCTTCTTCATTGTCATCAGTTTCTTCAATAAGAATTGTATTTTTAATATCTAAACTCATATTTTTGTTTGTTTATGTAAATTATATTGTTATATTTTCAAATCAATTTATTTTTATTATTATTATTAAACTTTTTTCACTATATAAATTATACAATGAATAAATTAATAATAGTTATATCTTTAATTTTACTAGGATTTTTCATATATTTATTTTTAGGAGGTATGAAAAATTATGAATCATTTACATCCAATAGTGTAACATTTATAGCGGTACCCTTGGCAGATCCAAATTCCCCAAGAGCTACAATAACTTATCCAAATAATGATACAAAAACATTGAATTTTACTTTAAACAACAATACTACTACATATAATCTGACTAATACAAATACAACTCCTGGAATGATATACTATTATAAAGGCAGTGATCAGTCCACTGCTAGATTGATTATTCTTCCTCCAACAAATTCAGGTCCCGATTCTAAGGTTAGACAAATGTTTGTTATAACAAATCAATCTGGTGGAATTACAAGTTATGGAAGTTATAGCGCATTTGTAGATCCCTCAGGCGATTCATCTAATAATTCTTCAAATGATAATTCAAACAATAACTATAGTGTAAATCCTAATGTTCCTGCTAACAATAACTTTGACAATTACAACCATTTTGACGGTTCTATTTCTCAACTTATGACTGGCACCACTTATTATGGACCAAATGGTAGTTCTGTAACCGTTAAAACGAATAGTGACGGTAAACAAATATTAATATTACAAATGAATAATAATTCATTTCCAATTATATTAACAACTACGCCACCTCCAATCCAAATTAAAAGTCATCATTTTTATGGACCAAATAATGAAAAAGCACTAATAATAAAAGGTGATGATGGTCAACAAGCTATAAAAGTAGAAACATCTAATGGAGTGTTATTGTTTACATCTACACCTAAAAACCAAAATGAATCATATTCAAATCAAAATCAATCTGACATAACTTCAACACAATATTATGGAAGCACTGGATATACTATTTATCCATATCAAGCAACAGCATATACACAACCAAATAATAATGAGGCAAATATGAATTCAAATCAATTAACTCAAACTAATATGAATCAAACAAACACATATTCAACTACATTACCACCAGGAATACCAAGAAGTCAAATACCTCCAGGTCAAGAAGATCTCTATATTTTAAAATCAGAAGTTGTACCACCTGTTTGTCCAGCGTGTCCTGCAGCCGCTTCATGTCCTCGTCAAGAACCTTGTCCGCCGTGTCCGGCGTGTGCTAGATGTCCGGAACCATCTTTTGAATGTAAGAAAGTACCAAATTATAATTCTATAAACAGTAATTATTTACCAGTTCCAGTTTTAGCAGATTTCTCTACTTTTGGTATGTAAAATAAACATATAAATTATAATTTTTATAAAAAATTATAATTGTTGTAAAAACTTTTCACTTACGACGTTGTGATTTTTTTCTTTTTATTGTACGTCTCTTTTTTGACTTATATTTATATTTTTTGTTTGTTTTATTTTTATATTTTTTCTTTTTTCCACCAGTAAATTCTCTTTCACCTTCATCACCAAACTTTAATTGTAATAATGATTGTGCAACTTGTTTAACAATTTCGTCACTAGAATCGATATCATTTAATAATGTATTTGCCATTGCATGTTGAATATTTCCTTTAATTTCATCATCACTAAGAAGTTTACATGAACTATCTTCTATCGTTATCTCACTTATTTGTGAATCTTGTGAATTTTCAATATTTTCATCAAAATCAGTTCTACCACATACTATCTTGAACAAAGATCCATATAACATCGTAACATTACCTCCCAATATACTTATAGATTCTTTTATATTTCCGCCAAAATTTTTATTGATAAATTTTGCTATTCTATTAAATTCGCTTCCATAACCATTTTCAGAAATTGTACTTAATTCTGTTTCCGTTTGTACAGATAATTGTTTAGATGTATCACTAATATATCCACTCATACTTTTATCATCGGTTAATGTCCATTGTTCCTCGTGACTAAAAATAAATGATAAAATACTATCAAAAAAAGTTGTAATAAAATTTGCTTTATTATCAGGTCTATTTCTTATTATATATAATATTTCACCCAATGTAATTATATTATCATTACCATTAATATTTAAATGAAGTAATGTATTTAATCCTTGTTGTGTAATATCAGTAGGAACTATACCTATTGTTGAAGTTTCTGTTGGTTTGATTGATTTAGAAAATTGTGCAATCGATTTAGAAACACCCGAGACAACACTTGCGGTTGTTGATGTAAAAATGTAACCAAAATATAAAACGACACTCCAAATACCGTATCCTGCTATGTCACCGATATTTTGTCTTGTTAATTGTCCTGTTGATAAATTTTCTAATAATTTAAATGTAGCACTACTAAGTCCTTTCATTTCATTAAAAGAATTTTTTATTATATTGAAAGCCCTTTCTAATGTCTCAATTATTGGTAATAATGTATCATTTTCTTTAAAAATATCAATTATTTGCATCGCTGTTAACGGTTCACTATTTTGAAATGTAAAACGAATTTGTGAAACATTTGTTGTAAATTCTAATACTTGTTTTGTTACTTGATCAAAAGAAATACCTTGCGCTACTAATCTGCGCATTTCTTCTGTTTGAGCATTTTGTAAGGCTTCACCAGTTAACCCTTGTAAAACGGTTGGTTGTGAATATGCTAATATTCCTAAAAATATCAAAAGTGTAAATAATGTGCCACGTGATAATCTCATCATTTTCTCTCTATTATTTTCCTTTTCTGCACTATTCCATTCATTTAAAGCATTTACATATGCTGTTGTAAGAGATTCAGGAGTAGCAAATTCTAATTTTATGTCACTTGATTCTGGTGCAAATGTTAGCCTTGCTCTCTTAGTATCTGGTGGTTGTCCACCTTTTTTCATATTTTTATTTTTATTTACCATATTATAATATAATAAAATAAATAAAAATTTTATTCTTTTGTTTTAAATATCCAAAGGTGTAATACATTTTTTATCGATATTTATTGAAGGTCCTTTTTCTTCTTGTGGTACAATATTAATTATACATCTTGACTTTTTACCGTATAATGGTTCAGTACATCCTTTTTCTTTATTTTTTTTTGTCTCTAATTTTTTAAATTTAAATAATTTTGGTTTTTCATCTCTACATCTTGCTCTAAAATGTTCGTATCTTTCTCTAACATCACAATATGTTAAATTTGATTTTTTATGTAGCATTTTATTTACTAATTCATGTAGTTCATATACGTAACGAGAGAAAGTATCTCTATTTTTCATATCAGAAATTTTAAGTGGTAGTTGTTTTAAATTAGTTTTTAAATTCATTCTACAGTATTTACATGGTAAAATATTTTGTAAATTTAATATAAAGTTCCTATAGTTATTTTTATCTTCTATTGTAGGATTTATAGGATAATTAAAACTTATTGTATGAATTACAAACCAAAAAGGTGCACCCCAAATATTGGTTACCATTCCATCAGGTGCATTATAATCTTTTTTTGTAAAAATCCTATTCTTTCTTGTTTTATTATGTATAATTTTATTTTTATGTGTTTTTGTTTTATTCATATTATATATTCAAGAGAAAATATATAATATAAAATATATAAATAAGAATGGAGGAAAACTCAAAATTAGTTTTTTCTGATAGAACAAAAAATGTTTGTTATTTTTCTTTTTTATCAATGTTTTTAATTTTAATATTTATAATTAGTCCGATAAGTAATTTATTTTTGTTATCATCAATTATGAAATTAATAATAATAATAATTTTAGTATATACAATTTATTTAAATTTAAAACAATGTCAATCATTAAGTGAATATAATAATGTGAACAAATCAAAAGAATTTGAAACGCAGTTGAATTTAAATATACTATATAGTTATATATTTACATTATTTTTAGGACTTTTATTGATTTTTACAATAAAAAATATGATAAGTTAAATTATTATTTTGAAATTATGTCATAATTATTTTGTTTATCAAATTACTTGAATATGTCTCTTTATTTTTAAATAAATCAACCATTTTATTATTAGATTTATTATTTTTAATTTGCATTATTTTTTCATAATATAACTTATCATTCTTAAATATATGTCTATTAATTTCAACTAGTTTACCATTAATATCTCTAAAAATCATTATAATAATATTACTATTTTTCTTTATATTGTATTGAGTTTATATAAAATATAATTATATATTCGTTAAAACATAATCTTAATTTCTTATTGAATATATATAAATGTCAAAATTTGTTAATTTCAATAAAATGAATTTAGGTGCAAGTTCTTCTGATGATTCATCAATTTTATCTAAATTAAATATGAGTGGTGGTGCTTTTAGTATGAAAACAATTATATATATTCTATCTGCTATTTTGTTTATAGGTTTAGCTATTTTTATATATTATAAATATGTTGCACCAAAATTAAAACCAGCGTATATGCCAAATCGTGAAAAAATAAATTCTGATAATAATGAACAAGCAACGAATCAAGCAGAATTATTATTTTTTTATGTAGATTGGTGTCCTCATTGTAAAACAGCAAAACCTGTATGGGATGAATTAGAAAAAGAATATGAAAATAAAACTATTAACGGTTATAGAATTATGTTTAATAAAATAAATTGCACTAATGAAAGCGATGAAATTGAGAATTTAATGAATAAATATAAAATTGAAGGATATCCTACAATTAAATTATTGAAAGATAACCAAGTTATTGAATACGATGCAAAACCCACAAAAGAAACACTTGAACAATTTTTAAACACCGTTCTCTAATTTAGAAATAAATAATTTTGCAGATTCACTACCATTATCAAATAAATTTTTTCTTATATCTACTGAGTTAAGTGATTCCTTTAAATAATTTACTGTTAATAATGAAGAGTTACAAATGACTTCATTTTTTATATAAGGTATTTCAAGTTTTGTACTTAAACTATGTATGATTTTAAAAAATAATGTTATTAGGTAATCTAACATTGTTGATTTTTGATCAATATGATTTGAAAATTTTGTATTTGTATCATATTGATTTTTTAAACCCAAAATTTCGTCTGGATTATTTCCAGCGTCAATACAATATTTTAATGGATAATTACTAATTAATCCGCCATCAATAAAACATTTATCTTCTACACATACAGGTGTTACTAAAATAGGTAGTCCACATGTCATCTGTATACCTTTAATCAGCGGTAATTTAGGATATGTAAGATAAGATATATCTTGTAACTTAAATTCATTAATATCAAAAGCAAACATATGTAACTCAATATTAGAATATTTATAAAATTCTTCAAATGTAATATCTAAGGACAAATCTTTAGCGTCAAATAAAGGTTTTAAGCATTTTTCAACTGTTTTTGTATCAAATAACCCTTTTTTTTTATATGATTCAAATATAGTATCAATATTTATTTTAAATACATCTTTCCATGGTCGTTTAATTATATAATCATTAACCGTTTCCCAATCATATTTTAAACATATTAAAGTACCAACTAATGCACCTGCAGATGTACCATATATTGTTTTTATATTATTTAAATGCAAAAAACTATTTGTTGATAAATAATGTAATGCACCTAAAGACTGTAACATAGATGGACCACCACCAGAAATAACTAAGTGCTTGATATTCATTATATTATTAAATACATTCATTTTAATAAGTTTTTTTCTAATATTTTTTTAATGGCAAATATATTTACTCTTGACAATATTGAAGGATTTTCTGAAAATCTAAATATTGATGAATTATATGAAAAAAAACGCCAGTATGATTTAAATAAATTAACTTTATTTAATAAAATACTTAATAGGATACATATAAGAATCAAACTTGTATCAAAACAAAAAATGAATGAACAATTTTGTTGGTTTGTAGTTCCAGAAATAATTATTGGTGTGCCAAAATATGATCAAGGTGCGTGTATTGCTTATTTGATGGATAAATTAAAAGAAAACGGATTTAATGTAAGATATATACATCCAAACACTTTGTTTATTTCATGGCAACATTGGGTACCTTCATATGTAAGATCTGAATTAAAGAAAAAAACAGGAATTGTAATAAATGAATATGGCGAAAAAATAAGTGAAGATAATAATGAAAATAATAAAAATATTGATACAAAAAATCCAAACGATTTAATGTTAAATATAAAAGAACAAAATCAGAATCAACAACAACAAAAACAGCAGAAAAAAAATTATACGCCTATAAATTCTTATAGACCATCTGGAAACTTAGTTTATAATGAGGATCTATTAAATAAATTAGAAGATAAATTCAATTAATTTGAGTTTATGCATTATTTATATGAATTATTTTATATACATAATGGTTTGAATATTTACAAAAAATATATATAATTATTTTTTTCAGTAAGGGCAAGATTTTCACGTTTTTTCATTCTAATTTGAAAAAAGGGAAGTAAAAAATGGACAAAAAAAATGTCCAAAAATGAAAACCCCCGAAAGACTTTTGGAAAAACCGTGGATTTACTGCATATTTTAATTTTAGCGTAAGGTCACCAAAAAAATAATTATAAAATTGTTACGATAAAATTTTATTTTTTAATTAAAAAAGTATTTAAATTTTATTATAAAAAAAATATATAGAACATTTTAGAATGAAAAAAACGCCAAAAAACGCCAAAAATTATGTATGTGAATTATGTGACTTTATATGCTGTAAAGTATCAGAAATGGATCGTCATATAACGACACGAAAACATAAAAATAGAACGATTTTGAACGATTTAGAACAAAATTTCGCGCCAAAAACGCCAAATTATATTTGTAAAAAATGTAATAAAAAATATAGCGCTAGAAATAGTTTATGGTATCATGAAAAAAAATGTAATGAAAAAAATGATAAAACAGAATTAAATAGTTTTTCAAAATCCTTTTCCATTACGCCTGATGTAATAATGGAATTAATTAAAGATAATAAAGATATGAAACAGATAATATTGGAACAAAATAACACCATTACAAATTTAATAAAAAATGGTGTTAATAATAATATAATAAATAACAATATAAATAATAGCAATAATAAAACATTTAATTTACAATTATTTTTAAATGAAACTTGTAAGAATGCAATGAATATTATGGATTTTGTTAATTCAATTCAAATACAATTAACTGATTTAGAAAAAGTCGGTGAATTGGGTTATGTTGAAGGTATATCTAAAATAATAATCAATAATCTAAAATTGCTTGATATTACTGAGAGACCTGTACATTGTTCTGATATGAAGAGGGAAGTATTATATGTTAAAGATGATAATAAATGGGAAAAAGAAGAAACAGAAAATCCAAAAATTAAAAAAGCAATTAAATGTATTGCTAACAAAAATATTTCACTTATTCCAGAATGGAAACAAAAATATCCTGATTGTAACAATAGTGACTCAAGAAAATCAGACATAATTAATAAAATTATATTAGAGTCTATGGAAACTGATAAAGACAAAACTGATAAGATCATTAAAAAAATAGCAAAGGAAGTTGGTATTTATAAAGAAACTAATGTAGAATAATGTGACTGTACTACTCGTTGTACAATGACAAAAATCCACGTTTTTTCATTCCAATTTGAAAAAAGGGAATTAAAAAATGGACAAAAAAAATGTCCAAAAATGAAAACACCTGAAAGACTTTTGAAAAAACCGTGGATTTACAGCATAATTTATTTTTAACGTAAGGGTACAAAAAAAATAATTTTAAAATTGTTACGATAAAATTTTTATATTTTTTAATAAAAATAATTTAGGTGTTTTTTCTGTTGCTTATTTAGGAGAGAATGGCAACAGAAAAAACGAAAAAAAACGACAAAATTTTTTCATGTGAAAAATGTGACTTTAATACGTGTAAAAAAACAGATTTTTATAGACACTTATTAACGCAAAAACATAAAAACATGTGTTTAGCAACAAATGGCAACATTCAAGCAACATATAAAAACGAAAAAAATATTAAATGTGAAAATTGTTATAAAATATATTATGATAGAAGTGGTTTATGGAGACATAAAAAGAAATGTAAACAAGCAAATAACTATGTATATGATAAATCTGAAAATTGTGATAAAGAATTTATTATGCAACTTATAAAAGAAAATAATGAGTTTAAAAATATGATGATTAAATTTTTTGAGAATGGAACAACACATAATACTAATATAAATAATATAAATAATATAAATAGCAATAATAAAACATTTAATTTACAATTATTTTTGAATGAAACTTGTAAAAATGCAATGAATATTATGGATTTTGTTAATTCGATTCAATTACAATTAACAGATTTGGAAAAAGTTGGTGAATTAGGTTATGTTGAAGGTATATCTAAAATAATAATTAACAATCTTAAATTGCTCGATGTTACAGAGAGACCTGTACATTGTTCTGATATGAAGAGGGAAGTATTATATGTTAAAGATGACAATAAATGGGAAAAAGAAGAAACTGAAAATCCAAAAATTAAAAAAGCAATTAAATGTATTGCTAACAAAAATATTTTACTTATTCCAGAATGGAAGCAAAAATATCCTGATTGTAACAATAGTGACTCAAGAAAATCAGATATAATTAATAAAATTATATTAGAGTCTATGGAAACCAATAAAGAAAAAACTAATAAGATCATTAAAAAAATAGCAAAGGAAGTTGGTATTGATAAAGAAACTAATATAGAATAACCAGTCTGTACTACTCGTTGTACAATAGTGAAAATCCACGTTTTTTCATTCTAATTTGAAAAAAGGCAAGTAAAAAATGGACAAAAAAAATGTCCAAAAATGAAAACCCCTGAAAGACTTTTGAAAAAACCATGGATTTACAGCATAATTTATTTTTAACGTAAGGGTACAAAAAAAATAATTTTAAATTGTTATGATATTTTTTTATTTTTTTTTTATAAAAAAATTTAGGCATTTTTTTATATAGCATATATATGCTACAAAATGCTACATTTTTAATGCCAAAAAATGCCGAAATATTCGAATGTAATTTATGCAACTTTAGATGCTTTAAACAAAGTAATTATAATACACATTTGCTTACACGTAAACATACAAATGCTACAAAATGCTATATTAATGCTACTAAAATAATGCCGAAATCAAATAATACGTTAATATGTCCTAATTGTGAGAAACTCTTTAAACATTCTTCTAGTATGTATAGACATAAACAAAAATGCCAAAAATGCCATATTTTTAATAATAGTGATTTAAATAACAATCCAAACAATAATTTAAATTTAGGTATAGATAAAGATCTTATAAATACAATTTTAAAGGATAACAATGAATTAAAATATTTAATTTTAGAACTATGTAAAAATGGTATAAATAATAATTCACTGAATAATATAAATAATAGTAATAATAAAACATTTAATTTACAATTATTTTTAAATGAAACATGCAAAAATGCAATGAATATTATGGATTTTGTTAATTCGATTCAATTACAATTAACGGATTTGGAAAAAGTAGGTGAATTAGGTTATGTTGAAGGTATATCTAAAATAATAATTAATAATCTAAAATCTCTTGACATAACTGAAAGACCTGTACATTGTTCTGACATGAAAAGGGAAGTATTATATGTTAAAGATGACAATAAATGGGAAAAAGAAGAAACTGAAAATCCAAAAATTAAAAAAGCAATTAAATGTATTGCTAACAAAAATATTTTACTTATTCCAGAATGGAAGCAAAAATATCCGGATTGTAACAATAGTGACTCAAGAAAATCAGACATAATTAATAAAATTATAATAGAATCTATGGAAACTGATAAAGGGAAAACTGATAAGATCATTAAAAAAATAGCAAAGGAAATTGGTATTGATAGAGAAACTAATGTAGAATAATTAGTCTGTACTACTTGTTGTACAATAGCAAAAATTCATAATTTTTCATTCCAATTTGAAAAAAGGGAAGTAAAAAATGGACAAAAATGAAAACCCTGAAAGAATTTTGGAAAAAGCATGAATTTACAGCATATTTTAATTTTAAGGTATTATAATTTTTTAATTGTTTTTAATTTTTTATTTTCTTTCCTCAATAAGATATTCGTTATTTATTAAGGTAATATAATAAATTATTTTTATATAATTTTTACTACATAAAAATTTGCGTTTTAGATGTAACAAATTACATAAAAACCAAAATTTATGAAGGTTATTTTTATATTATTTAAAGTTAACCAATATAAAAATAATTTATATTAGTATATATAATGTTAAAACAAACCTGGTGGAATGATAACGCAGTTAATTTAATGGGTCTATTTAAAAGTTGGGTTGGTGATGAAAATGCAGAATCAAAAGTATATATGGCAAATTATTTAAAAAATAAAAATTACTATACATTAATTGATTGTGGGTGTGGAAATGGTACTTTTTACTATACATTAAAAAATAATAATATAAATATAGAATATACAGGTGTGGATAGTTGTGAATATTTTATAGAATTGAATACATCAAATGGAATAAAAATGATAAATTCAGATATCAGAAATATAGATATTTCAGATAATAGTTATGACATAGTATTTTCAAGACATGTAATTGAACATCAACCAGAGTTTAATATTATTTTAAATGAGTTTATTCGTATAGGTAAAAAAGAAGTATGCCATATTTTTTTTATAAAACCTCACAATGAAACAGAAGATAAAATTAATTATGACAATAAAAGTAACTTATATCATAATAATTATTCAAAAAAATCTATTGAAAATTTTTTATCAAAAAATAAAAAAATATCATCATGGAATTGGATAGAAATTAATGATAAAGAAAATGCTTTACATATATATTTAATATAAATGCATGAATACTAGTTTTATTATTTATATCAATGCATATTTTAGAGCAACGCGTACTTTACATGTGTTAAGTTTGGTTAATCTTTATAAAAACCTTTAATGTTTTTTATTGTAATATTTATTATTATTTGTTTTATTTTTATAGTAATCTTTATTATAAGCATAAATAAAGTAATTTTTATAATGTTTTTCTTTTATTTTATCTGTTGAAGTTTTTATATTTCCATATAATACTGTAAATGTATTTGGTTTATCTAATTTTATATAATGTTTTATGTATAAAAATTGCTCTATATTATTTAATATTGGGTGATAAGGGCAAGTATAAAACTTATGTGAATATTATAATAAAATATTTTTAATATTATATTATTTTATAATGAAAAGCAATACAAAAAAATATCATAAAAAATCAAAGAATAAAACAATAAAAATGAATAATTTAAAAAATAAAATAATGCCCAATCTTACAAAAGAAGAAAAACAACTTATATGTAAGAAATATTCTGATAAATATTCAACGTTTGAAAATAAAATTGAAAATATATATGGAAAAGTATTTTCGTCAAAAAAATTTAATTTAGATAAAATTATTATTGATGAATTAAAAAAAGCGGTAAGTCCATCAAACATTTTACCACAAAATGATTATTATTCTTATATAAATGAGAGATGGATTAAATCAACAAATCTCCAAGAATATCAAAAATATATAGTTCAAATAGACGATTTTAGATTAGTTCAACATAAGGTATATCTTGAATTATTATCTATAGTCAAAGATTATATCAAAAATATAAAGACTGAAAGATCAAAACAATTGAGTAATTTTTATACATCTCAACTAAAATTAAACACAGACAAACAAACAAAATATTACGCTAACATGAGATTAAATGATATCGATATATTAAGAAAAGATAAATCAAATTTATGGAAAATGCTAGGATATGTCAATCAAAATGAACTTATATCATGGGGATCTCCTTTTACTTGGTCTTTAAATCCAGACGATAAACAACCAAATATATTTAGATGTTATATTGATCAACCACAATTATCATTAATAGATATAAACGTGTATTTTGATGATAATACAGATGTCAATTATAAGAGACAATATAGACTGAATTATTTTAAATATTTGAATGAATTATTTACATTATCATTTGGAAAAAACCATGGTTTTAATATAAAAGATATATATGATTGTGAAGTTAAAATGATAGAAGCTATGGGATGTTTATATATTAAAGGTGATATGTCTTCATACAACAAAGTTACATTAAATGAAGCAAAAGAAAAGTATAATTTTGATTGGGAACAATTATCAAATGCCATAGGATTTAAAAATACTCCTAACTTTTTTATTACGTCAAACTTAAATTATTTAAAATGTGGTACAGAATTATTATTAAAAGAATGGGATTCAGAACAATGGAGAACATATTGGATTTATCTATTTATAAGGCAGCAACAAAGATGGAATAAAAATGGTAGATTAATTTCATGGAACTTTTTAGGTAATTATGTGAGAGGTGAAGAAAATCCAGTTGATAGTGAAATATATCCAATTTATGGATTAGGTTTTGCATTTAATACATTATTATCAAATGAATATATTAATAGATTTCAGAATGAAGAAAATATAAATTATGTAAAAAATATGGCAGAAGATCTAAAATATGTTTTTAAAAGAATAATAAAAAGAAATAAATGGTTACAACCAATAACAAAAAAACGTGCTCTTGATAAATTAAAATATTTTAAATTAGAGGTTGGATCACCAAAAGTATTACGTGAAGATCCTATTTTAGATTACGATAAAGATGATGCCTGGGGAAACATGTTAAAAATATCTGAATGGAGACATAAAAAAGCAATTGATTTAGAGGGTGAACATGTTATAGATGTTCCTATAATAGATTGGGCACAAGAACCACCAAAATTTACTGGTACACAATCATATGTAGTAAATGCTTCATATACACCATCTAAAAATGGTATATATATTCCTTCAGGTTATATACAAAAACCATTTGTTGATTTGGAAGAAAGAGGTATTGAGTATAATTTGGCACATATTGGTTTTACAATTGGTCACGAAATGTCACACGCTTTGGATGATTGGGGAAGTCAATATGATGAAACTGGTAAATTAAATAATTGGTGGACTGAAAAAGACAAAAAAAAATTTAGTGAAATCCAAAAAGATGTAATTAAGCAATATGAAATATTTGCAAAACGTGATGGAATTATTTTTGACGCTGAACCAAGTATTGGTGAAGATTTGGCAGATATATCAGGTTTAGCAATATGTTTAGAATATTTAAGAGATTTTCAATTAAAAAATCAAGATATTTTACCGATAAAATCAATATCATTTGAAGCATTTTTTGTTTATTTTGCTTTTCAAATGAGACAAAAAATAACAAAAAAAGCTTTAGATGCACAATTAAAAACAAATCCACATCCTTTAGATAAATATAGAACAAATATACCTTTATCAAGGTTACCAGTATTTAGGACTTTATACGATATTAAAAAGGAGGATGGAATGTGGTGGCATTCAACAAATAGAGTTTGGCAGGATTAAATATTTTTAATATAAAATTTTATTTAGCGTTATTTTTTTTTGTAAGATATATATATAAATGGCAAAAACCCGTCGTATGTCTCGTTCTCGTTCAATGGCTCGCTCAATGGCTCGTGGTCGTAGTCGCGCTGCTGCCCGCTCTGCTTCTGCTGCTGCTTCTCGCGCCGCTGCTGCTTCTCGTTCTGCTTCTGCTGCTGCTTCTCGTGCCGCTGCTGCTTCCCGTGCCCGTTCTGCTGCCCGTTCTGCTGCTGCCGGTCGCGCTGCTTCTGCTGCTGCTGCTCGTGCCGCCGCTGCTTCCCGCGCTGCTGCCGCTGCTGCTTCCCGCGCTGCCGCTGCCCAACGTGCTCGCGCTTAAACTAATTTAAAATAAATATTATATAATAATCTCTATATTATATATTATAATTATGAAACCGATACGTTATGTAAGTAAAAAAAATTATAGAAAAAGGATTAAAAAAATAATTGGAAAAAAAACTAATAAAGTTAGAAAAAGTAAAAAAAATTTAAAAAAACTAAATAATAACAACGGGAACTTAAATATGAATATATTTAAAAATTCGCGTAAATTATTTGGCGCTGTTAGTGAAAGAATGTAATGTATTAGATTTATATTTTTACACCTTTTAACATTTCAAACGACGTCTTTTGTGTTAAAAATAAAAAAATGTAAAATCAATATTGATGGTCTTATTTTTTTTTTATCTTTTTTTATTAAAGAATGTCAAATAAAAAGATACAATGGACAACCAATAATAGCGTATAAAATTAAACAAAATGAACTTAAGTTTATACTTGATGAAAATTAAAAAAGATAAAACAATTACTATGGAAGATTTATTAGTAAAAGTTCAAAATTTAATTATTTATATATATTTTTTCATGAAAGAAAACTGACAATTTTATTTTATTTTACGCGGTGTGTATTTTTACGTTTGCGGCAAAAATGGTTTCTTTTTTCTGTTTTTTTTGTCATTCGACAAGATTTAATTTTACGGCAAGCCTTAGGGGCTTTTCTACTACACATGGAATTTTTTGAGCGCATTCGGTAATATTTTTGAGCAGAAGCAGATACAGGCATAATATAATATAATATAATATTATTTTTTTTTGAATTATATATTTTTTATAAATTCTTAAATAAATTCTAAATATAATATTTGAAAAATGAAAAAGAGGGAAAATAAACAATTCAACGAACTAAGGCACAAAAAATTAAAGCTAATATAGCAAATATAATAATAACACCAAAAAAATATGAAAATATATTTAAGTGAGCATATAACATAGATGCAGTATATATGAAAAATAAAACAAGAAAACGAAAATTAAAGAATTACAAGGTTTAGAAAATACGCATTGCTCTAAATGTCTAAAGGTGTAAAATTTTGAAAATAATATAATTAAAAATAATAAAATTTAAACTAAAATAATTTATTTGACTAAATATTCAAAAATTACAAGTATTGTAATTATAACATTTGTACTGCTTTTGGTCCAGGTATTTGCGCTGGTGCTTCTGCTGTTTTTGGTAAAGGTGCAGGTATTGGTGCTTCTACTGCATTTGATGCTGCTATTGACTCGGGTGCAGGTATTTGCGCTGGTGCTTCTACTACTTTTGATGCTGCTATTGACTCGGGTGCAGGTATTGGTGCTGGCACTGCTTTTGGCGCTGCTGGTGTTGAAGTATTTGATGAATTAATTAAATTGACTGCTTCTTTTTCGAGTGTTTTAATTTGTTTTTGTGTTGTTTCTAAAATTTTAGACTCTACGATAGCTTCATATATTTTAATTCCATTTACATAATCTTGCTCACATTTAACGTATAATTCTATTATTATTCTACGTGCTTTTTCAATATCTTTTTGAAGAATTTCTTCAGTTAACTTAGGATTAATCCTAATTTTTCTTTTATTTGTATATGGATCAATTACATATGTAAATATATCATTAATAATTGATAATAATTCACTTTGTTTTGACGCTGCTGAAGAAATCATATTAGAAATATTTTGGGCATATTCGATAAATAATTTATTAGATTTTGATATTTTATAATTGTTTTTAAATATAGGTTTATCACCTTGACAACCTCTTTCTCTATTGTAATCTTTTAATTTTATATCGCTAAATCTTGTTATTTCAGGAGGCATATTCTCATTACCTGTAAATGCTGTATAAAAAATCTTTAAGTCTTTCATAAATTGTTGTTTTGTTTTTTCAGACATTCCTATAAAAGAACCATTTGAATAATCATATTTATCATCTAAATATAATTGCATCAATTCTGGTATACCTGGTTCATCAGAAAGATTTTTTAAAGTATTATCATTATTTAAATTTAATAAACACAATTTTGGATTTAAATTTGCATCTTGAATCTCTGAATTAAAAAAATTAGGATCTCCACTAAGTAATGATTTTATTCTGTTATCACAAATATTTGTTTTATATATAGTTCTTTTAACATTTTTAGGAATTTTATCTTTTTCCATTAATCCAACTTTAACTGAATTTCCATTTTCATCTTTATATGTGTAAATAGGATTTATTGTCATTACAATAGCTGCAAATAAATGTGCGATTTTAATATAAAATTTAGCAATACCAATACACAGTCTTTTTTTTCTTATACTTTTTTGATAATCATTTTGAACATCTAGATCTTCTAGTTGTTCTTTATTTAAAAAAATTATATTATCTTTTGCAAGATCATTAATTTCAATACCATCTTTAATTCTTTGAGCTAGATATGTTACTTCCATATCACTAAAATATCGTTTAATAATATCAGACGTTAATATGACTAATTTATCACAATACTCTTTTTCTAATAGTTTACTTAAGTTTTTAAAATCCATTGTTAAAATATAAGAAGTAGCAATATAATCAATAATTTCATAAAAATTATCAAACTTTTTTTTTGCTGATTGATTTGAAGTTGATGGAGAATTTCCCATTATATTATAAAAATATATAAAATAAAATTGAATAAAAAAAATATTTTATATATGAAATAAAAACATAATGAGCAATGATAAAAGTAAAAAAAATAAATCGACTAATGTCAATAAAGCGGAACTTTGGAAAATGTTTGATAATGAAATTGAAAATGAAAATAAATCAAAAGTATCATTAGAATGTGTATATCGTTCTTGTGGAGATCGAGAATTTTGTGAAAGATGTGAATCTAATTTAGCATTTTCAGATGAAGGGTTCTTAACATGTACAAACAACAAGTGTGGAATAATATATAAAGATATTGTAGATCAATCAGCAGAATGGCGTTATTATGGTGCAGATGATAATCAAAACTCTGACCCAACACGTTGTGGAATGCCTATTAATCCATTGCTTGAAGAATCGTCTTATGGTTGTAAAGTTTTATGTGTAGGACAGATGAGTTATGAAATGAGAAAAATTAGACGTTATACAGAATGGCAATCTATGCCATATAAGGAAAAATCTCAATATGATGAGTTTCAAGTAATAACCATTATGGCACAAAATGCAGGAATACCTAAAATGATAATAGATGATGCTATACGTTATCACAAAAAAATATCAGAATATGAATTAACATTTCGTGGAGATAATCGCGATGGTATATTAGCAGCTTCCATATACATATCATGTAGAATTAATAATTTTCCCAGAACAGCAAAAGAAATTGCAAATATATTTCATTTAGATGTAACTAGTGCAACAAAAGGATGCAAAAATGCTCTTTCTATTATAAATAATTTAGAAAAAGATATGGATAATAAAGAAAAAACAAATTTTGGTAAAACAAAACCAGAAGCATTTATTGAGAGATTTTGTAGTAAATTAAATATAAATAATGAATTAACAAAACTATGCCAATTTATTTCAATGAAAATCGAAAAAATGAATATAATGCCTGAAAATACACCACATTCAATAGCAGCTGGTGTAGTTTATTTTATTTCACAAATATGTAAATTAAACATTAGTAAGCGAGACGTTAAAAACGTTAGTGAAATAAGTGAAGTAACAATTAATAAATGTTTTAAAAAATTAGAAAAAATTACTGATGAATTAATACCTGCTGTTATTTTAAAAAAATATTCAGCATAAACATAAACATAAATTTTATAATAGACCAATAGACCTAAAAATATTTACAATAAAATGCAAATATTTTTCAAATATTTATTAAATTTAACCGATATTACCTATTTCTAATAGTTTTATATGTACGCTTTTTAACCTTTTTCTTGTATGTTTTTACTTTGATTATTTTCTTATTTTTATTTTTAGTTTTTTTATTTTTTTTGTTTGATTTTTTATTTTTATGTGTACCTCCTTGTATTCTCTGTTTTTTAGTTGGTGGATAATCATAATTATTTTTTTCAATATCCATTACATTATTTGTAATTCCCGTTATTTCTTGTTTTTTAAAATATAATAAATCTTCTACATAATTTACTAACTCTTTATTATCAATATAAAACTTATATTTTCTATCATTATCGATTAGACCATATAAATTATTATCATATAATTCATTTAAAAAATCTATTGGTGACATATCGACTAATAAATGAATATTTGTATCTTTACTATTCATATAATTTTCTATAAATGTTTCATCTAATAAATAATATAGTGATTTAAACGCTGTTAAAATTTGTAATGGTATATCTCTAGAAGGTTTTGAAAATATTGTATTATTTATTGTACCATTTATTGTTTGTAACATAAAATTAATATCATTAATCATAAACTTATCATAAGGTAAATTCTTCATACTTTCATTTATACTCAAATAATTTTTATTTATATCATTTGATTCAAACAAATTAATATCACTCTGAAAAAAATCTGATACCCAATGTAATAATTGACTACCTGAATATGTTTTTTGTAAAATATTTTGATCTATTGTAGTTATTGAATTATTAATTTCTGTTGTATTATTTAACTGTCTATTAAATTCAATAGTAAAATACATAAAAAAGCTATAAATACCAACAAAACTATTCAACCCATTTATATCAGAATTATCGAGGAAATATAAATCATTTATATAAGATATTAAGTAAGTACTTAATTTTATTATTATATTATTATAATAATTAAGAATATCTTTTACATTTTGATTATTTTTATAGTATTCATTCAATATTTCTATACGATTTTGTGTAAAATTAAATAAGTTATACATTTTATCATTGATACTTTCAAATGTCATTTGAGAAATATAACCTCCTTCTTGATTTAAAATAGTTGCATTATTTGAATCAGTAGAGTTTATATCCTCTTCTTGTTCTATATCAATTGCTGAAGATATTAAGTTTTGTATTTTATCAAAATTATTGAATATAGAATTGTATGTATTTTTTATATGTAATCCTTCATTTAATGTAGGTTTACTTTGGTTTACATAATTTGTTAATATACTTATAATATTTTCAATAGTTAAACCTTGTGAAAAACTATTTATATTTTCTTTTATGTTAGATAAATATAATTTTATAATAAAATCATTAATATGTTCATTACTATATGAATTTGTATAAGTAGAATTAATAAAATTGATAGATTCTGATAAATTTTTAAAGTAGTCAATCAAATTGTTTAAAAATATATTTTGTTCAGAATCTGTATGTTCTATTTCTGTTTCAGAACTTGGTATTGAAGATGGTATTGAAGTTAACAACGAACTAGGAATAGATGATGAATCATCAGGAGACGATGGTATAGATGGTTGTATTGCAATTGGTTTTTGTGTAATTTGCTGTTTAATGAAAGGTGATTCAAATTCCTTTGTTTTCATTTGGGGAACAAAAGGTTGAGTTATATCGTTAGGTTTGATAAATTTTTGTTCTCCTAACTCTATTTTTCCACCTTCCATGTCTTTTGAAGACCTAGTTTTTCTTATTGGTAAAAAAGATAAGTTAATTTTTTGTCTTTTAACTACTTTACCACTCAATGTAGATTTTTGTTCATCTAATAATTTATTTAATTCTTGTTCTTGAATTTGCTTTTCTCTCTCATTTTGTGTTTTAGAATCTATAAATTGATTTTTGTTTGTCAAATATGGTGAAATATAAATATGTCTTTCTGATGATCCTGGAGATGCTAATATTGATGATACATTAACTAATTTAGCAGTGCTTAATGTATTTTCATCATTTGATATTTGTATTGGTTGTATAACTGCTTCTTTATCATAATATAATGTATCTGTTGCTCTAGAATTATCACCAATATATTTATTTCTTATTAAAAATATTCTAACAAAGTTATTTATATCCGGATAAATGCTTTGTAATATTCCGTCACTCCAATAAATTTTTATTGATGTAGATATTATATTATTTAAACTATTTGGATCTTTAGATTCAGTATTTAGATTAATAGAATTATATATATTACTTGCTAATGAAGAAACAATATTAGATATACTGTTACTGAAATTACTTAGCATAGTTTGTTTTATATTATCACTTTTTTGTCCTATTTGTATATTATCTCTATTGATTTTTATAATTTTTTCAATATTTTTAACTGCATCATTTATATTTTTAACAGAAGGAGCATCTGAAACTAATGTAAATTTATACCATGCTTTACCGTTATTATCTGTAGTATTTATATTTGTTCTTAAAACCATATTTTCATCTATTTTGGTATTTTGTAATATATAATCATTTAATTTTGATGATATTTCTTGGATATTATCTAAGTTAACTCCAGTATATTCTTGTTCAGAAATTAAATTATCTATTTGGTAAATATTAAAAAAACAAAAATGCATATCTACATCAATAATAGATTTTGCATTCAATACATTACTATTTATTTTTTTCAAAAAACATATCCTATAAATAAAACCATAAAATTTATTATTAGAGTCAAATATGGTCATATATATAGATAATTCCGGAGGATGATATGAAGGACTTATTTGACCCCCTAATCCAGAACCATCTACATTTATTGATACAATAGAATATTTAAAAGGATATTTATATAATTCATCCATATTATTTAAATTTCTTAAACTTGCGATTATAGATGATTCATTTGGACTCGGATTTGCATCAATTATAGATAAAGGTATTTTATAAATATTATTTTCAGGATTTAATGAATGTGAATCATTAATTATTTGAATATTTTTATCTATCAATGGTTTATAATGATCTGTAATAATGGGTGACAAATTTGAATAATATTTTTTTAATAAATATATAATAACAAAATCTTTTAATTGTTTTGGATATGTAAATTTAGTTGGGTCTTCAATTTTAAAATCTGTAAAAACCAATGAGTAACCTCTATATAATTTAATATTCGTATAATTTGTATTATTTATATTTGCCATTTCAATGTCTTTAATTAAAGTATCTTCATCAGTAAGTTTTTTTATCAATTCATTGAATAATTTATTTCCTTTTAAATTTATAAATGATTTTAGTTCAGCATTGTTATTAACATAATTATCTAATATATTTTGAATACTCACATGTAATTCTGGAATAATATTATTGCATTTATATAAAAAATATCCATTTAATATCAAGTTATCTAATGAACTACCATTTTGAATATTTAAAGCATAAATATATGTAGTTTTATTAAAATTCCATAAACTATGCATTCCATTATTATATATATCTGTTGTATAAAGTGATAAAAATATAATATCTCCATTTTTATTGTCATGTATTTCTGTATTATTAGTAATTGTATTTATCTGTAATTCATTTTGTTGATTTAAATTAAAATTTATTTTTAGACCATATTTACCTTTAAAATTTTCATATATATTTATTTTATTATTTTTATCATTATTAATAATATTTAATAAATTATTGATATTTAATGTTTCATTATTTTGTTTTAAAAAATTATAACTATCCTCATCAATACATATTAATGCAAAAATATTAGATCCACCTCCAAAACTTGTATTAGCTTGAAATTGATTATAGTTATTTATTTGATTTGTATTAAAATCATAAAAAGCTGGTGATGTCCAGTTATTAGGAACATTTCTCTGTGAAGTATAAAAATCATGTCCTTGATCTAATGGTTTAAATACTTCTAATATTTTAAATAATTCTGGATTTGGTATATAGAATGATGTGAGATCTGTAATCGAATTATTTTGTATTGTAATTGGTTTATAAATATAATAATTTTGTAATATATTAGCATAAGTTAGTACATTTTGATCTGTAGGATTTTTTATTTCATCAATATAAATTGATTTGTCGGGAATATTTGATAATGTTCCTGAACTCCACTCTTGATTAAAATAATTATTTTCTATGTAAGGAGATTTAGTGTAACTCATTTATAAATAATATATATTATTATATTTTTTAAATTCATTTATTTTTTAGATTCATTATTTTAGTTAAATAATAGTTTAAATTAAATTTGTATAAATAAATGTCTGGTGATTTATTTAGTGACCGAATACCTAAGCGTGTTTTTATTGTTCCTTATAGGAATAGAATACAGCATAAATTTTTTTTTAGTAAACATATGAGTTTTATTTTAGAAGATATAGATGATTATGAAATATATTTCTCTCATCAGTGTGATATCAGAACATTCAATAGAGGTGCTATAAAAAATATAGGATTCATGGCAATTAGGGATAAATATCCAGAGCATTATAAAGATATTACATTTATTTTTAATGACGTTGATACAATTCCTTTTTATAAAATCTTTGATTATGAAACGACACATGGTGTAGTAAAACATTATTACGGTTATAAGTATGCACTAGGAGGTATAGTTGTAATTAAAGGTGCGGATTTTGAAAGAATAAATGGTTATCCATGTTATTGGGGGTGGGGTATGGAAGATAATTCACTACAAAAAAGATGTGAATGGGCAAATATAAAAATTGATAGAAGTACATTTTATGAAATAGGTAGTCCTCAAATATTACAATTATTTGACGGAATATCCAGAATTATAAGTAAAAAGGACCCTTGGAGAATGGAAAAAGATAATGGTGTAGATGGTATAAAAACAATAAGTAAATTAATATATCATATAGATAATAAATCGGATAATCCAAATGATAATATTTTTGTAGTAAATAATCCAAAAATATATGTAATAAATATTGCCTCATTTTTAACTTATATAAATTTTGAAAATGATAACTATTATAATTATGATTTGAGAGAACCAAAAAGAAAAATTATAAATCCAGATAAAATAAAAGAAACAAAAAAAATGGTTGTTTCAACAGATGAATGGTCAAATATACCTTATTATCCGACAGCAAAAGAGAGAAGAGAAAATTATGTTAAATTATTAACATCACAAGGTAAAGACATTCCTATTTCATTATTAAAACAAATTGAAGAAGATAGAACAAAAGAAGTTGAAAATGATGTTTTTAATAAAACATATGAAAATAGTCAAAATAATCATACTAATCTAAATAATCATACTAATCAAAATAATCATATTAATCAAATTAATCAAAATAATCATACTAATCAACATCATCAAATAAAAAATAATATGCCTATTAGTATAAACCCATTTTCACCTCACTATGCAAAATTAATTGGTCAAAAACCAAAAGCATCAGCAAGTGCAAGAATTAGGTTAGGAGGAACTTATTAACTTTTTCCATACATAAACTATTTCATTATAATCATTTTGTCTTTTGCTTTTTTTATATGGATAAATTTCATTTGCTGGTCCAAATAATTCAATTAAAACATTATCATATACCTCTTTACATACATTTATTATAAAATACCCATTTATTTTTAATCCATTATATACTTTTTTGAATATGGGTTTATAAAATTTATCATTCATTTCATTTTTTGAAGTATATTGAATGTTATTTTCATATTTTTGAATAAAATAATATGGAGGAGAAGTAAAGACAAAATCATATTCTAACTTATCATAATCTACATTTAGACAATCATCAAATATCATATTTATGTTAATATTTGATTTAGTTTTTAAATAATCGCATAAATTTTTATATGGTTCTCTTAAACTTGTATTAATTTCAATTCCTATATAATTTTTTATATTTAATGCAGATGCTGCTACAAGAGCGCCACCCCAACCGGCGCAAAAATCTAATATACAATGCGGATTATATTTCGAATAAATTTCCATGTAAACAATTGGTCTAATAATGTTTATTGCACTTATACATATATTAAATACTTCTTTTAAAACAATATAGTTATTTTTTTTTTTATTTTTATTTTTTACTGTATCATAATAATTTAACATATTTTGTATAAATTTTTTTTTTTTGAATTCATCTATATTATATATAAATTCAAAGTAATTTATATTATATTTACCCTTTGTATTTAATCTTTGTGTAAATGTAAAATAATCAACTATATTATTTCCAATTCTACATCTTGGAGACATATTACAAGCATTTACACCAATTTTAATTAATTGTTCCATTTCATTATTAATTTGTTCAAAAGTTATATTTTTAATTTTTTTTGATATTTCTATTTTTTCAAAATTAGAATATGTTTCAGAAAACATTTAATAAAATTTAAAAAGAGATTATTATTTGTAAAATAATTTAAAAATAAATATAAGTATTAGTATATTTATGGAAAGTATATCTGATATAAAACATGCATTTTACATTAATTTAGATTCTAGACCAGATAGAAAAGAACATGTAATAAATGAATTAAACAAAATTGGTGTTAAGGCAGAGAGATTTAATGCAATTAAATTGTCGAATGGAGCACTAGGTTGTAGTTTTAGTCATTTAAAATGTTTAGAATTTGCTAAATCAAATAACTTTGATCATATCATGATAGTAGAAGATGATATTTTGTTTTTAAAACCATCATTGTTTTGCAAACAAATAAATCATTTTTTAAAAAAACACAAGCATTGGGATGTGATATTATTAGCGGGAAACAATGTTTCTTCATATGAAGAAATAGATCATTCATGTGTAAAAGTATCAAAATGCCAAACAACAACCGGATATATTGTAAATGGTCATTATTATGATACACTAATCCAAAATTATAAGGAAGGTATTTCAAAATTATTAAAAGAACCTCATTTACATGTATTGTATGCTATAGATAAATATTGGTTTAATTTACAAGAAATACATTCATGGTATTTAATTACACCTTTAACAGTTGTCCAAAGGGAAGATTATAGTGATATAGAAAAACGTTATACTAATTACCAGATGGTTATGACTAAACTAGATAAAGAATGGTTAAAATATAGTTAAATAAAAAATAATTTTATAAATTATTTTTTATTTTAATCAAATATTATTATTTAATCCAAATTTTTATTTATTATTGTAATTATTCACAAATTCTGTTATGTCATAATTTTCAATATCTTTAAAAAATTTATCACTTGCTATATGTAATATATTTTTTTTGAATTTATCTCTTAAATAGTAACCAATTGCATAGTCTTCAAAGTATTCTTTTTTAATCAAATCACCTTTTTCAATTAAATAATTTACAGACTCTGAAGAAAGAAAATAGAATCTTCCGGTACAATATTTTGTGGCATTAATAGGTAAATTTTCGGGTAGTTCCGGATGTATAAGATGATACTTAGAGTTATGTGATTTGACATCTATCATATATCCACCATAATGAATATCAGATTGTCCTTTTTTAATTAAACCTGTAACCATATCAAAAAATTTGTTATTTATCAGGATTTGGTCGTCATCTGTTTTTAAAATATATTTATAATTAAATGTTTCATTTATTGCTTTATATGAACTAATTACTTTTTTAGGTAATGAATTATAATCATCCATTGTTTTAACCAATAGTAAATTATTTTCATCATCAAACTTATGTTCATTATCTAGATTTTCATCACCAATTACATGATAATATTTTAAGTATGATGGTAAATTTTTTAACCAAGTAGATTTCTGGTAAGCTGCTTTATACCTATATTTTTTGCAATTCATAATTAGTAGAATAAATTCTTGTTCGATCATTATAAATTTATTTTATTTTTGTGTTTATATTATTTTAATATTTTAATGTATAAATATACTTTATAAATATAAATGGCAGTTACTTTTTCAACTTGTTTATATCTATTTAAATCTAAGGTAGATTTTTCAATTTATATTGAATGGTTAAATAATTTTATTTCAATTGTTAATAATTTTAATCTAGTTATTTATACAGATGAAAATATTATAAAATATATAGATACAAAAAATAATTCAAAAATAAAAATAATATTAAAACCTATTGAAAGTTTTTATAATTATAAATATAAGACATACTGGATCAAAAACCACGATAAAAATACACAATTAAATAATATGATAGATTGGAGAGTAAATATGTTATGGAACGAAAAATTATGGTTTGTAAATGATACAATACAAAATAAATATTTTGAAAATACGTCTGATATGTATGGATGGTGCGATATAGGATATTTTCGTAATAGAAAAGATGATTTAAATATAAATGAACTTAGCGATTGGGCAAACAATAGTTCCATTTCTATTTTAGATAAAAATAAAATCCATTATGCTTGTGTAAATAATAATAAATATTTTATAGATGATTTGATTATTCATATTAATAATAAAAATAATTTAAAATTGCCAACAAATGAAATTTGTCCCACTCAAGTATCCATTGGTGGTGGTTTTTTTATAATAAATAAAAATAAAATACATTGGTGGTGTGAAATTTACAACAATAAATTAGAGTTATATTTTAATAATGATTATTTAGTAAAAGATGATCAAATTATTCTAGCAGATTGTATATTTTCAAATGATACAAAAGATAATTTTATTTTACATTATGAAAATAATTTTTATTATGATAATTGGTTTATGTTTCAAAGAATTTTACAATAAAAATAACATATAAATATTCATATATGTTATTGGAACAATAACGATTTGAGCATATGAATTATGATTAAAATTAAATAAATAAAATTGTAAATTTTATAATTGTGATGGAATATTAGTAAAACATAGAATACATTATAACTCGTCTTTCAAATCAAAAAATAATAATTTAATTGGTAAAAGATTTGTTAGAAAAATATTGAAAAGTTACTTATTTGATTAAACATTAATTTTTTTCCATTCAGGTGGGCACAAATCTTTAACATCGTTATTTGCCATTTCACAAAACCATATGGATGGATAGCAAATCATTTTATCTTTATTTGAATTAAAATATGCTGCCCACCAACTAAATGTACTATTTGCTATTATATTATGGTGACAAAAACTCATCAATAACATTTGTTCCCAATCTTTTAGGTTATTGCAACCTCTAGTAAAAATATAGTTCGGAAATTGTTGTTTTAACATATCTATTTTTTCTTCTACGGTGTCAATATCTTCATCTTCACAAAAATATAATACATTAAAAGATATTTTGTTTGTATTTTGATAAATATAATCAAGTGATTTATAATAATATTCATATGTTAAAATCGGATGATAATCAGATAAATTTTTATAATCACCTAATCTAAAATGTAAACTAATTGATTTATCTAAAAAATTTTTATTATATGATACTGAATCTAATAAATTATTTTTTAATGTATTTAATTTAATAATTTTACAAATAGATGTATAATTTTCTTCAAAATATTTATAACTTTGGAAATAACCATAAATCATTATGTTATCATTCGACTCACAAATATTTTTCATATATATTTCATTATATGGAAAACCATTTTCTCTGATGACTTTACATGAAGGCAGTTCATGTATTAAATACTGTTTTAAATATTCAAAAAAACTTTTCCAATATGTATATCTAACAGTTACTCCAGGCAATGAATCATTATTTAAAAATTTAAAATTTCTTTTACTTTTTAAAGCATAGGAGATAGTTGCGAATATTTGAAAAAGTTGGTTTCCTAGTCCACCCATTAAATGACAAGTAATCATTATTATATAAATTTACATAATTATATTTATATAATTTTTATAAATAATAAATAAAACTTTATATACTTTTTAAAAATCATCACTTAAATTGAAAGCATCATTTTTACCGCTAGTATTTGTTAAGGCATATGCATCATTTCTTTTTTCAAAAAAAGATGTTTTGCTTTCTAGACTTATTAATTCCATCCATGGAAAGCAATTTGTAACATTATATATTTTATCATAACCTAGTTGTACAGAAAGTCTATCTGCCACAAATTGAATATATTGAATCATCATTTGTGAATTCATGCCAATAAGACGACATGGTAATGCTTCACAAATAAATTCTGACTCAATTTCTACCGCTTCTTTAATTATTTCATGAACTCTAGATTTTTTCATTTTATTTTGAAGTTTACTATATAATAAAACTGCAAATTCACAGTGGAGTGCTTCATCACGAGAAATAAGTTCATTTGAAAATGTAAGACCAGGCATTAATCCGCGCTTTTTTAACCAAAATATACTACAAAATGCCCCACTAAAAAAAATTCCTTCTACACAAGCAAATGCAATAAGTCTTGTAGCAAAACTACTTCTATTATCGTGAATCCATTTTTGTGCCCAGTCTGACTTCTTTTTAATGCAAGGGTAGTTTTCAATAGCGTTAAAAAATTTAAACTTTTGTTCTTTTTCTTTAATGTATGTTTCAATTAAAAGACTATATGTTTCTGAATGAATATTTTCCATTGCTATTTGAAAACCATAAAACGCTCTTGCTTCTGATATTTGTATATCATTCATAAAACGTACTGCTAAATTTTCTAAAACAATTCCATCACTTGCAGCAAAAAACGCTAAAATCATCGAAATAAAATATTTTTCATCATTTGTTAAGGTTTGCCAATGATCTAAATCTTTTGTTAAATCAATTTCTTCAGCTCTCCAAAAACATTCTATTTGTTTTTTATACATTTGCCATATATCATCATGTTTTATGGGGAACATAACAAACCTATTATCATCTGGAACAAGCAATGGTTCTGTAATATGTTTTGACATCCTAAATAATATATAGTAAAGATTTTAAATTTGTTTTTAAAATAATAAAATAATAAAATAATAAAATAAATAATTAAAATAAGAATGGAATTAATTTCTCGTGATTTAAATTTAGCAGATGTAGATTTACAACTCATTCATATTCAAGAACAAATAGAAGCCAAAAGAAATATGTTATTTAATAAACAAAGTAAATTAAAACAGATATTAAAAGAAAATATTTTTTTAGAAGAAGTTAAAAACGATTATGATAATTATTATAGATATTTTATAGATCAAAAAAATAAACAAATTCAAGCATTAGAATTACTTAATAATTATATTGACGATTTAACTTTATCCGGTAAATTAACGCAACATAATATTCAAGACGCAAAAAAAGAACAAAAAAAAATTATAAAAGAAATGAAATCTATAAAATTAAATTTAGATAAATTAACTAAGTTTATTGAATCATAAATAAAATTTATTTGCTATTAATATATAAATGGAAAATGATGATTTTTTAATTAAATTTCAAGAGGCATTAGATAAATTACAAAATATTAATTTAACAGTGCAAAAAAATAGTGAAAATAACACAAAATTTTCAAATTATGTTGTTTCAAAATTAAAAGATATAAATAGTAAAATAATTGAATTAACTGATAAAATAAATAATATAAAATCACAAATAAATTTATTAAAACAACAAGTTAATAAAAATAATGAAAATAGTAGTCAAAAAGATGTACAATTACAACAATTACAATCTCAAATTGAAAAATTAAATAATGATAAAAAATTACTGTTGGCAGAATTGAATCAATTAAAACAAAATTCGGAATCACAAAAACAAAATTTATTGAATCAAATTAATGATCGAGAAACAAAATTAAATCAAATAACAGGTGAATTAAATGATCTAAAGATAAAATTAGAGCAATCACAAAATGAATTGCAGTCATTACGTTTGGAATTACAGTCAAAAGGCGATGAATCATCATCACATCAAGCGGCACTTCAGCAGCAAACGGAATCAAATGCTATGGCATTAGAAGAACAAAAAACACAATTGATAAATCAACAAAATTTAATGCAAAAAGAAATTGATAATAAAGAAGAACAATTACGTCAATTAAAAACTGAATCAGAAACACAAATAAACGATTTAAAATCACAATTAAGTAATATTCAAACACAAACTAATAATACTACACAACAAATTCAAACGTTGCAAAAAGAAAATCAAGAGTTAAAAGATCAAAATAATAATTTAATTGAGAGAATATCAAAAGCAACTCAATTAATATTTTCAGCCATAAACAATTTACAACAAATAACAGATACTGAACAAAGATTAGAAAATTTGAATAATGTAAGAAGCGCTTTGGGTGATATTGAAAAATCTATTGAAAATATTTCAAAAGCATTACAAGATGTACCACAACAAAATGCTGGGAAAAATAAATATAGAGGGGGGTTTTTATATGGTAAAACAAAAAAAAATAAACATAATAAAAGTACAATAGTTACATATAAAAATGACCAAAAAGGAGGATTTTTATATGGTTTTTCAAAAAAAAAACTTACTACACTTGGTAAAACATCAAAATCGTTTAGAACACCAAATACCATAAATGAAATGAAAATTCGAAATAAATCGAAACGAACAAGAAAATGAGTTTTATATAAAATTTGAAAGTTTATTTTATTGTTTTAATTGTTTAATTATTTTATTATATTTAAATATGTCAAATATAACAAAATTTACAATATTAGGAGAAAGATGTTCAGGAACAAATTTTTTGGAGCAAGCAATTAGTAAAAATTTTAATTTAACATATACACATGAATATGGTAGCAAACATTTTTTTTGTTTTAATGATTATTCATGTAAAAATAATGATGATATTTTATTTATTGGAATAATAAGAAATCCGATTTATTGGATAAATAGTTTTTCAAAAGAATTACATCATGTTCCAGAAATAAATAGAAAAAATATAATAAATTTTTTATTTAATAAATTTTATTCTATAAATGATGAAATAGATATACCAACTGGTATACAAAATGGTATGATTTTTTTTAATAATAGACGTATGTTTGTACAAAAATATGATATTAATAAACTTGATTTAAATTATATTACAAATGATAAATATAATAATATTTTTGAATTAAGAAAATTGAAAAATGATTATCTGATGAATTTAATGCCTACAAAGGTTAAAAATTATATATTGATAAATTATGAAGATCTATTATATAATTATGATTATATGATAAATAAAATAAGTTTAAAATTTAATTTAATACAAAAAAATGAAAATATTATTAAAATAACAAATTATAAAAAATCAGAGAAATACAAATTTGTTAAACAGAGAGAGATCACATTACACCCACAAATAATAGAAATAATATGGAATAATTTAGACAAAGAACAAGAAGAAAAATTAGGGTACATTAAATATGATAATAATAATCATTTTAAACCATACTCCAACCATACGTAGTAGCACCTGTAGTTCTTATAGCAGTAAATATTTGAGAATTACCTGTATTTAGTGTTCTACTTGATGAAGAAGCAACACCTGTTGAATAAATTAATTGACCTCCACTTGAATTCACAGTTAAATTACTAGCATTTGTATTTGTTATTAAAAATTGAATACCTACATTTGTAGATGATACAGTTGGTAAAGTTCCTGTTAAAGTTGTTCCATTAAAAGTTTGAGCGTAATTAGATGTAATTCCTAATGTTTGACTTGTTGTATTATAAGTTGATGGATATTGAATAGTGCTTTTTGAAATATTAACACCATTATTTGCTGTCAATAAAATATTTGAATTTGCATTTGACACCTCTATAACTTGTCCGTTTCCACTAACATTTATATCTCCAATTTTTATAGTTCCCCAACTACTCAAATTTATATCACCATTATTTACAAAAGAAGTAATAGTCCCACCATCAGTTTCCATACTTATATCTCTATTAGCATCATCTACAAAAATTCTTGTTCCATTTCCTTCTGCGTTAATATCACCAAGTCTTGTTATACCATTACCTTTACTATCTAAATTAATTTCTTTACTACTTTGTATAATACCAATACTGACACCATTAGAAGAACCAAATGGGTCTCCAGCGTAAAAATCTTGAGATTTAGCGTCACAAATTACTCTCTTATTATTGTCACCTGACAAAATAATATCTGCTATTCCAGCATATAATGTTGATGTATTTCCATCATTAAAAACCAAAGAACCAATTGTTAATTGAGTAGTGAAACCATTTGCTACATCATTTAGAGAAATAGTAGGATTTAGTGATAGCACAGCATTTTCAAGAGTAATATTAAAATTATTTCCAGATGCGACATTTTGTAATATTAAACTACTCTGAGTAAGTGTGCTAATCAAATTATTATTATCATTTATACTTATAGATGAAACACTTGCGTCAATCACGATAGGCGTTCCGTAAGTTAGATTATCAAAACTTAATGATGTATTATTTAAAGCACAACTAGAACCATTATTATCATCAAAAATTATAGATTGTGCTGTTAAATTTGTTGTATGAGTAGTTGGATTAGTAATTGTATCATTTAATTGTAAAGTTGTAGTAGTTAAAGTGCTGTCTATACCACTACCAATATTACAAACAATAGAATTTGTATTTACAATATCATTACTGTTCATATCAATATTATTTACTCCAGCATTATTTCCAATTAACAATACACTAGATAAATTCTGACTTGGCGATGCTCCTGTAGCACCTTGTGGTCCATTTGCAACAAACGATAAAGTTGTTAAACCACTCCAATTTGATGTCGTATTTGCTGTAATTAATTGACAAGAAAGTTGCCAACTACTTCCTATATCAATAATATTATTTATAATCCATAATCCAATAGCTCCATTAGAACCTACTATTTCTGCCTGTAAAAAAACAGTTTGACCATTATTTATATATGTATAAATAAGATTTAACCATGAATTATAATTTACAAAAGATGGAAAACTAATTTTATTTATTTTAAATACTGTAGTTAAACTGATACTTATGTCGTTGGTTGAAAAATTACCAGAAGTTGGTTCTGAAAGAATTACACCTTCAAAATACCAGCGTCCTGAATTTGAACCATCAATACCTGCTGTTCCTGTAGCACCAGTTGATCCTGTAGATCCTTGTGCACCAGTAGCACCAGTAGATCCTTGTGCTCCTGTAGCTCCTGTAGATCCTTGTGCTCCTGTAGCTCCTGTAGATCCTTGTGCTCCTGTAGCTCCTGTAGATCCTTGTGCTCCTGTAGCACCAGTAGATCCTTGTGCTCCTGTAGCACCTTGTGCACCCGTAGCACCTGTGTCTCCTTTTCCTGCAAAACTTCCAGGTACTCCTTGTGCTCCTGTATAACCGACCGGACCTATTGCTCCTTGTGGTCCTCTTGGTCCCATAGGACCTTGAGGTCCTAATTTATCTAAATTACAACATTTTAATGATCCTAAATATTGATTATAAGACATTTATATAAAAAAATAAAAAAATTAAAATTAAAAAAAATTAAAACAAAAATATATATAAAATAATTTTAGATTTATTTTTAATTTTTTTAAAATGAATATATATAAATGAAATTAAAAGCATCTATTTCAAAGTTATTAACAAATAAAATGGTATTATATACTGTATTTGGCATATCATTATTAAATATTTTAGGTTATATGGTTATGGGAAATTTAAATGCGTTACTATATTTTATTTTAATAGGATTTTTAGCAAGTTTGTTTAGTAAAAATTATATAATAATATTAATTGTTCCACTTATATTAGTAAATTTGATTTATTTATTAAGAAATAATTCTGTATATGAAGCAATGACAACACAAAGTGATAAGTCATCTGATAAAAAATCAACTGAAGATAAAAATAACAGTAAAACTAAAGATAAAAAACCAACAACATCAAAACAAGGATTACCTATAACCCCATTAGATCACACCGATAATACTGATTCATCTAAAATGAATGAAAATACAGAAGAATCTTTTGAAGTTGGAAGAGGTAAAAAAGGAACATATAATATTGATTATGCTGCGACAGTAGAAGATGCATATGATCAATTAAATAGTATAATAGGAAGCGATGGCATTAAAAGATTAACATCAGATACCCAAAATCTTATGCAACAACAACTCCAATTAACAAAAGCAATGGAAGGAATGCAACCTTTAATTAAAAATATGAAACCTTTATTAGAAAATATGGGACCTCTATTAGATCAAGCAAAAGGGTTAATGGGAACAAACGGAAGTAGTTTAACTGACATGGCAAAAAAATTTAGTGCTTCTATGCCAAGTACAAAATAAATGAAATTATACAATTACTTAATTATACAATTATGAAAATATAATATATTTTTGATATGTTATATTTATATATTATTATATAAATATATAATGAAAAAATGCCCACCTGGTGTTATTTGTGTTGAAAATTTAACAATGATTTTTGTATTTATTTTATTTATGGTTATAATATATTTATTATATACGCAAAATAAAAATATAAATATGAGTAAACAACATTCAGAAAAAATAATTATTAAGGAAAAAAATAATGATTTAGGATGGTCTAATCTTTTTGGTGGTTTTATACCGAATTATCCATATAATAATTTACCAAATGATGTTTTACTTAACCCATATGCGCCTCCATTAAGGGATGAAAGGTATCTTATCCCTAAAATGAATTATAATCCTCCTGGAACAATTCCGATTAATATATCAACTAATGTCGGTGCAGTTGATACATCATACAGACAAGTTGGTATACTTACTACGACAAACACAAAAGGAAAAATTTTACCATTAATGGGTAGACCAGTATTTGTTAATAGAGATAAATGGCAATATTATACAATTAGTGATCAACACAATAATGTGAAATTGCCTGTATCAAAAAATGGTAAAAGTTGTACTAATGAATATGGTTGTGATAAATTATATAATGGTGATACAATTTATATTGATGGTGCAAATGAAGTGTATAAAGTCACTATATATGATAATGATACTATAAAATATTTACCTTTTATATAATTTATAAATTAATTTTATATTCAATTATGTAAAGTATGTTTTTTAGTTTTACTAAAATTAGTAAACATAAATTTTCTTGTTTTCTTTTTCTTTTTACCTCCAGTTGATGCCATAATTTTAGAAGCATCATTAACTGAATTAAAACCATTTTGTAAACCATCTAGATTTTTATTTATATTAATCTTTTCAGAAACTTTATCTGCTAAATATTCAATAATAGTATTAACAGAATTATTTAACTGATTTTCTGAATTTTGTAATGGTATATTTTGTTCATTTGAATTATTAAGTTCGGATTTATTTATATCCTGTTTGCTTGATTCGGAATTAACTTCTGATGTGCTTAATGTACTTAATCTCTCCATTGTAGGTTCTTCAATAAATGAATCCGGTTCAGTCACAGATTCCTCTTGTACAGGTTCTTGTACAGATTCTTGTATAGGTTCTTCTTGTACAGGTTCTTCTTGTACAGGTTCTTGAATAGATTCTTGTACAGGTTCTTGTACAGATTCTTCTTGTACAGGTTCTTGAATAGATTCTTGTACAGGTTCTTGAATAGATTCTTGTACAGGTTCTTCTTGTACAGATTCTGGTAGAGGTTTTTGTACAGATTCTGATACAGGTTTTTCTTGTACAGATTCTGGTAGAGGTTGAGATTCCGGTTGTTGTACAGATTCTGATACAGGTTGTTCTTGAACAGATTCTGATACAGGTTGAGATTCAGGTTCCGATACAGGTTCAGGTTCTTGTACAGATTTTGATACAGGTAGAGGTTCAGGTTCTTGTACAGGTTCCAATTCTGATAAAGGTGCTATTTTAGGCGTAATAATATCGTTTTCAGTAAGTTTAGATGTATTTTTTGCTTCTTGATGCATTGGATTACTTGTTTGTTCAACATCTATTGGATTATTATAAATTTTATCTATATCAATATCTTTTTCGTTTATTTTTTTTTTAAATTTATTTTTAAATTTTTTAATTGTAGAACCACCTTTGTTTTTATTTAAAAAATTATACTTTAATGTTTTACTTGCTAAATTTAAATTATTTTTTTTTCTAAATGTTACATTTTTACTTGTTCTTTTTTTTGACTTTTTTTTCATTTTTTTACTCTGTTTATTTTTAGAATATAATTTTGATATTTTACCTTTAGTTAATTTCATTTCTATATAAATAAATTAATATTTTTATTTATATAGTTATATTAATGAGTAGTATTAATATTTCACAACAAAATATATATGGAAAATGTGATTTGAAATGTTCATATAACTTTAAATATCAAGAAAGTAATTTAACAGCAACAAATAATCAAGTAATGATATCTTTAAAATATGATAGCAGTAATATACCTCCAGTTACTTACAATAATGAAAAATATATAATTAATAAAATAGATTTAGTATCACCTTCATTACATAATTTTGATGGAAATAAAGCAATTGCTGAATTGTTAATAGAACATACACCTGAAAAAGGAGGCAATCTATTATTAGTATGTATCCCATTTATTAAGTCTGGTGATACTACAACTGCAGGTAATTTATTGACACAAGTAATAAATAAAGTTGCTTCTAATGCACCAAGAAATGGTGAAACAACTGACGTGAATATCCAAAATTTTTCTTTACAAAATATAATTCCATTAAAACCATTCTATAATTATACGAATGATAAAACAGATTATATTGTTTATAGTATTAATTATGCAATACCGATAACAGAATCTACATTAAATACATTGACTAAAATAATTAAACCATTTCCATTACGTTTAATGGGTGATAAGTTATTTTATAATTCAAAAGGTCCAAATACAACAGGATCAGATATAGGTGATGGAATATATATATCATGTAAACCTACAGACGTAACTGAAGAAAAAATGAATGTAATTATAGATACAAATAATACAAACTATGATTTAAATCAAATATTCAAAAGTGAAGGATTTCAAGTTGCATTCATGGTAATAATGTCATTATTTTTATTTATAATAATATTTTATTTAATATCTTATGGTTATACCTATTTAATAGATTCAAATGTTAATATTCCAAAATTTTCTTTTATGAAAACTTAAATTGTAATATAATAATAATTATTTATTATTATATTTTTTATAATTTTTAATTAATTATATTATGTGTTATGTGTTATGTGTTAATTGGTGATGCGTCATGTAAATCTTCCAACAATGGTTTATATGATTGTTTTGATAAAGTAAAACCACTTTGTACAATAGGTGCCATTTTATTGACGACCTCTTCTTCTAAAGTATACGGAAATTGATTAAATGCTGTAAATTGGTTATATTTGTGTGCTTCTGTTGGTAAATAACGTTTAAGAGCATCAATGCCTGTGGAAATAGAGGATCTTCTAATTAGATCAAAAGCAACAAAGAGACCCAAAATAGCTAAAATAGGATTTGTATACAAAAACATATAGATAACTATTAAAAATATTATAACTTTACCTACAATTGTATCAACCAAACTTGCAATATTTTCAGGTGTTTTATAACCCATTATTAAATAAATCGCAAACAAAATAGTTAATAATAATTGTGCCATATTTTCTTTTTTAAATAAACTTGAAAAACTGTCCATATATCATATTAATATATTTTATTTGTTAAAAATATATATTTGGTTTTTATATAAAATATATTTTATAAAAAATCATGTATTCTAAAATATATGAAAACAACATAAATATATTGCACTAAATATACATAACATTATATTATGATTATGAATAACGTTAATACATATTTGGGACAAAGAGGATATACAATACCCAAAAATGAGATAAGTATTGAAAATCAAACAAAAATAAGAAAAGATTTAACTATTAAACCATTTATTGCTGGTGCTCCTGTAATTTATGAAAATGAATCAAATTGTTTTCCAGCATATAGAGAATCATCCAATAAATTTTATGTACCACATTATTATGGAATTGAAAAATATGGTCCTCCTAAACAATATAAAATTTCTGAAGGGTTAGATATCAATTTGATTTTTAATGGTAAACCGCGTGATTATCAAGAACCTGTCATAAAAAAATTTTTAGTGCATTGTGAAAAAGTAAAATATGGAGGTGGTTTATTAGAATTACATACTGCTTGGGGAAAAACATCAGCGTCGCTTTATATAGCTACACAATTAAAAAAAAAGACTATTGTTATAGTCCATAAAGAATTTCTAATGAATCAATGGATAGAAAGAATTCAACATTTTTTACCTGAGGCAAGAATAGGAAAAATTCAAGGACCTATAGTAGATACAAAAGATAAAGATATTGTATTATGTATGCTCCAAAGTTTAATAACAAAAGATTATGAACAAAATATTTTTGATGAATTTGGTTTAACAATTATAGATGAAGTTCATCATATATCAAGTAAAACATTTTCTTCATCATTATTTAAAGTAGTAACCAAATATATGTTAGGATTATCTGCTACAATGGAACGTAAAGATGGAACAACAGATGTATTTAAAATGTTTTTAGGAGATGTAATACATAAAGCAGAGAGAAAAAATGAAAATGTTGTCGAAGTCAGAGCTATTACGTATAAGACGGATGATACTGATTTTAATGAAATCATTTATGATTATAGAGGTAATCCACAAATAAGTTCAATGATATCAAAATTGTGTGAATATAATAGGAGAACAGAATTTATTATTAAAACTATATCAGACCATATATGTGTTGAAAATATAGATAAAAATATAATTAAAAATTTTAAAGAAAATATGAATAAAAACAATCCTAATTGTAAAATGTGTAACAATAATAATAATTATTTAATAAAAAATACATGCTGTAACTGCGTAAAATTTTGTTTACCTTGTGTAAAAAGTATACAATCAACTACAGTTAGTATTAAAGATGAAGATGGTAAAATAAAAAAATCTAAAATAGGACCCAAATGTCCTGAATGTCATAAAGGATTAAAATATGAACAACATTATATTGAAAATCCATATATTAAACCTATAAGTGAAGTTCATACAATTATAATGTCACATAATCTCAATATATTAAATTATATTTATAATAAGTTTGTATGTAAAAACTTAGCTTCAGTCGGATATTATGTTGGAGGAATGAAAGAAAAAGAATTAAAAGAGTCAGAAAAAAAACATGTTATATTAGCAACTTATTCAATGTGTAGTGAAGGTTTAGATATACCAAGTTTAACGACCGAGTTTTTAATTACACCTAAAACAGATGTTGTACAAATTGTTGGAAGAATATTACGCGCTAAACATCCAATAACAACACCAACTATATATGATTTTATAGATTCTCATGATAATTTTCAAAAACAATGGTTAAAAAGAAAGAGTTATTATAAAAAACAAAATTATAGAATAATTGGAATAGATAATATAAATTATTTATTATGTGATATAGATAAAAATTGGAAAGTGATTAATCAGTTTAAAGACAATTTTGGAGAGAATAACAAAACTATAAAACAATGTAATAAAAAATCTATATCCGAAAAAAGTAATAGTTCTACAGACAAGAGTATAATTAGTGAGTCTGATTCAGATAGTGATAATGAAAATATACCAAAGGATAACATGTTATCTGGCAAATGTTTGATACCTATAAAAAATAAAAATAAATTATAATTTTAGTAAATATAGTTTATAAATTTTTTATTATGTAAAATAATCGAATTTTAATCTTGTATAAGATATTTTAATTTTATATAAAACTATAATTTAATTAGATTTGCACCATTCTAACATTTTATACCAACTAATAGGACAAATAAAATCATTAATCTTATTGTTTATTTCAATCGATTTTTGTTTTTTTGAATAAAAAATATCATTTAAATAATCTTTTATGCCTTCATTTGTTATTACACATTCATTATTATCTTCAATACAACCTTTTGGAACTACAAATAAACGATAATCACAATTAATAATATCTCTATCTGAAATATTCTTTATAAGTATTTCATTTTTATTGCAATTACTTATAAATGGTTTAAATTTATTATTTAATAACTCATATTCTTTATTATCAATAGATAATAATTTATCATTTAAAAATTTAATCATAGAATCGCTGAAATATTTATAATTTGTATTATTTGATAAATTAAAATCATTAACTAATTTTGCTAATTCATCTTTTTCAATTAAACTACTAGATGGAACAATATCATACATATAATCTATATTGGTTAAAAAATCATTATAATTATAATTACTTGGAACAATTGGTCCGTATAATAAAGCATTTTTATATGTAGACGCTTCATCTGCTAATTTGTGGTCTAAATATAATGATACATATGGTGTACTTTCTGTATATGGACTAAAAAATATATTTAAATAAAAATAACGTTCAATACCTAATTTTATCAATAACGGAGTATATAATCTTTCAGGTAAAAATAATAATTTAAAAGGTGAATTCATGTAGTTTAAATCAATACCACTTTTAGTTCTACTTATTGGAACAATTGATAATTTTTTTTTTGAAAAATCATTAACTGCAATTAACATTATAAATATATTAGGAACCATTTTATTTTTTTTAACAACCCTATTAAAATAAATATTGTTTAACATATTTGATAATTGTGAACCGCTATATGATACATCATCAATAATAATTAAAGGATCATTACCAATCAAATCAAATAGGTTATCATTTAATTCGCTTATAAAGTGTGTAGGTTCTTTAAAATTATGTTTTCTTATATAATATAACGCTAAAACAGACATAAAATAAAAAGATTTTTCAGGTTTTCCAGAATATATATATATATTTGATGATGAATTTATATCATTTTTTGAATATAAATTTATAACTAATTTTTCAATTATTTCAGATACTTCTTGTAATGTAATATAAATAGTATTATCTATTAAATCTCTAGCACTTTGTTTTCTTATGGATGATATCTGCTGTTCAATAAATTCATTTGCAATTATATTATTTATTTCATGTTTTCCAGAATATTTTATGATAGCATTTTGAACTTTTTCCAAATTATTATCATAACATTTTAAAAAAGATGTATCAAATATATTTCCACCTATTAGTTTATTTTTTTTATAAATAATTTGTTTTTTTGACTTATTTATTTTTTTTATAAATTTTTTTGTTTTTTTTAAAGTTTTTTGTTTTTTTGTTTTTTTTGAGTCGTTTTTCGTTTTACTTTTTTTTGAATTCATATAAATATAAGTATAAAATATTTATATTTATTGTTATTTATTTTAATTTATTTATAAATCAATTCCCTCTGCTAGGAAAACCTTGATTTGTATAATGATTGTAATTATCTACACAGTTTGTACAATTTGGTAATACTTTAATTGGTGGTGGATTTGCTAGTGCTAAATCATTTGAATTCAATTGACCTCCAACAGAATATGATGGTGTTAAAGGCATATTATTTTGATATTGTTGATAACCTGCAGGATATGGTATTCCAGGAAGACCAGGAGGTGTATATCCGCCCTTTTGTTTTTTATGTCTTCTACTTCCGCCTGTACGCGCGATAGCCATCATACTAGGAGTAATTTTTTTTATAACTCTTTTATTTGAACGTGTTTTTTTAGTATATTTTTTTCTAAGTGTTTTTTTAATTTTTCTCAAAGTTTTTTTACTTTTCATCTTATACTTTTTAGTGATATTATTTATTTTTTTTTTAAATTTTTTTGCTCCACCTTTAAAACATATACCAGGAACATAACCCGCTGCTGCATCAATATTATTTTTTGCACCAGCAAGACCAGGTAAACCAGGTATTTGATTACTACTAAACAATGAAGAATCATGTGAATTATCTACATTTACTAATTTTCCATTAATATTACTTAATGGCGTTATATTTCCATAACCGATATTAGAAGCGTTAGAACCTGCTGACATATATATATTTAACGTTTATTTTTTTCAAAACTCAATAAATCTTTTTGAATTATAATTTTTTCATTATCACTTGCTAATTTGATTGGAACAAATTTTTTAAATTTATAATTATAATTGCATAACATATTATATGATTTATCTAAATAAACGAATTTATCTTCTCTTTCATTTTCAAATTCTTCTTCATCATCACTTTCCTCTAATTTGTCTAAATTGATATTTTCTTTTATATTTCTAAACAATTTATTCATCATAACACTTGTATTATATGTAGGAATATATGCTACATCATAATAAACAAATGCATTATTTATATCATCATAACAATATAAATTATATATATCATTTTGTATATCAGGTTTTATATTAAAAATAATATTTTTCTTAAAGTTATTATTTATTTCTTTATTTAAATTATTTAATTTATTTATGTTATTATTTTTAACATTTTCATTATTTTTATTATTAATTTTATTATTGAAATCATAATTGTTATAGTTATTATTTTTATTATGATAGTTATTACGATAATTATTAGTTAAATTATTTATAATATTGAAATCATGAGATTTATTATTAATATTACTAAATTCATTAAATAATAAAATAAATGATTTTTTTACATTATTATAATACATAAATTTAGCACTATGAATTTTATATTTAATAGAGTCTATATTATTATATAATTCATAAAAATTATTAAAAAATAATGGTAACCCAAAAACGACAAAATGTTTATTATATGATAATTGCCTAATATCTTCTATCATTATTCGTTTTAATAGTTCTAATTTTTGAAACCAATTTAAATTTGATACATTTTCATTTTTATAAAAATGTATATCTTCAATAGTTATATAATTATTGTATTTATAATTAAACATTGTACCATAAAATATTGTATTTAAACATAATTGTGTGTTAAAACAACAATTTACTATTTTTATATCATAAATTTGTCTATTTTCATTTAAAAATAATATTATGCATATATCTGCATTATTAAAATTTGTAAACCAAGAAAAACACTTTTTACCTTCTGGAATTGCAATAACAATATCTGAATTATAAACTTTATTATGTGATATATTTTCATAAGAAAGTTTTATATTTGGAAATTCTTTTAATAATATTTTTTTGTCGCTATGTGTTAACATTTGTATAAATACCTAATTTTATCTTTATATATATTTTATAAATTAATTTGTATATTCATAATAATTATTATGATGTGCATTCATATCTAATGAAGGAAAATCGTTAAAATTAGAATTTGTATTATTATTTAATTGTTTTTTCAAAAAATCTTTTAATTCATTTTTCATTGAATCAATATCGTGTTTGGGTAATAAATCTTTTTCAGAATAACCTAATTTGTTGTTTTTAATTATTTTACTATTAGATATTTCATTACTTGTTATGTCATTTGTTAATTCACTGTTAGATATTGTATTAAATATATCTTCATATTTTTTTGTTGGTGTATTTACTAAATCTTTTATTTTTGGTACTGTCAACGTGTCCCTAAAAAATATAATTAAATGGTGAATTAAAAATATAAAAATAATAGATATAATTGTAATTTTTATAATCCACGATAACATATAATAATAATATATTAGTTTAGTAAAGATAAAAACACATTTATATCATTATTTAAAAATATATTATGGTTATCTATTTCATTTATTTCAAAATAGAAATTACTAGGTGTAAATAAATGGTATTTATCATTAATAATTTTTTCATAATCAATATAATCATAATTACCTTCGATAATAAATTTTATTTTTGATTTTTCATTAATACAATATTCAAATTTATGAATAGTAAAATTAATATGATTTAATGGTATATTATTAATTATCTGTTTTGTATATTTTGATTTATCTATTATAAATTTTATGTTATTAACTTTTTTATATTCAATATTGTCTTGTACTGTTAAAGTTTTATATACATAATTATTATTTATATGATAAATACCATTATCAGAATATATTTCAATGTAATTTGAACTTTTAAAAAAATAATGATCTAAAATATTTAATTTATTTTTTAAATTTAAAGGTTCATATTCATCAATATATAGTTTCATTAATATCAATATTAATATTATTATTATAAACTATTTAAACCTATTAATATTAAAATAATTAATAAATGTCAGATTCATTAACCGTAATTATTGTAGAAAAAAATGGTAATTTAAAAGAAATTGAAATAAAAATATTTAAAGAGGAAGAACTTTTTAAAAAATGTGGTTTTAAAAAAAGTGAAGATTTTATTAAACACCATGAATGGAATATTAAATTAGATAAAAACAAATATATTATTTCAATTTATGGTAAAACGGAAGGTAGAGCAAATAGTGAAAACAAATACGATTTTCCACCACCGATTGATAATAAATTATTTTTTGGAAATTGTGCTCTTGTTGGAAAAGTAAAAGGTAATGATAGTAAATATAATTATATAAATTTATCTGTTAAATTATGGGATAAAATTTATGAAAAATTATTTGGTGGATTTGAAGACTTAACAACAACTGCTATTGAAGATGAAGAAGAGGAAGATGAACTTAAAAATATACCAAAACATAAAAAAACAAAAAACGGATATTTAAAAGATGGTTTCGTAGTAGATAGTGATGGTGATAGTAATAGTGATGAGGAATGTGATGATGATAGTGACGAATATTCAACTGATGAAAATAGTGAATTAACAGAAACGAATAATGATAATATTGTATTAGAAGATGTAGGGTTGGAATTAAGTGAAGAAAGTTATGATTATGATAGTGATAATAATAAATAAATTTATATTTAATTTATATTTATAAAAAATAAAATTGATATTGATTTAAATAAAAATGGTTATATAAATCAATAATAATGTCATTGCGTAAAATTGATAATCCTGATCAGTTTAGAAACAATATAAGAAAAAAACTATCTGAAAAAATTTCAAATGAAAAACATTGTATAAATTTAGAAAAAGGCATTTTTAACTATGCTCTAAAAGAAGCAAATAATAAAAAAATTATTAAAAAATGGGATAATCCATATTTTATTCAAATATATATAGATAGATTAAGAAGTATATATTTAAATTTGAATAATGATATATTAGATCAAATTAATAATGAAAGCATTAAACCTCATACTGTTGCTTTTATGACACATCAAGAACTTTGTCCAAAAAAATGGAAAGAATTAATTGATATTAAAACAAAACGTGATGCAAATAAATATGAAATGAACTTAGCAGCTGCGACAGATACTTTTACTTGTCGTAAATGTAAAGGCAACCAATGTACATATTATCAAATGCAAACCAGATCAGCAGATGAACCGATGACTACTTTTGTAAATTGTATTAATTGCGGTAATAGATGGAAATGTTAAAAGGTGTAAAAAGATATGGCATAAATAATAAAATAAGTAATTACACAAATGATAGAGATATATGTTGCCTTTATATATAAGTTTATAATTTTGTTAGGTTCATTAATAATTAAAGTATCATCATTTTTTTTATTTTCAACATAAATATAATGATTTAAAATATCATCTGGAAACTCAGGAGATATTTTTCTAATAAATATTATATATTTATTTTTTTGTATTTCATTATCAATAAACTTAATATCTAATTCATCCGCATTTTTAAATAAATGTGGACTTGTACTGCTTTCCATTCGTGACCAATCTGTTGCATGTGTTACAGAGGCAATTACTTCATTATGTGAACTATTTAATTGATTATAAATATATAAAATTATTGCAAATAAACTCTCATTAGCCAGACCTCCATCACATATAGTTTTTACAATATCAGTTTTTAAATTTATATATTTAGTTATACATATAACATGTTCTCTCTTCAACACAAACCAAGGATCGTTTGCTAATCTTAATTTATCTGGAAGTTTTTTTAGATTAGCGCGTTTATGATATTCAACATTCCACCATGCTTTTCTCCAATTCATTATGGATTTATTATAATTTTGATAAAATAAATATCTAAACTTTTTTGGAGAGATAATAGGACAACATGAGTCTGTTAGAAGACAAAACCATTTATTATTAATGTCATTATTTAAAGCATAATTTAAAACTGAAATATAAGCAGGAATAACATGCAAATAACTAGTTTTGTATATATGGTTAGACGGTAATGCATGTTTCAATATCCATTCTGATTTAATTTTATCAATATCTTTATAATAAAAATAAACATTAATAATGTCTTTATTAGGTTCAATCCATTTTTTCCATATATGTTCTTTATTTAAAATATGTTCATAACTTATTATAAAACACAATGCAACTTTCATTTTAATATATATAAAAATATATTCATATATATTGTATTTAACTAATAAATAAATTCAGCAATGTCATTTTTATATATATCATCATTTAATTTATTGTATATTTCATGATGATAAAAGATAATTTCGTCTGTATCATTTACTTTTTTTCTAAATGTAAAATATTTCATTATTTTTAATAATAAATTATATATTTTTTTAAACATATATATATTATCTATAATTTATTAATTTACAATATTTTTTAACATTAAATCATATACAGTCTGTTTTTTAAAATTATTACAAGGTATCCAATCATAACACTCATCTAAATATTCATAATCAATATCTTTTTGTTTTATATTGTAGTTTTCATCTCTTATTGTAATACAATTTTTATTTTCATAATTATATAATTCTTCAACAGATGTAGATTTATCTATTGTATTTTTATGAATTATATTATTTATTTTATTATCTAATAAAATATTTATTTTCTCTTCAAGATTGTTGATTTTAGTTTCTATATTATTTATTTTATTTTCAATAATATCATTATGTTGAATAATTTTATAAATATTTTTTATTATATATTGGTTTGAATTAAAAATATAATTTAAATTATAAAGTTTTTTAATGTATTTATCAATATAATTATTTTGTTGTATTGAATAATTATTCAAATTATTCAAATTATTCAAATTATTCAATCTATTATTATAAAAATTATAAATAATTATATTTTGTAATTTAATTATAAAGACATATCCCGTAAAAATATAAAATCCACATAATATATTTTTACTAGATTTTATAAGATATTTTTTTTTTAAAAATTTATTTACTTGATTAATTATTAATTCTTTAATATTTATCATTAATATAAATAAATAAAAATTATTTTTTTATATTACTCAATAATAATTTAGTATAGTTTAGATGAATAAACTTGATAATAATTCAATTGATAGCGAAATATTTTTAAGATTGGGTAAAATAATGTGTGAAAATACTAACTATCAATATGATAATAACATAAATACTATTGTTCATAAAACTAAAAACGACTATATAAATAATTATATAAATAAATTAAATATGCAAATAGAGTCTATTAAAAAAGAAATTAGTAATTTAGATAATGAAATTTCTATATTAGAAAACAAAAATATTGAAACGTTTACAAAAATAATTAAGAATAAAGATTTTAAATTACAAAAAAAATACATATTTAATTTTAAAAATAACTATAATAATGATTTATTAGAATATGAAAAATATAAATTAAATCAAATAACTATTGATAAATTAAAAAATGATAAAAATGTTTTAATAACAATTTTAGACAATACAAATAAATATAAAGAAATTGCGTTAACAAAATAATATAAAGGAATACTACTACATATATGTAGCAATAAATGATAAATTTAGTTATAATTATGCTATATATAATAAACTCATATCTAGTATTTTCTACAAATAATCCTCCGAGTTGTAGAAATTGTAAATATTTTAAATTTAGTTTATCAGGTAATGAATTTAGTAAGTGTACTAAATTTGGAACAATTATAAAAGATACAAATGTAATAAGATATGAATATGCTGATTTAACTCGTTTAGATGAAGATAAATGTGGACCAAAAGGTAAATATTATGAAAATAAAAAATTTAGGGATATTTTAGATGTTATTACAGACAAAAAACATAATCATATAAAATAAATATTATTTTATGAATTATATAATCTTTCAACATTTTCTATTAAATTTATAGTTTTTAAATTTTTTGTATTATTTGGTTTTTTATAATACCTTATTGGATTATGTAAAATTTCTTTTATTAATAATATATCGTTATTAATATCACCAGTCATTTTAATAATATCATCAAAATAATTATCTATATTTACACAACCAATATAAATAGGCATACACTCATATAATATAGGATTTATTATTTTTTCAGAAAAATAATGATTACTCTGAAAATTTTCAATACATATTGAATATAAATATGTTTCGTATGGTTCTACGTAATTAAATGATCCTTTAACGTGTTCATATTCATATAAAGTACTTCCATACCCATAAATATGTATTGGTAAATTATGTTTTATTATTTCTTTAACAAGAGCATGTCTATATTCATGACCAGGTGCAAATTTTTTTTCACTAAGAACAATAGACATTATACAAGATTTACATTTTATTTCTTTTGGTGGAGTTGCGTACCACATATAACCAAAATGTTCAGTAAAAGGTTCAGGTAATCCAGATTTATCTCCAATAAAATATTTATTAATATGTTTTGTAGCATACTCTATAAAAGATGTTGATATACGTAAAAAACATATTGGTTCAAAAGCAAAACCAATAACATTTGATTTAGGAATATTTAATTCTGGTGTTGCTGTATTTATAATTATAGCGTGTGTATAATCGTCATCATCATCATTTGTAAAATATATTTTTTTATTTTTACCATAAAAATCTATTTTATCAATGTTACATAATCTCTCATAAACAGCTTTACACTCATCACCTGTTGTAAATGAGGAAAAAAATTTTATTTTTATCATTATATTAAATACTTATAAAATATAAATTGTTTTATAACTTTAAAAATTAATAATTTCTAAATCTTTAATATTCCAATATTCGCTTCCACCTCCGGGTAATGGTCTTCTAATTATAAAAGGAATTCGTTTTTGCTGAAGTTCTAATTCTGCAATAATATATCCGTCAATAATATTTTCAGGAACTTTTATGAAAGGTTTTGCACCACATTCTATTTGTTTTGATCTTTGTCCTAAAATTCTTGCCTTTTCATATTTAGTTAAATATGGGATTGTTTTATGTAATGGATCAATAATGATATTATCCTTATCTCTTATTACTCTAGTTAAAATTGCTACTTCATCATAATTACTTATTATACACTCTGGATGAAATTCATTTATATAATTTTTATTCATATCTTTGTCAAATTTTTGTAAATATGCATCATCTTCATCGTCATCTTCATCATCATCGTCTTCATTATCAATTATTAAAGGTTTTGAAGAGGTTTTTATTTTTGGATTTTTAATACTGATAGGTTCAACATCTTCAAGTTCATCCTCATTTTCATCATCACTGTTTTCAACTATTTCACCTTCTTCTAATTCATCATCTGCTCCTCCATATTGTTCATCATCATTAATTTCATTTTCTTCATCAGAATCTTCTTCAGATTCAGAATTGCTTTCTAAAATATCATCAACTGTATTAGTTAATATAGGTTTTTTAATCTGTCTATTTATTTTACCATTATCTGAATTTTCTGAATCAGAATCAGAATCATAATTGCTATCATATTCTTCAATATCACTCATTATTATATTTATTATAGATACTTTTAAATAAAATTATTTCAATTTTATTTTCCAAATAAATTTAAAATTATCTAAATAATTCTATATATTTTTATATAGAATTTATACTTGTGTTTGTGACTGCCAAATTGTATCACATGTTGAACACATATATATATATTTCATATTTACATCATCATATCTTAAATAAATAATTTCTTTTTCTGTATTTTTTGTATTCGTTGAACATTCTGAATTTGGACAAAGTATATTATTTATTCTTGGTAGTGTTGGATCAAGTTTAGTATATTTATTAATGATGTGATTAAATGATTGCTCACTCTTTTTAATTACAGTTTTTGATACACAAATATTATCTACTGATAATAATAAATCTTCATGACCACAATTTCTACAATAATATTCAAGTTTATTAGAATTATTTTCATTAATTCTAATATAATACATATTTTTACAAACAGAACAGAAATGCATGATTATATATTATATGATATAATTTAACTTATTTATTTCAATTTTCTTTTAAATAATATTTTTTAAAATTAAATATTTATGTAATTAATTTTTCTTTGCAACATTTTATTTTATTATAAATCTTTTCATAATTTATATTAACTTTTAGTTCATAATAATTAGTTTGAATAATCGTATTTTCGCATAGTTTATTCTCAATATTTTTTAATATTTTTTCATAATTTTTTAAAAAATTTTCTTTTACAAATAAATAGAAGTTATCAAAAAACATTTTATAAACTCCTTCTCTTTTTAATATAATATCACATATTGCTATATCTATATTAGAAAAAGCAATAATATTATTATATTTTTCAACATCTGAATGTTGTTTGGAAACTCCTGGTTCATTCAATAATGGATCTTTACATAATAATGTGCATAATGTCAATAATACAGTAGAAATAGTTTGACAAGATGTCCATTGCTCACCACTCCATGTATTTAATAATGATATACAAACTTTACCACTTTTATATAAATTAGGATTAAAACGTATATTATCTGCATTTGTACAATATTTAACTATAGGTGGACTATATGGATAATCAGACGGATATTTTAATTCAAAAAAATAATTACCTCCATAATAAGGTGTATCTTCTGGTCCAATAATAAGCGCATAACCTTTTAAAATGTCTGTATCATCATGAATATAATATATTCCATTTTCAGTCAACGGATTTTTTATAATTTGTTTTACATCTTTAATGAGTCTGTTAATAGTTTCTTTTGATATAAATGTTGTCATTTATTGATTTATTGACTTTATTTTTATATGGTTTTATATTAGCTTTAATTTCTACATGATCGTTTCTCTAAATTAAAAATTTTAAATATACATATACGTATAAAAAAAATAAAAAAATAATTTTTATTTTAATTTTCATTTTTTTATTTTTTTTAAAAATGAAATAGAAATATATTCATATATTATATCAATAATGAATAATAATATGATAATAACGTCACAATATAAGGATTTAAATGAATTTTTAGCAAAGCATAATGCTAAGAATGATAAAAACCTAACACCAACACATACAAGAATAGGTGACAAGGAGTTAAACATATATCCTGGTTCATATATTATTCCTAAGGAAGATTTAAATACATTTTATGGTCTATATTATGATTATGTCTTTGTAAAAAAAAGAAAAGAATATTTAACAGAAAAACAACTAGAAGATAATTGTCCAATGGTTGTTGATTTTGACTTTAGATATAATTATGATGTTGAATCAAGAGTACATACAAAAGAACATATTCAAGATATGATTTTATTATATTTAGAAGAACTTAAAGAATACTTTATATTTGAGGAAAATAAACCATTCAATATATTTATTTTTGAAAAACCAAATGTAAATAGATTACAAGATAAATCTATTACAAAAGATGGTATTCATATGTTAATAGGATTAAATATTGATCATACAATGCAAACTATGATACGTGAATCAATGATAAATAAATTACAAGAAGTATGGGAATCATTACCTCTAATAAATTCATGGGATTCTGTATTAGATGAAGGAATTAGCAAAGGAACAACAAATTGGCAATTGTTTGGTTCAAGAAAACCTTCAAATGAAGCATATGAACTTACAAGTCATTTTATTATTACATTTGATAAAAATGATGGTGAATTTATGATGGATGAAAAAAAGGTATCTGACTTTGATTTAAAAAATAATTTTATAAAATTATCAGTTCAAAATGATGACAATCCTCGGTTTGAAGTAAATCCTAAAATAATTGATTTATATAATAAAAAATTAGAAAAAAAAACTAATAAAATTAAAAGACCACCAAGTAAAACAAAAGTAAATTTAATTGTTGAAGATGATAATAGTGATGAAAATTACATTTCAATAAACGATATAGTCGATAAAGAAACATTAAAAAGAGCAGTTGATAATATGTTAAAAAATTTATTACCATCCGAATATGAAATAAAAGAAACACATGAATATACTCAAATATTGCCAGAAAAATATTATGAACCTGGTTCACATTTATTGAATAGACAAGTCGCATTTGCATTGAAACATACGGATGAAAGATTATTCTTATCATGGATTATGCTAAGAAGTAAAGCATCCGATTTTGATTATAATACAATACCAGAATTATATCATGATTGGAATAAATATTTTAAAAATAAAAAAGATGGAGTAACTAGAAGATCTATTATGTACTGGGCTAAACAAGATGCTTATGACGAATATGTAAAGGTAAAAAATTCTACGATCGATTATTATATGGAAGAAACATTATTTACTCAGACAGAATTCGATATTGCACAGGTTTTATATCAAATGTATAAAGATAAATATGTTTGTGTTTCATATGAAAAAAAAGGTACATGGTATCATTTTAAAAATCATAGATGGGAACCTGATAAAGGTTTAAGTCTTCGTTTAAACATTTCAAAAGAAATGTATAATTTGTATAATAAAAAACAAGACGAATCTGTTAATGAATGTCAACATTATGATCAAGATGATGACAGGAGAGAATATTTAAAAAAGAAAACACAAAAAATATGCGAATTAATGGTAAAATTAAAACAAACAAATCCCAAAAATAATATTATGCGTGAAGCAATGGAACTATTTTATGATAAAGATTTTATAAAATCGATGGATACTAATAAATATCTATTATGTTTCAATAATGGAGTATTTGATTTTAAAAATAAGGTATTTAGAAATGGTTATCCACAAGATTATATTACTTTAACAACTGGTGTCAATTATATACCATATGACGAAAATAATAATGAAATATTGACAATAGGTAATGAAATTAAATCATTTATGAATAAATTATTTCCAATTCCTGAACATAATAGATATATGTGGGACCATCTTGCATCTTGCTTAATTGGTGTAAATAAAAATCAAACATTTAATGTTTATCATGGTAGTGGTAGTAATGGAAAATCAGCGCTAACAGATTTAATGAAACATACATTAGGTGAATATCAAGGTCAAGTACCTATAACACTGGTAACAGAAAAAAGAGTAGGGGTAGGTGGAACTTCTTCTGAAGTAATCCAATTAAAAGGTAAAAGATATGCTGTTATGCAAGAACCAAAAAAAGGCATGCAACTGAATGAAGGTGTTATGAAGGAACTTACAGGTGGTGATCTTATTCAAGCAAGAGCATTATTCTGTGAGAGTGAAACTTTTCAACCTCAATTTAAATTAGTCGTTTGTACAAATACATTATTTGACATAAATAGTAATGATGACGGTACATGGAGAAGAATAAGAAAGAATGATTTTATATCAAAATTTATAGATGAAGATGACAAGACAGAATATGATACTCCATATGTTTATATAAAAGATAAGACATTAGAAGAGAGATATCCCACGTTAGCACCTATATTTGCATCAATGCTTGTCAAAAGAGCATGTGAAACAGATGGAATCGTTAAAGATTGTGATTTTGTTATAGAAGCATCTAAAAAATATAGAAAAAGTCAAGATCATATTTCTGCATTTATAAATGAAATGGTTGTAAAAACTGGTTCTGATAACGATAAAATTAAAAAGACTGGGTTAATTCAAGAATTTAGAATTTGGTTTCAAAATGAACAAGGAGGTGCCAAAATGCCAAAAGGTCAAGAATTATATGATTATATGGATAAAAAATTTGGTCCATGTAAAAAAACTGGTTGGCATGGTGTCAAGTTTTTAGAAGTGGAAGACAAAACTAATGATATTCATAATTTAGATGATTAAAATAAAAAAGTTAGTTATAAATTTAATAATTTTATGTTATATTTCATAAAATTATCTAATTATTTTGTTATATTTTTATACACCATTAGACATTTAAAACACCGAATTTTAAATATATGCCAATAATACATCATCTTGAATATGTCCATTTAATACATCAAATTTATAATCCTTATTTATTGTTAATATAGTGTTTTTTATTTGTTGTAAAAAATCGATATTTCCATAACTTGTTTCACCCCAAGGAAATGAGTTTTTAATTATTCTCAAATCATCAATTAATATTACATTATCTTTTCTTTCAATACTTTTAATTGCTTCTAATTCATCAAATAGAGGACATATTTTTTTATAATTATGAATGTTTTCATTATCTACATGTGCGTCAAGAAAAAACATTGTTTTATTTTTAAAATCATCAGTCATTAAGTATTTTTTCATATTTACACTATCATCTAAATATAAATTATATTTTCCTGTAATAATATGTTCCTTAAAAATGTTATTTCCTATTTCAACCCAATCTTTTCTAATTTCAATACAATATACTTTATCAAAACCACAAGACAAGGCAAGTTTACTTGATACATTATCTCTTGGATCCCATAATCCTGTTTCAAAATAATTTATACAATTATGTTTTACTCTTAAATATTCTAAATCAAATGAAATCGGCATTATAATATTAGTTTATACAAAATAAACGAAAATAAAACTCAAATCAAATTTCAGCGTTTTAGATGTCTAAAGGTGTAAAAAAAAATTGAAAGTATTTTTACAGATAATATCAATAGATAAACGTGTAAAGTATAATTTTATCCTATCCGATTACAAATTTCAAATGTCTATCTTCAAATCTTCTATGCAAATTAGTACAAAATTGATCGTTGTTGCCAATTCAACCTTTTACAATTACATCTACATTTATTGGAGTTTCTTTGGAAAATGGGTGGGATTCTTGATCGATCATCATACGGAGGTGATTATTTATTCCATGGGAATGGGTATAGTTATGTATATTATGTATAGTATGTATATGAAATGTCAGGAAATATCTTATTTGAAACAAAAATATACGGACTTGGAAAAAAGAATGGAAAGAATGAAATATTCTTTAACAAATGATTATGTATATATTGGATTTGGGAATGCCGTGAATGATGAAAGTTGCGAAGGACTTCCAATTTTAGTCTCTAAAAAAATAAAAAATACTAGGGAGTTAATGGATAAGATTATAGGCGGTAGTACTGTATTTATATCACAATTACACCATTTATCCATTAAACAACTTGATTTTATTGTTATGTTCGACAAGTATAAACCTATTATATTGAAATATGATGATAACAATATTAATCCTATTGTTAACACCTATTACGCATCTCATTCCGAAGAGGAAGTTAATGAAATTAAAAAATACATACAATATTTTGAATCACATGGAATAGAAGTCATCAATGTGGATCCTATGTTTTACCCTGGTAAATTAAAATGAAGAAAATATCTTTTCAATTATGCGTTTGAAATGTGAAAAGGTGTAAAACATTATACAATTTTACAAAATATAAAAATAATGTTGTCGAAATAAATGGATATAAACCTAATAAAAAGACTATTACTATTTTATAACTAATTGAATAATTAGAAGGGTAAATAAATGAAAAAACTATAAATAGTATTAAAATTAAATAAAATAAATAAAATAATATATTATTTATTAATTTTAATCTATCAATGTTTTGATCTTCATAAAATGTTTTTCTGTGATTGGTTTGAATATCTGATATTTTTATTTTATTATTATTTATAAACTTAATATTTTCTTTTGTATAATTGACATATAAATCTACAATATTATTAAAATTAGTCAACAAACCTTCGTAAGTTCCTAATAAAATTTCTGTATTTTTAAAATTCTCTTCGAATTGCTTAGTATATGTATCTGAAATAATATTTGCCTTTTCTCTCAATTTTGTCACCAATTTATCATTATAAGCACCAGTACCTTCTGAATATACTATATAGTTTTTATAAGCAATTTGTTCTTGTGCCGAAGCAGAAGTTACATTTGTTTGAGCGTCTAAATATTTTTGTTTTAATTGAAGAATATTTTTATTTTTTTGACATTCTGAATCACAAGATAAAGTCATATTAGCTTTAGTTAAAAAATCATTAAAATTTGCCATTGTCAATTGTTCATTCATCTATATAATACATGTATAAGATTTTACAACTTACCATAATTTATAAATGAATTACTATTATTTGGTTTAATTCCTTCACTACCAATCATCACGTCCGGTTTTTTATAAGTATTTAATTTTTGTGTTAAAATATCGTTTACAAATGATTCAGTAGTTTGATTTGTTGAATTTTGATTTGTAGAAACATTATTAGGTGTTGAAGATGGAATTACACATTGATTTATATCATTATTATAAACTAAACCTTCAGAACAACATGAGTCACCTATACAACTTCCATATGATTTTACAGTATACCACGGATCAGAAGAATCACTATTTCCGGATGGTGCTTTGCTTGGATCAAAATAAAAATCATATGCTTGATAATTCATATTATTTCTACTCCATATAGACCAAAGACGATACCATAAAAATATAATCGATACAATTATTATAATTAAAAGTAATAAATAATAAATAAAAGAAGGAATAAATCCTCTATTAAATAAAAACGCTAAAAATATTATTGGAATTAATGTAAATATTATAATCTTCATCAAATTAGAATGTTCAGCATATTTTTCACCATAATAATCATTTATTTCAACTAAACGTATTTTATTATTTTTTGCTTCTTCCAGTTCCTGTAAGCGTTTTTTTGATCTATTTAATTCATTTTCAACAATTTGTATAGCAACAGCTTGATCATTTAAAGTATCTCTTGAGTTAGATAAAGATGTTTGAAAATAACTGTTGAGTCCGTTTACTGTTTGGTATAAATTAATTCGCATTTTTGATATTTCATTAATTTTTTTTACGATTTCTTGTTGCTGACTTGTTGTTAAATTTGTATTTGTTTCTAAGTTACTAAATAATTGTTGTTCTATATTTTGTAATGATTGAATATCATTTAATATTTGTGCATTATTAGCACTTATGTTTGGTAATTGAGAAGATTGTGATTGCATATTATATAAATTATGATAAGATAATTATATAATAATTTTGTGATTAATTATTTTTTTATTAAATTCATAGAAACAAGAACAGTTCCTGCAGCAATAATGCTCCAAAATAAATAATTATAATTTTCATATAAAACATTTATATCACTATCATTTAATATATTATCGACATTTGTATTAAATGTTTTTAATTTATTATTTGTATTTATCGATTCTTTTAAATAATCTAATAAACCTTTTGCATTTTGTATAGATTGATTATTAACATTTATATCATTTGTATGTAATGTTCCATTTAATGTAACAATTTGTTTAGCTAATAAATCTAATTTCGTTTTTAATTGTTCAACTTGTTGCCTCTCAACACTCGTAATATTACTTAAACCATATGAATTTGCAACATTTTGATTTGTTTTATCATAATTATTATATCTTATAGAATCTATATCTATAATCGTATTTGGCACGCCTATAGGCGTATTTATCAATGTTGGTTTTCTTATATATAGATCAACATTTGATAATGGTCGTTTAGTGCCATTTGGATACATTGTTTTATCCTTTGGATAACATACTTTTGCATTATTATCATATACGAATCCATAGCAATTTTTATTACTATTACATGCTGTTTTACAATCATCTAATGTAGCATTGCTAAAAGCAGCAGATGGTAAATCATGACCTGTACTGTCAAAATTATTCATTTCAATATAATTATTCGATAATGTTATATTTTCATCAGGATAGGTACTTAATTTTGAATCTGAATCAATATAACCTATTTTACCGACAAGAGAAGGCACACCAACTTGATTCATTTTATATAAAGCGTTTGCTCCTAGACCACCACCTATATTATTATCTTTCATGACCTTGCAATTTATATCTGTTTTAGAAGTATATAATACTAGATTTCCATCATTTTGCATGATTAAATAGATACTTCCATCATTTGAACCAACAAAATCTCCCATTGCCAATGATGATCCTATAGATATCCAATTTTTACCATACTTACCTTTTGATGCAATATATTTAGGATTTGGTTTTTGTTGTTTTCCATTTGTATTGGATGCCCAAATAAATCCCTGATTATCATTTGGATTTGAACCTCTATATATTACCATATTACCATCGTCTTGTAATATTAAAAAATATGATCCAACAGGTTGTACGGTATATAATGCATTTGACCATGCTCCACCTTTCATAGTTCCGTTTACATTTGAACAATTTGACGCTAATCCTAATGATTTTGCTCTATTTATATCATTACCTATAAAACATTGATTATTATCACCTGGTTGTGTATATTGTAATCCAAAAATACTTGAACCATTATTTTTTGCTTGATTATAACAGAAATTATAATCACCATTACCAACATAAGATGGAACCATTCTATTACCATTATCACCATAACACCCTAAATAATTAGGACCACTTTTATTGTTAGGTGTTTGATAAATTGCTGCACCTGATGAATTAAAAACCGTTAAACAACCTGTATCAGTTAAACTTGCAGAAACTCCATTTGTGCTAGATGCCCATAATGGGATAGAACCACTTACTGCATAATCGATACCTTTTGATGTTGCAGATACATAATCATTTGAAACCGCGCAATAACCTTTACCTGTTTGTGGATTTGTCCATTGTAATCCAAAATATTGATACCCGCCGTCAATTGCATTTTGTTTACACATATCAAAAGTAAAATCACCTGATGTGAGTCCGATATTGCTTAAATTTATATTTTGAATTGCAGATGATCTATCACTTGAAGTCCATGTTCCCATAAATGTTATTGTTTGGTTACCACTTGTACTTACAACAAAATTAAAAGAATATAATTTCCATGAATTTATAGGTGGTTGAATAGTATTTATTTTTGTCCCATTTAATTGAATATCTATAGGATTACTTTCATTAGATCCATCACAACAATTTCTTCCAGTTGCAGAAAAACTAATTGTATATGTTCCAGATGGCAAATTAAGTATTTGAGAAATACTTTGGTTTTTTTGAATAGAAACACATTGATTACCATATGGATATGGTTTTTTATATCCCCAAGCATCAGAATTATTTACTAAGACTGCATTAAAAATCCACCCTGGAACAAAAGATTGACTATTTATATATTGGTATGTATTATTAGATATAGAAGGTTGAGAGAAATTTCCATTTGAAATATTTGAAATAGATGGAGGTTTGTTTCCTATAAAAGTCATTTTTGGTGATACAGAATCATCACCATAACAACCTATATATTTTGATGAGGTATCATTTAATACTTTATCTACATAGACATTTACTCCTTCATTACCACAACTTTCATTTTCTCTCATTTTGGTTCCGGAAATAAGTGAAGGTGTTGAAGGAATTTGGGTTCCAGGAATATTATACTCTGTTTTCCACGGAATATTTATATCTATTGCTGATTGACTAGGACAACCATTTTTACCCGATATAGAATTTAATACATTAACATTTGGTATTAATTTAACAATACCATAATTAGTCACATAAGCAATCTCTCCAGTAGTAAATTTAATATTTTTATTTATGTAAGGATTATTTCCACTTATTCTATTAATATAATCTACTGTACTACCAGATAATTTATTTAATAATTTTTGATATGTGATCATTGTATCATCATATTGACTTTTTAAATTATTAATTGTCTCTTTATTTTGTAAAGTAATTTGTGTATTATTCAATATGTTAAATGATTTTGATGCAAGACCAGAATTATTTGTTAAAGTATCAAAACCTTCTCTTTTCTTTAAGTTTGTTTCTAAATTTTGAGCAATTTTATTCTGAAATTTTATAAATTTATCACCTTGATTTAAAGAAGGTGTAGGATTTTTCTTACTATATTTATGTTCCATATATATTTTAGATGAATCATCTTTAATCTTTTCCTTTATTGAATCATCTAAATTTGAAAATATATTAAATATACTAGTCATTTAATATATTTATATACAAAAAAACAAATAAATGTTTATAATAGTTTTTCACACGTTTGGACATTTAAAAATCGATTTGTATAAAAAATACCTGTTTCTCTAAATCTTCAAAGACATAAATCTATTTTTGTTTGAGTTATAAATATGTTTTTTAATTATATATTCATTTACATTTTGTATTAATTTTTCCTTTTGTTCTAAAGTTATATTTTTTAAGATATTATTTAATTTTACTATAATATTTTGTGGATTTAATGTTTCACATAATAAATTATTCACAAACATTTTATTATAATCTTCCATTAAGACATTATACAATATTACTCCATCATATTTAATTTTATATACTCCATTAAATTTATTTATAAAATCATATGCTTTTAACATTTTATTTTTATAAAATATTATGTGGTTTTTACTAATAATTGTTTTTTGAGATGGAATATTACTACCTAATGAATTTTTTTCAAAACATACTAAATAATTATCTAGAGTAATAGTTTTCGTAATAGCAATAATTTTTTTTTGATTTATACTATGAATATTCGGATCAATTTTGTCAATAAAAATAATTCCTTGATCAGTAGTAATAGGTGTTTTAGGAGGAAAACAAATATTTGATATAAAAGCAGTATTTTTATTTAAGATATTGTTTGGTATTGATTCATATATATGAATTTCATTTTTAATTGTTGGGTCTGTTATAGGTTGTATATTAAATAACGCATTAAAAGTTGTATATTCATTAGACTCTACACCGCCTATATTAGTTAAATATTCACCAGTAGTTGTGTTTGCAGATAAATTAAACACACTTGAAGTTGTATAACGTGACATACTAGATATAAGTACTCCATGAAAATCAAATTGTTTCCAATCTGATGGATAAATATTATCATATTGATATCCATCATAATTATAAATTGTAATCTCACCTGTCTCACCATAATAATGATGACCATCAATACTTCCAAATTTAGTTGATATTAATATATTTTTGCTAAAATCAGTTTTTCCGTCAATTTCTTCATAAAACTCAACAATAAAATTATTATTTACTTTAAAATATCCAGTAAATATTTGAATTGATTTATCACTTTCACTTTTATCGGTAATATTTATAAAATACCATTTAACTGTCATGATATTATAATATTATAATATTATAATATCATAATATCATTTAGATTTTATTTTTATTTTCTAAATAAATTTACTGTTTTTTTTAAACTTAAAAAACCACCATTCTGATTATTATTACACCTTTTAACATTTCAAACGCCGTTTTTCACGACATAAAAAATAATTAAAAAATGTAAAATTAACAGGCGTGCTTACTCTTACGAGGTTTTTTCTTAACGCCGATTGTCTTACTTAACCCTGTCTTTTTATTTCCACAGGTGAAAGACGATGCTTGAATTTGAAACTCTACTGGTCTTGTTTGGTTGTTTATCCAACATTCAGTAAGGTTCAATATGTTTATAGCAGAATTCTTATCTCTTGTTCTAAATACGACATTTTTGTTTTCGCAACTCACGCAGTTAGAACAAGTAAATAATCTGTAAATTTCTTCTCCATTTTTGTCTTTATAATGGTTTAACTCTTTTCTACATTCACAGCATTTTTGAGATGTATAAAATTCATTAATAGTTATTGTATCATACTTTTTATGAATTAGTTTCCTTAATCCTTTATTCATTGTAGGCATTGTATATTTCATTTGTGAAGACCTACTCCAATTTCCATAACCAATAAGTATATTTTCTCCAAATGTTTCCTTTATTTTATTCAAAAATGTATCAATACTTTTCTTACCATAACTATATTGACGAAATTTCATTTTTCGCCAAACTTCTTTCTTGTAAAAATCGGTAGTTTCTTTATTCAATTTATTCTTTTCTACAAGATACATTTTGAATTTATCATAATTAACTGATTTGCTATTTTGTATTGATAATCTTGTTTCTTTTTCTATGATTTTATGTTTACTTCTTTCGTGTAATAGTATTCGCTGGTTGCGTTTACCATAACTTTCTATTTTTCTTTGTGATGCAGTATATTGTAGTTTATTTCCTTGTTTATCCATCATATAAACGAGTGAATGCTTACCAGGGTCGCAACCTACAATATTTCGTTCTTTCAATGTATCTAATTGTTCTATGGATAAATCTTCAATGTTATAAAAATCTTGTTCTTGTAAAACAGGCACTCTTGAACCCCATTTTTTATCTTTCAAATCTTTTCTGATAAACAACAAACAACAACTAATTTCATCTGTTTGTATTTGATTATGAAATTGATAATATTTATTTTTGAATATTTTATTTTTCATATCCAAGAAATTACCCCATACTTCATTTTGGTTTTCTTTTACATTACTTAACAATTCGCCTTTTTTCGTTCTATTACCATCCTTATCTTTTTCCGGACAAAATAAATTGATTAAACTTGCTGTATCCAAAATAATATGTTTTGGAATAATATTGTTTCTTAATGGTAAAGGTTGAAACAATTTACTTTCTTCTTTTTCTAATACAGAATTCATATATAACATTCCTTTCAAATATTCAAATGGTCTAACCTTAATATCATAGTGAATTGACTTTTTAATTTCAGTAGGTAAAATATTTGGAAGATGTATATTTTTCCAATCGTCAAATATTATATCAGTTTCTTCTAACGACAAACATTTATTTTTGAATTGAAATAATATTGACTTATCTTCTGTTATTTGATTTGTAGTTTTGTTAATAAATCGTAAAAAGTGTTGGATAAAATGTTCTTGAAAATTGTTATGTAAAGAAGTATGTATTTGTGTTGCTAAATATGGTAATAAAAATGTTGTATTTTTCAAATTAGTTTTTTCGTGGTTCAGTAAAGGTTGGTATTCAATTTTGTAAAATGCATCTAACATTTCTAAAAGTTCTGTATCTTTCCCTTTCTTTCCTCTATTATCACGTGTTCCTAATGTTTTGATACAATACAAAATAAATGTTTCGTCTATGGTAGGTAATGGTTGATTTTTGGTATATTGATGTAAAACATACAAACGAATAAATTGATATGTATGAATAACCAAATCATTCATTTCAAAAACCAAATGATTTATAACTGGTTGTATCGTATGACGATTTAGTAAAATCGTTTTTAGTGGAATTTTGAAAGTTTTGTAAGCAGATTTTTCATTATTCCTAAATTCTTTGAATTCCTCCTTTTTCTTAACTTTCATTTTATATATATTATAAATATTTTATTTTTAAGTAATTTTTAACGCAAATTATTTAAATATAATTTATTTATAATTAGTATATTTATAAATAAATGGAAATATCTAATGAACCAGAAACGAAATATCAATGTGAAGCGTGTAATTATAAATGTATATATCCTGCCCACTGGAAGCAACATATAGAAAGCGAAAAACATAAAAATAATGGAAAAAGAAAAACGAGAAGTGATAAGGTATTAGAACCTAAATGTAAGCACTGTGAATATAAAACAAATAATTTAACTTGTATGAAAGTGCATTGTTTAACTCACCATTCATCAAAAGAAGATAGAAAAAAAGAATTCAAATATTATTGTGATAAGTGTGATTTTGGAACATACGCAGAAATATTATTTACACGACATTGTGAAAGTAAGAAACATTTATTTTAAATAATATCCTCTAATATGTTTTGAAGCATAACACGAATTCGCATAATGCCCTTCTCTACCGCATCTAAAACATATAACATCATCACATTCATCTTCACTTTCACTATCTTGATTATTATATTTACAATTCTTTTCATGATATTCACATTTCTTTTCATCAATAAATTCTTTATCGCAATATTCGCAACACCAAATTATTTCTTCTTTGCATTCTTTACAATCTTTCACAAAATGTCCTGATTTTCCGCAATTAAAACATTTATCATTTGTTCCATTTTTCATTTGTTTCAAATGATTTATAGTTGATTGTTCTAATTCTACTGAAACAAATGAACCGCCTCTAACATTATCAATTCCATATTTATCCATAAACATTCTTGTATATTTATCTTCGTCATAATCATCACAATTAGGTATTAATTCTATCATTTTTATTGGTTTATATATTTTAGTCCATGCTGAACCATTTGAGTTGAAATGACTATCTAACCTGAAAGAAGGGTTTATTGTCTTACCGACATAAAATTTACCCTTTTCTAATTGTAGAATATAAATATATACCATTTGTAAAGTGTATAATTAATTTATTATATAATATTTATTTCAATTTTATAATTAAATATTATATATGCCTACGCATAAAAGTAATGATTATAAATTAACCGCAGTTCAATATTATTTAGTTGAAGATAAAACCCAGGAAGAAGTATGTAAAATTTTCAAATGTTCTCCAAGAAGTTTAATGCAGTGGGTTGAAAGATACAAAAAAGATGGAAATGTAGATATTCATTATAGAAAACCAGTTGCTTATAAAGTTAAAAAAGAATATGTAAAGTTTTTAGTAGATGAAATAAATAAAAATAAAACAATTACACTGCAAGAACTTCAACAAAAACTAAAAGATAAATATAAAAATGCGGATATAAGCACTATGCAACTTTTTAGGATTGTTCGTGATAATAATATTACTTTGAAACTTACAAGAATTAGACACGAACCAACTAAACGATTTGGAAAAGATATTGATATAAACTCAAAAATAAAAGAATTTTATGATGAAGTGAAAAAATACAAAATAGAAGATATTATTTGTATTGATGAGACCTCAATAAAATCATTACAAAAACGAAATCATTGTTATAGCAATAAAGGAAAACGATGTGTAATAAAAACACAATCACAGGAAGTATTCAAAAAATACACTGGCGTATTTGCTATTTCTGTAAATGGCGTGATACATTGGGATTTATACGAAAAAGGTGGAATAAATACAGATAGGTTAATTGATTTTTTAGAGCATAATATTACAAGTAAATTAAGGAATAAATTAATTATTTTAGATAATGCTTCCGCACATAGAAATGAAAGAATAAAAGCATTAGTGAATAAACATAATAATATTTTATATGCTGTTCCGTATCAACATTTTACTAATTCCATAGAAAATTATTTTAGTATGTTGAAATCAAGATTGCAAAAATTAGATGGGTTAAAGTATGAGAACTTGAAGGAAAATATAAATAAGGTAATTGGTGAAATACCAAAGGAAAAATATGAAAATATATTCAAGGGTGCTTATGAAAGACCTGAAAAATATGTTCCAAGGAATATAACAAGAAAATTAAAGAAAATATACAAATAATTAATTTATAAAAAGGTTTATAAATAATCGGCGTTTGAAATGTTAAAAGGTGTAATAATAAAATGATTATTTTCATTAATTAATCCAGTAGCATTTAATTCATTTAATGTATATTTAAACAAATAATTAGTTTTTCTATTAATTGAATCACAAACGTCAACAAAATTTGTCCATGATATTTTTCTTATACTTATTTTAACTACTACAGGGCATTTTACTCTAATTACATTTTTTTTAAAATCTTTTTTATAACTCATAATTTGATATAAACGATTCAATAAATAGTAATAATTATATATTTTGTTTTCATCATTATTATCAATATTTACGTGTTTTTTATATAATTCAGATTCTTTTTCAGTATCCATTTTAAATTCAATATTTTTCTTTTGTTTTTTTTTCTTTTTACTTAAATCATAAATTTCATCTAACATTTTATCATTAATTTCATTTATCATTTATTATAATACCTATTATAATATTATATTATATATTTACACATTTGGTCATTTAAAATGTCGAATTTTCAATAATATATTTTACTTTATCTATTGTTTCTTCAATAGATAAATTGTATAATTCTTTATGATTATCTTTGTTCAAATTGTATTTCTTTAATTCTTTATGTATTAAAGTTTCTAATTTAGAATAATTTTTTTCTTTTGGAACAAAATATATATAATCAAATATCCAGTCACAACCTCCCTGACTTCTTCCTCTATTTAAAGCGGTTAAATATCGTGATTTACCTACTTTCGGTCTTGATTTCGCCTTAAATCCAGTTTCATAATCAATTATTTCACAATGTCCTATATATATACATTCATTTGTATAAATATCATTTTCTTTGTAGTCCGAATCAATTTGCTTTAAAATATCTTTACATCTATCTCCATTAATAGGTAATAAAGAGTTAAACTTATCTTGTAAAATAATTGAATCCATTTGCAATAACTATAACTATATATAAATTAATAATTCAATTTTTTATTTAACTCGGCGTTTAAAATGTTAAAAGGTGTAAAAATAAAAAATCTAACAAATATTAATATTAATAAAATCAAAATAAATAATAAAGAAATATATCTATAATAATACTCACTCGTTTTTATTTCTGAATCTATATATATATTATCTAACGATTCGTGTTGACTAATTAATTTATCTATTTTATATTTTTCATTGTGTAAAATATCATTGTTTTTATTTAATAATTCTTTTTGTTTATTAACTTTTATAATATCTTCATTAAAATTTGTAGTTGAAGTATTAATTGTATTTATCATAATTTGATTTAAATCTAATAATTTTTGATTCATTGTTTTTAACTCATAACTATATTGCAAATAATCAGGAGTATTTAGACTTTTTATATGTGAGGATTCATGTTTCATATTTTTATTTTTTAATGCATAAAATTTATTTAAAGACAAAATATAATTTTTATATGTTTGTTTGTAATTATTTAATAATTCATTATATTGATTACTTAATATTTCCATTTGTGACATATTTACTTATATATATTATTTGAGAGAAAAACAACAATATATTATTTTTGTCATTTAAAATAAACTAGTCATTTTTTACCATATCAATACCATAATTAATTGCTTGTTTTCCATTATCAACAATACCCTTACCTAATTCTGAAATTGCATTTCCAGAATCAATTAAAATATTTTTTCCAGATTCTATTACTTGATTACTTGTATCTATTACAACTTCACCATAAGCAGTTATTTTTAAAAGAACGTAAACACAAAAAATAGCAATTGCTAATAATATAAAATAAAAGGAGTAATTTTTTGTTATATAAATACTACCTTCGTTTTGTTGTTCGTTTAATTCTTCATATTTTTGAATTTCTTTTTGAATTTTATTTCTCTCATTTAATAGTGAATAATAGTTATCATTTAATGTTTTATAATTAACATTTCTTCCGGTACTTTGTTTATCATATAAAGAAATATTGTTATTAATAATTCCTAATATTTGTTGATTTAAATTCATTAATTTTTGATTTGTTATTTTGATTAAATTTAAATATTTTATATTTTCTGGAATTATAGAATAATCATTACTTGAGGATGGCATTATGGGTCCATCACCTTCTCTTAACCAACAATATTTTTTATCAGGGTTAAATGTAGCGCCACTACATTTTGAATTAGAAGCACACATAGCTTTGCATTCATTAATACTTTTAGATGTACCTTCACTTAATCCAGATGTACCCCAAAAAGATGTACCTTTTAATTCTTCAAGTTGTGTTGTTGATAAGGTATTTAAATAATTAGCGTAATCCAATTGAGCTTGTTTATATTGTGACAATGTATTACTATACTCCTTACTTAAATTTTCTAAAGTTAAAACTATTGAAGATGTATTATCTTGAGTTTTTATATCCATTATTTATATAAATATCAAAAGAAAACAATATAAATTATTTATATTTCTTATACAACATTATAGTTATAAATGTTATTGATAAAAATATATTAATATAATTATTCCCATATAAGGTAATTTTATTATTAACATTTTCATCTATATTTTTATTATTTAAATTTTTATTGTTATAAATATATTTCTTTATAGTTTCACTAGTCTTTTTCTCTTTATCGTTTTCAATAATCCTTTGTATAGATTTATTCAATGTTTCATTTATATATTTTTTTAAATTACTATTGTCATATAATATTTTATTTTTATAAAAATGTTTTATCATAATATATTTTATTTTAATATATAAAATATATTTCGATTTTAAATTTAATTATTTATTATATTTGGTTTATATACTTTATATATTACATAACTTGAAAATATTATTCCGATAAACAAAGAAAAGTTTCTTAAATAATATAAATTATATAACTCCTGATAGTCACTAATCATTTCATCTGATGCATTATATTTATTATTCATATTTTGAAGTATTTTTTTAAAAACAATATTTTTATTTTTTTTTTCGCTAATTTTTGTGTTTAAATTTAATAGTTCTGAATTTATTTGTTCAGTATCACGTTTAATATTATTACCAATTGATAATAATTCTGAATTTAATAATTGTATATTATTTTTTATATTTTCAAATGTAGGTTGATATTCAGGATATTCAGGACTTTTATTAAAAAATACATAATATTTTTTAAATTCATCCATTAAAGGTAATAATTTTTGTTTTATTGTATCTAATTGATATTGATAATCTGATGGTTTTTTTAGATTATTAATAAAATTATATTCAGTAAATTCTTTTAAATCCATATTAATATATGTATCTAAATAAAAATAAATAAAAATATATATAATTTTTAAGTCTTAATATCATTAAAATTCTTCATCGAACGCTAATAATTTTTCAATATATATTTTAGTCTCATTATATCCACCAATAAATTTTTTATTATGGAAAACCATGGGAAAACCTTTCACTTCTGTATTTGAAATTTTATTTATAAACAATAAAAAATCTGTTTTATTTTCAATATAGTAATCATCACAATCTATAACCGTAAATTGTATATTTTTTGTTTTTAATAAATTTTTTACTCTAATACAATATATACAATCACTTCTGCTATATACAGTAAATTCATTTATATTTGGTTCAATAAAATCCATTATTATCTAATTTTAATATAATTTTAAATATTTTTAAACACAAACTCTATAATATTTAGTCTCTATTGCTGTTTTACTTGGTCTAATAATTTCACATATTTTTCCAGGTCTCAAACCAATAATTTGAGCAACAGGGTCAAATCTTGAAATATCTGGAAATTGAGATTTATCTGTTATGTTATATTTTTTCATAATTTCGATAACTTCATAATCATCCATCACTCTATGCGGTGGTACTAATGCATGATCTAAAATATTAAATTGCAACCTTTTTATGCTTTGAATTACAATAAATATATTTTCAGATTCCCAAATGTGTTTTAATTCATTTATCAATGTTTCATTCATATCATCTTTTATTATAATAAATAATGTATCATCTTTACTTAAGACTTGTTCTATATTAAATAAATCATCTATCATTTCATGAATATTGGAAGGTCTAACAGTTTTTCCTAAATAATATCTTATGTATATTTTATTTTTTCTTTTTGAAATAGGATCTTCGTTGTTTTTTTCTAACAACATATCTAATTGATTATTTTGTTTCATTGAGTTAACCTCATTAATGCTAAAATTATCATAATCTTCAATCTTATAATCTTGCCTCTCCATCAAATTTAGTATTATTTTTCTAGATTTGTAAATAGAAGATATCAAACTACTTGTATTTTGACTTGCCATATTATATTATAATATTATGATAATCATAAATATTTATTTCAATTTTATTTATTATTTTAAAAAATTTAATAAATAAAACGATAACTATATGTGTAAAATATAAATCTAAAATAGAATTTTGTAGTAATATACATTTTTACAAATCTAAAATTTAATTATAAAACATTTTTATAATATAATTTTTTTATTATTACTATTAGATGATTCATTCAATTCACTACTGTCTAAATTTATAATAACCTTTTTTTCATTAGAAGAATTATCATTTGAATTAGATTTTTCATCATTTGATTCATTTTCATTTTCATTTTCATTTTCACTAATTGGTGGTTCTACATCTAAAATATTTTTCTCTTGATTATTACCTTCACTATTATTATTATCTTGTTGATTATTTTTATTTTCAAATTGTATTGGAATAAATGCAGGTGAGTCTGTATTTATATCATTTTCGCTTGAACTTTGAGACGGCATATACGCTGGTGAATAAGGAGCATATGGCGGTGATTCTAATGAAGAAGATTCTGTAGGGACGTATTGTTTTAAAAAGGGTGTTTGAACCTTTCCTTCTTGAAATAATTGTTTTTGATTCATCAAAGCATCTGAATATTTATTTCTAATTTCGCTTAATATTTTATATTGTATTTTTAAAGGTTGTTGGATTATAAAACGTTGGTCATTTTTATTTAAAGATGTTATTATATCATATGGTGGTTTATATCTATTTATGATTTGTGTTGAACCATCTGGTAGTGTATTCACAATATACAAATATTTATCAGGATTATTTATCATTTCTTGTGTTAATTGTGGCATTTCACTATCTTCACCTGCTTCTAATCTATAATTTTTTTGTTCATCTGTTACTTTTAATATAGATTTTAATATATTTTCTTCCTCCATCTCAGGTGTTTCAGGAATTATCTCAGATTGATCAACTTCTTTAATTTCCTGAAATTCTGGAGTTTCAATAGGAACAATATCACGAGGATTAAAACCTTGTGATTTATATATTGTAAGTTTAACATCTCTAACATATTCATCTACTACTTTTTCAATATTATCCTCTGTATGTAATAATTTATTAATATTTGAAGAATACGACATATTTGTTAATTGATCTACGTTATCTTCTGTAATAATACGCATTTGAATATTCATAACTTGTAGTTCATGCATTAATAATTTAAACGAGTATGGTATTCTTAGTAAACTAAATGATCTTCCAAAATGACTTATATTTTTTATGTTTACAGAACCATCTGGATTTGTATGAAAATTGATTGGTCCATCTGCATAGGGACTTAAAAATAAATTTTTTGCTTCATTATAAATAGCAATTGCACCTGTCTTATTACAAACTGCCATATAATATTCATCTGCTCTTATCATAAAAGATTCATTTAAAAAATAAGACATACCATGCGCTAATACACCATCACGTTCCATTTCACCAATACGTAATCCACCATCATTTGCACGTCCTTGAACCGGTTGTCTTGTTAAAAATGTATTAGGACCTCTATTACGAAAATTAATTTTATCTTTAACCATGTGTTTTAAACGCATATAATATGTAGGACCTATATAAATGTCTGAATTAATTTGTTCACCTGTCATTCCGTTATATAATAATTGATTGCCAGATGAATGGAAACCTGCTTCAACTAACATAGATCCATATGTATTATAATTTGGTCCTTTAACTTGAAATGCAGTACAATCACCGAATGCTCCATAAGTTGTACAAACTTTTCCAAATAAAGATTCAACAATTTGACCAATTGTCATACGTGATGGAATTGCATGAGGATTTATTATCAAATCTGGTCTAATACCGTCAGAAGTAAATGGCATATTTTCTTCAGGTATTATTAACCCAATTGTTCCTTTTTGACCAGCGCGACTTGCCATTTTATCTCCTATTGCGGGTATTCTCTCTTCACGTATTCTCACCTTAGCAATATTAAAACCTTCTTCCCCGAGTGTTATAAATGATTTGTCTACAAATCCAAGTTGACCTTTCTTTGTTTTTACAGAATCATCTACCCATACATCTCTATTATCAACACTAGATGTTATTTTTCCAATTAATATCGTTTTATCGTCTAGTGGTGTATTTTCTTTAATCATTCCATAATCATCAAGCATACTGTAATCGTATCCTGATTTAATTTTAATTACATTATTTTTTTCTATATTAGCAAATTTAGAATTAACTAATCCAGATACTTTTGAACTTTCTTCTTTTGCTTCATACATAGAAAAATAAGTTGTTCTAAAAATACCCCTATGAACAGAACCTTCATTAATTAAAATTGCATCTTCAACATTATAACCTGTATAGCACATTATAGCAACAATCGCATTTATGCCATATGGCATTTCTTCATTGTTAATATATTGAAGATATCTTGATTTTATCAATGGCACTTGACCATAATTTAATACAACTCCCATTTTATCAATCCTCATTTGATAATTTGAATGATATACAGAAACTGCTTGTTTACTTTGACCACAAGAAAAAGAATTACGGGTTACAGGATTGTTTTCGGGATATATAATAGAATTACCCATTACACCCAAAATAAAAGAAGGACTTATTTCCATATGAGTATAATATTTATTTTTTTTCAAATCTTCATAATTACTACATATTAAAGCGCTCTCTTCTTCTGCAGTATCAATATAATCAACTAATGATTTATTTTCTTGTAACACTTCCATAATTCTCTCTATATTATCACCAATATCAGGATATAATTTATTTAAATCATAAACGATATTAGATTTTATACTATATTTTTCATCTGCTTTTGTTTTAAATCCTGTTATTATTTGTTCCCATGTTATTTTATTTGTCTTTAACATTTCAATAATTTTTTCTCTATTAAAACTTACTTTATTATTTTCAATATAATATATTGGTCGCGTTAATCTACCAGCGTCAGTATAAATATATACTATGTTATTTTGATAATCAAATGAAATACTTGTATATACAGGAATAATACCATTTCTTCTATATATTTTTAATATTTCTACAAGACCTACTTTATTATTAGTCTTTATTGGATCATCTATAATTCCAATCCAATTACCGTTTACAAATACCTTACTGCTATTTGCTAATTCTTTAGGATTACATTCAAGTATTAATTTTATTGGTGTATTAATTCTTAACCATTTTATAATAGGTGTAGCAGAACTGCCACTAGTAATATGTGTACTTATTGCCAAATGTTTATGTAAACCAATATTTCCACCATCAGGGGTATCAATAGGATCAATAAATCCCCATTGAGAGCTATTTAATAATCTAGGACCAACAACTTTAGCACTTGCATCTAATGGCAAATTGAGTTTCCTTAAATGTGAAATAAATGTATTCCAACTCAATCTATTTAAATCTTGAACAACTCCAAGACGTTTTGTTCTTTCTTCAGAACCCCAATTTCCTTTAAATGCCTTTTTAAATCCAGTTTCAACTATTCTATCTTTAAAAAATTCTCTATAATTTAATTCAATTAAACCAATAAAACTATGTTTATCATATTTTGTTTCACTTTTTGATTGTAAATCTTTAGTTTTTCCAGTATCTTTTTGTCCTAGTTTATCAAATTGTTTATATTTTCCTCTATGATAATAATATTCTTCATCAATTTTTCTTGAAATATCTCTCTTTTGAATCAAATAATATTCGCGAAATAAATCATATATTAAAAATCCTGTCAATTCTATTCTTTTAAAACGAAAATTATCACGATCTGTAGGTTTCTCTTCTTTCACAAAAACCTTCAATAATTTATTAACCATAAATCCAACAAAATATGCTTTTTCCAAAAAATTTATATCACCGACATGCGGCAAAAAATAGTTACTCAAAATATCCATAACATCTGCAATAGAACCTCTTTTTGTAAATGAAGCAATAAATCTCAATGCTGATTCTTGGTTAAATATTTTATAAGCGTCGTGAATTGAAGGAATAAATAAGTCTATATAATTACTATTTTTATCTAAATCTAACAAGCATGTTTTTATAATATCTTCATCAGAAATAACACCAAGTGCTCTCATCAATATAAATAATGGTATCGGTTTACGAACATTCGGTACAGCAACTACTATTTGATTATTTGAATAAGTAGGACTAGGTGCTACGATTTTTATTGCTGTTGTTCTTCTAGGTTTTGAAGCATCTTCAGAAACAGACCTTATTTCTGCTGAATGACTATATATGTCATCTTCTTTATTTTCTCTAATGTATAACATATTGTCTGCGAAAGTTTCTTGTGGTATAACAACCTTTTCTTTTCCATCGATTATAAAATACCCTCCATAATCATTTAGACATTCACCCATATTATATCTAACTTGACGATTTAATGATTTTAATATACATAAATCTGACTGTAACATTATAGGAAATTTACCAAGATAAATTTTTTCAAGTGTCATGGAATGTTCTTTTTTTTCACCATCAATATAATAAATTAAATCTACTTCAACATCATAATGTATTGTTGCTCCATATGTCATATTTCTTAAACGCGCATCATTTGGATACATGTAATGTCTATTATTATCATCATATATAATAGGTTTTCCAATATAAATTTTATCGCCTTTTTTGCCACCTAAATACAAAAGACATTCATTACGATAATCAATTTCTCTTCCTTCAATATCATCTTCTCTCTCAATAAATCGTATTGGATTATTTTCTTTAAATATATTATTTATTCCTCTACTAAAAAAATCATTATAAGATTCTAAATGATGAGAAACCAAATTATTTGGATTATCTGTGAAATATTTATCAATTAATTTCCAAGATATATTTTCCATTTTTTCATTATCCATTTTATATTATAATAATCATATTTTTTTAAAATATAATTATTGTATTATATTTTTTATGTATTTAATTTTAATTTCAAATCAATATTTTGGATTTTATTTTTTTGTTTTAAAGTTTTATTTTTTTTGTTTTTCAAAAAGTCAAAAGGCGTTTTTTTACTTGTATTAAAATATTCAAATGTGAATGGATCATCTTTAACAGAATAATTTTCAACAATATTCATTGTCTTTTTACCTATTTTTTTTGTTTTATTTTTATGTTTTTTTATCTGATTTTTTATTTTTAAAATATTTGGTTTATAATTATAACTACTAAAAGTTGTCCATTTTTGTCCTGGTCTATCTTTTAAATATGGACAATAGTTTAAATATTGTTTATGTTCTTTGCAAAATTTATTTTTATTAAATGATATACCACATGAATTACCAAATCTTCCAATAAATGACATTTTTTTGGCTAATGATGAATCACAAACTATACCATCAACTGCACCATGTGGTGCATACGGTTTTGGTCTATCTGCTTGTGACATATATTCTCTAGCATCTAGATCATAATGCGAACAAATCGTTCTTGAACATGGATTATTTGGTTTTTTTAAATAAACATCATAATGATCAGAAATAACTTTTTTAGCAATATCGATATTTATTTTACCTTTATTTTTATCCATAAGTTCCATTAATCTCACCCTTCTTGCCCCCTGATGTCTTCTTATATCATAAAAACCAGAGTTATTTACTTCTAAATTTCTTATTCTTGGATCAAAAGGTGCATTAAACCCTATAAAATATCCATTTTTTGTTCTTGATACATCATAATATTTTAATCCAAGTTCTAATCTCATAATTTCATTATTTTTTGTATCACCAAATAACCAAGAATTCGCATAATCACCAGAATTATTATTTACTAGTATTTCAATATAATCATCTAAATTATTCCCATATTGCATTGCTTTTCTTATTCTATAACCAATAGGATATTTTAATTCATATGGTATAAAACCACCAATAGTAGTTTCTGTTCCTATTATACCATTTTCTGTAATGAAAAAATCTGTACCACTCCATATCCAACAAGGTGATGTCTGCATAATAAAACGATAACCATTTATCGGATTTAAATCCAATATGATGTTTGAAAATTGTCCATCTACATAATCTGTAAATGAATTATGAGCAACAACTATTTCACCATTTTCAGTATAATCTCCAACTGCCATAAAAGCGCTGCAATGATCGTTTTTGGTTATATTTCCTCCACCTTCCTTACCAATATGTACATCTGACTTTATAGAAAACCAATAGGGTATTGATAAATAAAAATTCCACGCTATTATTTCATCCACATTTGTTTTAGTACCATTAGCAACACAACCGTTTGCTATACCTTCCATTTCTTGATAAAATTCGGGAAAATCGTTTTTAGTTAATTCTTTAAAATCATTGTTTATTTCTTTAATAAAATAATCCCATGGATATCCATATGATTCAAAAATATACCATTTTAACATTTCTTGTATTTGTTTAAAATCTGCAGCACATAAATAACCATAAGCATATCCTCTTTCTTTTGGATTTCCATTAACAGAAATATATTTCCAACCATTTTTTTCATATGAAAAACCATTTTCTATCTTCATTTATATATTTATTAAATAATTAAATAATTTAATGAATATAATATAGATAAAATTTTTTGATTTATCTATTTATTGATTTAACATTATAACTCCAATAATTAAAAAAAGTAAAATCCAAGGTAATAAAACTAATAACCATGAAATACCTATATGTCCATCTTTACAAATTAAATTTAATACATAAGTCCAAAATAATATATAAATAAGTTTAACAATAAATACTAATGAAGTACTTGGAACACGACATGAGAAATGACCTATATGATAACTATTATTATTTCCTAAATTTTGTAATAAAACTAATATAAGTGTAACAATAGAAAGTACAAAATAAATTAATGCAGGCATACATAATTCATTTATGCTTTTTGGGAAAGCCATTATGAATTATAAACAGAAAATAATTAAAGTGATTTTAATTCTGTTAAATTTGGAGTATTGACTAATTGACCATTCCAAGGTAATGGATTGACTGGTGCAGAATATCCTCTTAATCCATTATACGCACTACCTAAACCATGTGTAAATTGTCTACCTAAATTAACCAAATCTTGAACTAAATAATTGGATCCTCCCCTTAATTTTTTACTTTTATTCATATTTTTTGTCTTACCTTTATTCTTATTGGAACCACCAATTGAAAATGGTGGTTGAGCACCTGTTGCAATCATTTCCCTAGAAATATCAACTGGTTCATATTTATTTAATGAGTAATGATTAAAGTCACCGCTAATATTATTACTTCCAGGCCATTGTAAATTTGGTTGCCAAGATTGTCCAGTTAGTCCATTTGGATACGGTATACCTTTCATTTCAGGCATCCCTTGTCCATAAGGTAATCCATTACCTCCTTTTTGTTTTTTCATTTGTTTTTTATTTTTACACATGCTACACTTGCAACCCATTCTATGTTTACCCCCAGATTGAACCGGAATATTTCCACCACAACCGCACCCTCCTCTTTGCATTGATGGATTTAACCAACCAGGAAATGGTCCTGAAGGTCCTTGATTAGGATTTAAATTTTTTGTATTTATTTGTGTTAATCCATTATTTCCACCTTTTCCTTTATATGCTAAGTGTGGATTTGGAATAGAAAAAATATTTTTAGTAGGATATGATAATGTAACGTTAGTAAAATTTGTTTTACTACCACCTAAATGTTTTCTTGTTTTTTTTGAACAACCCTTCATTTTATAAAATTTTTGACTCTTAGTCATTTTACTTTTCATTTTATATAATATATGTAGAAATTATTCAATATCAACATGTGTAAGCATATGTCTTCTGCAACACATTTTATTCAATTTAAGTTCATCTAATACTTCTCCTTCTGGTGTTTTTTCAGTAAATTCTTTAGTTAAATATAATACCTTATTAACTTCCAATCCTTTATTTAGTTTTCTTTTTCTAACTTGTTCTGTAAAATATCTATATTTATCTGCTAATACCATACCACATGTGAAGCATTTAATAGGAATTATCATTATAATATATTTTATTATATTATTTTTATATAATTTAAATTATTAATTCAATTTTTTATTTTATATAAACAAAAATATTTAATATAAATAAATTTTGTTATTATAATTTATTTATGATAAAAAAAATACAAATTTTAACTGAAGAAAATAAAGATAGACTAGAATGGGATGAATATTTCATGTCAATTGCTCTTATTGCTTCATGTAGATCATCATGTCAACGCTTACATGTCGGTTGCGTTATCGTAAAAAATAATAGAATTATTTCAATGGGTTATAATGGGTTTATATCTGGTGCACCACATAAAAGTCGAATAATTGAAGGACATGAACAATCTACTATTCATAGCGAAATAAATGCAATAACCGACTGTGCGAGGAGAGGTGTTTCACTTGAATTAACTAAAATATATATCACACACTTTCCTTGTTTAAATTGTTTTAAATCTATTGCTGGTTGTGGAATTAAAGAAATTATTTATAATGAAGATTATAATAATAATGAATTAATTTACGAATTAGCAAGTGAATCTAATATAATTATACAAAAATTGAATAAAATTTAATTATATAATAAAAATATGTTATAATTAAATTCATGATATAAAAATTATTTATAGAAAAATAAATTGAATAATTTGAGATAAAGGGTAACCAGCGCTAATAATTGCATCATTTGAATAATTAAATTCTATTAATTTTTCAATCGGATAATTATTACGTTTTAATAATGTAGCACTATAACCTGCTGATAATATTTGGTTATCAGTATAATTATATATTTTTAACTCATCTATAGAAAAATCATTTTCTCTTAATGCAGTTGAAGAAAAACCTGCGTTTAATATTTGTTCACGAGTATAATTTGATAATTTTAATTGAGAAACAGAAAAATCTGCTTCTCTCAATTTAGATGCTGAAAACCCAGATGATAATATTTGCTGATCACTATATATATTTTTAAGTTGTATCGGATCATATGATGCTTCACGTAAATTATCTATATTAAATCCAGATGATATTATTTCTGAATCCGTATAATTATTGCTATTTTTTATTTCTAAAATAGAAATTCCCGATTGATATAATTCTGTTGGTGCATACCCAAGTTGTAATATATCTGTATTGCTATTATTTTGTTTTAACTCTATTATATTTTTTACTGTACTTAAAACTAAAGGATCATAACCTATTTCTAATATTTCACTATCTGAATACTGAGCATTTAACAATTGATTAATTGTATAGTTTGCTTGACTTAATAAAATATATGAAAGATGTTCTGATAATATTTCATTATCTGTATAACCATATAACTTTAATTGTGATATGGTAAATTGTAATGTGGTATTTTTTAATTCGGATAACAAAAATTTTGCTGCTAATATTTCATCAACATTAAATTTATTAGCATTTATTATTTGTTGAATATTATAACCATATTCTTTTAATTCTAATACATTAAATCCAGATAAAATAATTTCATTATCAGTAATATTTGCAATATTTTTTATTTGATTAATAGAGTAATTTGCTAAAAATAAATCACGAGCTGTAAATCCTGATGTCAATATTTGTTGATCTGAATAACCTATTGATTTAAGTTCCGATATAGTTATATCTGAAACATATTGTTTAAGTTCATATGCTGAAAATCCAGCATCATATATATTTTTTAATGAATAATTATTTTCCAATAATTCATAAATATTAAATCCTAATTTTATTAATTGTTCTGATGAAAAACCGGCAGATAAAATATCATTTTTTGAATATCCAAATGTTTTTAATTTTATCAAAGTATTAATATTTATTAAGTCACTTTCAGAATATCCTATATTTAAAAAATCATCATATAAATATCCTGCATACACTAAATCTAAAAATATATAACCAGCATTTTTTAAAATATAAGAAGTAGCGCCACTTTGTTTCAATTCTTGAACATTTACATTTATGGATTTTAATTCATTCTTTTTGTAACCAGCTATTAAAAGATCAAAACCCGTAAAACCTATTTGATATAAACTATTTATACTAATATTTTCTGCTTTTAAATTACTTGCATTAATATTTGATAATTTTAACTCACTTGCTGTATAATTTGCTAAAAATATTTCTAAATTTGTAAACCCTACTTTTTTTAAATCACTTGCCTTTGCTCCTTGTTCTTTTAAAATTATAGCACTAATATTTTGTAATTTAAATTCATTTGCACTATATTCAGATGATAATATTTCTAAGTCCGTAAAACCTGCTTTTTTTAATTCATTAATTAAAGCACCTTGTTGTTTTAATTCTGCAACTGTTATATTTACAGATTTTAATTCAAAATGAAAATAACCACCACGTAATAATTCTAAACCTGTAAATCCCATTTTTATTAAATCATTCGGTTGAACTCCCTGACTTTTTAAATAAGTAACAGATATATTTTGACTTTTTAGTTCTTCAGCACTTAAATTATTCAATATAACAACATTTTTTACAAACCCTATTCTTTCAAGTTCTTGTATAGAAGCACCTTCTTTAATTAATATTTCTTCAGTAATATTTAATTTTAAAAATTCAGTAGAATTATAACTAGCGCTTCGTAAAATTTCTAAATTTGTAAAACCTGCTTTAATCAAACTATTTAGTTGTGCTCCTAGTATTTTTAAATCATTTATACTTATATTTATACTTTTAATATCTGTTGCAGAATAACCACCGTATAAAAGTTCTATACTTGTAAAACCAGCACTAACTAAATTATTAACTGTTGCTCCTTCTATTCTTAAGTCATTAGCATATATATTGTTATTTTTTAGTTCGTTTGCTAAATATCCACCTAATAAAATTTCTAAATTTGTAAAACCTGCTTTTTTTAGAGAAGAAATAGTTGCATTTTCATTTTTTAAATCATTAACATTTATATTTTCATTTTTTAATTCTGTAGCAGTATAACCTGCATTTAAAATATCTATTTTAGGAAAATTATTATTCAATAGAGTAAAAACAGATATATCTTGTTGTCTTAAACTAAAAATATCTATTTGAATATTAGCATTATCTAATTCTGATCTTGAAAAACCACCTAAAAATATATCTATACCAGTAAATCCAGCATTTTTTAAATCGTTTATTAAAGCATTTTCTTGCCTTAATTTAGAAACTGTTATATTTGCGGATTTTAATTCTGGTGCTTTATAATTACCCAACAAAATCTCTAAATTGGTAAAACCTGCTAACAATAATTTTGAAACAAGCGCTCCTTGAACTTTTAAATCAGATACTGTTATATTTGCCTCTTTTAATTCTATAGATGAGTAATTACCTAATAAAATCTCAATACTAGTAAAACCAGCAGATAATAATGATGATACTGAAGCTCCTTGCGTTTTTAAGTTTGAAATCGTTATGCCAGATGATTTTAATTGTGAAGCATTATATCCACCCAATAAAATTTCTAAACCAGTAAAATTTGCCAACAGCAAAGATGAAATAAGTGCACCTTGATTTTTCAAATTTAAAACAGTAACATTTCCCGTTTTTAATTCTAATGCATTGTATCCACCTAATAAAATTTCTAAACCAGTAAATCCAAACGATAATAATTGTGATACAGTTGCATTATTTTCTTTTAAGATTTTTATACTTATAAAGGTTTGTTTGAATTCACTAGCTGTATAACCACCATTTAATATATCACCAATGTTAAAACCTACAACTAAAAGATCATATATGCTTGCGCCATTTTGTCTTAATTCACTTGTACTTATATTTTCTTCTTTTAATTGTTCAGAATTATATCCAACCAATAAAATTTGAATAATATTAAAATTTGCAGATAATAATTGTTTTATTGTAGCGCCATCTTGATTTAATATTTGTTCAGTAATTCCAGCAGCAATTAATTCTGGTGCTTTATAACCACCATTCAATATTTCTAAATTTGTATAAGATGCCGCTTTTAAATTTGAAACAGAATAATTTGCACCGTATAATTGTGATGCCGTATATTTTTCTGCTTTTAGTTCTACAGCATTATATCCTGATCTTAATATTTCATAATCTGTATAACCACCTATTTTTAAATTATAGATTGAATAACTAACATCATGTAACTGACTTGCTGAATAATAACCTTCTCTTAATTCTGTAGCGTTATACCCTGCAGTTAATATTTCGTATGCTGAATAATTAGCGCTTTGTAAATTTTGAACAGAATAACTAACATCATGTAACTGAATTGCAGAGTAATCTTCTGCTCTTAATTCTGTAGCGTTATAACCTGATGTCAATATTTCATATGCTGTATAATTAGCAATTTTTAAATCCTGAATAGAATAACTAACATCATGTAACTGAGTTGCTGAGTAATCTTCTGCTCTTAATTCTGTAGCGTTATAACCTGCTGTCAATATTTCATATGCTGAATAATTAGCAATTTTTAAATCTTGAATTGAATAACTAACATCATGTAACTGACTTGCTGAGTAATGTTCTGCTCTTAATTCTGTAGAGTTATAACCTGCAGTCAATATTTCGTATGCGGAATAATTAGCGCTTTGTAAATTTTGAATAGAATAACTAACGTCATGTAACTGAGTTGCAGAGTAATCTTCTGCTCTTAATTCTGTAGCATTATAACCTGCAGTTAATATTTCGTATGCGGAATAATTAGCGCTTTGTAAATTTTGAACAGAATAACTAACGTCATGTAACTGAGTTGCAGAGTAATCTTCTGCTCTTAATTCTGTAGCGTTATATCCTGCTGTCAATATTTCATATGCTGAATAATTAGCGCTTTTTAAATCTTGAATAGAATAACTAACATCATGTAACTGACTTGCAGAGTAATCTTCTTCTCTTAATTCTATAGAGTTATAACCTGCTGTCAATATTTCATATGCTGGATAATTAGCAATTTTTAAATCCTGAATAGAATAACTAACATCATGTAACTGATTTGCAGAGTAATCTTCTGCTCTTAATTCTGTAGCGTTATAACCTGCAGTTAATATTTCATATGCTGGATAATTAGCAATTTTTAAATCTTGAATAGAATAACTAACATCATGTAACTGACTTGCAGAATAATCTTCTGCTCTTAATTCTGTAGAGTTATATCCTGCTGTCAATATTTCATATGCTGGATAATTAGCAATTTTTAAATCCTGAATAGAATAACTAACATCATGTAACTGACTTGCAGAGTAATCTTCTGCTCTTAATTCTGTAGAGTTATATCCTGCTGTCAATATTTCATATGCTGGATAATTAGCAATTTTTAAATCCTGAATAGAATAACTAACATCATGTAACTGACTTGCAGAGTAATCTT